CTGGAATACTAATATTAAATTCCCAATACTTCTTACTTTCAATTTTACCCTCTTGATTTAAAGGAACGTTTATGATACAACCTGAAATTCTTATATATGTATTATTAACATTAAACATATAAAATTATGGTAACATTTATTATCGCTGCGATTGTTATTATCGCATTAGTATTGTGGTTTAAATTTAAAATAGCAAAACACAAAAAACCAGAGGAAAGATCTGCTATAGAGTCTATGCTAGTTACTCAAGGGGTAAAAAATAGAAAATCCCTTGAAGAAGCAGCAGGGGCAATGAGAACAGCAGAGATTTCAAGAGATGAGGCAATGCAGAAAACTAAAGATGCAATTACTCAACTAGATTCTGATTTTAAAACTGAGTTAAAAAATTTATTACTAAATCAAAGTAAATTATCAGCTAAATTACCACAAATGAAATTAATTCCTGGGAAAAAAGAAGGAGCAGCCAGGAATAGTAAAAAGAAGATGGAAGAAGCTTTAGCAAAAGGTCGTCAAGAAGTAGCTAATGAGTATAAGAAAAATGCTATGATGTATCTAGATCAAAAAAATAGAGCTTTAGAAAGAATAAAAAGAGCTGAAAAAAGTTTAGAAGATCTAGAAATTAACATTGATCTTGCTCAAGCTACTTATGAAGGTAGAAAAAGTCAACTTGATGATATTCTTCAGGAACTTGAATCAATGCATTCTGCTATAAGTACTGCTAAATTTAGAGCTAATATGGAGATGATTGAAAGTTTACGTCGTGAAACAGTAAATAAATTAACTGAACAAAATGCAGAAATAGAAGCTCAGAATCGAATTTCTGGAATAGAAGATTCTGGAAGAAATTCTATTAACTCTGCTGATTATGAAGATGAATTTAATAATCTTTAATACAAACAATTATGGGAATTAATTTAGTAAAAGGACAGAACATTAATCTTTCAAAAGAATTTAAAGGTCAAACAAAATTTAAAGTAGGTCTTAGATGGGATGCTACTCAAAGTTTATCAGAAGAAGAATTCGATCTAGATTCATTTGCCTTTGAACTTACTGATAAAGTAGGGAATGGAGGAAAAGTAGTCTCTCTTGATCATATGGCTGCTTATTTTAACGGCACTGATCCGGGGAGAATGAACTTTGATAAAATTACTTTCCGAAATCCTGATGGAACCCTTGGATTTAGAAGTATTGATGGAGCTTGTAAGTTACTTGGAGATGCTAGAACAGGAGATGTATCTGAAAACGGAGATGATGAGGTTATTGAAATTGACTTGTCTAAAGTTGATCCAAGAACTAAGTCAATCTTGATAGCAGTAAATATATATTCTCCTGGGGGATCTAATTTCGGACAAGTAAAAAATCCAGTAGTTAGTATCTATAAAGATAACTCTGATATTTCTGAAATCAGTTATGATCTTCTTGAGGATTATAGTAGATTTACAAGTATATTTGCTGTAGAAATTTACAATCATAACGGGGATTGGAAAATAGGAGCTCTTGGAGTAGGAAAAGAGAACTGGGAAGATGAGTTGACTAAACTTGGAATTCTTTAATAATATAATAAAAGGACTAGAGGTAATTCTAGTCCTTTATTTTTCTCTTACTTTAAACGTTCCTTTAAGTCAAGATGGTGAAGCTCCTAAATACAGAAGAATAAGTATTACGCTTACTCTTCCTCCTTCTGCTGTAGCTTGGAAATTAACAGGAAGTGTTTTAGGAATAGGAAGTCTTGAGATGTATAGTATAGAGTTTCCCAGGTTATCCACTTCTGTAGATATATCAGATACCATTCCAGATGCAATTAGTAATATACGTATAAATGCTAACTTTTCTTATAGAGTAAATGGAAGTGGTGAAGCAGATTGGAGAGCTGGAACTGCAAGTATAAGTCCTAATAGTGTATCGTTTTCACAAGGAGAAACTGGATATAAAAACTTTAATGTTACAGGAAGTATATAATTTTTCTATCAAATAGTCATGCTTGTATCAGATAATTCAAAAGTTCTATGTCTACTATAAACATTACCAGACCTGTAATATATACATATATCATTTCCTGGTAGAACATTTACAGTCTTTTCAGGAGTAGTATTAACACTAACTCCTTGATCAAGATAGTATGATAAGGTAAGAGTATTGTCTGTAATACTATATGCAAGATATTGAAATTCACTTGTATTATTTTGTGGGATATAACTTGGATGAAATAAATAAACTACTAAATATGGTACTCTTGTAATATTCATAGTTATACGTTCTCTCTTTTTACCATCTTGATTTAAAGGAACGTTTATTTCCTTATATATGTTAATGAAAAACAGTATATTATATATGAACGAACAATTATTAGGTTATTGGATAGAGGATTTAATATGGTGTCCAAGTCAATGTTATTATTATTTTCTTGATCCGATTTCATCTCAAGGTTATTGTATTTATCTTAGGTGGAGACATTCAGATCCATGGACAGCTGAATTAATTAAGTGCACATCTGATTGGGAATTTATTTACGACGAGCCTTGGGAATATATTGAACTAGGGCGTAATTATTCTTCTAATGAGTATCGATCTTTGGAGAAAAAAGTCTTAAAAGTAGTAAAGAAGAGATTTTCGGCTGTAACTTTTAAAAATAGAGTTTATGAAAAAGAGGAATAGTTATGAATTTTTTAGATGGGGTACTTTATCTCCACAGGATCATAAAGAAGGATCACTTCCTGGGGATTCACCTTCTCGAGGATTTCATACAGCTCCAGTTAGGAAGGGATTTTATGCATTTCCCAAAGGTTATATTGAAACTTTTTTATTAGGTAAGTCTCCTAAAGATATGATCCCTGGGAAAGAAGGTAATGGTAGATTCTTTTATCTTAGAGATTTGACTGGGAAAAAGATAACAAGAGATGAGTATTATAATTTACGGCCTGATGAAAAAACGGCGATACTAAGGAGGGTCGGGATAAAAGAGATTCAAGTAGATTTTTGTTACACAGGAGATGATGATTATTCTGACGACCAAAAATTTATCGCCGTATATTCTCCAAGGCCGAAGAAATTTGTATATACTGGACCTTATATTTGGCATCACTTGAGAGACTATGATAATAATAAACCTTTAGTTAATCCATCAGACATAATAGCCGAGAAAGGTTCATGGATAAAAACGACACTTGATGTTTGGTGGAAAGCTCTTAAGAAATCTGATACAATATATAGATGGAAAAGTTATATAGACCGAGGAAAAGGAAATAGACATGGAAATCCTCATACATGTCCAAGTTGGTATTGTAAGGATGATTATGAAGTATTTATAGAGAGAATATAAAGAAAATAAAAGACTAGTATTGGGAAAATTAAACCCTTTACTAGTCTCTTTTTTTTATTCTATTATAGTCCAAGCTTCTCGAATTACTTTTCCAGCATCTTCATAGCTCATCTCAGAAAAACCGGACTCTGCATATCCATAACCCCAAGAATTTTTTATCATAAATCCATCTCTAGAGAAACCAACAATACTTATCGCATGTCCTCCTAAGTTTTCAGAACCATTCCAGAAATCATCACGTTCTCCGTTTCTTACAATAACAGCTATAAGTGCAGGTCCATTTGTTATCACTGCATGTTTAATTCCTTCAATAGTTGATATTCTTGAGAAGATTTTTATTTCTCCGGCCGCTTTCATTAACTCAAAACCTTCGGCAGGCATCATTCCATCTACTGTTTTATCAGCTCTAAGATAGTATAACCAATCAGGCTTTTTCTCTAGAGTTTTTCCATGGCTTAGCTGATAAAAGTTATACATTTCCGCTATTGAATGACTAACACAGCTTCCGACACTACCTTGATCCCACACTTTGCCGATATCTTTGAGTTTATATTCGGCCGGAAGTGTGATAGGTTGTGGTTTATATTCTGAGTAACTTTCCAGGTTTTCTGTTTTAATATAACCGTAAGATCTCATAATTACTTTTTTATTTTTCCGAATATAAGTTCAAGTATCCACTGAACTAGAGCGATATCAAATACACCGTTACTAGCTAATCCAACACCAGCACCTACTATGAGAGATTGCCACCAAGAAGCTTCAGCAAGACATCCAAGATCGAAAAACCAACCGAACATACATAATCCAATGGCAACTATCCAAGAAATTAATTGATTAGCCCACCCTGGAAGTTCTTTACCTATAAGTTTCTTAATTGCCTGCGTAACAACAGGAACACCAGCCACTAAAGCAGCTAATGTTGAAAATACTGATACAAAATCCATAACTATTATTCTTTTCTAAATTTAATTAAGTATATACTATCTCCAGCGGATTCAGTTATCGAGAATATATAAGTCGTATCTTCTTTAGTGGTTATAGTCGTATACTGTGTAGTTATAACTGAATCACTAGTAAAGTACATCAACTTAGGCCATTCTTGATATTCTATAGACGCTGGAAGTAAATTTGCTGTAGTTATACTATCTACTATTCTTTGTGGTTCTATCGAAAAGCCTTCATAAAAAGTAGTATTAAATTTTCGGGTAGTACCACAAGAAATAATTAATAGAGTAGTGATCAGGGTTAGAATTAATTTTTTCATTCTTCTGATAATTTTACGATATATATTAAATTCGGATCTTTAGATTCAAGAGCATCATAATCAGTTTTTTCTATAATATCTGATAATTCTTGTGTTGGTTGTCCGAATATCCAAAGCTTTCTAGAATCAGTGCTCATATAAATACCATTAATATGTTTCTCTCTAGAATATTCAGCTTCAGGTCCTTTATAAAAATTAGTTAATGCCATATATTAGAGTGTTTTAATGGTTAGTGCTTGTTCTAGTTCATAAATTTTCTGGTCAAGAATCCTAAGACATCCTACTAAATTGCTCTGTCCACCTAAGTAATGTGTATCTGAAAGACTCGGGAAATTACTATAAATGCTATCATCATCTGGATCAGGATCTTCAAAACCGGCAGATGAATTTACTCTCTGAATTGCAAACTTTAAGAGATCGAAATTATATTTATCTCCTTGTATTCTAGCTTCTACTTCTGCAGCTAATCCTCCTTCAGTTTCTCCTCCCGAACCAATAAGTTTATCTATCTTTTCATTTAACTCTGATTTTGTAGAGTCTATATATTCTCTTATAGCAATATCTTCGGTAGTTCTTTCTTGAGTTTCGGTATTCAAGTTTTCCTTAAATTCTTGATCAGCCGTTTTTCTCGCCTCGGATTCTTGAGAAATTTTTTCAGTTAATTTTTCCTTCGTGTCTTTCAAATCCTCCTCAAGAACATCAAGCTCAGTATTTATTGTTCCCAGACTTGAAGCATGATCAGCAATATCAGATATAGCTTTTTCGAGGCGTGATTTATCTTCGGCTGATAAAAGACCATCTACTTGTGGTGTAGCATTCGGATAGACTCTTTGAACTCCACCTTTTTCATTTCCGACATAGAGGTAATTATCAACCAAGTTTATTGCTATTTCCCCTGAAGCTAATCCACTAGGAAGAATTCCACCTGTAGTATATCTTTTTACTCTAATTACTTGACGTTTTCCTTGGCTTCCTTGATCATCTCCACCATCTATCTCTGAAATAGTAGTAGTTAATCTCAAAGCATCAGTATCTTGAGTTACAGTAGTTGCATAAGTATTTCCAGAACTAACTCCAGAGAGAACTTTATTTCCTAAATAATCAGCTGAACCATCTTTTGAAACCTTAACCATTCCAGATTCTTCGGAAGTAGTAAAAGATATTCCATGATGTCCGTCTGATTCTATTCCTGAAACATATTTTCTAGGATTTCCTTCACCACCATCTCCAGTTACTATTATTCCAGGGATTGTTCCTTTATTAACTTGAATTCTATGATTATTTAAAACAGTATTTACAGAGATTCCAGTAACAAATTCTTCCGATCCACCTACTTCTCCATTTTCAATTTCAATATTAGGGAATGGTTTAGAATTTCCTGATAGTGTATTCCCTGAGAGTGTAATTCCTGAAATATATTCTCCGGAGGGTGCTAGATATGATCCAGTTAAGTCTCCTTTTAAGGCTTCTACAACATGTCCAAAGGAATCGATCTTAATGTTGGTGACAAAAGCTCCAGAATTACCCCCTGCATTAGTTCCTGTAGTTGGTTGAGAAGCATGTGATATTACTTGATTTCCTCCAATAGATCCACCTCCAGTTAAACCAGGACCTGCAGAGATAGTAGTTGTTACTTTTGCTAGGTCTGCTAATGAAAGACCAGAATCTGATATAACTTTTCCTGTAGTTCCATTAAAAAGTACTAGATTTCCAGAAACTGCACTTCCTGGTCCTGTTACAGCTCCATCTATATTAGTCTGTACAACTGTCCAATCAGAATCATTAGCAGTTGAACCATCTTTGATACAAATTATTATATCACCAGGTTCAAGTCTAAGTCCTGATACATTCGGAGCTCCAGTAGTGGCAACATAGACGTCACCTGTTGTATGTTGAGCAGGAAGACTCTTAACAGTTCCAGTTGTTCCGAGAGTTCCTTTAAATTTCAAGGCTACAGCAGCTTCTATTTTTTCTCCAATTTCCTTGATAACAAATGCAGTAGTAGCTAACTGATTAGTATTAGTTCCTTGTGGAGCTGTTGGAGCCTCTGGAGTTCCTGTGAAGATAGGACTTTCAATGGGAGCTTTAGTTGCTTCTAAGGTGTTCAACTCACCTCGTAGACCAGTAACCTCTGAAATATCATGTGTATGGTTTTTGGAAGTATTAATTGTAATATCTCCTGAAAAATCAGTTACTACACCTCCAGTAACAGCTCCGGTTAAAGTTATATTTCTTTTAGAACTTAATTTATCAGCACTACCAGCATTTCCAGAGACTGATTTAGGAGCTTCATGCACATGGTCAGCTCTAGCCCACTCCTTAGATTCTCCAGCTATTGCATGTCCTAATGGTTTAGGAACAGTAAATGAGGGGCTAGGAATTTTTATCGTTACAGCCTCAGAACCATCAAATGTAGTTTTATCTGTTCCTTCAAAAGTTCCACCAGTAAAAGTAAGTTTATTTTTTACCTTTCCAGCCGAAACTACAGTTCCTATACCTCCAGAGAAAACAATATCTCCTCCTGTTATTACATGTCCAAGCTTATCACCTGCTTCTGCTTTGATATGTTCTGTGAACTCATTATTCAAAGAATTAATAATATTCAAAGTTTCAGACATATCTTCTTTAGTGGAAATTATTTCAAATGCATTTTTTCCAGCTCCATTTCTTTTTCCGACGGCTAGAATAATTTTAGCATTTTGAGAAGTAGTTCCATAAATTGCAATAACTGGCTCTCCTTGAGTAAATATAATGTTTTCTAAGGCTAGGATCGCTTCAGATCTACTTGTAAATAGTTCTGTATTTATTTTAAAATTAATTATTTGATCCATTTCATTCCTACTTTTAAATTTAAAAGGAGGCAATCAAGTTTTTACTCTTGATCAACCTCCCTTTATTTTATTTATCTAATAACTGCTTTTTAAGTTCATCTATTTCGGCCTTAAGTAATTTAATACCTTCGATTGCTAGAACACTCATTTTAGCATAATCAACTTCTTTAACTAGAACATAAGTTTCACCATCTTTCTCAATGGTTTCAAAGTTTTCAGGGTTAGGTACATCGGATTGTTTAAGTTCGGCGTCTGTTACTAGTTCAGGGAAAGTTGGTTCAAGTTCTTGTGCTATAGTTCCAAGGTCTTTTTTCCCACCTAAAATAAATGAATCTGTCGGAATAGAACAAATCTCCTCAAGTGTATGTTCCAAAGGTTTAATATCTGATTTCAAACGTTTATCTGAAGTCTGATAGAATCCACTAGAAGCATTAACTCTAGTAAGTGATATAGTAGAGTTTAGAGACCAAGTAATCGTACTATTAGCAGTAGATACTGTAGTATTTGTTCCATTTGCCACTTTAGGATTAGCAGAAATTTTTATTCCTCCAACAGTATAGTTATCTATTGTAGTCTTATTATTATTTACTGTATTAGTTAGATTTGAAACAGCATTAGTTCTATTAGTTACTTCATCATCTAACTTTTTCTCTAATTTTCCAAGAGCTCCATTGATACTATCAGTTGCTGCAATAGCTCCAGTCGTAGTTGGTTTTGAATACCCAGTTACTTTAGTATTTGCTCCTGTTACAACGGGATTAGTAGAAATTTTAATTCCATTTACAGTATAATTATCAATAGTTGTTTTATTAGAGTTAATTAAGTTAGGAAGAGTAGTATCAAGCTTTACTTTATCTGCAGCAGTCATAACACCAGCTACGCTAGAAGTTGCAGCTGGAAGAGTTATGTTGTTTGCTGCACTAGCTCCTGTAGAAATAGTTGTTTTTGTTGCTGCGATAGCTACACTTGAAGCTGCTGGCGTAACTGCACCTAAAGCAAAATTCGCTGTGGTTATTCTGTCAAGTTCAGTCTTATCGGTTGAAGTCATTACCCCTGCAAGAGTAGATGATGCAGCTCCAATATTAACAGAATGTTTATTTTTTGCGTCAGTATCTGTAGAATTACCACTAACATTAGTACAAGTGAAGTTTATAGCTACATTAGAAGCTGTTCTAGTCCAACAATTATCATCATTTAAGTGAGAAGAATTCCCAAGAGTTTTAATAGCATTGAGAGTCTTCTTATCAGATGCACTTGCAAGGCCTGCCTGAGTTTCTGATACTTCTGGAAGAGTAATAGAACTAGAAACTGCTTTATTATCTGTAGGATTTATACCCGTTATAGTAATTACTCTTGAGGTAGCTGTTGTAGTAGGTTGAGAAATAACATGATTAGTACCTGTGATTCGGTCAACTTTAGTTTTATCCGCTGCGCTTAGAACTCCCGCTGCAGATTGAGTAGCAGCAGGCAGCGTAATATTATTCGCAGCGGTAGTACCATCAGTAACATTTGTTTTAGAAGCAGCTATTCTTACAGTAGACGCAGCAGGAGTTACAGCGCCAAGAGCAAAGTTAGCAGTATTGATTCTATCTAATTCTGTTTTATCTTTGGCGCTCATTGTACCTGCTGCGGAAGAAGTAGATATAGGAAAGTCTATAGTAGTACTTATATCTTCTTCATTACCATTATCAGATACAAATGTAATAGTAGCTTTATTAGCATCAGATTTTACAGATATATCATTAATAGAATCTGTATTTAATCCATCTAATTTAGTTTTATCCGCTGCGCTTAGAACTCCCGCTGCAGATTGAGTAGCAGCGTTTATCACAGCGGTTCCATCTTCATTAACAGTCGAAGATCTCCACGTATTATAGTTGAGAGTAACTGTGCTAGGAGATGTCGTGAAATTTTTTATCTTATCAGCTCCATGTGCAGAAAGACTATTAAACTCTGTATCTATTACTTGAAGTTTAGTCCATCCAGAAGCTGTATGTCTATTGGCCCAGTTGTCTAATCTGTAATAACAACCCTCTGATGTAACAAACCATTCTTGCCCGATAGCATCATTATTTGTATTCACTACGGATTTGCTAAGAATAGGATCTGTGATAGCATAAAGTGCATTCAGAGTAGCAACTGTTTTATGGCCTTGTATTTCTTCAGCATAGACAATACCGAATTCATTAAGATTCGCAGATTGTAATTGTGCCGGATATTTAGCCATTGTATTCTATTTTTAAATTTTAAAATCTAATATAACATTCTGAAATGCTCCTTTGTATTTCGAAATATATACATAATGAGAAGTTGAAATTCCAGAACCACTTACTATATTAATTTCAGATCTAGTAAAATCTTCTAATATAGCAGCACCTCCATTTTGAACAATCATACTAAGAGTTCCAAGTTCTTTCGGGTAAGAATAGCAATAATACTGAGTACCTGAAGCGGTAATATTAGTTATTCTTTCAGAGTTACTTTCATCCAATAATTTTGTTCCTGATAATGCTAATATATCACTAGCAGATGGAGTTTTACTAGTTACTGTTCCAAAATATATTCTTGGTCTAAACTTTATCTCATATTGATCGGAAAAACTATCAAGTCCTTCTGCTTTTATAACAGAATTTCCGCTAATCATTAAGCCTTTTTTCTTGGCTGAAATAGTTTCCTTAATTATTCTATTTTCTGTTATACCAGTTATATTACTAATTTCCGAAAATACTCCATTACTAGGTAAAGTAGTCCCAAGATCTCCACTACAAGTTTCTGGATCTTTATATGTTTGGTAATCTGTTACTGTCCATTTAAATCTACCAGCTAAACTTGCTTTATATCCTTTCTCTAAAGTTATAACTTTAGAATTTACATTTGTTATACCAAGGCTATCTGCAGTTACTTCTTCTCCAAGACTATTAGAAAAACTCCAAGTACCTTCCATCATAGGAGTAGGAAGTAATCTATCTGCTATTAGTCTAGTATCTAATTCCCAAGTTACAGTACCATCCTCTGCAATACTTCGTACATAATATTCAGTCTCTAGGTCAGTAACTAATACCTTAGCACCTAATTCTAAACGCTCTACAGGAATAGCATCCCGCTCAGCTATTGTTTTCACTGAGCGGTAGCCTCCCATACCATAAATGGCTGAATGTGTTGGATATACGTCAGAAGTATTGGTGGGAACGATACCCGAATAGAGTACCGTTCCTTTTAAATTATTTTCTGGCATTATCTTTTATCAATTAATTTAACTTCAATATTTAGTATTCCATGATAGAGATTAGCAAGTTTAGTAATTGTATAATCAGTATATCCAGTAAAGATGTTAGTTATACGTCTAGAGTATACTGTTACATCATCAACAGGATAATTATTACAATAGATTCTATACTTACTATACTCTTCTGTTGGAATTGCTACGTAAATATACTTACCTCCTGAACAATCAATAGGAGTGAATGGGAATTCATTATCACCGAAGGAGAAGAAAGAATTCATTGCTATAAAGTCAGAGTCAGTAGGAGCAGAATTACTTGATGCACCTACATAAACCTTATCAGCTGTATCAATCGTTAAAGTAGCTGTTGCAACTTCACTTAGATACGAACCTCTCAATGTGAATGTTTGTCCTCCAGTGGCAGTAATCTTATAAGTACGTTCCTCAACAGGAATATCATGAGTATCTATGAATTGGAAATTAATTTGTCCACTTGGGGTCAATTGATATTCCCATTCAAGAGTAATTTCTGTTGATTCACCTCTCTCTAATAAAGTTCTATCTGCTGTGAATTTAGTAATCTTAAATTCAGTAGGATTATCTCTCTTATTAGAGCCCATCATTCTATACCAAATTCCACTGGCATTGAATATAATATCATTTACCATGAATTTATATCCAAAGGACTCACCATCATTATTAACTAAATAGTAATCACCATCTTGTGCCTTATCTCCATTAGCTAGTGTTGGTAAATTCCTTTCAGCATCCCAAGTACCCTTATAGAACAAACTATGCATTGTTCTTTCAGGTAATTGACTTTCAGGTATTTTTCCATCAGGTCCAAGTTCAGCCTTCTTATCAAGAGCAACCTGAGTAGCTGTTGAAATAGGTTTCTCGAGGTCTGATGTATTATCAACTCTACCAAGTCCAATTTGCTCTTTTGTTACTTCATGAGGATTGTTCTTATCTGCAATATGTTTATCCAGATTAGAAACAACTTCAGAAATAGCGTTTTGAGTTGCTACTGAAATAGGCTTTTCTAAGTCAGATGTATTATCTACTTTTCCGAGACCTACTTGTTCTTTAGTTACTTGATGAGGATTATTAGTATTACCTACGTGATTATTAATAGCTGTATTTAAACTATTAGATAAAGTATCAAGAGCATTCTGCTGTGCTACAGATACAGGTTTATTAATATCGGCTGTATTATCAACGTTACCTAAACCTACTTGATCCTTAGTTACCTTATGAGGATTATCTGTACGATTAGCATGATTATCTAAAGCAGTATTATTAGCTGCTTTGGCATCATCAATTGCTTTTTGTGTAGCAGTAGATATTGGTTTATCGAGATCTGCAGTATTATCTACATTTCCGAGTCCAATTTGTTCTTTAGTTACTTTATGAGGATTACTGAAATCTCTCAAGTGAGCACTAAGATCTGTTCCCTGATCTGTATTAATCTTATCAATCTTAGCGTCAAGTTTATCAAGTTCCTTCTGAGTAGCATTAGAAATAGGTTTGTCAAGGTCGGAAGTATTATTTACATTTCCGAGACCTACTTGTTCTGCAGTTACTCTATGAGGATTTGTATAATCTTTAATATGATTGCTTAAGTCAGTTCCAGAAGAAGTAATTAGAGTCTTAACCTCGTTGATAGCTTCTTTAGCTGCATCAGACAAAGGTTTATCTTTATCTGAAGTATTATCAACGTTACCTAGACCTACTTGATCTTTCGTTACTTTATGAGGATTATTGTAATCTTCTATATGTTTAGTTAAGTTATCTGTAATAGTAGTATTTCCGCTATTAATAGATTCCTTAACTTCATTAATTAATTGTTGGGTTGCATCAGATACAGGTTTATCCTTATCTGAAGTATTATCTACATTACCTAGACCTACCTGAGCTTTATCTACCTTATGAGGATTGTTAAAGTCTGCCAAATGTGCATTAAGAGAATCGGTTGTTGCCTTACCCTTATCACCAGCATAGGCAGTACTAGATGTTTCACCGAGAGCCAAAGACGCTGAGATTTCTACATACTTAGAACCACTCCATCTATAAGTCAGGTTGGTATCTTTAGTAACATAGATTTTACCAGCCTCTCCAGTTGCAGGTAATTCATCTAAGGTAGCAACTTCAATAACGTCATCTACATAAGAAGGTAGCTGTGAAGAAGGTACTTTACCATCAGGATCAAGAGTTGCAATACCTCCTGGTTTTCCAAGTTTATCTTCAGTATTAGTTATACTTTCAGTAATCTTATCTAAAGCTTCCTGAGTAGCATTAGAAATAGGTTTATCAAGGTCGGATGTATTATCAACGTTACCTAAACCTACTTGTTCTTTTGTTACCTTATGAGGATTATTGAAGTCTTCTATATGTTTAGTTAAGTTATCTGTAATAGTAGTATTTCCACTATTAATAGATTCCTTAACTTCATCTAAAGCTCCTTGAACTGCATTAGAAATAGGTTTGTCAAGGTCGGATGTATTATCTACATTACCTAAACCTACTTGATCCTTAGTTACTTGATGAGGATTGTTAAGATCAGCTACGTGAGATTCCAATTTATCTGTAGTAGCTTTACCTTTACTACCTTCGTAAGCGGTTCCTTCTATCTCTCCTAAGTGAAGTGATTCAGATACTTCTACATACTTAACACCATTCCATCTATAGATTAGGTTAGTGTCTTTAGTTATATAGATCTTTCCGGATTCACCAGTAGTAGGTAAGTGTTCAATAGAATCAACATCTATTACATCATCTACCATACTAGGCAATTGATCAACCGGAATTTTACCATCTTTATCCAGAGTTGCAAAACCACCTTCAGCACCAAACTTATTATTGATATCTTCAATTTCAGAATCAATTCTATCAATTTCAGTTTGAGTAGCATTAGAAATAGGTTTATCAAGATCTGCTGTATTATCAACATTACCTAGACCTACTTGTTCCTTAGTAACTTTATGAGGATTGTTGTAATCTACGGTATGAGCATTAACTTTATCAGTAGTAGCTTTACCTTTATCACCTGCATAAGCTGTTGAACTAGTTTCTCCAAGAGCTAAGGAAGCAGAAATTTCAATGTATCTAGACCCACTCCATCTGTAAGTTAGATTAGTGTCTTTAGTTACATAGATCTTACCTGTTTCTCCAGTTGCTGGAAGTTGATCAAATGATTCTACTTCAATAACATCATCAACAAAGCTAGGTAATTGAGAACTAGGAACTTTGCCTTCAGGATCAAGAGTAGCGATACCTCCAGGTTGACCTAATTTATCCTCTACACTTCCTAAGTCAGAAGTAATTTTATCTAATGCTTCTTGAGTTGCATTAGAAATAGGTTTATCAAGATCTGCTGTATTATCAACATTACCTAGACCTACTTGTTCTTTAGTTACCTTATGAGGATTGTTGAAATCAGATACATGAGTATTAACTTTATCAGCTACCTCTTTACCTTTACTACCTTCATAAGCGGTTCCTTCTATCTCTCCTAAGTGAAGTGATTCAGATACTTCTACATACTTAACACCATTCCATCTATAGATTAGGTTAGTGTCTTTAGTTATATAGATCTTACCTGTTTCTCCAGTTGCAGGAAGATGATCGATAGAATCTGCTTCAATAACATCATCTACCATACTAGGTAATTGATCAACTGGAACTTTACCTTCAGAATCAAGAGTTGCAATTCCATCTGGTTTTCCAAGTTTATCATTTACATCACCTAAGTCAGAAGTAATTTTATCTAAAGCTTCTTGAGTAGCATTAGATACTGGTTTATCAAGATCTGCTGTATTATCAACATTACCTAGACCTACTTGTTCTGCTGTTACTTGGTGAGGGTTATTGAAGTCTTTAATATGATTATCTAGACCTCCCTCATTAGAAGTAATCAGATCCTCAAGTTCTTTCTTAGTGTTGTCTACTAATTCTTGAGTAGCATTAGAAACAGGCTTATCAAGGTCGGATGTATTATCTACATTTCCAAGTCCAACCTGTTCTTTAGTTACTTGGTGAGGATTATTAAGATCAGCTACGTGAGTATTAACCTTATCAGTTGTTTCTTTTCCCTTGTCACCTGGATATGCGGTTGAGCTAGTTTCTCCGAGGGCTAAGGAAGCAGAAATTTCAATATATCGAGAACCAGACCATCTATAGGTTAGGTTAGTGTCTTTGGTTACGTAAATCTTTCCAGCTTCACCTGTAGTAGGCAAGTTATCGTAAGAATCTACTTCAATAACATCGTCTACAAAGCTAGGTAATTGAGAACTAGGAACTTTGCCTTCTTGGTCAAGTGTAGCAACTCCCCCAGCTACGCCCATCTCTGAACGTTTTACTTGAGCATCATTTGTTACTTCACCTAATCCAATCTGTTCCTTAGTTACTTCATGAGGATTATTCTTATCTGCTATATGAGTTTCGATAATAGTATTAGTTTCTGTCTTAATACTATCCAAAGCTTTCTGTGTAGCATCAGAAATAGGTTTATCCTTGTCAGCTGTATTATCTACATTACCAAGTCCAACCTGATCCTTAGTTACTTTATGCGGATTATTAAAATCTGAAATATGAGCACTAAGATCAGAACCAGAACCATCAATAGAACCTTGAAGTCTTCTTTCAAGTTCATCAAGAGCATCCTGTTGATAATGAGAAACAGGTTTATCTAAGTCAGATGTATTATCTACATTACCTAGACCTACTTGTTCCTTCGTTACTTCATGAGGATTCTTCTTATCTGCAATATGATTCTCTAATGAAATATTGGTCTTATCAAGATTAGACTGAACAGCATTGATTGCCTCTTGAGTTGCTACAGAGACAGGTTTTTCAAGGTCAGCAGTGTTATCCACCTTACCAAGTCCAACCTGATCCTTAGTAACCTTATGAGGATTATCAAAGTCTTTCAAGTGAGCACTAAGATCTGTTCCTGTAGAACCTATAATAGATTCAAGATCACTCTTAAGTTTATCTAAAGCAGCTTGTTGTGCAGTAGATACAGGTTTATTGATATCTGATGTATTATCAACATTTCCAAGACCTACCTGAAGTTTATTTACTTCATGAGGATTATTCTTGTCAGCTATGTGATTAGTAACATCTTTTTCAATATCACCAATATCTTTCTTCAACTCTGCCTTTGTAGAATCTACTAAAGCTTGTTGTGCTACAGATACAGGCTTATTAATATCAGCTGTATTATCAACATTCCCTAGTCCTACTTGTTCTTTTGTTACCTTATGAGGATTGTTAAAGTCTGAAGTATGATTATCTATCTTAGTATCAAGCTCTTTCTTAGTATTATCTACTAATTCCTGTGTAGCATTAGATACTGGTTTATCAAGGTCTGCAGTATTATCTACATTTCCTAAACCTACCTGAGCTTTTGTTACCTCATGAGGATTATTCTTATCAGCTTTATGTTCTGAAACTTCTTTATTAACAGCATCTAAAGCTTCTTGGACTGCACTAGAAATAGGCTTATCAGCATCAGAAGTATTATCTACATTTCCAAGACCGATCTGTTCTTTAGTTACTTGGTGAGGATTTTCAAAGTCAGCCACATGAGCATTAACTTTATCTGTAGTAGCCTTACCTTTATCTCCAGGATATGCAGTTCCAGCTACTTCACCAAGATGAACAGGGTTACCAATTTCTACTAATTCAGCACCATCCCAACGATAGATTATATTAGTTTCTCGATTAGAATAGATTACACCTTTATCAGGAGTAGCACCTTCATCTAATTCCGTTTCAGAAATTGCTGTATATATTTTCTTCTCATCTTCTACATAGTAAGTGGAACCAATTACTAATCTAGAAGAAGGAATATCTGTTTTTGTTGATACGAAATGATCAATTCCAAATACTTCATCAACTTGTCCTGGAAGTTGTTCCACAGGAATTTTACCATTTTCGTTAAGAGTAGCAACACCTTCCGGAGTTCCCATTTCTGATCTCTTAACTTGAGCATCATTTGTTACTTCACTTAACCCAATCTGCTCTTTGGTTACTTGATGAGGATTATTCTTATCCTGAACGTGAGAATTTAATGCACCTTCAAGTAATTCTGTATTTGAAATCTCTACATATTCATATTTATTCCATCTATATATTTTCTCAGTACCAGAAACAGTATCAATATAAATTACTCCAGTTCTAGGTTCATAAGTATTACCTTCTTCGTCCTTGAATTCTGTTTCACTCATAAGTTTACCTACAAGAACATTAATCGTCTTGTCTGGTATTTGAGAATCTGTTAATTTACCATTGCCATCAAGAGTTGCAATACCACTAGGAACACCAATTGAATTATCGATTGTATCAATACGACCGTCAATTCTATCGATTTCATCTTGAGTAGCCTTAGAAACAGGTTTATCATAATCAGCCGTATTATCTACATTTCCTAAGCCAATTTGTTCTGCTGTAACACCATGAGGATTTTCTTTATTCTCAGTGTGTTCAGTTACTTTAGTGTTTACAGTATCTAAAGCTTCTTGAACAGCAGTAGATATTGGCTTATCAATATCGGCTGTATTATCTACGTTTCCAAGCCCAATTTGTTCGGCTGTTACTTTATGTGGATTATTGAAATCTTTGATGTGATTGTCAATAGCTTCTGTAACATTATCTGAATCTGATACTTCTACATACTTGAATCCATCCCAGCGATAAAGTTTATTCGAACCACCGATACTATCAATATAAATAGTATTATGTCTTGGAATAAACTCTACACCTTCAGAATCAGTAAATTGAGTTTCAGTCATATACTTACCTTCGATAACATTCAGAGCTTCGTTAGGGATCTGTGAAACTTCTAATTTACCTTCGGAATCAAGTGTAGCTATACCATCAGGAGCACCTACTGAGTTTTCGATATTAGTAACTCTCTCGTCAATCTTATCAATATTACCTTGAAGATCACTACCAGAGTTATTAATTTTCTCCTCAAGTTCGGTCTTAACTGCATCTAAAGCTTCTTGTTGTGCGGTAGAAACAGGTTTATTGATATCAGAAGTATTATCAACATTACCTAAGCCTACTTGTTCGGCTGTAACTTTATGCGGATTATTGAAGTCTGAGATATGAGAATTAACCTTATCAGTTGTCTCCTTGCCTTTATCTCCCGCATAAGCAGTATCAGCCGTTTCACCTAAGTGGAGAGATTCTGATACTTCTACATATTTAACCCCTGTCCAACGATAAAGAAGATTAGTATCCTTAGTAACATAGATTTTTCCAACTTCTCCAGCTTCAGGTAGATGTTCGAAAGAGTCTACTTCAATTACATCATCTACTAAACTTGGCAATTGTTCTAGAGGTACTTTTCCGGCATCATCAAGAGTAGCTAAACCACCAGGCTGAGCAATAGAATCTTCAATATTAGTAACTCTCTCGTCAATCTTATCAATGTTATCTTGTAAGTCGTTTCCTGAGTTATTAATCTTTTCTTCTAGCTCTTTCTTAGTATTATCTACTAATTCCTGTGTAGCATTAGATACTGGTTTATCGAGGTCAGCTGTATTATCAACGTTTCCAAGACCTACCTGAGCTTTATCTACTTTATGAGGATTATTGTAGTCTGAAGTATGAGCATTAACCTTGTCTGTAGTAGCTTTACCTTTGTCTCCTGGGTAAGCTGTACTAGACGTTTCTCCAAGTGCAAGTGATTCAGAAATTTCTACATACTGAGAGCCTGACCATCTATAAGTCAAGTTAGTATCCTTAGTTACATAGATCTTACCAGTTTCACCAGTTTCAGGAAGTAAGTCAAATGAATCTACTTCGATTACATCATCTACGAAACTAGGTAATTGAGATGAAGGCACTTTTCCGGTTGCATCAAGTGTAGCAACTCCTTCTGGCATACCCATTTCGGAACGCTTAACCTGTGCATCATCTGTAACATTACCAAGACCTACCTGTTCTTTAGTTACTTGATGAGGATTACTCTTATCTTGGATGTGTGTATTAAGTGCTTCATTAGAACCAGCAGTAGCCTCTTCGATTTCTCTTCTAATATCTTTCATATCATCATCATGACGATGAGATAGGTTATCAATATTAGTTTGAAGCTCTGTCTTAGTTGCTTCAATCTTAGAATCAGTTGCTTGGAATTTAGCATCAGTCTTAGTTGCTAATTCAGTGATCTTAGATTCTAGATCAGTCTTAGTTACGGAAATACTAGATTCTAAGTCAGCTCTAAGAGTAGAAAGATCGGATTCTGTTTTAGTAGCTAATTCAGAGATCTTATTATTCAAATCTTTTGTTGCTAAACTAAGATCATTTTCTGTCTTAGATGCTAAACTAGAGATACTGTTTTCTAATTCTTTCTTAGCTTCAGAAAGAGCATTATTAACAGCAACAATATCAGCTTCTTCTTTAGCAGTTAGGTCTGATATAGCTTTTTCAAGTTCTGATTTAGCAGTATTAAGATCATTTTCTGTTTTAGATGCCAATTCAGATATACTCTTCTCAAGCTCTGTTTTAGTTACAGAAATACTAGATTCTAAGTCAGCTCTAAGAGTAGAAAGATCAGATTCTGTTTTAGTTGATAATTCAGAGATCTTATTATCCAACTCTTTCTTAGCAACTGTTAAATCATTTTCTGTCTTTGATGCTAAGTTATCAATATTATTCTGAAGTTCTGTCTTTGCTTCCTTCAGACTATTATTAACAGCAACAATATCAGCTTCTTCTTTAGCAGCAAGTTCGGCTAATTTATTCTCAAATTCTGATCTAAATACTTCTAAGTCTGCCTCAGTATTAGTTTGTAATTCAGAAATTTTATTTTCTAGTACGGTTCTTGTTTGATCAATTAATGCCTGTGTAGCATCAGAAACAGGTTTATCCTTATCTGCTGTATTATCTACATTACCCAGACCTACTTGATCTTTAGTAACCTTGTGAGGATTCTTATAGTCTGTTAAGTGTCTATTGAAATCATCATTAGTTGCTTTAGAATCTAGAGTTTCCTTAAGATTAGGAATATCCTCTATACCTAATTCAACAATTCCGATCTGACCATTTACAGACTTAACTGAATCTACATTATCAATTTTAACCCATCTACCATTACTATTAATTACCCAATCACCTGGATCAAAATCATATCCAAATTGAGAGCCTTTATTAATAGCTATATAGTAATGACCATTGGAATCAAAATCGTTAAGTTCAAGTTTAGGAACATTATTAACTGCATCCCAAACTCCTTGATATTTAACATTTCCAAGAACTGAATCTGGAAGTTGTGATTCCGGAACTTTACCATCTTCTCCAAGAGTAGCAACACCCTTAGGAACACCCATTTCAGAGCGTTTTATCTGAGCGTCATTAGTAACATTTCCAAGACCGATATCATTTCTATCTAAAGATGGATTTGTGGAAATTTTATAACCATTTACAGTATAGTTATCGATTGTCTCTTTAACTTCTGCAATCTTATCATCTACATCTTTATTGATAGTTTCACTAATTCCATCAAGTTTAGCTTTATCTTCTTTTGACATTACTCCATTTGATTCTGGAGTAGCTGTTGGAAGATTTTCTGTAGCTAATTCAGTGAAGTCATTAGAAGTGATATCATAACTCCAGTTTCTACCATCCAAGAAATATCCACCATTGAAAGTGAAAGTTCTCCAGTTACCGTCTAAGTTAATAAACTTAACTTTTATACCTGGAACTTTCTTTTCAGCTGGAAGGAAAGCATCTAATTTAGCAGCAGCATATTGGATGTGCCACTGATCTCCATTTTCTCCCTTACCTTCACCTGGAAATATTTCATTGATATTATAGACTACATCAGATTCAAGTTCTACTCTATCAGTTAATTCACCAACTGCTTCATCAATAGCATACTGAACACCACTAAGTTTAAGACCTGTTTCTTCGATTGTAAAAAATCCTTCAGACTCAGGATCACGAAGAACACCAATAGTAGGATCGTTATGAGTACCTTCTACTATGATTCCTTTTCCCTCAGTAGCTGTTACACTATCTACTTTTCTTTCCTCTAATGAATCTACGAGTTCTTTAAGTTCTTTTCCTTTTTCAGCAGATAAAACTTGCTCTTTAGGATCACCACCTTCGAATGAATCTACGATGTTTTCCTTCTTTACGTAAGTCTTTTCTGCATCTTCTATTTTAAGATAGGGAGCAAGTTCAATAGATAAATCATATTCACCGATCTTTTCCCATTCTTTTATTTCTTTCCCTTCTTCGTCAACCTTAATAGTTACTATATATTCAGTATAACTCTGAAGTTCTCCGATATTATTTTCTTTTCTAAGAAGATAAATTTTATTTGTCTCTGCTTCCTCCAAAGAAGGTAGCTCATCCACCATTCTGAAAAGTGATGTATCTATAGTGCAAGAAATTACATTATCCTCACTGATACTAATCCCTTCTCCGGCTATCAATTTATCTTGCTTAGTATTTAATATCTCTTCCAGTGCTTCATCTGTAATTACTCCAGATAAGTATGGTTTCCATCCTCCAGCTTCATTTCTTTTTTCCCAATTAACAAGCTGATAAACTTCTTTGGCATCAATTACATACCACAATTGTCCAAGAGAATCATTACCAGAATTATCCCCTGTATCAGAAAGAATACAGTCGGGAATTTTATACAATGCTGAAAGAGAAGATACTGTTTTGTGTCCACTAACTTCTATAGCTCTAACAATTCCATATGCACTAGGATTGTTGGACACTAATCTATCTGCAAAATTTAACGCCATTGTACTATTTATTTAAATTCTAACTCAACATCAGTAAAAGCACCTGGATTATTAGTAACATAAACTATATAATCTATTACTACACCAGCACCATTAGTGATTTCTAATTCTACTTTGTTAAATGCCTTAATTACACGAATTCCATCCTGATAAATACTATCTAACTCACCAAGAACTTTAGGATAAGCAAAAATAGCATATTCATCCATTTCTGTAGAAAAATGTTCTAGAGTCTTTTTAGGATGTTCAGTAATTAATTCAGATGTTTTCAGAGATTTAATATCATACTCTACTAAGTCTTTTCCCTTAGTAGATACACCATAGAATAATCTATGTGCGAATGTTACTGATCTAGTATCTTCTGTATAATCATAAACGCCAGTACTTCTAACAACATCTTCTCCTCTAACCATAAAACCAGTCTTAGGAGCTTCAAGTTTAATAGAAATAGTAGCATCTTCTGTATAATAAGGACTAGTTACTATATCAGAACTAACATCAGTACCTGTAAGAGTATCCCAGAATGAACCCTTAACAACTCCAGTAGGATCTTTCTTTCCATCTTCACTTGTCCATGTATAAACTCCTTTGAAAACAGCCTTATATCCATTTTCAATTACAGGATTATATTTATTTGGACTTGGAGTAATTGTTATAGGTTCGAATGCATTATTATAGAAATCCCAAGTTCCATTAATCTTAGGTTCTACAAGTTCTAAGTTTGTATTAAAAAGCTCATCTATTTTTTCTACTACCTCAATAAAAGTAGATTCTGTAAATTCTCTTTCAACTGAGAATTCAGATGTAAAACTATTCAGGATAATCTTTTCTGAATAATATTTCCCTGAATAAATCCACTCTAGAACTAATACATTTTTACACTGAGTTTCACACTCTATAATACTAGATTGAATAGATACAGGAACTATCGCTTTCCCAGAATCTACTCTTAAAGACGCAATTGAAATCTGATCTTTAATCTTTTCAGTAAGCTTAACAAAATTCTCTGCTCCACCAAAAATTTCTGCTATTTCTTCAGATGTACTTTCTGATGTTAACTCAGAAGTCATACTTGGGAATAACAATACTTTACTATCGATCAGTTTATTTATTTCTTCCTCCGATAATGCGAAGAAAGTTCCTTTAGTCCAAGCCTGTCTAGATCCTTTGATGAAAGCTATCGAAGTATCACTAATTTTTCCGGCTTCTAGATCTGCATTAAATTCCTCAAGAGTTTCATATTCAAGGAGAAAATCACCCCAAAAATTATCAACTCTAGGAACTCTAAGATCTACAACTACACCATCAGAATTTTTGACCCATATACTTTCCTCTCCGGCATGAAGACCTAAACCTAATTCACCTACTTCAAGCTGTTCTGGAGTAGGCATCTTTCCCTGTTCTACCGAATTTTTAAGAATAATTACGGTTGGTTCAGGAAGTTGATTTTTTACAATTATATCACTCATTGTCTTAGACATTTTGTACACTCCGGAACATCATTATTAGTTCTCCATTCCGTATTGTTTACTTCTTTATAATTATAGTAAGAATAACTTTCATCTTCTGGATAAACACCAGAACTCCAAGATTCGTAATCCGCTGTAGTCTGTCCTCTTCCACATTCATTATTACAAGGGCAGTCATTAGATTCGGGTTGAGCTAGAAGATTTTGATACTGGAATAAAATTCTAACTAACATAGCAGTCAAAACATTACTCCATGCATAAATAAATCTATCCTCATTGTATGGAATCTCAGAACCTTCAACGTATATTTCACCATTATCAATTCCAAGTTCACATCTAAGTTCATCTACAGCATAAAATACAATCTTAGCTTCACCATGATCTCGAATATCAAAAAACTCTTGAATATAAGTTTTGACATCTGATCCTTCTGGAAGTAAAGTTAATCTATCTGATATATATTTTAAGATATATGTGATATACGGAGCTAATTCACATCTCATGGAATAATCTATCTTAGCTATCCCTAGACATGATTTAATATTTTGAAGAGCTTGTTTATATGTGATGTATCCGTTTTTATCGTTCCATCTCATTATTATTTCACTTCAAAAATAGTAACTCCGTTTATTACCATCTTAACCAAAGTTTTTCTCTCTGGATCTAAGAATAGGTATAATCTATCCTTTTCAAATTGAAGGATATCCAAGGTATTTGTTACAATATCAACACCTTTACAAGAATCAGATTGCATTACACGATCTGATACAGAAAATTGAATACCTTTTGTAGTATTACCGTAACAATCTGACTGACAACTAGTATTAGTAATTCTAATACCATCTCCTTCTAAAATTTCAGAAGAACTAAGAGCGTTAGTATAAAGATCTGATAAAGCACTCTCGATCTTATTTAAGTTAGCTGCATTAACAGGAGTTTTATTATCAATCCATGTAGTTTTTATATAACTATTTTTCATAATTTATGTTATTATTTAAACTTACCACTCTCCTCCGTCAATAATGTTGTAAGGAGATTTCCAATTATCTTCATTAGCCCAATTAGATTCATCAGCATCTGGTCCTTTATAAATATATTCTGAATATGCACCTTCACTACCAAGAAATCTAATTTTCAATCCGCTACGTCGTCTTGCTTCAGGTACTAATCTAATTGCTCCCGAAAGAGTTAATTTTCTTTCATAATTATTTATTTCAGCATTAGCATTACAAAAATCTTTTAAGTTTTCATTTATATAACTAACTGCAGCATTAACAGTATTATTTATACTATTGATATCAGCACTAGTTAATGAATCCCCAGGATTTTTATTACTAACATCAGTTCTATCAAGCAAGTCCATAATATTTTTCTTATTTTAATTTCATTAAATCTAAGAGATAATCATTAAATATATCTCCTCCTGGAATATTACTCTGCTTAAATTTTAGAGCCCCTGGATTAAGAGGTTTACCAAGTCTTCCAACAAAAGGAGCTGTATTTCTAGCAGAACGTCCGGAGATCACTTTTATATCTTTCGGGCTTCTTACTTTTTTCATTTAGAATGTTCCTCCATAGATTTTATTAATACGAATTCCATCAACCTTCTCATCATAAATCAAATTATTATTATCCAATTTTACATCAGCGGTTAATGTTTTCTTAGATTCAGTAGGACCAGGACTCATTGTAAAATCGATGGTATTAGAATCTTCAAATATAATTCCAAGTCCATCTGCAGTAGTTCCACCAGTTTTTATCCACTGTCCTCCGATCATTGTATAAGTAATGGAAGTAGTACCGTCATAAGAAGTCAGGATTACTACATCTCCATTCTTAGGTTTTTCACCAAACAACGCAATCAAGATACACTCCTGATCTGATTGTTCCTCTGACTGTTTTTTTGCTGTAAATATTCTAGGACCTTGACTTAATTCCATAGTATCTGAAACAATGTCAAAATCACCTAAGTCTGCACTCTTAAAAATTACTAAAAGAATACAAACATCTTCAACTTCATTATAATATCTTACAGCAACTAATTCAGCATATTGTCTAGATGCACATGAGAGAGCCTTAAGTGCTTCATCTCGATTGGCATAAATACATTCAAATCTTGTTAACTGTGATTGTGCCATTTTTATTATCTTTTATCTAGTATATCACCATTGAAGTTTACATCTATATCTGTAATTTCATTTGTATCGGTATTAATATCCTCTACATTTGCTCCAACGATTCTCACTATACGATTAGTTATTATATTTCCCTTTTCATCGATAAAAGCTATTCCATTTGACATATCTTTTATCCAAGAAGCTTCAGTATCAACTCCATATCCACAAATTGATTGATTAGATAAGAAAGTTCCACATACAGCTTTAAACTTACTAATAACATTAAGCTCGATAATTTCCAAATCTTTCCAAGTAAATATTTTCCCTGGATACTCGGTTAATTCGATCACTGTTATAGTTTTTCCATCAAGAGATATTCTAAAATAAATATCTTTAATAGTTAATAGATCATTACTTCCTCCACCTGAGAAACAACCAAAGAAATTACTAACAGGTAATGAACTAACTTTTACCTTAGCACCGATCAACTGTTCATATTCCCAAATTCCAGAAGGACCTACAATTCTTGAGTTTCTACAACTATTCAACATTTTATCCTTTGCCTTTAGCTAGAGAATCTACATAGTTATTCCAGTATATATCGGCATCAACACCATTATTTTTCTGATGTCCCTTTACCCACTTATACTCAATTCTTCTTTGTAAACCCTGTTTAATTATTTCTTTATCAATATCACCTTTAATTCGAGCAATGTATGGTTCTTTTACTTTCCAATTACCAGTCATCCATTCTCGAACACCAAGATAATCTGCATGGACTACTACAATATCATTCGGACCCCAAGAACCACGAAATTCATATAAAGCATGTAAAACTGCTACTAACTCCGCACTAGGATTGCTACACTTCTGAGCTCCAAAAGATAAATTCATATATTCAGGAGTTAATTCAATTGAGAATTTATTAAGCATAGTTCCCATTCCAGGTCCGGTAGGGTCAATAAGAACTCCTCCGATACCAAGTCTTCCATTATTTTGTTTGTCTAGGTGAGATCCGTCAGTATAAATATCAAACTGTTTCATCTCATCAATTTTAAATATCTAAATTTTCATCCAAAGAACGATATTCGAAGGGATCAAGTTCTAATCCAAATTCTTCAAGGCACCATTCTCTAAATTCTTTCGTACCAATTACACTTATCTCTCCAAGAACATTCAAAAGCTCCTCTCCTTCAATTTTAGATAGACTTTTATCTAAGTGACAAATTAACCTTGTCATAAGATATCCAAAATGACTTAAAGATCCATCTACATCACTATCATAACACTCCAAGACTCTAAACCCTGAATGAGTATTAAAACTTGAAAATAGATCAATCCACTTTTCTGGAATATGAATCGAAGAACCATTATAGAGATAATAAATAACATCTTCTGTAGGTGTAATTCTTAGGATAACATAATCTAAAACCTTATGATCACTAAGTCCTTTTAGAACGATTCTCTTAGATTTGCCTTCTCGTATATAAGATAATTTGTAAAACTCGGTAAATACTTCTTTAAACCAGGCATCTTTCATAATAGTGTATATAAATTAATTAAAGCCAACCCTGAAAGAATTATTGTATTATTATCTTCCATCACTAAATATCCCGTTTTATCACATTGACTTCTATAACTTAAAAGATCAAGAAACTCGGATAAATCTTGTTTCAGGTAAAATGTAATTGATATAATTCCTTCTCCTATCGCAAAAGAACATATTATTGAGTAAGGATGTATGTCAAGTCTATCTAATTTAGCTACTATGTCTTCCTGGATTTCAATTTCTCTAGGATTACTTCTCATAGTATTATTTCTGTTATATGACTGTTTAATATTCCCATACTGTTAATTAGGTTAGATAAGATAGATCTGTGACATATTTTATCATCAGAACCATAACCCATTAATATAACTCCTCTTGCATTACTAAGTTCAGCCAAGTAATTAAGTTTATCAATAACCTCTACAAAATTTACATTCGACATCTCAATAATATATCTCTTAGAAAATTCTGTAAAATCAATAAGCCCGTCTCTCTTTGCTCTAAATAATTCTGTACTTGGAGCTAAATTTCTAAAATGTACTGCCGTTCCATTATACTTACCAATTAATTCTGAATTACTAATATTTCTTATTATAAAAATAGGTAAATATCCATTCTCTGTAAATATTTTTAATGTTACCGGAGATACAAATGATGTTTTAACTTGTAATTGGTATCCCATTTTTTCTTAGTTTTATTAATAACTTTAAAATTTATTTATTGTCCTCCAAATTTTTTATTAGATGTCTTAAATCCTGACTTCCCTGAAAAACTAGAAGACTTTTTCCCACTAAAACGTCTATCTGCTTGATAAGATTTATTAAAACCATTACTATCAAACCCACTTTCTTGTTTCTTAGGTTTGATAGGAGATGTAGTAGAGCCGCCAAACTTCTGACTACTAATCATAAATCCTGAAGGAGCTGTTTGTAGACGTTTAAGGAGATTTACATTACTCTCTATCATCGACTTTACTGTATGACTGTCGAAGTGATAAGATATTTCTGGATAATTCAATATGTCGCCCTGAATTAATCCAGCTGATGTTAAGAATACAGAAAGATTAACGAACGCTTCAGTCAGGTTACTAGATATCAAAAGAGTATCTGTCGTAGGTTCGTAGATCTTATATTCTTGTGTAGACTGATCATAATTAATAACTACTTCTACCATGACTTTTTAATTACTTATGGCAAGAGCACCTAGGATTACTGCTACACAACCTAAAGCACCTGCCCATAATTTACGTTTTCTTTTTTCTTTCTTTAAGCTATTTTCTAAAGCTTGTATAGAGTTAACATAATAATCATCTTTTTTCCTCATCATCATAGACTGGTAAGATATAATTGAGTCTAGATTCGCTGCCTTAATCGAATCCTCTTTTATTATATCTCCTTGAAGTTTTATAATTTTTTCGGAAGACTCAAGATCTACTATTATGCTATTAATTGTTTTCAGATTTTCAGGAGATATAACTATCATTGTATCCCCGCGATGCTCTATTATCTCTTGTGAATATCCTTTAGTGATAAAAAATAGAGATAATAAGAGACAATAGATTATTTTTTTCATAAGAAATAATAAGTATGTATGAAAATTATTTAAGTCTTTCTATAAAAATATCCAAGAAATTTTCAATATCTTCTTTATAATGATATTTCCAAAAATAATTATCTGGTACTGAAAGCATGAAAGGAATCTCTATTGGAATAGATTTTGGATACTTAAATATATAATAATCTTCTATATTAATATCATTTATACACTTCCACCAAGATATTTTTTCACTGTCAGGAGGTAAGTTATCAGGAAAAATTAACTTATCATAATTAATAATATTATATTCACATTTAGGAATAAGAAGATAAATAGATCTATGGTTTGAAGATTCTTGATATACTCCTACTATAATATTATCCATTATCATTATTAGGAATAAATTTATTTAATCTTCTCTAAAGGATTTTCTCCTATTTCTAGATCAATACGATTAACTATTAATTCATATTTTGGTTGATTCTTTGAAAAATATCGCCACAGAACATCATCATAATAATCTAAATAATTATCTCCTTTTCTTATTTCATAGATATAATAAGGATGACTAACTTCATTTTCATATACAGATATTGGATAATATAGATCTTGTTCTACTATCTTTACATATTCATTAGTATCTAATATATAATCTAAATCATATATTACTTGTACTTTATCAATCTGTCTTATCCCTAATTTTCTCTCTATTTTTTGAAGTTTAATATCATCTACAATATCCAATCCATCATAAAAAAATTCAGAATCAATTTTAATAATATAATAATTTTTTAAACAGATATTTTTAAAATCTCTAATATTATCTACAATCGTATATAATTCGGAATTAGTTTCAATATTAAAATTATCTTTTTTTAATAAATAAAAAATATTACATTTTAAATTAATTCGATTACAAGAAGATAATCCAATAATTTCTTCACTAAAAGCTGTTGTAAATAAAGTTGCTGATCTTAAGAAAACATCTTGTGGTAATATTTCAATAACTTTTATAATATTCATAATTACATAGTTTTTGTTTTCTTAAATCCTTTTAATCGTTTCGAGATTGAATCTTTAATGGCTTTATTTCTACCAATCTTATACGTTTTTAGACTTAAATCCAATTCTTCTTTTGCATTTTTTAATTCATCTTTACTTGCACCAGCAGCTTTTAATAATTTTAATGCCTTTTTAGAAGCATTTTTCTCTTCTTGAACTACTATACTCCCTTGATATAAAGTCTTTAATCCATTTCTAATCCCAACTCTTTTATTTTTATTACTATAAGACCCTCTAATATCATTATTTTTATCTGATATTATCTTATCTAATCCTTTACCAGTTGAATTTTTTGAATGTCCAATTTCATGAGCTAATGATGCTTGTCCACTGGAAGGAGGAAAATTTATTACATGATCACTACTCATAAAAGCTTTTCCCAACTTTCTATCAAATTTATCATTAGATCTTGTCAAATCTATTTTCTCTTTAGTAGAAACATCACTTGACTTCTTCTCCCAAGATTTTGTTTTATCAAATCGTTTTCTAAAAAATTTTTCACTACTTGATAATTTTTTCTTTCCATTTAGTATTTTAATATTAGATTTCTTAGCATCTTTTCCAATATTTTTTAATACCTCAGGATTTCTATCCTTAGCAACAGACTTAAGAGATTCATTTATTTTCTTTAATTTTTCACTATCTAATTTAGATGAATCATCTAATTTTTTAGCAATTAATTTACCAACTTTCTTTATTCCAGAAATAGCTGCTGATTTTAATCCATATTCCTTCTGTTCTACTTTCCAACCTTCAGAATATAATTTCTCAACTAAATCTCTACCAGTAAAAGTAAATTGTTTTTGAGAATATCTTTTTATGATCATAATTCAACAATTTAAAATTGAAAAATAAAAAACTTAGAGAACTTGACAGTAATCGTGCTTTTTATCAACACGAAAGTAAGTTCTCTAAGTTCTATTTTCTTTAATACTTACTGTCAAATTCTCTAAGTTTAAGTCTAAGAAATTCTACCGCTTCTGTTGTCGGTAATTCCCTAATACTATCTACTTTATCAGTTCGAGTAGATTCTATCCTATGAATCTTTTCTCTGAGATAACTGATAATACTATCCCTTGATATTATCTCTACTTCAAGGGAATCAATTTTATTTTTTTCAGGTTGTATAATTTCTGGAGGAGGTAATATAGTTTCCCCCTTAGATTTATCTTGAGAGGAGTGGGAGTAATATAATACCCCCAATCCAAACCCAAGTAATAACAGTAATGAAATTAAAACAGCCTTCTTAATCGTTTCCAACATCTTCTGTTACGAATATTCCTACACGATATTCCAATTCGCCTTCCTTTTTATAATTAATATATTGATGGAATATTCGATAGTCTCCGGAAGCCTCTTTTTGAATCAAATGAGCATCCCAACCATGTGTAGAAGTTAATTTATCTATCAAGTCTTGCAACCTGGAAATCTTAGGTGCATACTCTTTAAGGATATCTAAATCTTGAGACGGATTCATCAAGTTCTTCATTCTCTCCAATTCTGCCTTAGACTCCTCCTCTCCCATAATATCCTCTGAAAGATTTGTAATTTTATATTGTTTAGGTCCGGTAGTACATGTAACAGTATTTAAGAACTGACCTGCTACCTTCTTAGATTTAATCTCTGCCAAAGTCGCACTATAACCTTCACTTCCGGAAATAATGTTCTTGATATCTTCTAAGACCTTCAAAGACGTAGTTATTCCTAAACTTACAAATACACCTACAGGCTTTACAAATGTCTCTCCATCTACTGAATTAACATAGAAAGTCTTAAATGATGGTTGATAAAATACTTCAACCAATGAATGGACTTTGTCTCTATTTATGTTTCCATTATTAATAGTTGCCATTGTTTTTAAAATTTTTCACTTTGAAATATTTAAATTCTTGATTATAATTACTATATCCATAATTAAATCCGTACATGGTATAGTTAGGCATCTTTAGTTCTTGTTCATGCCATTCTTCCAAGTAATCTTCAAAGTCTGATATTAAGATCAAGATAGCTTCAGGTCCATAATTCTGTCTGAAATATTCCATACCTCTAGCCATTCTTGTTCCACCTCCCATAGAGATTCTTGGAACACCCTTTCTCGGGTCGATATCTTTAATATGATCTCCAAGCTGTGTAGACCATGAAATAATATTATACTTTAATCCACGTCCAATCTTTTTCATTTTATTGGCAATAGTATTCAAAATTCTATCAACCAATCGTGTATCCATAGATCCCGAAACATCAATTAAAAATACAATAGTTGGTTCATTAGACATGGTTACCTTTCTTCTAATAGTTGGAGCAATAACAGAACGATTAATACCACGATTATAAAGATACATAAGATCTTTCTTTGTATCAACTTTAACCACTCTAGATTTATAATTTAACATTACTTCATCTAGAGCCATATCTACTTCGTCTGTCTTATCCACAAGTCTCGTTGCATCTGGAGCTCCACTAGAACCACATCCAACGCCACCTCCTGAACGAATTTGTCCAAGCTCACGTTTTTTATCGGCATCGTCTCTAGAGTCTGTTCTGTGATCTTTATGAGTTCCACCCTCATCTTTACCGTTACTGTTCAAATCACCTGAACCAGAATCTCTCTTTCCTTTATATGGACAATCTTTTGGATCACCTTTACCTTGCTGATTACCTTGTCCAGATCCCGAACCACTACCAGAACCATCAGTCATACCCATTTCCTGCATAAGATCAGAAAGACCTTGCATTCCACCACCACTTTGCTGATTACCTTGTCCAGATCCTGAACCATTACCTTGAAGTGCATCTTGAATATCTTGATTTGTAACTTGAGATGTATCACCGTTTCCACCCTTTTTAATAGAAACCAACATCTTAACAAACTGATCCAAGTGTTGAACAATTAGCATCAAGTATTCAGGGTAACTAAGTTCACTCGGGAAAGGGTTACCTTCGGATATATAATATCTTTCTGGAACAATGAGTTTAATTTTAGCCTCATTTTCCATCTTCTTTATCATATCATCAAGAGCCTGTTTTGCTTCTTCATTATCAGTGTGATCTCTATTATATTTCAAGAGCTCAAGTTGATAATTAGGAAGAACTGATGAAATATCTGATTCCATCTCCTCTACATCTTCAGTACTTAGGATTTTAGAATTTACTTCCATATCCATAGCAATATTATGAAGACTGTGATTAAGAACTGGATCATCTATTACTCTTTCAATCAACTTCTCTGCAAAATCAATTCCACACTCTTTATTAATTCGATCAATCAATTCACCTCGATAATCTCTGAAGGTATTACAAATCTGAGTATCAAGCTCTTCATGAATACCATCAAGATGTCCTAAGTAAATATGTCCGTACTCATGCATAAGAATACGAAAATCAGTACGTGGAATCTTAATCTCTGAGCAGACAATTTTATAGATAACATTTCCTGAGATATCATCTTTATATTTAAAACAATATCCAAGTTCAGGATTATCAGGATTAAATGGTTTTTCTGTATTAACCATCAACATATTCCCGAATCTACTATAAGTATTGTCAATGAATCTTTTAATAAATTCTAACTCTGTCTGACTTCTCATAATTTTAAATTTTGATATTTTTCTAATAAATTAACCTTAGAGATCCACATGATCATTACATATTTTTCTCTAAGGTTAACACTCATATAATAGTATAATTATTTAAAACTTCTAATATCAGGAACCATACTTCCCATGCTCGGATCTTCCTGAAGAATAATCTTACGAATTGATCTGAGTTTAAATCCAGAAGTTCTAAGGTCTTCTTGAGTATTCTTCAACAATGCCAAAGTATCATCCTTATAACCCTTAGAAGAATCTGTAATCAGACTTTGAATAGAAGTCATAAGATCTGAAATTGTATTCCAATAAGATACATATCCGATGAATGTCTCTACTGGTACTTTATCCAAGAATTTATCAGTAGTAGATACTTTAATCTTGGTAATAGAAGAACCAGAATCCTTACTCAATTTAAACAATTTCTCGATGCAAGCTGGATCAATCGGACGTTCGATTTGTTCTAAGTCCTTATCTGATTTAAGTTCTGATAACTTATTGATTATTGCTTGCATTTCAGGAACTTCTAGCTTTTTCTTTCCATCTATGATTTCGTTGAAGAACTTAGTATACTTAGGAAGTTTATCATTCTTCATCTTTTCAATATCATTAACGATATTAACCATAGTATCATAGAAGTCCTTAGAAATCGGCGTCTTAATCAAATTCTTTGTTTTTGGATCTCGAGAAATACCAATACCACAAAGACCATCGATCATATTACGATAGTTATCTGAAGTAATACCACTCTTACCAAAACACTTGAAACTTGCAATTGTAACGTCTCTAAGATAATTCAAAGTTCGGAAAGTTGTAAATCCATAAAGCTTAGTCTCATTTTCGGCATCAGCATAGATACCATTAAGTTCTGTAATTGCTAAGTCTACAGGTTTACCACCAGAAGTCATCAATGCTCGAGCAGTTTGTTTAATACCACGTTCGATATACTCGCCAATCTTATTATATTGATCAGCCGGAATTTCTACTTCCTGAGCATCAAGTTTTTTCATCGTATCTCTAAGACTTCCCATGAAATCTTTAACCTTACCTTCTGATGATGCAATAGCTCCGTCATATTTACAAAGGAACGTATCCAGGTCTGTATGATCCGGAGTAATGTTGTAAATCATAAAACGATTCATTAACGGAGGTAGCATTTGCATAGAATTCGAAAGATTCTGTGCATAATTACCTGCAGAAACAATCAATGTATTCTCTGGAAGTCTTTCTGAACCCACTTTACGCTCAAATACTAAATGTAACAGAGCGGCCTGTACATATTCATTTGCTGTGGTGATCTCATCCAAAAATAACAGTGATTTACCTCCTTTTTCTGCAACTTTTAAGATTTCAGTATACCAAGAAGGTCTAAGATGTCTAGTTGTGGGGTTTTCTTGATCACTCGTAGCCACATCATATCCCATAACTTCTTCTGCAGTTGTACTATTACCTCTAAGAAGGACTAGGTGATAATCTCGAACTTCTGCAAACATTTCTACTGAAGTTGATTTACCAAGACCTGGATTAGACATAATAAGTACTGGTACTCTTGAAATCTCACTAACTTTCAATGCTGTAAAAATTGAAATGTTAATGTTGTCATTTTTTGATTTTGCCATTTTTCTAGCTTTTTAATTTGTTTATTTTTCTTTATAACTTTAATCATTGAGGGGAGGTTTCTATATAATATCCCCTCATTTATTAGATTTTGAGGGTTTCTGAAGTGCTATTTATTATACTTCAAAATTAAAAAGAACACTAGATTAATCTATATTTTTATAAATTTTTCTAATGTTCTTCTCAATTGTAAGGCTTTAACCTCTCTTAAATAGCAAAATTCACTTTTTTAGGTAATCTTGAATTATCTTATAATCTACTGAGAGAGTTGAAAATAATTGTTTAGATTCAGATAACATTTCCTGAAGTATAGGTTTAATAAATTCATCATCAAATAACCCTGAATAAGCTTGATCATAAAATACAACACTTTTACCTCCATCTGATAAGAAAAATGTAGTAGTTCTCTTAGCAATAATTCTAGGTGTTGTTCTTTTCAATGAATTATAATATCCTCCAAGAATTAAATATTTATCTTCTATTTTAAATTCAAGATCTGTTATATATTTAATTCTACTTTTAATATTATTCATTATGCAATATACGTTCTAACTTTTTCTCTAAGTCATTACATCGTTTCTCGGTTTTCTCTAGTTTTTCCCTTAAGTCCTTAATTTCTTTTAAAAACCAAGGATTATCCATAGTTTCCTCTAGACAACCTTGAAGATATCTAATAACTAGTTTTAAATCCTCTTGAAGGTCAGTATCTTTAGAACACAGTATTTCTTCTAGTAGGACTTTTGGATCTATCACCAGACTACTACTATATTCTGCTTTAAATGGATCACAATAAAAAATTTCTCCAGTGGAAGCTGATAACATTGGATCTGAAATTATATCGTTAAAAGGTGGTATTATTTTACTACTCATGATTTCTAAATAAATATAATTCATTAATATCTAAACATTTATATATAGTATCCTCAAGACCAGACGTAATTGAAGTATGAAAATGTCCGAAGAACCAATACTTACATCTTACTCCTCTAAATACCTGATCTAAGTATTTTCGATTCTCTAAGTCTCTAAGGTAAACATCCTCTGCCTCTTCTTCATGACGTGTAATAATTGGTTCAAAACATAACGGAGCAGTATGAGAAGCTATTATATCAACCCTCCCTGGAAGATCTTTGATAGGCTTCTTAATTATATCTTCTGTCTCCCACCATACTCTCTTAGATGAACCAACTCTTTCCATTAATCCATTATAATTTATTCTCCACTTATAATCTACTGAAGTTGCTCCCCCGATTGGATATATTGTTTTTCCTGAGAGTTCTACTACTTCATGATCTTGGAGAAACTTAATTCTTGGGAAATCATTTATTAATCCTCCATTCCAATACTCTAAGTTATCATGATTTCCTCTTATAAAATAATACGTTATATTATTTTTCTCTAATCTAGTATTAATTCTTTCAAACTCCTGATTATAATACCCTGGCTTAGAAAAACCTAATCCTACATCTCCAAGAAAAATAATATTAGCATCTTTGAGTTTATGGTGCTGAGTTATAATCCATGTAATTTCTCGAAAACTTCCATGAATATCTCCACAAAAGTATAAATCTCTTTCTTGTTCATTTTTCATAATTTCTTTTAGGATGGAAAGCTTTGATTCTCTTTCCATCAATTATAAGGTTTTGCATTTTTAAGAGAAGCAAAAAAAAAAGAAAGAACCACACTTCATCGCATAGTTCTTTCATAATAGTTTTAACCCTAATAACTTTTATCTTTCTCAGGGTGATCTAGATTTTTGATTCATTATTACTTTGTTTAGTTCTCACATAGTTTTAATCCACATATAAGGAATTCAGGGAAAAAGAAAAGGAAGCACTAAGCCTCCTTTTTCTCCCTCACTACGATGACATTATAGTCATCATCAACTTCTAAAAAATCCCAACCTTCTGGAATCTTAACCAACTTCTTAGTCTCGAACTCATTCATTATTTTCTGCATTTCTGGTTTGATAGGCTTTATACTATCAATATGAATCATCAAATAACCTTTAAGTCCGTCCTGAAGTTTCATTAGGTTCTCAATAGATTCCATGAAATTATCTATGTTTTTTCTTATAGTTTCTCTAATGGGATTTTCGTTTTCTCTTGATTTTTTAAGTACCTCGTCCATTTTTGTAACTGATATCATAAAAAATTGTCCAAGGCTTCTCAAGCTTTCCAATCTATTATCTAGTAGATTGTAGTAATATTCACATGCAAAAATATGTTCTGGACTACCCTCATCTAGTTCCATGTTAATTTTTTGCAATCTCGTGAGATGTTCTTCACAAAATTGTTCATGCTCACGATTAAACTCTTTTGCGATTAGACTCAATTCTTCTAACCAAAATTTTAACTTTTCCATAATCTCTCTTTTAAGTTTAATTCTACATATATAAGGCTTTGAAAGATTATTGCACGGAAAAGCTAAAATCTCTTCCAAAACAAGACAACTAATAATGCAATCGGTAAGAAAGGCATAAAATTAACTATAGTCTGTCTCATTTTCTCATATTCATCTTCAGGGAGCATATTTTTTATATTATCTAAAGTATGAATAAAGAATACTCCGATAAATATTGCAATAAGAAAGTAATAAAATAAAAATGTTATCATAATTGATTGTTTATTATTTTTAAGTTGTTATATGTTCCTTGATATTCTGGTTTTACTCCTATAATTTCTAGCCCATCTAATCTTTTCACGCCATCTGATATCTTACATTTCTTAATTTCAAAAAAATCTAATAAATCTGTTGCTTTAGGAGCTGCAGTATAAGAAATTGAAGTATATAAAGATTTTAATTTCTCTTTTATTTTGGAATTTATCATACGATCTCCTATTTTAAAATTAATAAAAATTGTATTAATCAAAAGTTCCTTACTAAATATAACTATTCCAAGTTCTCTTCTAACTTTCGTCATATTATACCCTAAAGCTTTTATTTTTTCTGGTCCAAGAGCTAAGAAGTGAGATTTAATATCATCCTCTTCTGATATCTGAGCTAAAATTAACTCTAATGCCTCTTTAGATAAATTAGTATTACATAATAATTTCATTTTATCATAATAAGTTGTTTTCTGTTCAAATTCATATAAAACAGATGAAACTTCTTGATTAATAATATCATCATTACAATACTTTTTTGTCTCTTTTCGCTCTATCATTTTTCTATATTCCAAAGTACTTTCAGAACCATAATCTTTTTCTATATAATTTAATATATCTTGAATATTTTTAAGATTACTACCTAAATCTTCTATTATCTTCTCTATATAATCTCTTTTGCTTTCTTTTGGAATTACAGAAACCCAATAAACAACGTTTTTTACTAACTTATTTAGCTTCCAATACTTCCTTCTTTCACTCATAGGACTTTTAGGAAGAGATTCTAAATCTATCTTATCTATATCCCTAAAAAAATTTATTATATCATCACTATAATAAAACCATTCTCTACCATACTCTGAATATAATAAATTTCTAAATTTATATTGAACTCTCTTTTCTACATCCTCTGAAAAATTAGGGATTTCATATAGCAATTTAAATCCAGGATTATGCATCTTATAAGCCATGAATCTGATATCTTTTCTAGAATCTTCTGTATAACCTATTTTAAGAAGGTCTAACACTTTCTTAGTTTCTTTATTATAATATGTTGTTTCTATTAAATATATCATAATTAATTATCTTTTCTTTTTAATAATTCATATCCTCTTACTCTCTTCTTTTCCCCATCTATAACCTCAGTAGATTTATATTCTTTTATCTCAAAATAATTAAGAATATCATTAGCTTTTGGTACTGCAGTATAATTTATCTTTTCATATAAATCTCCTAATTTTACTTTTAAATCAGATAAACTATATTTTTCACCTAGATTAAAATTCTGATGAATTGTATTATTAAGTAATTCTGAAGAGAATGTTACTATTCCAAGTTCCTTTTCTATATAATACTTATCATATTTCAATGCTCTAAGTTTTTGAGGACCAAGTGCTAAATAGTAAGACTTAATATTATCATGCTCCCCAATTTGATCTAATACTACTCCTATTACTTCATCTGAAAACCCATATTCACATAACATTTTTAGTTTTGCTTTAAATGTACCTAATTTTTGATACTCTCCCAAGAATTCAGATACCTTTTGATTTATTATATCATCTGAGGATAGAGTATTGTGAATAGTGGAGAATACAGTAAACCTATCTTTATAATCTATTTGTTGTATTCTGAAAGCTCTAATCTCATTAACCAGAACGAGATTATTAAGAACTGGGACTAAATTTGATCCAATATGCTCATTTACTGCTATATAATCATCTTTATAATTATAAGATTTAGTATTTTTCTGATAAGTTTTAGCTAAATTATATTTAGCATCATCTGGTGCAGATTCGAAAGATCTTAATAGATCGCTCGTAGCCTTCTTTTTTCTTTCAAGTTCTTTATCAAATTCCTCTTGACTAATTTTTCTGTAGTCACAAGTAGATCTATAATAAAATATAGCTTCATTCTTCCAAGGATTTTCAAATAATCTTTGACGACCTAGTATTTGGGGAAGATCTTCACTAATATCAACAGCTAAAGAGTCTATATTACTATCACTAAATATAAACGATCTTGCACATGTAGAATAAAAGTCTGCCCCTAAGTATACAGTTCTAGTACAGAATGTAAACATTTTTGGTTTAACTCCTTTTAGTGGAACATCCCCTATTGTAAAACCTTTCCCTAATCTTTTTTGAATTTTTTTGAGATTATCTGGTGTATTACTACATAATATATTAACCTCTTCTGGTTGGAGATCACATTTCTTTATAATACTAACTATATGATTAACTGAATTTACATAGAATACTGCTTCATCCGATATTACTCTAGTAGGATATCCATTTACCATTCGAACTGCGGATTCAAAGTTACCATCCTTGTAAGACTGAATAATTTCTGGTAATTTAGTACCTACTGATTTCATTGTTAACACCTTAAGAGATGGTTTTAATACTCTGGTTGAATCTTCCTTACTCCAGTCCATATTAATATATGGAAGATCATTAAATTCATCTAACATATTAAGATACTCTTCCAACATAGGGGTAGCACTAACAAATAGAGCTGAATGAGATTGCTTAAGAATATCTAAAAATTCTAATTCAGTATCCGATTTAAACTTAGAATCATGTAGGATAGTTTGAAATTCATCTATAATAGTATAGAATGATTGGAATATACCAAGACTTTCTAGGATATCTTTTACAATTCTATAAGAATCATATGTTACTAGAATTTTATAGGGTTTTCCATAAGACTTTCTAAAGTTAATATAATCTTTAATTTCATTCATTAAACGATTATATACAGTATTTTTCCCATTAACCATCTCATCTAATTTTTCCATGAATACTTGAGATCGAGTTTTGTCTATTTTGGATAGATCTTTATCTACCTCCGTTTCTTTTTCAAGCTCATTTACAACTAGATAAACCTCAAATTCATGTTGATCTTTTTTATTTTTTAAGAGCATTTTTCTGGGACTACATAGGATAACATTTTCAGGACCATTAATACAATATTCTGTAAATCCGCATCCAGGTAGTTGTTTATTTATAATACATTTTACAGGTAGTTTATAAAATCTAAAGTCTGTTCCTAATTCTAATATAAATCTTATCCCTCTAGGAACAATGTAATCATTTAATTTTTTTATCATACTATTTAATATTTTAATTGTTATTTTTAATACAGAATCCAGTTTAACAATCTCTATGTCTTTTAAAATCGAAGACATAGGAGGATTCCCTTTTCAATCATAAGGAATTGAAAGGATATTATACGCAAAATCGTCATTTAAAATGGGGTAAAAATAGGAATACATAAAGAAGAATGATATCTGAAAAAAAAATTCCACTTTTTTATTTTAAATAAGATCCGCCTCTTGAAGGCGGAAATCTAAATAAAATCTATATACTTAAATAATCGGAAAAAAACTATTATCATTCCCATATATCTTATTCAAAGTTTCTTCCTTAGATCCCCTCAGCGGTAGCGATCGGAGGGGATAGATAACGGGAAGCTCCTTTGTCTTCGAACTTTAAGGACAATTTTGCTCTCTATAGTCCTTTAGATTCTAATATATGAAAGAAAAACCCCAGGCACATTTTGCCCAGGGTGTATTTGATTAATTAATAACCAAATTGAAAATAGCTATCAAAGCCTTCAGTAATATTTTTACTAAGACTGAAGCTACTAGGGATATCACTATGATACTCCCAGCTATCCATACTACAGCGAATAGTACTACATTAAAAATCTCAATGTTCATAATAAATATTTAATTGAGTTTTAGTTAAAAATATTAGAGAATAGAACTATTATATCCAATTTCTTTCAATACTTTAGGATTCTATAGTTTAACTTCTATTCTCTCATATATAAGGCTTTTAGCATTTTTGAGACGGTTAGGAGAAAAGGGTGGTATAGGTATATGTGCTATCCTTTTCTTTTTTCTTTAAGGACAAAACAAAAGAGGGATTTAATTTCCCTCTTCTTTCAGTGCATCATTGATAGATTTTTTAATTAGTTTTTCAAGTTTATCGTTATCAGTTATTCTCTTTCTTACTTTTCGCACTATACACTCATTTATTTTTATGTTATATTTGAATCCTAATCGGTTTCTTTCATAAATTGCATAACTTACTACCTTATCTGTAACACATTCTATAAGTTTACCTGAATCTACTGTTTTATTGAGATCATAATAGAATAAACTACGATATTCTTCGAAGTTTCCAATACCATGATACTGTTCACTTATTGCAGTAATTCTTAACATATCAGACTCTTTCTTTACTATTATTGTGTATCCTAGAGTAGTATTTTCGCTGTATAATTTTTCCGGGTATTTAATATTTATCCCTAATTCATTTAATCTTTGGATAAAATTTACGGATCCATAATAAGTGTTGTAATAATCACTAAGTCCATAACAGATACCTTCTATACTATAGTTGCTTTGATCTTCAAGCCTTTTATCTAATTCCTCCAGTGTCATTGTTTCTCCTGGAGTAAATTCCATTATAATTTCTTGTATTCCTAAATCTATTTTTCCAAATCTATCAAAATAAACTGTTTCTGTTCCACATATATTGCTATCCTCATCATACTTCATAGCAATAATATATCCCCCTATTTCCATAAGTAGCGGGACATGTTTTTCTGAGTTGTATCTAGCTAGTACAACTTTAGGTTTTTCGAAATTTACTACGTTTTGTAAAATCTGTTTCATATTCTTTTTCCTTTCTTTTAAGTTTATTTTATTCATATATAAGGCTTTTAAGAATTACTACCAGGGAGAAAGAAAAAGGGGAGATTTTACACTCCCTCTTTATTTTTTAATTTTTCATTGATAAGTTTCATTAACTCTTCATCACGTTCATCCCCTAGTAAATCCACACTAGTACATGTTATATCGTAGTCATGTAAAAATCCAAATATCTCTTTACGCATATTTATTTCAGATTTTAGTTTTTCAACGAGATCTCTGCAAAAATAATCATATCGTCTGCTATAGTCTTCCTTCTCTGAGTAAGGATAGAAAGAATTGTTATCTAAGAATTCAACTTCACTTACTAAATGATCAAAATCCTTAGTTTCTATACTAGCAAGGCAATAATCTTTATCCTCTCTGTAAGTAACTACATTTAGATCATATTTCAGTACAGTATTTTTGCAGTATAAGTCCTCTGAAAACTCAAAATTTATATCAAACTCTGTCTTCAATAACTCACAAACCTTTGGAGAATTAATTCGATATCCTCTTAGGTAATTAAGTTCTTTTACGTCATCCTCTGCTACTTGGCGTAATCTTTCAAGAATATCTACTACTTGATCTACTGTTAATGTTCTAGGGATATATTCTATAACTTTTTCAACCCCTGGATTTACAGTTTCAGACTTGTCAATGAAAAATGTTCGTGATTTTATAAAGGCGCCATGTTCATTATATACCATCTCTACGATATATCCATTAAGTTCCACAAAATCATAGCAACCTTTACTGTCTTTTCTTAATACTAATGCAACTTTAGGTTCATTAAAGTTGTACATGTTTTGTAAAATTGTCTTTTCCATAATTCATTTTTTTTAAGTTTTTATTACACATATAAGGCTTTGAGAGGGGAGAGAAAAAAGGATATAAGTTTTTTATTATACCTATATCCTTTTACAACGTTAACTAAAATCTTCAGAGATGGTGAATCTTAAACCGTCGCTATAAAATTCTCCATATTTATTTGGCTTATATTTTTTTAGTTCTGGAGGGGTTATCTGAGAATAATCAAAATATGAACAGATTTCGCTTGGGTGTTCATTATAGTAGCTCTCTAAGTCATATCCTTTATCCAAGATTCCTTTTAATTCACTCTCCCAAAATTCATCGGCCGTATATTTACCACCATATTCATCTTTTATTATGACATTATTTTTCGCGAAGAACTTATTTATGCCTTCACGAGTAAGTTCATAATATTTTCCGAGATTGGCGTTAAATAAAAACTTCCACCCGCCCGATCTTTTTCCTAGGTGTATCGTTTTTGTTATCTCCTCTAAAAAATCAGCTGCTTCTTTGAATTTGTTTTCGTCAATTAATTTTTTCGCTTTTTCTTTATCCCTTTTCTTTACTGGGATTACTGCATAAAAATTCGTTCCCATAATGTATATCTTTTTCGTTAATAAATACATATATAAGAAAGTCAAGGGAGAAAAAAGAAGTAGAAGAACTTTTTATCGTCCTTCTACTTTTCTTAGGTTTTATTAGCTAATGATTCTTTTTGCCTTTCATTCAACAATCCAATGTTATTTTTATTGAACTGTAGGATTGCCCATCTAGAGATTTTTTGAGATTCATAATCCCCATTCTCTAGTGTTTCTTCTAAAAACTCTAGATTCGTCATTGAACTAGGTTTTTGTCTTAGCAGGAAGAAGAGATTATCTACTTTTTTATCCCATTCTTCCAAGCTTTGTTTTTCTCTGAACTTTTCTTTATATTGTTCAGTCTTTTCTGCGAGACTCTGGAACATATCAAATATTTCCGGAGATTTCTCAAGTACCAAACCCACAAATTTTCCAATGTTTTCTAAGGTTCGGTTTGCTCTTTTTTCTGCCAACTCATCCAATTTTTCTTGAGCGGCTATTGATGACGTTACTGTACTTGTCACGTCAATCTTCATTTTCACTTCTCCTACCTTTGGAATAGGGAAGGTTGTTTCAAAATTTGATGTAGCATGTCCTGTAATTTCTGGCTTAATCAAATCAGCCGTTATCTTGCTGTTTACTACATTCAATTCATTCATTTTGTTAATCTTTTTCATAAGTTTTTCTTTTTAAAAATTAAACTCCTTTAAGCTTTTATCATTGCTTAAGGAGTATTGTTTTACATTATTTTTTCTCATATATAAGGCTTTCAGTATTTTTGAGATGGAAAATATTTTTAATACAGAATCCAGTTGGAAAAAAAATAAAATAATTAACTATTATAAATCTAGAGAACTTGATCAGGATTCTAACCTGAGATTCTAAGATAAACAATTATCTTAGTGTTTTGACCCGCTAAACTATCTTGTCTATAGATTCAGTTAATTATTTTAATTTTAATTTTGTTGTTGTGTCGTTTAAAGTTGTTTAATTTTGCACCTCATAAACGTAGAAGTTCTGAAGAGATTAGTGAGATTTAAACCTTACATGATTTTTCAGTTCTTCACAAGCTCAAGCTATACATTACGCATTTCTTGAGACGCCTATGATGTCTTTTTTTTTGTTATTGTGTCTTTTAATACATTTATAAGATTTTCCCGGTTTCTCAGACGGTCGAATTTTTTATTAAACAGAAAAAAAAATAACCGAAGGGAAAAGAGTTTTATATATTCAATTCATCTCTCTTGGCGCCCCTTCGGTTGTCATTTAATTTTTGAGTAGGTTTATTTATACCATACTCTTTTTATTTTATAAGAAAAGAATAACAGTTATTTATTTTATTGGCAATAGTTATATATTATTGATTGATATTCTTTTCATATATAAGGCTAACAGGTTTTTTTGGGCGGTTAATTTCCTTAATATTGTAATTATTTAAAATTAGAAAAATGACACAGGAAGAAGTTTGTAATTATTTTGAAAAGAATTATCCAGAAATGGACTTGTATGAAACTGAAAAAGGAAGTTTCTTTGGAGGATATGATGGAATGGATCAACTAGAAATTTTTGGAACTAACCTAGTAGTGTTTTGTGTAGAAAAAGTTAAAGGAAAATATGTACCTAAACAAAAATATTTTTCTTTCGTAAACAGTACAGAGGAAGAACTAAAAGAATTTCTAGAAAAATATCTTTAAGAAATAAAAAGAGAGGTTTAACTTGACTTTTAATTAGTCAAGACCTCTCTTTATTTTTTTTATTCTGTATATTTTATTATATGTATCTCAGGAGTATAATTTCCTCTAGTTTGTTGAGATACATTCATAAATTTTATTCCAGATACTTCACCTCTTTCTGGGTAATGTATGTGACCAAACACGTGATACCTTGGATTGATCTCTAAGACTCTTTGTGATAATGCTAGATTTCCAGGTTCATCTTTTCCATACCACCTCTGAGATTGTTTTATACATTCAAGTTGATATATTCTAGGGGCTTCATGAGTTACTAAAATATCTATCCCTCCAGGAATTTCTAAGATATCAGTATTTCCAGGTTTATGTGGAAAAGCATGTAACCATAGAGAAGTTCTAGGATTTCCATATATCTTTATAGATTCTCCGGTTATTCCAGAAATATATTCATACTCTTCATCAACTAGAACTTTAGTAGAGTATCCAAATACCTTTCTAAGTGTGAAAAAATCATCATAATGTCTTTCGATCCAGTAGTCATGATTTCCAGGAACTATTATAATTTCTTGAAGATCCGGAAATATTTTCTTATTCATGAATATATTCTGGTAATTATATTCAAGCCACTCTTCTTGATACATAACTTCATCTGTGGGACATAAATCTCCAGCAATAATTAGAAGTTCGATTTCTGGATAACATTTTGTCTGTAAATCATAAACATAACCGTGAATATCTGATAAACAACCTATTTTTATCATTCTTTCTTTTCCTCCAACATAAACTTCATAATTTCTATAACATCGTCTCCTGTAGTTATATTAAGTTCATTTTTCAAGCGTTTATATGCATCATATCCCATAGTATCGTCATCTTTATAATTAAATTCAACAGGTCTGATCTCTCCTGTTACATATAATATTACTTTACAGGGTCTTCCAGGATTAAAAAATGACTTCTTTGGTTCTGAACGTTGAAATACTACTCCATATATAGCAGATTTTCTAAGTAATGATTCTCGAATTCTCATACCACCTCTTCTTTTATAAATTCTACTTTATGAGTACCTCCTTGTTGTGAAGGTAATATTAAGAGTCCACCATTCCTTAAGGCTTTTCCAAGAGGTGATCTAGAAGTAAACCATTCTCCCAGGGGTTTAAGTTTTCCCTTGAGTGTTCTAATCTCCTTTTCGAGTTCTTGATACTTTTTATTTTTCTTGTTATACTCAGATTGTTTTGACTCTAGTTCTTGAATCTCTTTTAGAATTGGTTTAACTTTTTCTTCATAATCTTCTTGTGAGATTAAGTTTTTAGTCTGATTCATTCCTTCTTTTACATACATTACTTTGAATGTTTCTTTAATTAAATCTTTCATAATATTTCTTTTAATAAATCTTTACCAAATATTAATTTAACTTTAGATACTACACTATATAATTTCGCTTCAGATACTACTGTATTGTTCGGTTCTTTATAATATATAATATTATTTTCGAAGTCAAGTTTATATACTTTCCTTAAGTAAAATTTTCCAGAGATACTGATAACAACTTGATCATTTGGTTCTAAAGAATCAATATCTAGGACTAATTCTGTTGCTATTATCATATTCTTGTAAAATTCTTCTTGACCTTTCTTATCTCCGGTAGGGTGGAAAAATAAATAATCTCTTTTGTCGTTCTTATATTTGATTAATTCTTGATAATATTTTTCTTGGCGAGTAACACATTCTGAAAGTTTATATACTTTCATAGATTGTAAGATGATATCAACTTCAGAAACTTCATCTATCCAAACATCACGAACAAAAATTAGATCTCTTCTTCGTTTTACTAACCATACATAAAATAATATATACCATATTATTACTGTAATTCCAATAAAACCTAAAAATAGTAATTTGTCATTTTCTATCATAATTTTTTATATTTTTATTATACATTAATAAGGAAAATAGAGTCAAAAATTACTCCATTTCAAAATCCTTAAAGGCCTTATATATGAAGATAAATAGATATCTTACTAGAGAGAATTAATTGATATATAATAATGTCAGTTAGTTCTCTTTTTTTACTTTGAAGAGACAATAACAATAAAAATATAATGGAAAGAGAATTTAGATGTAGTCATTGTCAAAAAGAGCTTCAGATTCAAGGTAGTCTGAGGAAACGAGCTGATTGGTATATGATAAAATCAGAACTTTGGGATTTAGTTATAGAGAATAATAAAATTCCAAAAGATAAATGGGGACATACCTATTTATGTGTAGATTGTCTTGAACAGTTATTAGGTCGAAAATTATGTTTAGATGACTTATGGGTTAAAGATGGTAGAGAAATTCCAGCTAATTATTGGTTAATCAGGGAAGTTATGGAGACGGATCCTGAACTGGCTAAAACAAGAATAGATAACTTGAAGAAAGAGTTGGAGTATTTATTATTATCTCCATTTAAACCCAAAAAAGCAATTAAAGAAACAAGAGATCTGATTCAAGATTTAGAACAACTACCTCCTTTGTAACAGAAGAGGAGGTTTAGAGACAATTAAATTAACAAAAGTGCAACGTCCGAAGCAATTAGAGGACAGAAAACAATTAAGAAAATGAAAAACTTAAAAGAAATTTGGTCAGGAATTCGTTTAGATGCAGAATTGATCAAACAAAATTACAATGCAGAACTCTTAGGTATAGGAGTTCACGGAATGACTAGATTAGCAGTAAAACTTGAAGATGCTGATCTTGAATTCATACAAGGCTCGCTTAAAGAGCTTTATGTATCAGAGAACGATAAAGATTATACAGTTAGATCTTTCGTTCGAATTACAGAAAAGAATGAAGAGGGAAATTACGAAACTTATTATATGGTGAAAATTGAACACCTTAGAGATAGTGACAAATTTCGGTTTACATTACAGACAGGAGGTCCAGATCCAAAGAGAAAGAAAAGACTTGGAGTGGATATGTTTGAATGTACATCAACCGAAATGAAGAATATAAGATCCTGGAAAAGTGTTTTATCAGGGTTTTCTTGTTTAGTATAATTCTTTTTCCATTCTTGGCCGGGGATATAAAGTCTCCGGCTTTTTTAAACCAATCAAAAGAGATTTATTAACAATTTAAAAGAAAGGAATAAAATTATGATTACAATGAACATGAACAGTGATGAGATCTTTAAAGAATTGAAAAGAGATTATCAGACTATACTAGATGTAGTTAATAGAGAAATAGATAAAAATAAACATAAAATATTAAAGATTTATCAACAAACGAAGTCTCCAGTTCCGTTTAAGGAGACGAAGATTATTAATGTATCAAGAAATCAATATCGAGCAATTATTGAAGCATGGCCTAATAAAAGAGAATTTTCAAAAGGGACTACCATTTATACTATCGTAAATAATGGAATAACTGGAAAAAAGAATGCTATATTATTCCCATCACTTGATGTTAATTTGAGGAATATTGTAATATTCGAAGCACATTTTATGAGAAGGTATCGCGAAAGATATCTAAAAATAGATAATATTGACTTTGAAAAGATTGTAGATATTTATCTAAGATCTAATTCTGCAATGATTACAACAATAATTCCTGAAGTTCAAAAAGAGGGAGAATGGAATTTAGAAGGAAAATTGAATGATGGAGTTGCCTTAGGAATTTTTCAGAAAGATACAAAATTTTTCCGTTTTATTACATATGTTAGTAATGAAATGTTAAGAGAAAATCAGATACATTTAACTGATGATTCTCCAACAGGACAAATACTTCAAATGTATCAAAAATTAAAACAGGAGGATAGATTTGCTTGGAGTAATGCTGTTTTATCAGCAGGAGGTCTTGAAGGAGTAAATGAATATTTTTAATGGAGGGGATTAATCCCCTTCTTTTTTCTTAAAATATTATATATGAAATAAAAATATAATTTATTTTTTGTGATAAGTAAATTTTTTTTATTTTCCGTATATAATTTCCTTAAAGCCTTATATATGTAATAAACTTAAAAAAGAAATTATGGAAGAATATGAAGAATCGTTTAACTTCGGAGAAACAATTGTAGAAGTAGCAAAAGAGAAGCAAAGGACTATGAGTGATGAAGAATATCAAGAGTGGCTTTGTCAGTTAAGTGATGAATTTGCTTTTTTAGATTGAATTTGGAATAGGTTTAGTGATGATGAAACTACTAAACCTTTAATTTTCTTATATATGTAGTAATAAAAATAAAATTATAAATGTTAACATTAGAAGAAATTTATAATAAGTATTTAACAACGGATCGTATAGAAAACGATCCAATAAAAGAAGAATTACTTAATAATTTTGCTCCAAAAAGTGAGGAATTTCTTTCAGCAGAATATATAAATACTGTAATTAATAATCCTTTAATTAATAAACAAGAACTTAAGAAATTATATAAACCGGGAATACCAATTATTCCCATTGATAGGTTTGATTTTTCTATTGTGGATTATCCACCTGTTTTTCTTACACGAGAATTAGAAATTACTGAAGATTTAGGGAAATTAATATTTTCTGAAGTTATCGAAAATAATCCAGATACTTATACTTATAAACAGAAAATTGGTGAGTATGAGTGGGAGTATACGATAGATCGCTCTGTACCTTATTATAAAGTTATCTATAATTGTGAAGTTCGTAATAAATATAAAGAATATTATGATGATTATATGAGAACTCAGAAGATATACATATATTATCTTCCTTCTTTTAATATTTTTAATAATAAGCCAATTGTTAGGGAAGTATATAAGGATCACTATAATAGAGAATTTAAAGATTCTAAAGGAAAACGTATAATACTAAATTGTAGTAATTGTGTAGCGTTTTCAGAGAAGATGCTAGAAGAACAATTTAATGTTTTTAAACGTATTGGAATTAGAAATATGTCAAATAGAATTACAAAAATGGAAAATAATATAAAGTCCATAGAAAAAAGAATAGAGGAGCTTAATAAGAGTAAAGATGAGCTTTTAGAGAAGTTTTTCTACGAAGAGGAGAGGTTGAATGAATTATTTAAATTATAATAAAAGAATATGGAAAAGTACTTAGAATTATCAGATGTTATGTTAGTTCCTGATAATCTTAATTTAGGATGGACTAACTCTGGAAAACTTGATTATTTTGTTTTAGATGATCAGGAAGTTACGGGGGTGCCAAAAAGTTTACCCATCTTTACAAGTCCGATGGAAGCTATTGTTGGAGTTGATAATTGGAAAGTATGGCAAGATTCTGGAATTAAGCCTATCCTCCCTAGAACTGTTGAACTTGGAACTAGACTTGAAGCGTGTGGATTTATCTTCTGTGCGTTTAGTCTTCAGGAGGTAAGAGAAAATTTTATAAATATAGATCAAAGAGGTTCAACTCAACAATTTCATATCTGCATCGACTCTGGAAATGGTCATGATGTAGCTCTTATGGAAATTGGACAGAGATTAAAACAGCTCTACGGAAAACAGGTTATCTTGATGGGTGGAAATATAGCTAACCCTAAGACTTACGAAGTGTATAGTGGCGCCGGATTTGATTATGTACGTGTCGGAATATCATCTGGATCTTTAGTTGATCAAGATAAGTATGGGTTTCATTATCCTATGGCATCTATTCTCGGCGCAATTAATTCACTTCGAAAATCAGGAAAAGGTAGACTTCGGGATGTTAAAGTTATTGCAGATGGTGGTATTACTTGTCACTCGGATATCCTAAAAGCTATTGCCCTTGGTGCTGATTATGTAATGATTGGTCGTGAGTTTGCTAAGATCTTGGAAGCATCTGGAACAATTTATAAAAGAACAGTAAAGTCAGATCAGGATATTATCGAAGAAGTTCAGGAGTTAGGAGGTTTAGTTAATATGTCTCCTATCGAATTATCTGAGTTAGATTTAGTTAGACAATACTTCGGAAATACTACCCCTGAGATGCAAGCACTTCGAGCAGGTTATTCAGATGTAAATTCTTGGAGATCGTCAGGAGAAAAGCCCAGAGTAAAAGTATCAGATTCGGAATGGACTTGGGTAGAGATTGGAACTACTTTAAAGGATTGGATACAGGGTCTAAAGGAGTGTATTAATTATGGATTTATGATGTCAAACGCTAAGTCTTGGAAGGAATTTAGAGATAATACTTTAGTTATTAGAGTAAGATGAGTTCAGGTGAAGAGAAAATAGATAAAGATGTATGGGGAGAATATTTGAAATTAGGTTCTCCAGTTCCGATAGTAGCTATTCGAATTCTTGAAAAATATTCGTTAGTAAGTTATAATTGGGATGATTGGAATGATTTTTATACTGATCTTAAAGAACAAATTATTTGGATGAATAATAAATACTTTCAAGATAATCTCCTTAATCCTCCTAAGATAATTTACAAAGAAGCACAACTTATAAAAACTATTAAAGAATCAGTTGAGTTTTATTTCTTTAAAGGACGTAGAATTTATACTGCATCTGAATTAAATATTATCGAATTGATATCTCATTGTGGAAGAAGAGGTATTATGTCTGGAGATATGTGGGAATTTTATAGAAAGGAGTGTATGCCTGTTAAGTTCGATGACCTAACTCACTTTGTTAAATGAAAACGTACCTTTTTGTGAAAGAAGTACCTGATTTTGATAAACTGGGACATTGTATAGTTTTTAAAGAATTTATAAAGATTATTGCATCTTCTAAAAATGAAGCTCAGGAGAAACTTGAAGAACAACTAAGACCTAGATATCCAAAAAGAAAGAACTATGAACAAGAACTTAAAAGATGGAAAATAACAGAGGAAGATATATTTTAATACTGAAAATAGATGTAACGGATAAAATGATTGATTGGTTTCCAGTAACACTTGATGATTCTGGAGAGATTACAAATGAAAAACTTGAGATAATTAAAACTTGTCTTTTACATAGATGGAAATATCAAAATCCACCTATCTTAAAACAGAAAGATTTTATTAAAGAGATTAAGAATACTATATCTGAATCTCGAGTGTTTTATGTTCCTTGGGGAATTACAGCAGAATTAATTATATCTAATTGGATTGATTTTTATCACAGTAGACCAATTCCTTCTGAGATTGAAAAGATTTTTATTAACTCAAAACCAATAGAAAATTTATGGCAACTTTTTTAATTGATTATGATGGTACTTGTGTTCCTAATCTTCCTGAATCTGGTTTTTCAGAGGTTGATACAGGAGCTGAAAGGGTTTTGAAGAGAATAGTTTCCGCCGGACATAGATTAATTCTTTGGACTTGCCGAAATAACTCTAGAAATAATCCATATAATTACATCGGAGGAAAATTTAGAACCGAGACATCTTTAGAAGAAGCCGAGAGATGGTTTCGAGAAAGAGAGATTCCGTTATATTGTGTAAATGATAATCCAGAGGAAGAAGGTGTGATTGGATATGCAAGAAAAGTTTTAGGAGATTTTTTGATAGATGATACAGCTCTTGGAATACCTCTTAGATGGGGTGAAGCTGAGTATGTAAATTTTGATACTGGAGAGATAAAAACTATATATACCTCTTGTGTTGATTGGGAGGCTATTGAAGTAATCTTAGAAAGAATGGGAATGTTATAGAAGTTATGGAAGTTTATAAAGTAGAAATAGAAGTGCCGGATATTGATTTTTGTTGGTACTTTATATTCGCTAAATCTAAAGAATCAGCTATTAAAATTTATGAAGAGTATTCAAAACCTATCATATTATCGACGCGAAGTACTGATATTTTAAAATTTGGAGAATATCGAGCCTTCTTAAAGAAATTTGGAAAGTTGATAAGACTCCCTGGAATAACTTCATCAACAAAGATAGAAGGAATAAAAGTTGATTTAACTGACAGATCCTTTTCTTGGAAAAAGTCTTAAAACCTTACTTTTGAGATAAACCAATAAAACCCAAGAATCATGGAAAAAGAATTAAAACAAAAACAAGGAATTAATTATGTTAGAGAAGATGGAATTTTAAGAATTGGGACTAAACTTGTAATATCTCCAGAGATTATCGGTTTTCCCGAAGTTGAAAGAGAGAAAGAGTACAGAGTTACTAATGTTGAAAAAGTTATAAAATTGGATTCTCCTAAGCCAATTTATTATATAACTCTTGATGAGTTAGGTGAAAGAGTATATACAGATGGAATTTTTTCAATTGTCCCAACAAATTTCAATGTTTATAGATGGAAAGGATATTACATCTTAGCACTCTCTGAAGAACAAGCTCAAAGAATCTGGAATACGTGGATAGATAACTTAGAGATTGTAGCAGCTGATGGAAGACCTAAGATGTATAAGTTTGTAAATAACTTACAAAATCGAGGAGATCAAGAATTATTTCCTAGAATCATCCGACGATTACATTCAGAATATTCATTTCCTTGTATCGTTGAAGACTTAGAATTCGAAAAAGAGCCTGTTTATGTTTATAAATTTCCAGGTTAAAACCAAAAGAAGACTGTGAGAAATCCGGTCTTCTTCTTTTTGCTCTTTACAGCGATTCAGAATCTTAATTAATGGTAAACATATAGATGTGTTTTGTTTGTTAGTATTAGTTTTTAAAGTTTAATAGAAGTCCCTAGTCTGTGAAGATTGGGGATTTTTCTTTTTCTAGGCTTCAAAATCTTATAATTGAATAAAAACATTTAATTATTATAAATTATGGAAAATAAAACAATTAAAGATTTTAGAAGTTTTTATAAGTCTCAGAATCCTTTTAAGATGACTAGTTTTGATGATAAACTTCATAAAATGTCAGAAGCTAGAGGAGGTTATATTAATCCTTATATTCTTGAGGAATCTGAGAGAAATATGTCTCAGTTAGATATTTTTTCTAAACTTATGAGCAAACGTCAAATTTTCTTCGGTACAGATGTAAATTCAGATAGTGCAAATATAGTAGTTTCTCAATTATTATATCTAGATTCTGTAGAAAATGCAGATATTACTATGTATGTAAATAGCCCAGGTGGAGAAGTTTATAGTGGAAATTCAATACTTGACTGTATGGATTTTGTAGAATCAGATATTAGAACTGTTTGTACTGGTTTAGCAGCTTCATTTGGTGCTATGATTTTGATGTGTGGAACTAAAGGTAAGCGTTCAGCACTTAGAAGGGCAACAATAATGTGTCATCAACCGCTCGGTGGGGCAAGTGGTCAAGCAAGTATGATAGAAATTGAATGTAAAGAAATCTTGAGGCTAAAAAAAGATCTTTATGAAACTATCGTAGAGCAGACAGGAAAAACTTATGAAGAGGTTGAAAAACTTTGTGATAGAGATAGTTGGATGACTGCACAGGAAGCATTAGATTTTGGAATTATTGACGAAATCATTAGAAAGAAATAATAATCAAGAGAGTTGTTTGGAATTTCCAGGCAGCTCTTTTTATTTTCTTATTATGGAAAAGAATAATATAATAAATATTTTGTCAGATCCTGAAGTTTCAATGGATCAAAAATTTCATGAATATTGTAAGTTTTATCAAGAGTATATCACAACACCATTTAATGATTATCTTGAGCCTATAATTTCTGACGCAGTTCAGGAATTTTATCCAGAGTTTCATATTTTTCGAACTGTTTTTTGTTTAACGGGAGGAAAGTTTGATTATAAGATCTCTTTCACCAGACTTAAGGAGATATATAGATATTTTTCAAATAAATATTCTTTTGGTGGTAGAGAAATAGAAGTGCAGGTCAAAACATTCAAACATGATTTTACAAGAAACCTAGAAAAGAGTTTTAAGAATCTTTTAAGTAATCCTTTCATAAGTGATGGAAATGATGCAAGAGTAGATATCTCTGGGTTAGACAGCTTTTATAAAGAAAGTTTACCTTATGGATATTATTACACTACTTTCGAAAGTAAAGATGAATTTCCTTTACCACCTGAAAGAGATTGGAGGATTAAGACTCTAGATATTTCGCTGTTTTCTTCCGGCCGTTTTGTAATTACTCCATATTTAACAAATTATATCATACACGACAATGAGAGGTAGTGGATTTTTATTGGGAGTATTATGTTCTGGATTAGATTTAAATAAGAAATTCAGACAGTATTGTAAGGTTAGATGGGAAAATAATACGGCCGAACTTACAACAGCGGATCCTAGAGCAATTGAAGAGTTTTATCCTGAATTTCCTGAGCTATATGATTATTTCTTTAGTTTGGGAGAAGTAAAAGAACCAGCACATCCAATTAATGAGGGATATCTTAATGTTTCAAAGATATTATCATTAAAGAAAGACTTAGAAGAATCAGTTATGCCTTTTGGATTCATTTCTGGAGGTTCAGTTTCTAAAAAATTTATGGAAATTGTTAATATAATTGAATCATCTGTAGTAACTAACTTTTATACTAAAAATTACTTAAAAATATATTTTAGAAAAGCATGGAAAGAAGTTGGAGTTAATAGAAGCGAGTTTTGGGAAGGTGATTTATTTTATATGTCAGGTGGTAAAATATGTTTAGTATTAGATTTAGATAGTGATAGATATATAGCAGTAAGTAGTCATGATTAGTTATATTTCAATCTATACTTCAGATGTAATAAAAGGATTAGAGTTATATAATAAATGTTTGAAAGTAAATCCAGAAAACCACCTTTGTATGGAAAAGACCTAGAAATTTTAATTCCTTGGGCTGATTGGAATAATTATACTAATATTCTTTTTCCAACTCTCGGAGAACTTAGGTCTCTTGAAATTAAAGAGTATTTATGGGAGACAGATCAGAAATTAGAAATTTTATCTTCTAAAGCAATGGAAGGATTATATAAATCTAAGTATTTTGATCTCTTAGGTAATTTTATTGGAGTAAATCAACAGAATGAGTTTTGGTTTTTTGATGGAAATAATAGATTAAGAGATGTTTTTTCTATTCGTTTCAGTGATATTGGTACTGGTATTGTTACGGGTTATTCTTTAATGAATTATTTTGAATTAGGTTATGTTGTAGAAAAAGAAATATTCTATAGAAGATTTATAAATAGTGATCCAAAAAGATTTGAATCCCTTAATAATGTAATTAAAAAATATAAGAATTATGAATGAACAAGAAATGGACTTTAGAATAAATTGTATTTTAGCCAGAGCTAGAAACATAATTTATTATAGAAGAATTGATAATCGTCCTAGATGTCAATATATTCACACAGTACGAGGACTTAGACAAGATACTAGAACTTTATCCCTAAGTCTTCCTAATACTGAAAAATATAAAGATATTAAGGAATTATTTGGGAGGATAGTAAGAACAATTCCTCCAAAAGTAAAATCGGAAGAGTGTGAGGAGGTTATTATGAAGGTAGCAGAGATCCTTATGACTCCCGAAGAAATTCAGCAACTTCCAGTATTACCAATTTCAGAAGAACAAGTTTTCGATGAGTGAAAGTACTAATATTGAACAACTTAAAACTTTACTCTCGATTTTAAATAATGAGGGTTGGTGTATTCAAACTAAATTCGAAGCTTTTATTGGTTATCTTAGAAAATCTGAGATCTTAGATATTATTGATGATTCACCTTATTCTAGTTTTATAGATATTTTTTATCAGTATGGAGAAGAGTTGTGTAGAAGCATTAATTATGATGTTTTATATGCAGCCTATGATCTTAAGAAAACTTTAGGGTCAAAAGAATATAAGGAGTATGTTAAAACTACACGGAAATGCATTGAAGTTATAGTAACTGACTATAAAATTAGTAATATTGTTGCTTCCGTTAATCCTGTATTAAGAGATCCTCGTGAAAATTTACAAGGTTATTTTGGAACTATAAGAATATCTTCAGTTGATAAAATATTCTTAAATGGGATGAAACCTCAACTTGGGATCGGTTTTTCTGATTATATTGATTTCCTTAAAGTAATATTTCGGAAAGATTGGAAGTTTGTAATAGATGGTAATAAAGATAAATTATTCATATATAAAAGAACAGTATGACTAGTAGTAAAAGAAAAAAAGAAAGACGTCATCAAAGATATCTTAGAAACGTTAGAAAAGAAGTAGAGTATAAAAAAGAAGCTTGGGAATCTGGAAAATTAATTGAAGAAAATCATAACCAAGGACCATATTCTGCTGGTTATAGTATTGAACTTGGAGATAGATTGTATAATATTATTCAGTCTTACAAGGAACAAGCTTATCAAAATCCAGAGTGTCCAGGTGGAGATAATGATTTTATGTTGAAGAAATTTAGAATGTATAGAATGAAAATTCGAGATTTCATTTTACATTACAATCCTGACATCCCAAAGACTAATGCATATGAATATTTGAAATCAGCAATAGAAGCTTATTGGGATCGACCAGAAAAACTACTTTTACTATTATGATAACATTAGAAAAATTAATTTTTACAAAAGAATTGATTATCTCAGTATCAATTGAAAAATCAATTGTTTTAGAAGAAAGATATCGATTTTATCCAGAATATACAAAAAAGTTCCTTGGGTTTATCAAATGTCGTCAAAAGAATTATATGAGAGATATGATTTACTCACAAGAATCTAGAAAATATGAAAATATTGAACCGGGACAATCTATAAGACTTCCAAATTCAGTATTTTATTGTGGTGTTAAGGATGGAATAATAGGAGAAGATATGTATTCTGATGGATCTTATAAAGTATATAGACTTCCATATATTATAATTTACTATAAAATCGATATGTATGGGAATAATATAAGAAGAAAAGAATATACATTTAAAACAGAAAAAGAATTAAATGAGTTTCTTAATCTATTATATGAAAAGGGTCTACTTACTGATAAGGATTTATTTTATGATAGAACTTCAAATAAATTAATAAAAAATGTTAAATTATGATGAAAATAGGAAGATTATTTAACGACTTACCCTCAATTAAAGATTATAGAGTTACAAAGATAGAAATAAATCCAGAATCATTAAAACTTGAAGATCATAAGTTCTACTTTGTTTATAAAGAAAAGTACACAACAGAGAAAAAAGTTTTTGGATTCTTTAAGAAAACAGAAACACATTCTAAGATGCATAATAATGTAGTGGTTACTGGAGGAAGTTCGGACACCGAAATAGTAAAGAATTTTAATTATCTTAAATGTATTCCAGGAAAAACAATTCTTGATCTTTACAGTTATACTAATGTTTTAGGAGAATGTTTGATTTCAGAATCTCAAAATCAGGATGGTTCATATGACTTAGTAAAACTTCCATATGTCAAATTAACTTTTACATATATTGGAGAAAAGTATAATTATCATACAACAACAGATATAGTCTCATTTAGTAATAGTGATGATATAGTAAAGCTCTTGAAAAATTTAGTAGATGATAATTTAATATCTGATGAATTATTTCAAGATAAAGAGACTACAGGGTTAATTACAGATGTTTATAAATATATTAAAAATTATATAAGAAATGGTAAATGATGATATTCTTATAAAATTCGCCAGAAAAAGAGGTTTTTCTAAGACTTGGCCAGATCAAGTTAATAAAATGAAGTCCAGAATGACAGAAATGAAACTTGGATTTCCAGGAATAGGAAATGATCATCTTAGTCTTATGGAATATCAAAATCTAAAACCTGGTGAGATATTTATATATGATCCTTATGTAGAATCAGGTGCAATTGGAGATGAAGCTCCTTTGATGTTAAAGATTTTAGATAATGGATTGTGTTATATAGAAGGTATTGGAGTTGGTTTAGATAGTCAAAGAGATCCAGAACGTATAAAGTTTAGATGGAGAGATACAATTCAGCTTCCACCACTTCCACCGGAATTTTTAGTATTTAGAGTAGATCCAAGACCAACTTTAAATGGAGGTCCAGGGTATTACTATTTTTACAAATCTTATCGAGATTTTAGATACTAATGGAAAATAAAAGAATTACTAAGATTTTCGAAAATATATGTGAAGAGTTAGGAAAAGGGTCATTTCAATACTATTCTACAGTTGTTAAAACTCATTATTTACAAATTACTGGGATAAAAAATCCAGCAGTATTCTTAATTCATTCCGATGAAATAGGTCCTAATGCTTCTGAAGTACCTATGTATATAATTAAAACTAACCCAGAAGGAGATCTTCCAACTGAAGAGCTTGTTACTGTATCTTATAATAATATTGAAAATTATATATATCGTTACTTAGCAGCATTATGATAAACCTGAAAAATATAATTAAAGAAGTTTCAGATATTTTTGGAGATCCTTTGTATGTTGTTCACGATTACCCTGATCAAATAACTTTAGTGTTTTCATCTATGGTATTATTTGAATTAAGAAAAGAATCTTCAGATATTATCGAATATACTATAATTTATCTAGGTACTAAAGAATATAAAATGAAGAAAATAAAAACAACAACTGAAAAAGTGATCTTAGATTCGATTCTTAATTCAGTTGCTGAAGGACTGTAAAAATAATAAGAGAGGTCTTGACTAATTAAAAGTCAAGTTAAATCCTCTCTTATTTTCTTTTTATCCCATTACAATGGATGTATGGGCTACTTCTTTTTCTTTATACTTTACAGTATTTTCTACAAATGTTTCCAACTCTTTCCGATAAGCATTTTCTGCGTTTAGTATCATTCTTCCTCGTTGAATTCCTTCTGAGTAAACTAAACGCTTAGCTCTAGATTCAGCAATTCGTCTTCCTTTTGTTTCATCGAATTTATCATCTTTGTGACAACGAGCAACTGTTTTAACTTCAAAAGGTTCTAAGAATCTCTCTTCACCTTCCCAAGTAAATCGGAAATTGTTTTGACCAGACTTTTTATCATCTAGTTTCGCAGTCATAACACAAGTTACTGTTCTTCTTTTTTCACTCACATAAAACTTTGTAGATAAAAATCTTACTTTCATAATTGTTTATTTTTATTTATTAATACATTTATAAGGAACTCGGGGTTAGTACTTTAAAGTAAACTCTCCATGTCATCTTCCATTTCACGAATTTCCATACTCTAAGTTTTACTCCAAATTTCTTAGCTCTTCTAATGTAATGTTGTATTATTTTTCTTTCATCATAAACCTTACATCCATAGCGTTCTTTTGCTAGATTTTTATTACTCATTATTCCTCGTTTATCTCCGAAAGTCATAATTAATCCTCTATTACAAATCTTAACTGCATTATCAAAGCATTTCATTGGGGTATTAAATGGATCTAAATCTACAATATCAAATTCACATTCTTTTTCATATAATACCCTAACAAGATCTTCAGCAGGGAAATGTAATTTAGCTGGATAATCTTTGTTTATATCATTTGTTAATACTAATCTTCCTCTTGTATACTTTGTCCAAAACGGTTTACTTCCTGAATAAGCATCTAAAATAGTCATTATTCTATCTTCTTTTTCAAGATGTTTTAGAAATTTATCATTGAGATTATATTTCTCTTCTATATGATTTTTATTATAAGTTCCATTCTCTGTTCTAAACTTAACACACCTATTTCTAACAGATGTTTCAGTTCTAGATATAGATTTAGCGATTAATCCATAAGGTATTCCTAAGTCATTAAGTTTCATAATATATGATAACTCAGAGTGGGTGTATTTATCATTTCTTTTCCTCTTCTCAAATAATACTAGAAGTTCTTTGATAGATTTCCCACTAATTTTACCTTCTTTTAGATTTTTTAATACTTCATTTTCGAAAATTTGTTCTAATCTTTCCATTCTTTTAGGTTTTTATTTCAAGTATAAGATTCTCAGGCCAAAAAAAAATAAGCCCGATCTTCGCAGACCAGACTTATTGACTAAAGCAATTTTCATTAACAATAATTTCCATATATAAGGTTTTTAAGGGAAATGTACATAAGAAAGATATAAAACTCTAATAGCCTTAACTATGATCAAAGAAAATTAAAATGAGAATAAAAAATTTAAGATTAAAAAATTTTTTCGCATGTAAAGAAGAAATATCAATAGGATTTTCTCCGACTGGACTTACAGAGTTAATAAGCAGTGATGTTGATTACAAAGTAGATATATCTTTAGATGAATTTCTCAAAGGAATTGGTAAATTTTTACTGAAAAAAGTTAGTAAAGTAGATTTTAGACCATATGATCCTATAGAACCTATTGAAATGTCTATAACTCTTTGTTCTGAAGATTATGATATAGGATATAGTGTTATCTTTACGTTAGATGAGTTTATATCTGAATCCCTTGTTGTAGATCAAAAATTAGCTGTATATGTAGATCAATATGAAATAAGTATAGGAGCAGGATTTAAAGGAACTGGGGAGGATGAAGAAATTTTATTAAATTTATATGAAGTTTATAAATCAACAAAATTTATTACTTCTTTTATTTCTAATTTATCCTATGACTATCCTAATATATCTTATGGAATAGGTAAGTTTTTTGAAAAAGATTTAATAATAGCTGATTCAGGTGAAGGACTTAAATGGGGTATTGATCCATTTATTGAAAAACTCATGAAATATCCTGAATCAGTTCAAGAGAAAGTAAGAAATATTATTCCTGATTTAGGTTTTGGAATAAATAAAATAACTGAAGACTGGAGGATAATAACAGATCATGATCCAACTGGATTATTAAGTATAATTGATCATGGATCAGGATTTAGAATTCTTATGTATATGCTTCCTATAATATTTAGTATTATAGAGGATCCTGAAGAAAGGTGTTTATTTATAACATCAATGTCGGGTCTTCATCCAACTCTTAAAAGGGGTTTGATAGAAAATATTAGATGTGAACTAGGAAATAAAAACTCACAAATATTATATAGATTATGAAATTATTAGAAAAAGGAAACAGAATTACATTGTTTGAAGGTGGTATTGTAGTAGATGAAAATTTATTAAAATATAAAAATCTAGTAAAAGATACAACCGAAAAAGTAACTTTAAGTTCAAAGGAAGACCTTAAGGAATCTGAAGTAAATATAAATTTTAATAGAATAGTAAATACAGATCCTGATTCAATAACTCCAGGACAATTTCTTTTCTTAGAAGGTGAGAAAGAAATAGAAGCTACAGATAAAATTCTAAAAGGTTTATCTAGAGTTAAGGAATTTCTTGGAGACTCAAATGCTAGGAAATTTAATATATCAATTTCAGAAAAGCTATTAAAAATTCTGAAGGAAAATAATTCTTTAATCTCAGGTAGAATTCGGAATCAAATTTTCGTAAATAATAATGATGATTCTGTTAAATATGTTAATACTAATATGAATTCTTCGGGGAATAAGAAAGAGAAGAAAGGTTTCTTAGAAAAATTATTTGGAAAGAGAAAAAAGACAATTACTGAGGATAAGATAGAGGAACCGAAAAAGCTGTATGAAATAAATGTAATAGAATTGTTTGATCAAGTTAAGATATTAGCTGGAAAAGAAAAAGAGTTTAAAGAACGTACTGAAGCTTATATGAGCTTAATTCATAAAGCTACTGTATTAAATCAACAAGCTCAACTCGAAAAATTAATTTCAGAATTAGTTATACATATTTATGAATCAGTTCTAGCAGTTTCTGGAATTAATCATTATATTACAATGTCGGATCTAGTAACTCTTCAGAAAAAATGTGAAAAACAACTTGATATTGATTATATTAAGAATTTCACAAGAGTAATTCCAGATTCAGTTGCTGAAAAGAAAGTACTGGCAGATAATTTACAAGTATTTGATAACTACGTAATTCTGTACTATGATCCTACCGGAAAATCATTCAGTTTAACAGAATATGAAAAAGCTGAAGAGGAGAGAATTAAAAAGGATCCAATTCTATTTGGTGTTATTAAAGATTCGGATAAATTATATTATATTGATTCCTGGATAGATGATCTTTGTGATTTAACATGGGATCAAGTAGTAGAGAAATTAAGTGAAGATAAAACACTATGATTGAAGATAAAGAATCTTTGCAGAAAAGTTATAATATGTTTTTTGATGAACTTCCAGAGGATGTTAAAGAAGTTCTTGGAGAAATGGGTTTATCTGAAAAGACAGCTATGCCAGAACTTTTGAAGTGGCATAAGAGATACTTACGTCTTAGTGCTCTTTACAGTTCTATGAAAGAATCTAAACTGCCCTTAATGAATGGAACTTATATGCTTGTGTCGAAACGATTAGCATTTGTAAGATCCATTTGGGGTATTTATTATGATATCTTGGATGGCATCTCTCATAATGATCCTACTTTGTCAAAAGAGTTATTAAGATTAAAACAAGAAAAGAGAAAAAATGAGTTGTAGATTACTTGAAAAATACTTTGCAGAAAAACATGGAAGTAGTATTGACAAGAGTTTTAGAGGAATACCTATTGGAATGAGTCTATATGATTCATTGAATTTCGTGTATGGATCCCTTAGAATATCTACTTATGACAGTTCTTGTTTAATTATAATTAATGATAGTCGAGTTGATGAAGAAGAGAGATCTTTTATTTGGAGTAGAGTTTCACATAAATCTGTTGGTGAACTTATAACTAGTGGAATTTATGAAGGTGATATTTTAATCCATGAAGATTATCCAAAGTATCTTTTCGAACTTCAATATATTAATGGAGGATGGAAACCTTGTGTAATTTATGGAAGTGAAGGAACTCCAGAGTTAGGTGGTTTTCCTGGAGATCTTAGAGAATATGAGGTTCATTCATGGAAATATGAACATCACCTTTGGTATGCAGATTCCTCAATGGGAGTTAAGAAGCCTAGAGAAGATCTTATTTTCTTAGGGTCTATTGAAAAAGATACTGATAATCTTTTTTTAACTCCAGGAGATGATGGAATATTTAGAGACTCTTTAAATATATTTTTTGAATCTGATATGGGTGATTATGGAAAGATAATTATTACAGAAACCATTTTTGCAGAAAACTTTCATACCTGTACTTATCCAGAAAAGACTATTAAAGATGCAATAGAATGGAATCCAGTAGTTGGAGATTTGCTTAGAAAAAGAAAATTAATAAGTTTTTAAAAAAGCCTATGGAATATTTATTTATAACTGTTGTAATACTGTTATTAATAACAGTATTTATACTTGTTAAAGTTAAAAATCGATTGAAAAAAGATAAGCCGAATATATTTTTCGTCTTACCTTCAGTTATGGCTATATTTATTGTATTTTTTGCATTTACTTTAAATAAGCCAGTAGATACAAAACTAGTTGAATACTCAGCTAGGTATATAAAACATTACAGTAATTGGATAGAAAAAGTAGATGGAAAAGATGTTACTCATGAAGATGTTTATTACCTAGTTTATGATGATTTTGATACTGGTGAAGAAGTAGAGATTGAAATTTCGAAAAATACTTTTATGTATTTTCAAGGATTATGGAAAAACAAGGAAGATATCATACATCCACAGAATAAGAGTTGGCATATGTGTAGATCTAAGTGGAATAGTAATCCTGAAACTGCATTAATATTCTCAAAACCAGTTAATTACTATAACTACATGAATAATATCTTACCGATCTATAAGTTATATGATGTAGATATATCAGAAGCTTTGAAGAAAAGATTATTTATGAGATATAGTATTGGTAGAGTTGTAAATTCAGATAATATTTTAGAACCTAGACAAAATTTCGTATATGGTATCAATATTCCTGATTCTCTAGAAAGAAAAATTGGTTATATATGTTCCCTTGATCCTATGTTCAGACCTATTCTTTTAGTTTGGCAAAATAGCTATAAGAATAAAACAGAACTTCAAAGATCATTCTGGTCTGGAGGAAAAGAAAATGAAGCAATATTTTGTATAGGTATTGATGAAAATGATACTATAACTTGGTCTGGATCTTTTAGTTGGGATAGAGATAAGAAGTTTGAAAAATATATTTTGGAAAAATCTCTTAAGCCTGGAACAAAGTTAAACATAGAAAATTATTCAGATTGTTTACTTAGTGGATATCAAAAAGATTATTGGAATCATATTGAATTGGATTCTTATAATTTCATTCAAATACCTTTTATAAATTTAATTACTATAATTATATCTGGATTTATAGTAATTCTTAATCTAGCAACTATAGTAAGAGTGTATAGAAAAGCCGAACAATAATAATTATTTACTACCTTGGAGAAAATAAATCTTCCAGGGTAGTTTATTTTCCTTATATGTGATTAAAACAATAAACGATTATGAAGAAAAATGATTATGAAAAAGCAGTTGAATTATTAAAAGAAATAGTTCAAGATTGTAAATTCAAGGAAAAAATCTATCTAGTTGGTGGATGTGTCAGAGATTTAGTTCTAGGAAAAACTCCAAAGGATATAGACCTGTGTATTGATTATCCAGAGGGAACAGATCTCTTTATAGATTTTCTAAAAACAAAGCCTGAATGTTCTGGTTTTGTTACTTATAATAGATTTAAAACGGGAAAATTTTCATTAGACATAGGAACCAATGAAAAGATAGATATAGAATGTGTTGTGCCTAGAATTGAAACTTATAATCAGGGACCAAGAAGACCAGATACAGTACAGCAAACTAATATCACTGAAGATGCTTTTAGACGTGATTTTTGTTGTAACGCATTGTATAAAAATTTATTAACTGGAGAAGTATTAGATCCAACGGGGAAAGGCTTAGATGATTGTAAGAATAGAGTCTTAAGAACACCTCTTGATCCTGAACAGACTTTTAAAGATGATCCTCTTAGAATGTTAAGAGCAATCAGATTTGCCTGTACTAAAATGTTTACTATTTCTGAGGAAACATACTCTAAGATTGATAATATTCCAGAATATTCAGCTCTTAGTATGGAAAGGATTAGAGATGAATTTACTAAGATTCTAATGTCAAAGAATGCAGTACGGGGAATTATAGAATTAATTGGAAAATGTCTTATGTGGAGAATTTCTAAGATTTTTCAATTAAATATCGGTTTCGTACAGAATAATAAGTATCATGATAAAACTTGGGGCGAACATTCTCTTGCTGTATTGGGTCATGTAATTCAAGGCGGAGCAAATCTTGAACTTAGGTTAGCAGCCCTCTTTCATGATGTTTCTAAACCAATATGTTATCAAGTAAAAGAAGATGGATCATTTTCATTTCATGGACATGATAAAGAGTCAGCAAAAGAAACAAGAAAAATCCTAACTAATCTTAAATATCCGGGGGAAGTAATTGATAAAGTCGTTTTCTTAGTTGAAAATCATATGTGTATTAAACAGCTATATGACTATTCTCGGGGATTATATACAGGAAAACCAAAGAAAACTCGTCAACTTATCAGACTTCTTGGAGATAACTTGACGGATGAAATGAAGTTAATTGAAGCTGATAATATGAACCATAAACCTTGTTGGAATATGCCAGGTCAAACTGAATCATTTCTCTCCGAAGTTGAAAGAATAAAAAATCTTCAACCTACTGCAAATTTCACAGTTCCAGTTACAGGAGAGTGTATAATGACAGAATTTAGATTAGCTCCTGGAAAAATAGTTGGAGAGATAAAACAAATTCTTCAAGATTATTTCGATGAAGATCCGGGACTATCAACACCGGCTGATTTATTAGAAAAATATAAAGAGGAGTTTAGCGGCGGAAGTTTATGGTTTGTTAAAGAAGGAGATAAGTATTTATGTTTTTCTAAGGAACCAAAGAAAAATGAATATGGATACTGGAACACCCCAGAGTATGAAAAACTTGAGATAGATCCTTCTGAGGTAGTTATAACAGATATATCCGCCGCTTCTGATCACTTTATATATGTTCCGGCCGTATTTTGTCCCAGAGTATGGAGAAAGAAAGCCAGACAATTAAAGGCTCGAGAAATTATGAAGGAGGTAATAAATAAAGTATTCGAACTACCTCAAGAATTCAGAGAGGATTTTAAAAATTTAGAATTGAGATTAGATAATGCCCCAGATGTATATGCTAGGGTGAAGTGGAACGATAATACTATAGAAGAATGGATGTAAAAGTTTATCAATGTGTTATACAAAATGTATTCACAGTATATTATACAGTACTTACAGAATCAAATTCTACAGAAAAAATTACAATACCTTATGTAGATTATGGTAGATTCGAAGTGTTTGCAGAACCTGGATTTAGTTTTGAAATTGTACAGGACGAAGTAAAATTAAAACCATACTTAGAAAAATTCGAAAAAGAAAGACCAATACAATTAATGGATTTCTCTAAAGTAGGATTAGTTTTAGCATCCTCAATTGACCGTCCAAAAATTTCAAATCTTAATTCTATGTCAAAAAGACTTTATAAAGATCCAATGATACAACTTTCATTTATAATGGAAGTAGAATCGTTGAATAAACAACCAGGAACCCGATTAATCAGGGAGTACGAATTAAACTCATTTACTAGAAAGGATATTCTGACTTCTGTGGTTCCTATCCCTGAAAAGAAATTTAAAACTGTAACAGGATTTCTAAAAACTATAATCTTTCGAAATTATCTTATAGATACTGGAAAAATTACTGGAGAACCAAAAATAAATTTAAAATGGGGAAAGTAAGTATGTTATTAAGTTATATAAATTTTAAAGGAGCAAAATACACTTACTTAGAAATTTCTTCTTCAAATAAAGAAGATTTATTATATACTTTTCCATTTTTACGCTCAAGATATATTTTATCTAGGAATAATTATAAAAATCTTTTTGATAAAACTTATGTGTTAAAATTTTTTGAAGGAATTCAATTAGAAAAGGATGTATGTCTAGCTTCTTTATCTGAGGTATTTTTATATTTTGTTACAGAAGGGTATATCTGTAAAAAACTTTCTAATAGAAAAATAATAAATATACTAAATCGAGATAAAAAATTAATTTATACAGATTCAAGATTAGATATTGTAAATAGAAATAATAGCATTTGTTGTAGGAAAGAATATTTACCTGAAGTTTCTTTATTTGAACTATTGAAAAATCTAAAGATAGTAGATAGAGAATTTTGTTGTAAATCACCTGAATTTGTTATAAATCTTCTCTATCGAAACTATCTAATTGATAAAGGAATTATTAATGAACCGAGAATAATTTAATATGAAACCAGAAGAATTAGTAAAGAAAACAAAATTAGACCGAATTACTGGAACTAGATCTGTAACGCGTAAAGATGGGTATATGTTTGTAGAACTTTCAGAAGGAGATAAGAAAGACTTAGAAACTATTGATAATCTAACAGGGAAAACACTTTATATAGTAGAACATGGTGCATCTCAAGTTATGGATCTCTTTGAAGAAGGAAATTCTCAAGTAGTCATAGATGATTCTACTGGAAAAACAGGTTTAGCTGTAAATGTTATTGATATTTCTGGAGATTTTATGTTATATCAAGTAAAAGATACAAATAAACCAGATACTTTTAGATGGTGGAATACTAAGGTTTATATAGATGCCAAACGAGTCGATCTTCCATTTCTTAAAACACCGACCTTAGGAAAAGAATCAAGGATTTATATAGTTGTAACTGAAGATTATGAGATTTATAAGTTTCCGAAGTTAATGTATCCAAATCCTATAAAAGATTTCTTTAAGTGGTTGAAGAAGAAAAAGAAAATTTCGATAAAAGTAAAATCAATATATGATCGAAATGAATCCTTCGAGAATTGTTTGGGGTGGGTCCCAAAAAGAAATATTAAAGGAGAAGGAGAAATTCTTGAGTACATAAAAGAACTTGAAGGTGATACTAGTTGGAGAAGTTGGTGTAGTGATTGGGCTAACAAGTTAAAAAATATAAAAGATATTACTATTACTCAAGAAGATATTAATGATTATATTTCTGAAGCAAAAAATAGATATAAAATTTACCGATGATTTCCTTAATAATGTGATGATATTAAACAATATTAAAATTAAACAAATAGAAAAATGAAAGATTCATCAAAATTTGAATTATCTCAAGAGTTAAAAAAGTTTTTCGAGAGAGCTCATGAAGAAGTAGTTTCGTTTATGGGAAAAGAAATATCACTAGATCATATAGTTTCTCAGATAGTTATAACTTATCTGGATAATGAAGGTGATATTCCAGAACTAAGAGATTACCTAAAAGATCTGTTTATCGGAAAACCTAGTACAGAAGAAGATCTTAGAGAGTTTGTAATGGATGTAATGGCCGAAATTAGAGAAGACAATAAATTCACAGCGCCTTCTGAATTGTATACTGGCGCTGATTCGATTGTCTTGTCTCCGGCCGTTAATTATATCTTGGATAAACTGACAGATATAAATTTAAAATCTGAGATGACTGATGATATTGATACACTAGCTTTCCTTATGTGTTCACTCCCAGAAGCAGAGTTCAGTAAGATTGCTAAGTATCTTGTAAATGAATTAGACGCCGATGCAAGAGACCTCACGAGTTTATTTTGGAAGATAAATGACTTCGATACGAAACTTGGAATAAAAGACCAAGAAGATAATTGTGAGGAAAATAACGGCGGCGAACTTAAAGAAAAAACTCTCGATTATAACCAAGGCGACGAAGACTCAGAAAAACGTCGCGAAGAGGAAGATCGAGAATTTGAAATGGCTGGACAAGGAAGTAATGAACCTTTAGTTTCAGGTGATCCTAATTCAACTACACCATTCTTAGATCAATACTCAACCAATTTATCTAAACAATGTAGATCTGGACAATTTGATCCAGTTATTGGAAGAGAGAAAGAAATCTCACAAGTTATTGAAATATTATCTTGTAGAAAAAAAAGTAACTGTGTATTACTTGGATCCCCTGGAATTGGTAAAACGAGTGTAGTTGTGGGATTAACACAAGCAATAGAATCTGGAAATGTACCACGCGAATTAAAAGGAAAAGAAGTTCGTACCTTAGATATCATGGGAATGGTCAGTGGATCTACCTTTAGAGGAGATTTTGAAAAGAAGCTTCTTGAGTCTCTAAGAGAGCTTGTAGAACATCCAGAAATAATCGTATTTATAGATGAAATGCATCAAATTTTTGGGGCTGGATCCAATACGCCCGGATCAGGCGATGCAAGTAGTTTACTTAAACCTTATTTAAGCGGAACTGCAGGTAAAATAACAGTTATAGCAGCAACGACCGATGATGAATATCGAAAATTCATAGAAAAAGATGGAGCTCTTAAAAGAAGATTTCAAGAGGTTCAAGTAGAGGAACCTACTCTAGAAGAGACGAAAATTATCTTGGAAAAAACGGCTCCTAAATATGAAGAGTATCATAGAGTTAAATATACTCCGGAAGCCATAGAAGCTTGTGTTAATTGGAGTAATTTATATATTAATGATAGAAATCATCCAGACAAAGATATTGATATTATTGATATAGCGGGATCTCTTACTAAGCTTAAGAAAGATATAGATACTAGTTCTATAGATAACTTAGAAAAAGCAATTGATAATATTGTTAAAGAAAAAATTGAGTTAGTAGAAAAGCAAGATTTTGATGAAGCTCAAAAGAGAAGAGATACCGAATTATTATTGAAAGAAGAGCTTAAAAAGGAAAAATCTAAGATTGATCAAGAACTTAATGATCCTTCTGGTTGGTCTAAAGTAACTGTAGATGAAATAGCTTTGGTAATTTCTAAAATGTCAAAAATTCCTATTGATAAGATTCGTAGTACTTCTCGAGAAAAACTTAGAGAAATGAGAAAAACAATGGAAGCGAAGGTAATAGGACAGAATGAAGCAGTTGAAAAGTTATCTATAGCACTTAATCGTCAGTTCCTTGGATTGAAAGATAAAAATAAACCAGTATCTTTCTTATTTACAGGATCAACTGGAACTGGAAAAAGTTATTTAACAAAAATATTAAATGAATCACTATTTTCAAATCCTAAGAACTTAATTAGAGTTGATTGTAGCTTATTTACTCAAGAAACTAGTGCAAATTCTTTAATAGGAGCACAAAGTGGATACGTAGGATATGGAGATAAAACAGTATTTCATGATGTTAGGAAAAGACCATTTAGTGTGATTCTTTTTGATGAAATTGAAAAGATGCATGAAAATGTAATTAATACTGTATTTCTCCCTATTTTAGATGAAGGTCAGATTACTTTATCGGACGGAAGCTTAGTATCATTTAAGAACTCGATCGTGATTTTTACATCGAATATTGGAACACGAGAGATTAGCAACAAGACAAATCTTGGATTTTCTAAAGTATCTGGAATAGAAAGTGATAAAGAAGATGAAAGCATTGTTATGAAAGCTATTAAGAAGAAATTCAGACCAGAACTTATAAATCGATTAAGTGATATTATATTCTTTAAATCACTTGATAGAAATGATCTTTATAAAATATTTGATCTTGAATTAGGTAAACTCAAAGATAGACTTTCAGAGAATGAATATACTCTAGAAGTTTCTAATAAAATGAAAGAGTATGTAGTATCTCAGTGTGATCTTACTTATGGAGCTAGAGATCTTCAAAGAGAGATTGTAAAGAATATAGAAAATCCAATCTCTAATGAACTTGTATATTCTGATTCTACTGGAAAAAATATTATAGTAGATATTGATGAAAATAATAAATCAATTGTAAAATTTAATATAGCAGTAGAATTTGATATTAAGAAAGAAGAAAAAGTAATATCTTGAGATAAATAAAAATAATATAAGACTTAGGTGTGAAATCCTAAGTCTTTATTTTGCTTCCCGGAAAATCCAAAAACCTAATATATGAAAGAACATTAGAAAAATTTATAAATAAAATTATAAATCGATCTAGTGTTCTTTTGTTTTCTAACATTTTAGGTTTATTAGGGAAAAGTAGGAATAGTAGAGATCCGGAAACTTTATTATCTTCGAAATTCCCTTCTTGTAAAATCTAAAATGTAAATAATAATTAAACTATTAAAAAATGTTAGACGACCTATTAGACACAGAAAACAGAGCTATAGAATCCTCTGTATCACAGGATAAGGTGAATAATAGTAACCTAATAGGAAGATGGAGACTGTTACTTATGTATTTTCTGAAGATAAGAAAACTCTATTAGGTGCTTACTTTAATGATTTAAATAAAATGAGTGAAAGATTTAAATTTAGTAAAACGTCTATTCAGAGTCATATAAAATCAGGAAAACCTCTTAAAACGGGAGAATATATTTTAAAAGGACCAGAAGCAGTTAAGTTAGTTCTTAGTCTAGAACATGGTACTGCAGGAGATTACAAACCAGAAGACAATAAAAATAACACAGAATCCGCTTAAAAATCTTATATATGAAAAATAAATAAGAAAACTATGAAAAAGATATTAGGATTTATCGCAATTATTCTCGGTTTAATAGGATGTTTAGTAGCCTGGATGAAGGAGAATAAAAGAAATTGCTACAAAGAGGCGGGTTTAATTGATAATGAAGAAGTTATTAATGATGACTTTCCTCCTGTAAATGAATAGAAAAATAATAAGAACTTAGAGTAAAATCTAGGTTCTTTTTTTATTTGTATCAGAGAAGAAAAAATAAAACTACAGGATTTCTCTTGTAGTTTAGAATTATTTATATTTTTTAAATTACGTGGCGGTGATCGTTACAGTAAATCGCATAGTTTACAAATCTATAATTTAGTAGTAACTAATAACATGAGCCGCCACGTATTTAAATTTAAAGTTCGGAGATCAATGCAGTATTAAGCTTGCATTCCATATAATAATTAGTAGTAACTAACATTGTAAGCCGAACTCGTTCTTTATTTAAAAATATAAAATCATCTTTTTCTTTAAAATTCTTTTTCATACATTAATAAGAATTTCGGGGTTTCTGAGATTCCCTTTTTTACATAGAAAATAAAAGTAGTAAGCTTTGATGTCTTACTACTTTATCTTTTTTATTGTCTTTTAGATTCGTTCTCTATATGATTAAATGTATATTTATATCTTCTTTTGAACGTATCCCAAGGAGTATGATCACGATAGGCATAACCTCCCCAATTATTCTGAAAATCTAGGTCTGCGCTATGTATTGCTTCCCATACTTTTCTTGGATTAAATCTAAAATTATAAATAAACACTAAAAACACGATTGGTACTACAATTACCATCTCAAGAAGAATTCCTATAATAACTAGAATTCCCCAAATTAACTTGTGTAATCTTAGTAGTTTAATCATCGTCGTCCTTTCTTTTTGATTTTCTTTTAATAGACTTACCGCTAAGAATTTCTAACATATCTTCATAGTTAGGAATTCTATAATTAATAAGAGCTATCGTTTTTCTTCCTTCTTTCAATAATTTTTCGAGAAGGGCGAGTTCTTCTGATTTGTGTTTATTTTTCTTATCTTCTGATGTAGGATGTTCTTTTCCATAACACTTAACTAACTCTGCATCATAAGATTTTTTCCGTTCTTCCATGACTTTTTCCATTTCACTAGAAGATTTCAAGCAATTTTCATATTCTTCTTGAACTTCTTGCAGTAATTTGGCTCTCTTCATTGAAAGTTCCTCATATAATTTCTTTTGTGAGGGTAATTTTTCATTGAGCTCACATAATATCTCTTTCTGAGATTTTAATACTGTTCCCCTAGATTCTTCACTAGAAAATGTTGCTTGATGTGACTCAATTCTTGATATACTATTTTCCAAAGATTTAATTTCTTTTTCTTTGGAATTGATAGATTTTTTCAGGTAATCACAGATTAGAGTTAGATGTCTACAGTCGATATAACCTTTTTTATTCTTTACGATTACTTTGAGTGTAGTTCTATTTATAGCGATATATCCATTCTCTAATCCAAAATCAAATATGTTGGAGTGCTTTTTCTTACTTTCCATTAGCGTTATTTCATGTTCTCCGCTATTTACAAACCCCATATAAACACCATCTCCTAATGATGTATAATTCTTAGATTCCCACTTTCCAATTACATTCAGTGAGTCATCTATTACCAATTTTCCACCAGAGAATTTAAACTCCTCTGTCTCTTCGTCATCAATATCGATAATATCTACAATATTATCCTTGATTTTTTCTTTCTTAGTTATTAATTTGTTAACTTCTAATGTTTCTTTTTCTTCTGATTTTTCTTTCTTCATAATTTTTTATTTTTAATTTGTTATAGTTTCAAACGGTTGGTACAATCGGTCCATCTTTTAGTAGAGTCCATCCATATCCATCTATTACTGTTATTGTTTTTGGAATATTTTCTTGAACGATACCTTTTAAGAATGTGAAGTTATAGACCTTTCCTAAATACTCTATCATTCCAACATGTCCACCGAATTTTCCTTGATATACACCATCAGGAACTTCAGGAAATGAATTTGTTGATCTAGTTTGCCCAGTTACATCATATTCTTTTCTGATTTTATGAGCGGCCGGAAGTTCTAGATAATGAGTCGGCCGGAAACATTCTTGACATCCTTCACATAAACAAGTCATCCAACCTTTCTTTTTATAATTATAGTATCCAATAACATATCTGTCAAGTTCTCCATTAACGGCCGGAACAAAACAAACACATATCTTAGAATGGCCGCCTTTATATTCTTTCGGTAATCCATCTACAGCGATTTTCTTGAATAACTCGACCATCCATACTTCATAATCTTCCTTATTTCTTTCATCCGACACCCCAGCATCATAACCCTCAAAATAAGAAATATCAGATAGTATTTTTGCATCTTCATAAACTACCAGATCTCTAACTTTCGGATCATGACCTTCTTCTAATAAGTCATTTATACTATTCAGGTGTTTTCCTAAATATTTATCTCCTTCTTTACTTTTCATCCTTAAACTCTTTTATAGTTTCTTCAAGTATAATCTTTATAGTATCTTTTGTAGACCCATTTTGAAATTTCGCTAATATACTTTCCTTAAGCAGATCTATTACTTCATTTTCAGCCTCTTCTACTGCTCTAACTGCATTACTATAATCAATTATAGATTCATCTACTTCACAATAACACGGTTCATAGCTTAATGTAGATAAAATTTCAAACGCTCTATTACTTTTCATAACTTCTTATTTATTATATCATATATAAGGTTTTTAGTCTTTATTCCACAATTTAGCACTTAAAGATAGAGCAATACAATATAACCCAACACTTCCAAGAATTAATGTTTTATATGAACTCTCTGGAATACCTACTAAAAGATTAGCAAACTGATTTCCAGAAAGACCAGCAAAAGCCCAAGCACTAAGTATTAATCCATGAATCTCAGATACGTCTTTCATTCCATACCTATCAGCTAGAACAGAAGGCATTATTGAAAACATTGCCCCATACCCAGCATTACATAAAAGTACAGCTACTGGAATAAAACCTGGAGCCATAAAAGCTGTAATTCCCGAAAGAACAGAGAATGTTAAGATTATTCCAAAAAGTTTTCCACGATTTTTAAAATAATCAGACCACCAAGCAACTCCAAAACGACCTAGAGAATTAAAAATAGCTGAAAATACTAATCCTAGAACTATTCCAATTCCAGCTGTTTCATAGTAATATTTCTCATAACTTATAATTGCTAATCCAGAAGAGATATTTAAATAAAAAATCAACCATATAGTAGTAATTGCTGGTAGATTTAGGAGTTGTTTTTTCCTATCAAACCATTCCTTAAGTGATTTAAATTTGGGTCTTGATGTATTCTCTATTTTTCCTTCTTCTATTGGTTTTTTAAGAAGTATTGCAGCAAGTAACATAATCAAAGTATACCAAACCCCAAAAGAGAAGAAAGTACAGTATATTCCACATCTTTCTATACTCCAATTAAGAAGAGGTGTTGCTATTACTTTCGCTAATCCAAATCCCATAATAGCAAGTCCAGTAGCAAGACCTTTATTATTCTTGAACCACATCATCAGGGTTTTTACTGGGGTGATATATCCAATTCCAACTCCAGTACCCATAATTGCTCCGTAACTAAGGTAAAGAAGTGGAATAGAGTTTATATAACATGCTACTCCAGATAAGATCATTCCCGAACCAAAGAGGATAGAACTTATAGTTGCAGCTTTCTTTACATTCTTTTCTACTAAGGGACCGAAAAAAGCTGCAGAAATCCCTAAGAAAAATATGGCTAAGGAAAATGCCCAAGTACAATTACCAGTAATAGATTCTTTTATATAATCATACAACAAGGACCAACAATAAACAGTTCCTATACAGCCATGAATTAGTAGAGCAGGTATAGCTCCATGTAACCATTTTTTACTCATAATTCTTTGATAAAAAATACTAAGAGGTTTCCCTCCTAGTATTCATTGTTTTTTAATTACTTTTTTCTTCTATATTTATATAATTTACACTCAGATGTACATTCCATAATACACTGACTTCCACAAAAAGTATCAAGATCTGATACACTATTAGTTGAATAGTTGAGATTATTCTCCTCTATCTTTAATGGTATTAGGTAATTTCGTTTAACGTATCTAACTCTAAAATTAGAACGCCTTTCATTCTCTAAACCTCCAATTACTCGAGTTACTACTAACATTGTAGTATTTTCTTTACTTACTTTAGCGTTGTGTGATAATTTAACAAAACTATCCGTATTAATATCTCCATACATATTGATTGGTCCAATTACAAAACCAATTTCATTATCTCTAGTATCAAGAACTAAGCTTCCTGGTTTAAAATCAGAATATTCGTCTGATAAAATCCTATCTCTAGCTTGAATACATTGATTGATATAAGGAATAGCTTCATCAACATCATCTAAACCTAAACTAGTTTTTATATCTTTAAGTATTTCTTCCGTCATGACATTACTATTTTTTTTTACCACCAAACAATAATGTAACTAAAGAAACTACATCTTCAGTTTCTTTCATAATCTCCCATGATTCTTGAACTTTTCTAATCACATCTTTAAGTACTTCTTTTGTTGTTTTAACTCCAGAATAATAAGATGTAATTAGGAGAGGAATTTTTCGATCTAAGCTTGATACTTCTGAAATATCTGTTTGATTTTGGATAATTGCTGGGAGGATATATTCTTGAACAAAATCTACTGAATACTTGGGAAATTTTTTTGATAATCTCCAAGATATTAAGATAAATTCAATTATGTCGTCATAAGTTTTAATATATTCTTCAAGATACCCAAGAGTTTTTCCTGTATTTACGGCAACTGAATATATATTATCAGGCCATAAAGACTTTTCCTTATTAAGACTCTCCTTAACAGTTTTTATCGCTTCTTCTATATCAGTTACAGGATTTACTGACTTTTTGTAATTATCTTTTGTTTCCTGTACGATTTCATCATCCTCTGATTTATCTTCCTCAATAAAATCCCATTCCAAAACTTCAGGAGACCCACAAAGAACTTGATAATTTTTCTTTGTATCTTCAATATCAATACTAAGAGTTAATGTAGTATTCTCTTCGAAGTCTTTACTCATCTCTAAAGAACTTAATACTTTTCCTAAGTCTTTACTTTTTACTGTTAATGTTACTGTACGATGCATGGTAAAAAATTTTTAATGTTATTTTCCATATAAACTATTTCTTTTTCACATGATGGATCTAGATTAACTACTCCATCATATTTAAGGAAATCAACGCCATCTGGATACTTACAATGAGCATGAACCGACCATCTTCCTGTAGGTTTCCATATAGTTTTTGAGAAACATTTATCATAAATATCCATATCTCGATTTCCATAGATAACATTTCCTATAAATTTAGGACTAAGTTGTTCAAGATATTTAATTCCAGCGTGTGTACAATAAAAAACAGTATCATCTTTTTTAATAATTATATGGGTTTTCAAGATATCATTTAATCTCTTTAACCATGTCAATGCTTCTCCTGGAGTTAAAGATCTAAATTCGTCAGCTGTTGTTGTTAAAAAGTCTGTTGGAAGTGAATTATAAAGCATTTCAGCAATAATAGCCCTACTTCCTCCTGAGTTACTACTTGCAGCCCATCTCCAGAATAAAAATTTTCTAAGTCTACGTTCATGATTTCCCTCTAAGAATATATTATAGTATGATGCATTCTTAAAAATCATTTCTATAAGTTTTCTAGATCCACCTTCTTCTGGACCATCAATATAATCTCCCAAATGTACTCTTATTGTTCCAGAAGGGAGATTAATTTTTTGATAGAGAGAATAATTGGAATGAAGATCAGAGAAAAAATACATCGTCTCTTTTCTTGGAATATCTAGAATTACTTCTTTCTTCTTCCAGTAATCCATAACATCAAAGTATCCTCCAATTTTCTTTGTATATCCAAGCTGAAGATTTAAAAATGTAATAACTTCTGCCTCTAATTCTTCTTTCGTCTTCTTTTTAAACCCTACTGGACTATATTTTTCTGGATTTGATGTATAGTCGTGAGGGATATTAAAGATTTTATAGAAACAAGTATAACCATAAATCATACCCATATCTTCCAAAATCTTTGTTTTCTCCTGATCATAATCGATAACAACTAGACATCCAGATTCGAGCTTATTATTAATTGCTTCAAACCATGACTTAAAGATGAGATTAATATTCGTTCTTCCCAAGATATCAGTTGTTTTATCTCGATCTAACTCAGGCATACTATATAATCTCTTGAAAATAGAATAATCTAGAAAGAAATTCTCTAGACCTTGAGATTTAACCCATTCAAGCTTTTCACTTTTTGCTAATCCCTTTAAAATAATAAGTGTTTTCATTTTTTTTTATTCTGGTAATGTATTTTTTCCTACTTCTTGAAATTTAGGGATAAAACTAAACATAAGACTAAGAATTTGATTTACAGTTCCCATTTTACTACCAACTAGAGGTACATTATAAGTATCACATGCCATCTTTACAATTCCATAATTAGTATAAATTTCTGGACATCTTACTACTAATTTTCCACTTCTTACAATATAACCAAATGTGTAAAGTGGAAGAGGACTAGTAGATTTTCCAAGAAAGTTTAGAAATATACAGTCAGCCATCTCAAGACATTGATTTTCCCAAGTCCATTTTTGAGTAAATTCCTGATTAAATATATTCTGAGCTGGATTCTTAGGAACATAGTATGGATTAAATATTATATAATTATACTTACTGAATAAATTCATATACCCTTTTGTTGGATCTACAGCTACTTTCATTCCATCTATAAATTTCTGAAACCAATTGTATTCTCCAGTAGGTCCAAGATCCATACTACCACCTAAATAAATTTTCAATGCATCTTCGGTACCTGGAGGAATTTGATCTCCTACATTCAGTACCATCACATTATTACTAATCTGTTCCATATTTAATAAATCTATTATTATTTAACTTTTTTATTTTTAAACCTCCTAATTTAATACTTCGTCTAATAATACCTCCGGATATATTTAATTCTTTTGCAGCTTGGGAAATACTTAACCAATGTTTAACAAGATCTCCATTTTCATCTAATTGACTAATTGTTGGAGGCATTAATTCATTTTTTATATCTTTCCCTTCTTTTATTAAATTTTGAAAATCATCATTATATATCCATCTATATCCTCCAGCAGTTTTACTTTTTATGTTTGGATTTAGGGAACTTCGTATGTTAGAATAATTTATCTTTGTTATAGTAGATGCTTCAGAAATTGATTTGAATGTATTAACTACTTCACAATCGAGATCTAATTGAACTACTCCTCTAATATTAAATTTTTCTGTACTTTTTAATTCATAATCATTAGATTCGTACTCTGATTTATACATCCATCTAAATCCTCCAACAGTTATTGCTTTTCCTTTACATGCTTTGGTAATTCCTTTTAATTTTAAATCATTCTCTGCTTTTTTAGCGCCTACCCATTCTTTTATAAAATCACCCTCTATGGATAATTGAACTACTGGAATAGAATTTGCTATTGATAATTTATTCTTTACTTCATTACTTAGAGGCTTACGTTTCTTTCCGAAATTTAAATTTTTAGGACCAACATATTTTCCTTTTAGTGCAATTGACATTTTTATCTTTTCTTCTTCAGTGTGAGGTCTGTGAATTCCATACATAGGATTTAAAACCCCTCTTCTTTTTATAGATAAAGATTTTTTCTCTTCATCTGTATGTTTTCTTCCAGGTAATCCTTTATGAGACTTTGAAATTTTATCTCTAACTGATTTATTTAGTTTCCCTTTAGAACCACTAATTTTTAAATTATATCCAACATTACTATCAATAGAATTAAAAAATCTTATTGCAATAGACTCTTTTATATTTAATGTATTGGTTAAATCTTGTTCATTATTACAATGAATTTTAAATAAAACTTTATATTCAAAATTTTCCCAACCATATTTTTTAATTGCTCGATGAAATAGAGAATTTTCGGAGCTCTTTTTATGTTGATTTAATCTTCTTTTCTCATTAATGGTTTGACCTATATAAATCTTACCATTTATTTTATTTGTATATTTATATATTACTCCTTCATACATATATTATAATAAATCATTAAATAAAAAAGTGTTCCTCTGATATAAAACCTGGAGGAAACACTATAGAGTTAATAATCATTTAAATCCATTCACAATAACTCAACTGCGGATCTAACCATCTTCTAAGTTCATCCATTTTTCCAGAATTAATTAGAAGAGCTACATCTGCATATTCTGAGGTACCGTATTTGATTAGTTTTTGGGTAAATTGATACTTTCTCTCTTCCGACATTTTTTGATACTCTTTATAATCTCTGAGAATGCAAAAGTTTCGTTTATTCTCTATTGCAGATTTAATATCTTCCTGAAGTCCTGATAATTCATAGTTGTTAAGTGGAAGGAATTCTACTGTTTTTAATGTTTTCCGAAGTCCACAATTAACAAACTTATTTATTACATCATTTAATTTATCTACAACCTCTGGAGGCATAGAAACTAATGCTTTATCTCCATGATTTATCATTTGAGAATCTGATGGAAGTGGAAAAGATACCATAGCTGAATCGGTGTTTACTCTTTCAACATTAACCCCCTCAGAAATACTACTACTATTATTCCGAATCATACCACTAAAATTGTTATAATATTCAGCTAATAATGGTGTAGTAACTGTAATTTGTATCATTCTACTTTCTGGGTTTACTCCTCTTTGAATTTTCATGATCTGTTAATTTAATAAAGTTTCTATTTTATTATATACTATCAATAATAAGATTCTCGAGGGTACTAGGAAGCGTTTAATCGATTTTCCATAACCCTGAACTATCTCCTCCCTGTTCTCTTTTTCTTAAGTCGCCGAGGAAATCAAAGGGACGTGGATTTTGAACAGGAACTTTAGATTTGAGAAGAGCTATAAATTCTTTAAACTTACCCTTCTGTGTTGTAATTTTCTCTAAGTTATATATTCTGAAGACTTCTATTCCAAGCTGTTCCAAGTATTCGTCCCTAAGGTTATCGGCGTCTAGATTATGATAGTCAGAATCCAACTCTAATGCTAAGGATAATTCATAAAAATAAAAATCCAATAAGAAAAAACCTCCAGAAATGCCAGGAAGTCTAAGAGAATTTTGAATAGGTACTAGAAATTCCCTATAAACAGTTAATGGATAAAAATAATCTATGTTTATTAAGAAATCTACTAATCTAGCTTGTTGAGATCTCCATTTTAATTGTTTTGCACGAGTAAATTTTTTAGCTGATTTTCCTGGATATACTATATTTTTCAGAGAGTATAAGTTTCCAGATTCTGATATTGAATACACCGGATAAGGTTGAGTTGGAATATCTGAGAAGTAAAATGTCTCTAAGTGATTTATATTATTTTCTTTCTTTTTTGCCATCTATTCTACAAAAATCAAAAACCAAACAAGAAGATTTATAAGTCCTCCTGCTTGGTTATAACGTTCTACTTTACTTTTTTCCCTTTCTTGCTTTAGGAGCATTAGGATCAACTACTGTAATTGTAAGAGTAGCTACTAGTGGATTATTAACATCTTCACTAGTTGTTGCAGTTACTTTAACTGTTCCAGGACAACAAGCAAGAATAACTCCATCTTCAATAAATCTAGCTACCCTAAGATTACTAGATTCATAAGTTACATAAGGGAGATTTGAAATAAATGGCTCCTGACGAAGTTCTAAAAACTTAACTTCCCCGATTTTCATTTCAAGAGACTCACCAACTACAAATTTAATACTTTCTGATTCCTTGATATTAATCTCTTCATCAGTCGGAAGAGGTTGAGGAATAGTAGCATCCTTCTTAATATCAAGACTTTTAACTACTTCCGTAACAGGAAGACCAGCTTGGGGTCCACCATCTGCGGCAGATCCACTTAATAATGCATCATTAATCATAATCAAAAACGTTTTTAAATTATTACAAATAAATTCTATAACCTATTATTTCCTGTATCTCATCTAGGTCATAATAATTGGCAGCATGTTTTCCTAAAGATTCTGCCATTTCTTTATATACTTCCATTCCAGCTCCTTCAATTTTTCCTAGAGCTGTTAATCTGGTGTAAAGTTTATTTAATTCGGAGTTCTTTTCATCTCCAGAAATATCTCTATTCATAAATGCCCATATTCCAGAACATCCACAATAAAGACTAAGATCGGCGAAGTATAAAAGTTCGGGCCGGGTCATTGTCGGGAGCATATTTAAATGATGTTCCAAATATTGATCAGTGGCTTCGTAGAGACATGAGAAATAAATCTGATCTTCTCTTGTCCAATCATGATATTCTCTCCCGATAAAGCCGGCCCAAGAGTAGTTCCATTCGCCGTAAGTTCCATCTCCATAACAAAATCCATAGAAGTCAGGATCCCAAGAAGAATTCATAAAAGGTTGAGAAAATACTGGAAACTTAATATTCCCACTAAAATATCTCTCAAAAACTTTCATTCGCTTTTCCATACATTCCTTAGCATCCTCTAATTCTTTGCTCACTGTACAACCCCAACCTATAGAGTTCATAATTAACCTACATCTTAAAACTTCATAGGCACAACTTAAATATTCTCCTGTGTAACTCTCTTCAGGCAGTAAATTTCCATGAGCAATATCTAGTTCAAATCCAAGAAGTGTTCCGAGTGTTGTAATTTTCCTAGGATTTGAAATGAGAGTATATCCGAATTGTTCAGCTATCCATGTGTAAGTTATGTTTTCGAAATTCTCAGATAACACTACAGAACATGCTTGATAGTCAGAATCTCCGGCCGATAATGAAAGCTTATAGGAAAGAATATTATCAAGGATCGAAGTTCTAACAATACCATTACTATCCTGGAAATTTTCAAAACATTCAGATAAAATTTTTCCTAGACAATCTCCTGGTTGTGGATTTGTTTTATACTCGAGGTAATCTGTTTTACTATATAATTTCATTATTCTTTTATTTTACTTATATAATCTAAAATTCCTTGGACATGAAGATTAACTATTGCTTCTTTTCCTTCAGGCGATAATAAGAAATCTACATCTTCGTGGTTATCTTGGAAGAGATTTTCTGTCAAGACTGTACTTGGTTTAGTGTTCTTACAAATATAAAATCCACTAGTCCAATAAGGAACTCCAGGATACTCATAACGCACTCTAATCCCTTCTTTTTCAGCCGCTTTCGTTAAACATCCAGCAAGTTCTTTTGTTTTCTGTCCAGCTCCTCTATAAATAAACGCACTCCATCCTTTAGCATTCATCCATTCAGAACCATTTCCTGCTGCATTTAAGTGAGGCGAAATACAGAAGCAATCCCCAGAACATTCATCGTAGATTTTATTAATTATTCTACATTGTTCACTAAGAGATAATTCTTTTTCTGTTTCAGGTATAGGATTAATAGCTTCATATCCTAAGCCTCCCAATCTTTCTATCATCTCACTAATAATTTCTCGAGAATAAGAATACTCTCGTAAAATCCCATCAGGACTTCTTTTTCCTGGAGTAGTTTTATGATGCGCTGGTATTAATAATATTTTTGTCATAATCTATTTTATTTATTCTTCTGGTTTAAAATCTCCTGCTGTTCCATGTCCTAGACTGAGTACGAGTCTTACAGCTTCTGGGACACGTAAAACATACTAATTTCTGTATAAAAATTTAGTCCATTGATTTAGATTTGGCTCTATATTTTCTAGTTTTAAAGCTTTTTGATATTCCTCATTATATATAATATCTGAAAGATTATCTATAAGATAATGATTAGTATAAAATTTATTATCTCTATTACAACATAGAAATAAATTATCTTTTTCATTAATTAATTCGATTAAATATTCTATACTTCTAATAAAATTATAACCACACTTATTCAGAGTTTCTTGATCGAAGTTAAAATCATTATTAATTATATGAGAATATATAATATCTCTATTCAGATTTTCATTTTTAATTTTTTCAACAACTTCATCCACTTCCCTACCGGTTTCCGGAATAGTATGAAAAGTTACATTATCTAAATTCTCTACTAATCTTTCAAGTCTTTTTACATAATCTTTTAAATAAAATAACTTATGATTAAATATCCCTAATTTTTTCTCTAAAGATATTGTATAATTTCTAGAATTACTCATTATTATTATCTTCTACATCTAATAAACTCATATAACGAATCTCTTGCTTCTTGATCAATGAAGTAAGGTCCTAGATATGGCATAAGATCCTCTGCACTATAATTACTTGAATAATAATAAGGTTTTTTTACAACACGAGATAAATTTTCTTCCCAATCTGACAATATTAGTTTATCTGAATCAGATTCTGCAATTCTGTTTAACGCCCTTAATACATCATAAGCATATCTCATAGATAAATCATATAGTAAGTTAAAATTTATATCCATTAATTTTAACTCATTATTTTTATATCTCCCAATATAGTCTAGAAAAATATCTCTTGCTTCATGATCTTTCAAAATTCGATTCTCTATTTCATCTAAATCTACAAGATTAGCGGATGAATAAGATCTAAGTGATATACTTAATTCATAGTTTTTATATTTTTCTTCAAGATAGAAAAATTTATGTCTAACTTCCTTTAATAAATCTTCAAACTCAGTAGCTTCTTTATAAGATGTTTCTACCTTATAGTCTCCATAGTTATAAATTCCAAGATCTTTTCCGATGAATCTAATTTCCTCTTCCAAAGATTGATACATTAGATCCTTTTCCTTCTTTCTTTTCCAACCAAACATGATTATTTCTCCTTATTTTTCCTAAATGATTGAAGTTTATTAATAAATGGAGACTTATAATACATTTTATGTTCTTCTTTGTAACTCTCCAGGGATTTATCTAAACTCTCTTTTGCAAGTTTCAGTTCATTCTCACTTGCTCCAGATTCCTTCAATAGCTTAATAGCATTTTCAGAGGCATTCTTTTCATTATTTACTACTTTCTTACCTTTGAAAAATCTTTCTACTGATTTCCACAGACCTTTAGAATTATCTCTTCCTCCTGGAGAATCTGCTGGTTTATGAAATTCTTCTATTATATTTTCAGCCTCTCTATCTATTTTTACGGCCTTTCCTTTAGAATTTCTATTTATTACATGTCCAATCTCATGAGCTAAAGCTGGATTACCTGAAGATTCTTTAAATAAAATTAAATCATTACTATTATTAAAATGTTCCATATCTTTTCGACCATCGAATTTAAGCTTTTTTCTAACAGCTTTCTTTATTTCTGGATTTCTTATATCAATAGTTCCATTTTCAAAAGATTTTCCTGAAGTATTGCTTTTATCTTCAAGTATATATGCTTTATTTTTAGCAGCTTCATTTTTTAAATTATTTTTGATAGATTTTGCTGAATCTTCATTAGATAAAGATAGATCTTTAATGGATTTATCTAATTCCTTAATCTCTCTATCCAATTTAATTCTTTTATCTAACGAATCTTCAATAGAATCTTGCGTTTTATCGATAATTTTCTTTCCCATTTTCGACCTACTAATCGGCTTTACTATTAAATTATCTCCTAAATCACTAATAGCATTAATTGCTCCTTTTGATAACTTTTTTACTCCAGAAAGTAATCCATATTCTCGTTGTTCTACTTCCCAACCCTCAGAGTATAGTTTTTCAATTAAATCTCTGCCAGTAAAAACTCTTACTGCTACAATATTATTTCTTTTTACTCTCATCACGTTAATATTTCTTTAGATTCTTTTATAAGCTTTGCTCTAATTCTACTATTTCCATCGGCGATATTGTTAATTAGATCGAGAGTTGCTTGAAGTGATTTGAGTTGATGAGGTTCCCAAGATTCACTTTCGAGAATTCCAATCCATACAAAACCAGTACCGGTCGATAAACATTCCCATACCGAATTAACCATCTCTGCTATACTATATACACCACTCATCTCCGGGGTTATGATATAGAGATGTGTATTACAAAGTTCGGATTTTTCGATGTTTTCTTTTTCTATACATTCAGGAGTCCAATCAGGTACGACAGGATTAAAATACTCTAGTCCAAGATTATCAAGTTCTGGAATAAGCTCGTCTCTCCACCCTGAATCACCACATGTACCTCCTAAGAAAATGCGCTTTGGTTTATCTTCTTGATCAAAACGAATCTGATCAGTAGACTCTACAATCTGAACACAACAGTATTCTTTAGATGCTTTAGGAATAACACTTTTATAAAAATGTACTGAAGTAAATAAGGAATCATCAAACTTATCAACTCCTAGATCTTCTTTTATGTACTTAGTAATAATATCTATTATTTGTTTATCCATATTTTGTACATCCCTACGAGTTATATTTGTTTTTATAACGAAGGATATAGTGATTGTAAATTGTTTTGTATCTCTTAACCAATCTATATAATCAGACAGATCTAACGCTCTAAGTTGATCCATAATTTCATTCTCTAATTTTATTGCTTTAGGATTTTTATAAATATAGGGTCTAGGTTTTCCTGCTACATATTTTAAACCTGCCTGATAAAGTGAATTGACAGATACTACTTTTTCACTAACTGTCAATAAAAATTTTAATTCTTTTTTATTACTCATAATTCTTCTTTAGATTAGTAAATAAACAAAAAGAAAACACTAGTTCAATCTATTATATAAATTTTTCTAATGTTTTCTTGCATATATAAGGTTTTTATTCTATAGAAAGCGCAAAAACTCACTTTACTTTCTAATAAATGTGATAAAACTTTATAATTTAATTATTATGTTATATTTATTTGGATCTGGCGCATGGAAAGGGATAAGAAAAGTTGTAAAAATTGGATACACTGGAGACTTAGAGAAACGAAAGAATCAATATCGACTTCATAATCCTCTTGGAGAAATAATATCTACACGAGAGGGTTCTGAGGTGGATGAACTTAGACTTCATCTTAGGTTATTTGATTTTAAAGTTGAATTCTTAGATGAATGGTTTTACGATGAACAGCCAGTTTTTGAAGTTTTCGAGCAATCCTATGAAGAAATAGATGAGTGGCTTTGGGAACATAGAGCAGAGACATTATTATTTCCACAAATCCCTCTTCCTGGAACATTAAAGAGAAAATTACTTGACGAACTACAAAAGAAACACAGGACCATAACTGTAGAAGGCGAGAAACTCTTATAAGTGTAGAAAAATAAACAAATAGAAATATGGATGAAATAAATGAATTAATTAAAAACGATTTGAAAGACAGATCATGGAGAAATCATTATGATAAATTGGACCTATCGAGACAACCTCATCTTCCGAGAATATATTTCTTTGGAAGTGTTTTTGGGGTAATACTTTTCTTAGATGGTGATGGAAAAGATAGAAAAGATACTAGTTTTTCTATTATTATGAATCACTCAGCAGACGTTCCAAACTCATGGATATTAGTTGAGAAAGATTGTACGGCTAGTACTTGGATAGATGATCTCATAAAACAATTCGAGAGAGCAAAAAAGTGGATGAAAATTTAATTTATAAACCAAAAATTATGGCAGAAATGAAATTAAACAAGGAAATTATTGCATTCCATAGAGGATGCGTATTGGTAGAGAACAAAGAGTTAGTAGATCCTAGAAACACAGAAGAAAAGAGTAAGAGGATATTAATCTCACTTCTTCAAGAATTAAAGAGATATAGATATTTTCTTTCTCCTGAAGCAATATGTAGGATGACAGTTAGTGATATGGAAAATCTTCATACAAATCTACTTCCATACATCCACGAATTATATCATTCTGGGGAAAAATTTAAACCTTTATATCCAGGATTTCCAGAACAAGTAATTTCTAAGGATAACTCAGAATTGTGGTTAAATCAAGAAAGAGTTTATTCTGGTGATCTTGAAGGATTCTTAAGAGATAATCCTTGGACAACTAAAGAAGAAAAGGAAATAATTGATGAAGAGCCAGATCGACAGCTTAAGATTATGACTCCTTCTGAATTTATGGATATTCCTCGGCAAATGATGTCGGCCGGAAATTCACTAACAGGAGAAACTAGGGAAGAGTTGGCATGGTTCTTAGAGAATTATCCAGAACTTAGCATCCCAGAACGTATACCATTTAAAGAAACAATGTGTATAGTAGCTAAACATCGGCCGGAATATAAAATTGCCGAGATTAATGATGTTCTGAGATATAGTTTGTACTTAATGGGAGCTGATCCAAGTCTTCCACATGTTCCAAAGAAAATACAAGTTAGCTCTTGGTCTAATAAAAAAACTGATAATCCTGAATGGAGAAAATTAGATACTCTTCCTAGATCAAAACGTAGAGAAATTTGTGGAAGAATAGAAAAAATAATTGAGGCTAAAGGAGTAGAAAACTGTATACGAGATGCAAAACTTTTCTATGGACATTGGATATTACTATCAGAACGTGTACATCCGAAGGAATATGTAGTAAATTATCCTGAGTGTGCTGATTTCTTTGTAAAACTTAAGAGTAAGGGTTTATCAAAAGAATATCGTACATTTAATTCTCAAGTACAGAATATGTATGATACTGGTAAAGATATTCTAGAAATAGCTAAATTTATTTCTACTCATCCAGGGGAATTTATTAGAAAATTTGATTCTCTCTTAAGAAGAGCTCTTGAAGAAGGTAAAGAATCTGATATAATGGATATCTTTATAAATACTTCAGGGATGAAAAATAAAACACTCTTAGAAATTCTTAGCTACTACGATATAAGAGATCAATCAGAAAGTACTCCTAGAGTGGTAAATATTCCTGGAAAAGGTTTATATATACTAGATGGATTAAAACCAATTAACCCTGGATTCTTAGAAACTATAAAAGATAATATAATTCGAAAAATATTTCTCAACATAGATTCTAGAATTACTGAGAAAGATTTAGTAAACGAGATTGTATATATCGATCCAGAAATTAAGAGAATACCTATTCCGAAGGGTATGAGAAATCAAAATGTATCTATCCCCAAAGGAACAAGATATAAAATCTCTGGAAATATTGTTAGGTTTTTTGTTCATTGGATTCAGAAAGATAGAGATGAAGACTTAGATCTTCATGCATTCTTATATAAGTCTAATGATGATATTAGCAATATAGGATGGAATACTTCACTTAATTCTAATGTTGCTGTTCATTCTGGTGATGTATTAAACCGTCCAGGAGATTGTGCAGAGTATGTAGACGTTGATCTAGATAAGTGCAAAAAGAATGGATATAAATATGTGGTGATGGATGTTTGCAATTATAAAGGTCGAGGAATGGATACTCTTCCTGTATGGTTGGGGTATTGTACTAGAGAAAAATTACAGGAAGGTGATAAAACTTGGCATCCGCAAAAGGTTGAATTAACAGTTCCCGTTACATCTAAGACTGATTCGATAGCAGCAATGATGATTGATATCGAAAATAGAGAAATGATTCTCTTAGATTGTGAGACTTCCGGACTTCCAGTTAATAATAAAGATAATTATTCCTTACAGAAAGCAATAGTTAACTTTTTCTCTAAACAAGAAAAATACTCATCTTATGATATCATTAAGCAACATTATGAATCTAGAGGTGCTGAAGTTGTAGAAATATTACCGGATGATCCAGATATAGAAGTAAAAGAAAAAATATTATTTGAAGATATATCAAAGAATTATGTGAAAATACTTGATATTATCGGCGAATAAAAAAAATAAAAAGATAGGTCTTGACTAATTAAAAGTCAAGTTAAATCCTATCTTTTTTTTTATTCTTCCTTTATTCTTCGATTATCGCACCGAAATCTTTAACAGCATCTTCATATACTTTCAAAGATTCAGAATTTTTATCAATCGAAGCCATACATTTATTTAGGAACACTAATTTTCCTGATAATCTTTGTTCCTTCATCATATCTTTCACCGACTCTGCTACACAATAATCCTTTGCAAAACCAGCTATATAAACTTTGGTATAATCTTCTCTAGCAATTTTATCTAGGAATTCATATCCCTCAGATTTTTTAGCGCCGTTTGCATAAGAAAAGGCAGAAAACATCTCTAAGTGTGGATTTCTTCCCTTCTGAATTAGCTCATATTCGGCGCCATGATTACTGAGGGACCATAAATTTAATTCCTCAACTAGATTTTTGGGCAAACTCCATCCCCAAGAACCAGCGATACAATGTTCAGGCCAAATAGTATGAACTTTTCCTGTCTTCTCTAATTCTTCAAGGTAGGCGATAGTATTTTCTTTATTATAAAAAGCTGGAGTATATTTTCCCGATTTTACCATCCCTGAAGTAATAGTTGTAAATGCTTCAGGAGTTTGTTCCCAATACATAGAATGCCCAATATGATAAGACATATGAGTATCTTGTGTAACTATGATTTTTTCCAAGATTTTTCGTTTCCCAGATATCCATTTACACAATTCTTTCGTTGCTTTCTCTGCTCCAGGAACATAGAGAGTTCCTTTGGGGTTACAAAAATCATACTGTGGGTCTATTATCAGTAATAGACTTTTTTCTTTTTCTTCCATAATTTAATTCTGATTTTAAAATTGTTCTTATTATATCTTCATTATCTCTAAATATCTTTTCATCTCTCAAATAAATTTCCCAATGATATTCATTAACATAATCATTAGCAGAAAACATTAAATCTCCAATATACCCGGCAGAAATCTTAATAGTTATTTCCTTGAGATCATCTTTTTCAATATATTGATGTTCTTTAAAGTATAGCGAATGAATGTAAGAACTATTAATTGTGCATTTTGTTTCAGAAATTAGATCATCTTTTGTAATATTTTCAAGATCAGTTATTAATCCAAAGACTACATAATTTTTTCTAGTTATTTGAAATTTCTCAATCCTACTAATATCATATTTATCTTTTATATTAGTAAAAGTATCTTCCATCATAAAATAACTAAAAGCTGGATCTTCATCTTCTTTTTCTCTTCTAATGACTGCTCTGAAAAATCTTGGATCTCTTTTGAATTCTATCATAATCCTTCAAATAATTCTTCTCGGGACACTTTTATTACTCTGGAAGTTCTTCTTTTAAATTCTGATTCTTGAACTCTATTCCAAATCTTCATTACAGTATCCATCCCATGAATTTTAGATAATTCTGAAATAGCTCCCGAACCTTTACAAATCAAAGGAATCAAAATTTTATCTACTTCAGTATAATCCTTTCCTCCAATTTGTTCAAGATCAGAACTAGAAATTCCATTACCATCAGTGGGTGTAATATTAATAGCTTTCTCTAGAGCTACCATCTTATCGTACGAATTTTTATTTATGATTTCAGTATCTAAATAAGATTCTGAATAATACTTCGCATGTAACCACTTAAGAATAGAGTATACTTCTGTTTTCCAGAGACCACCCATAGGATTAAAATCTCCTTCATCTCCGTGAATAGTCCAAAATCCAAGATAATGTTCAGTTAAGTTATCAGTATCAATTACAATACCTTTCTTAATACCAGCTTGATTATATAGGTACATCATTCTAAGACGTGCCATAATATTTCCGTTGGCTATTTTTGTTTGTTCTGGAATCATCCCCTCTATCTCGGATATACTTTTTCCAGATAAATCACAAAGAATATCTCGATCATTATCACAATAATCGTAGTTATAGAGATTTTCTATATAACTTTTATAGAAATCATACTGTGCAACTTCTCTATAAAAAGTTTTAACACAAAAAGCATTTCCTGTTAGATCAGACGAAGTAAGTTCATCTGGTTTATTCTTTATTGGAAGTGAATATCCGTAAAAAGGAATTCCAGATCTATTTCTAACTTCATTACATACGGCAGCCATAAGAGTACTATCCGCTCCTCCTGAGATACCAAGAATTAATGCTCTTATATTATTATCTATCACATATTTTTCGGTCTTTTCAACCATCTTATTAAATATGGCTTCTTGTTCTCCATAATTTAATTTTCTTTCATAAATGTTTGTTTTCATAATTATCAATGTTTTATTGTTACATTAATAAGGATTTGTCGGTTATCTTAAGGAGAAAAATAAAAGGGAAAATTTATTCCCTTTTACTTAAAAATTTTATACTAGATCCAGAGTTTCTACTAAGCATCTAAATATATTAAGAATATTAAAATAACATAATTTAGTGCATAAACTTGGAGAATAATCCTTATCATAAAATAAACCAGCCTCTCCCGCAAGCTCAAACATTAAATCCACTGTAAAATCTTTGAGTTTATTCTTAGAAATTCTAATATTTTCTGATATTATCCTAGTATTGTCAAGATCTCTCAAATTTATTTCAGAATCAAATTTAACTTCATAGAATAAGCACAAGCCTTTATCAGATGTGCGCTTTTTCAGAAATTTTGTTCCAGGATCAATTAGAAAATATACAGATTCTGTTTTTAGACAATCCTTATACTTTTCCTTCAGATAATCGTCAATATTTCTTAGTTCCAGCTCATCCTTGAAATTTTTCTCAGAAATTAATTCTTTATCGACAAGAGCTAAATTATAAACTGGAAGATTCTTGATTTCTAAAAATTTAGATACCCAATATTCTTCATTATTGTCAGTATAAGAAACTCTAACTAAGATATCACCTTTCAATCCTTTGGATCCATAATTTCTAATCCATTCTTCTCTATCCATTTATATCTCATATATTTTAATAATTTAAATTGATTCTTCTTAGCAAATATTTGTATGTGTTCTGGATATAAATTCTTTGCTTTAAATTTCTCTAAAAGAATTTCAGAAGGAATATCTATAACCTTAACATAAGAACTATTATAGTCTTCAAAGTGCTGTCCTGTTCGTTCCGACCTCACATTATATGATCCTGAGAATCTAATAGATTTCCCAAGTCTTTTATAAGGAGAGGAAATAAGTGATATTGCAATCTGAATAGTATCATTAAGTTCTCCATAATAAGATTTGAAATAATTATCAATATCTTCATTATTTTTTATAAGATCTAGATTAACATGTTTTAGATCTCCACATTTTGCATAGAAGTAAATAATGAACTTAGGTTGTCCGAAAGAATAAAATTTACGTACTAAATATACTTTCATCTTTGTAAAATTAAATCCCCAAGAATATTTTACTATCCTTGAGGACTTTTTTATTATTATCTTCTGCGCATTCTATGTATCCTATGAGCTCTAGATTTCTTCCTAGTATACTTCTTTTTTGATGTCTCTTTAATTTGTGGTTCTTTTGTTAAAACTACTTTCTTTTTAGGAGACACTCTAGCTTTTACTCCTTCTGAAATACCTGAACTTATAGATCTAGGTGGAATCACTGTTTTTCCTGATCCATCTGTATAAGAATTTGTTTCAGGGTAATATCTATATCCTCCAGAACCCAATACCCATGCTCCAAGTGCTGCATTATAAGCCCAAGAATTATTATTTCGATCACGAAAAATTTGTCCTTGTGTTGGTTTCTTTGGAAGTGAATCTGAAGTAGTTGTCCAAGTTTTTCTCCTCTCAGGAGATTTACTACATCCTCCAAAAATCAATAATAATCCTAAGATGAAAATTATTAATATAAAATCAATTGATCTCTTCTTGTTCATCTTTTTTCCTTTCTAATGGTTTAACTCTTTTATAATTATCATAAAACCAGGATAAAAGTTGTTTTGTTGCATACTCTACTTCATCCGGTTCAAGTTGAGATGATTTATATCTTATCGACCATTCAAGCATATAAAACTCAAGAGGCATAATGAAACTGTCTGAAGTCATTACTACTTTCAAACATAATCCTGGGGAAAGAAATCCTCTACCTGAAACAAACCTCTCTTTCCAGATATTATAGAGGTTGTATGGTACTTTATAGGTTTCATCATATTCGGTTGGAACTTCTCCTGTATCATTTACCTCCCATTTAACATCTTCAATCTCATAATCATTAAAGATCATTTCGAATTCCGTCTTGAAGTTTTCCTCATATATTCGATCAAGAGCTCCATAACCAGTTTCAGAAACCACGAGAATTAATCTATCAGCCGAATCAACTGCTATCACTTGACCTTTATATAAGAAACAATTTCCAGGTTTTAATTCAGGATCTTCACCTAAGAAATCTCTAAGCTCAGTTCTTACTTCAATTTCTTCTGAGTTTTCGTCGGCCGGATCTTTTTTCTCGTGTTTAATCTCTTCTGGAAATCTGCAAAAATCCCATTCTATTACTGCATTAAGTTTTTCCAAGATTCCAGGGATAACTAAATCAGCCATTCCTTTCTCACAACCACAGCGATATTTCTGTGCTAATACTTCAATAATCATAATATAATAAATTTATTTAACTATATAATTACCATTTTCAGAAATAAAATCAATTTTTATGGCAGGATAAGAACCACCCCATATATTAATTCCTCGTTCTTTCAAAATTTTCATAAGTGAATTAATCTTAAAACATGAATATTCCATTTCTATTCGAATATTACTAAGATCAAGAGTAGAAAAATTAGGTTTATTAAGAATTGTTCTAAAAATTTGTTTAATATTTTCTAGAAAGTCAATCTTAAGTAATTCTTCTGCATAATACTCAGCTAAAGATTTATCATCAAATACTTCATCCGGGATTTCGAAAGATCTAATTTTCCGAAGCATTGAAATTATTTGACTTTTAGAAATTACATATTCAGCTGATAAACCCTTAGTACATTTATGGATTACCTTATTAATCTTCTCAATAGATTTATCCACTACTATTCCTGTTACTTGTTTTGTTACCATAATTTATTTTGTTAATATTATACATCATATATAAGAATCTCAAGGGAGAAAGAAAAAAGAGAGGGAAATTAAATCCCCTCTTTATCATATAGTACTTTAAATCCAATATAATGAGACCTTGGAACAAATACATCTCCTACTAAAGGTATAAATCCAATCTCTCCAGTAATTTCATCTATATCTTTTGACTGTCTTCCTTTCTCTATATATAAGGTAGAACAATTAAAATCAAACTCCTTAAGAACTTTTCCACTTTTTGAATAAGCTGTAATCTTAATTAGCTTTTTATTTTTCTTCGTAATAAATCTACCAATCATTTTCGAAATTTTCTCAGTTCCTCGAATAGATATTAGTCTAAGGTTATTTTCTCCTGGTTTAATTGTCTTTGAATTTATCTGAGTTAGTGTTGTATATAAACTAAGACCACTCATTTCTGGTTTAAAATTACTAGTTTCGAATAATTCATTTAATTCTGCTGCTTCTTCTTTTGTTAATTTTTTCATAATCTTTATTTTTATTTATTCTTTTCATTAATAAGGCTTTCACGGGAAAAATAAAAAGAGGGATTTATTCTCCCTCTTTTCTTGCTTTTAATAATTCCTTATTAATTTCATTTTTTATAAATTCTTCCGCTTTTTTGTCAATTTCATTATCACCAAATAAATGCACTTCACATCTATTTATTACTAATTCAGCTTTAAATTCAAAATCTACATCGTGATATAAACCTGATAGACTCAGGCATACTTGAAATACAATCTCGCTTGATATACTTTCCATTGTTTCCTCCACATCACGGAATAATCCTTCGTACTCTCCACAATGATTAAGATACATTCTTTCTATAAAACTTCCACGACTATTTACTACCCCATCACAAGAAAGGTGCATATATATTCCACCTCCTTTATGATAAGTTTTAAGATTAAGTAAAATAGTATTCTTTTCTTCATAGAACTCTTTTGGGAATTTTATATTTACCCCTAATCGTATCGCATCACTACATAAGTCATACATACCGCGTGAAAAATGATGAGTAACTGTCAATGGATGTTCTCTATAAATATCACAATTCAAGTTTCCTATCAGCTTCATTAATTTTTCAAATGATATTTCATCTGGGATATATTCAAGTATTTTATTTATCTCTCTATCTACCTCTCCAGATCTATCTATATACAAAGTTTTTGAATTTAATAAGGTTCCATATTCATATTCTGTACATACTATATAGCCACCTAATGATCTAACATCTACCGCTTATACTTTCTTATTGTTGCCATAATCGTATGTTACATCTACTAAAACTGTTTTTGGTTTTTCAAAACTTATTACGTTTTGTAAAATTTGTCTCTTCATAATTTTCCTTTCTTTTTTTTAAGTTTATTAATATTTTATCATATATAAGGCTTTTAAGGAAAATAAAAGGAGTGACCATTAATTTAATCACTCCTTTCATATTTATGTTTATCTCTCTATTTCTACTATTTTTATAATAGTTCTACATTTAAATCCATTCATTCGAATTCTATCTATATAGTTATATTTTTCCTCTGGTTTAAGAGTTTGATTGTTTTCCAATTTTTGTGATAGGTTTATGAATCTTTGAACGATTTGTCGACTTTTAAATTTATCAGCAAGTGGTATTATTAATTTAATATTATCACTAGTACTTAGTTTTATTTTTGCGATTACATCTATTGCATCAACGACTTCTTTAGTAGTAATTCTTCCTCTATTGTAATTCTTTAAAGCTTGATCGCATTTATTAAACAATTTTCGATAATATGTTAAAACCTTTTTCTTTTCTACCCTTGATTTTACTGTAGGATGATAAGTTTTAAAATTATTATTGATAATTTCAAATTTAAGGATGACACTATTAATTATTCTTAATAAATCTTGCTTTTCTGAATTTTGAAAAGTAAAACTTTTTTCAACTTTCATTTTTATATTTTTAAGGTCGAAAATAATACCTTCAATATGAAATAATCTAGATATCTCATAAAGAAATTTCTTTTTCATATCTCTTATTCTAAAAGTATCATCCAGAGATCTTAACTTAATCATTAGTTCATTCAAAGCTTCTCCTCGTGAATATGCTTTGCTAAACTGCTTAATCTCTCTTTTAACTTGATTAAAAACACTTAATTGATTAATTTTGTTTCTTTTTCTCATAGTTTCTTTTTTTTATATTATATATCATATATAAGAATTTCAAAGGAGAAAAAAGAAAAGAGCCTCAATCCAATGTTTCCAAAGGATTAAGACTATCTTTTTTATTTACTATTTCTACTCTATGTGGCATCCAAAATTTCAAAGAATCAATCTCTTCATGGTGCAGTAAGAAATCAATTCTATTTGTATGCTTAGAACCCATAAGATCTTTTACTATCCATTCACCATTTAAACCTGGACATTTCTTAGACTGTATTAGAACTGTATCTCCAAAGCTAAATTTCCCACTCCTTCTGAGATCTCTAGAGACTGCAATCCATCTATGTTCACCTGTTTTAACTTTTTCAGGATGAACTTTACTTCCATCTGCTGTAATGCTTCCCGATCTAGCATAATAAAATGTAGCTAATGGAGTAGAATCTAAGTCCTTGGAGGGGCTATAAACACTCCAACCAAGGACTAGAACTATTATGATAATTAATCTACGCAAATTTCTTTTCTATTAAAACTTTCCCATTCAAGCTTCTTCAATGCTCGATTCAATTCAGAAAGTTTACCCTTTGTAATAGACCATCTATCGGTAGGATAGTCTAAAGATTCGAGATTTACTGGAAGAGGATTTTTCATATTCGGATCTGTATTACTATATAATCCGACTGGTTCAATCCAAACTTCCTCTTTTCCTTTTTCACCACAAAGTTTAAATACTGCATAAGTCTTAGCAGTCCAGAGAATATCAACATAATTTCCAGGATACAATTTATAATACTTCCATCTCATTGTATCTCTAAGACCAATAATTACTGATTTCTGGATATTATTACCATTCTCCATTTCAATCAACGGAAATCCAGGAAAACCATTATCAATTACTGGTTTATCTCTCCACAGAATTCCTTGCAAGAACTCAACTGCCTTTTCTTCAAGACCTTCACGACTACCAAGACACATAGAAATAACATCTAAATGTTCACGAATAGCTTTTTTCTTTTGACTATCACAGAATTCTTTTGGATTTCCAATTTTTGTTCTTTCACTAATCTTTTCCAATGATATATATGGAATAAGATCTGGACTTAAACTAGGACTCACAATTCTGTACAGATAGTATGATGGATCTTCGACTAGTTTGTTATTACTCAAAAAAATCGGATAAATATTACCGATCATACTGTTTGTTACGTTGTACTTAATCATTTCTTTTTTGATTTCTTTTTGTTATTACTACTATTTTTGTTATCACTATTTTCTATAAGAGATAATCTAGTAACAATCCGTCCTTTTGTTAAATCATAAGGACTTACTTCAATTTTCACTTTATCTCCTGCTAGAATTCTTATATAATTTTTTCTAATTTTACCTGATATAGTACATAATACTTGATGCTCCATAGAATCTAATTCTACTGAAAACATAGAATTCCCGAGCTCTTCAACAACTTCTCCTGTAAATGATAAATTCTCTTGCTTAGCCATATCACTCTAATACTCCTTCTTTATCAATTAACACTTGAAGATTCCAAAATTTACTTGATATAATTTCATTTACAATAACTTCTGGAATATTTTTAATACCTCCATAGTACTTAATCAAGTCTAAAATATCTACTTCAATTGTTGTATATATTTTCGGAGATTTTTTAGTACCGGTATTAGTATCATAAAAAGTTCTTACACCTAATCCAAAATTATTTCTAGCGTTTTCTATCAAATCTTTAATATCCAATAATAAATTAGGTGTAGCAGAGAATAAATCAGATAATTTAACTACCTCTAGAGTATAATTTGTTGATTTAATTCTTTGTCTACTAATCTTTCTGGAAGCATCTGTAAAGTGATTTTTAAAATAAATACTTCCTAAAGATACATAATTCTCAATTCCAGATAGTATTAAACTTTCTGGATTACCTTGACTTACTACCTCTACTGCTATTTCATTTATATTTATTCCAAGATCTATAAAGAGTTTTCTGTAATACAAATTTCTCATTGCATTTCCATCTTTAAAATCTTGATAAAATCTCCTTACTAAGTTTTCTGCATTCTTATCATTATTATTTCCTTCACCAATATAAATGTCTTCTCTATTCTTATTCAAATCCCAAGAACATAATACAACTTCATGTAACATATTCTTAATCATTTCAGAAACAGATTCAGGAATAAGATCTGCATAAGAATCTGATTCACTTGATTTCAATGAAAGAATATCAAGAATATATTTAGGATTTGAATAACTAGAAAATCCATAATCTGAAGTAATTGTATATTCCTTCATTGAATTATCAAAGATATATTTTTGATAATCTTTCAGACAAGTTATATCATTCTCCAAAACATTTCCAGAATCTACAGCGCTTGGAAGAGAGTACATAATCTGAATATCTTCCGGTCCAGAACCAATTTTTCTGGTTTTTAGAATGTCAGAGATTTTCTTCTCATCTCCAAGTTCAGAAACATATAGATACGCTGGAACCATTGAAGAATCTCCAAGAAAATCAGAATTTAACTCGTTCTTTTTTCTACTCTTAAATTCTCCAAGATAATAATACGTATTTGTTAATGTATCATATCTTCCACCAGGAATCCACTTCTTTACTTTTTTATTTAAAGTACAATTCATTCTACGCTTCATCTCTTCGAAAGCACTTTTATATTCCGCCATTTCAGGAGTCATAAAATAAACACTTTCTTGAGAATCTTCTGAAAATACTGCTTCAAATATTGTGTCTCCGAAATTAGCTTTATCACTCTTAACCTGAGTAATTATATTGCCAATCATAGGAACTCCAAAAGCTGTCCGATACATATTACAAACTAAGTAATATTGTTCTGGATCAGGAAATTCATCACACTTTACATAAACACTAAGATCATTAGATACTTTTAATTTAAATGAATTAGATTCAATAATCACTTCATCAAAAGCAGATTCGATATTCTTTTGTACTGCCGCTTTATAAGACTTTTTTTCAGGGGAGGCTAAAAAAACACGCTTCCCTGCTGAAACTGATAAGTCACACGGAAAATAAGCTATCAAATCACTTGTTAATCTCCAAGAATTTTTCTTCATAATTTTTCTCTTTTACTCAATTGTAAACTTAATTTTTTTCTTAACATTATTGAATTTTATACAAGATCCTCCAAGATAATCATGAATCCTGTATATCTCATTAATAAGATTTTCGTTTGCTCCTATCAGCGTTTTTGGATCTACAAGAACAACTGATGCAGTAGTAAACCTTCTTTTTGCTGTATCAGGATCAATTAATTCTGTACAAGAAAATAAATGTCCATCTGTTGCTATTACTGCATCATATAATTCTGGAATCTTAGAACACTCATAATTAAACCTAGCTTCTATGTATTGTTCAAAGCTAACACATCTCTCTCGCTCAGCATATGGAGTTCTCTTAACACTGACATAATCTTTCTCATAATAACTAAGAGTACTATTAACTCTTGCTATCAGTTCTTTGATAATTTCTTCCGTTTTCATTTAATATAATTGCAATTAAATCTTCAATTAGTTGTAATTTAGGTTTATCTGATAACATTATCTCTGATTTCTCTGGAAATGCTAAATATGTACTTTTCCAATAAGCATCTGGATCTCCAAGATTATTAGTTAACGAAAAATCCATTGAATCTTCAGGAAAATCAGAATTAATCAACCTATATTTCCCAGAAGTATACACAATTTCAGAAGTACTTCTATCAAGAAGACATTGAAAGTTCCCTATTTTAAAAGTATTCAAAATATAATCTTGCTTATGTTCAGAGGGTTTCAGTTCTTTTATTAAACTTACCTTCCAATTACTTAATGTTGTTTCTGAAGCTAAAATTTTATTATATAAGTCATCTGAATTTTTATACATTCCTGGAATTAATAATACTTCGAGGGAAGGAATATATACAAAAACTTTATTTTCCTCTTCCAAAAGAAAATATATACATGAAGACTCTGAGATACTAAGAAACTTACTCCATCTCTCTTCAGGAAATACTACTTTAGAATATTTTACATAGTCTTTATAAATTTCCTTTCCAAGAATTTTATAATATCTACTCTTTGTTATTAACTTTATCATTTTTATAAGTATTAAAAAATTCTAAAATTTTCATATCATTCCAAGAAACTCTAAATGAATCTCTAGAAGTAGGTGCAAATATTTCTGAAACTGCGTCAACGTACATAGTATGAGTAAATTCATCTCCCATATACATTCTCTTCCAATCAGCCTCTGTTATACAATCACGTACTCCAAGCTGTTCTATCGCTAAATTATCAAATCCTATAGTAGCTGATAGATTATTTTGTCGAGTATACAAAATTCTCTTTAAAGTCTTTTCCCACTCCTTAAGATCATACTTGGGTGGATTGCCGAGAGCTCTTCCCCAATTTTTATAACCAAGAATTAATACTTGTCTTCCAGACGTTATCAGTTCTTGGAGATCTTCTGGGGGAAATATTCCGGCAATGATATGATATACTTTTGTTTTAAAATATGTAGTATATTCGTCTTCTAAAGTATTTATTAACTTTTTATCAAACCTATCAATACTTACTCCAAATACTTTTACCATATCAAGTTTATCATGAAATTTCTTACGCTTCTCTTCAGTATTTAGAGACCTAGAATTTATGGTAAGTCTTGGAACAAATCCATTATCATCTGCCCACTTACATAAAACAGCACAATCATCTATAACAGAATCTTCAGTTACATCTCCACCTCCAATAGCTAATTCTATTCCAACTTTAGGAAGCTGAGATAAAACATCAATAGTTTTCTGTAGGTCAAAAGACTTTCCTTCAGAGATACTAGATTCATGACAAAATGGACATCCTATAGAACACTTATTTGTTATTTTCAAGTCTATAGAATCAGGAAACTTTGAAATAAGCTCCTCTCCTCTTCTTAATGCTCGATAAGTTTTTGTACCTGATAAATTATTAAGAGTAACATAATAATTTCCGTTTATATAAGAATATTCATCTGTTATCATAGTACTTTTCCGAACTCTTTTGTCATTACTGTATATGGTAAACTAATCCAATGAGATCCCCAAGTCTGAGTATCTTTTATTAACTCTTTAAAGATTTCATTTTCATTTGTAGAAAGTGAGTATAGTAAGGTTGATTTTTGTTTTTTACCATCACCTTTTATTATTGTTTTATTTATAATCTCTTTTTCCAGACTTTCACTAATCCAATATAATTTTCTATCACTAAGAGAAATAGGTCTAAAAGTAAGCTGATTATCACTATGAAATCCTCTCCACTTTTCCATTCCAAGATTTTTTTCAAATTTTTTGGTTTTGATATTATAAACTATATCTGAAATTAAAGATTCGTTTTTCAGATAATTCTCTATATCACAACCTACTGATTTATTATATTCAAAATCAACTCTACCTATATCTCCTCCATAATCAACGCTAACGATAATTTCTGGGTCATCAGTTTCTTCTTCATAGAAACCCTCTGGAGCATCTGAATTATCATTTCCTAAATATAGCCAAGATCTTGAATTAAATATAAAATTCTTAATTGATCTAGCTGATTCCATAATTTCAGGAAATATATCAGAACTATTATGATCTATCTCAGGAGCACCAGAATCCCAGTAATAATCCTCATCCTCTTCAACAACATCATCATTTGACCTGTTTTCTTCCCAGTCAAATACTATATCCTTTGCTCCAGTATATCCTAGGACAATTTCTTTTAAGAGTTTTACTTTCTTCCGATTACTCTTATATTTCCAAATTATACCACATACATACTGAAGTTTAGTCATTGGATCATTATATTTTTCATACTCCCAACCAAATGATTCAGATCTTCTAGGAACATGTATAACTCCCTCTGAATCCATAGGAAGTGTATCAACCAATGAATTAGGATCAACACAGATTACTACAGAGTGAGACGAACTACTATTAGTCTCAGGTAGATTTTTTCTAATTACTTGTTTTATTCTTTTCATAATAAAAATATTTCATAATCATTTATAAGGAAAATAGGCTCTTCTTCAAAGCCTTATTAGTGTATAAATTAAAATTTAAAAGAAGATGAAAAAAGAAAAATGGATTACAAGAACTGATGCTGCAAAGTTAGCAAAAGTAAGTACACAAACTATTACAAACTGGGGTAAATCTGGTTTAATTACTATCAGAGTTATTAAAAATATGACATATGTAGATAAGAAAACTCTGATTGATTTATTGGAAAGCAGTTTATCTAAAAAGACAACTGATTTAGGAGAATTAGAACGCCAGCTAGATGAAAAGATCGAAAAAATGAAAAAAGAGATCAAAGAAGTAGAAGATGTTACAAGAATTATAAGAATTGGATATAGAAGATACTCACACTGCAAAGAATTAATTATTGCATCTTTAATAGACAATATTCATTACTATAATGATAACTCAGATTTTCACCGCATCAATGAAATTTTATGGAAATACTTAACTTTTCTTAACTCTATTAATAAAGGAAAAGGAGAAAAGAATGTTGATGAAATTAAGAAATTAGCAGATTCTTATGGTTTGACAAAAAGTGATTTTACTAAATATATTAATGATAATATAAAATTTTTATATGATAACAATAAACTAGTTCTCGAAAAACTTGAAAAGTTAACAAAAGAGAACATGACCAAAGACATAGAATTAGCTGAACTTAAGAGAATCAAAAATGTAGAAAATATTGATGTTACTTTAAGTGAAGAGCAAGAAAAGAGAATGAGATTATTAAAAACTAGTATAAGAGACTTAAATCTTTCTCGTAGAGCACTTAATACTTTAGTAGATTATGATATTCAACATAAGAATATGAAAACATTAGGTGATATTGCAACTCGTACAGTAAAAGAAATAAGGTCTATATATAATCTTGGTTATCATACTTATATTGAATTAAGTGATGTAATAGAACATTATGGTCTTTGTTGGAATATAGATATAGATTATTTCATTTTAACTGGAAACGTAAATGTAAAAATAAAGGAGGGTTAATTCCCTTCTTTTTTCTTTCTCCAAATGATGTTTTTGCGCTCCTAGGAAACCTAAACCCTAATATATGACATAGAACAATTATAAAAGAAATTTTGTAGTTGTTCTTTTGTTTTCTTAAGAAATGTGTAGTGTTTACTTAATATATAATAATTATTAAAATATTATGAATGATTTTTGCAACTGTGGTTGTGGATTCAACCCTGGAAGTGATTACAATGCGTTCGGGGATATAGGTTACAATCTTCCGCTGATTTATGAAGTCTATTGCAAAACTATTCAGGAAGTAAATGGTACAGATCCAGATACTCAAGACAAAAATAATAAAATTTATGTCAAGAATGGAGTATTATACCTTCCTAATAGTTATCATGCAAGTTTCAAATCCCCAGATACATTGATGATCTACGATGAAACAGTAACTTACAAAGATTCTACCCTAGGTCTTGTAAATGATTAAGAAAATTTTATTAAACGTTTAATTAAAAGAAAGAATAAATTATGAGCGAAAAAATCTCTAAGATTAGTGTTGACGGAGTTGTATACGATATCGCGTCTACAGGTGGTGGAGAAGTTCCAGGTGATATCCAAGAACAACTCTCTGCTCTAGAAAATAAGGTAACTGAAGAAGCTAGTGCCCGTGAAGAAGGTGACGCTAAGTTATCTGAAAAAATTGAATCAGAAGCTTCTCGTGTTGATGGAATGGTAAATCAAATCAACGAAAATGTAGCTTCTTCTATCGAAACTCTGAATAATAATCTTGTTCAGGCTATCGAAACTATTAATAATGGTATTGCAGCTGAAGTAACTAATCGTGAAGAAGGCGATGCTAAACTTCAAGCAGCTATTGATGAATTAGCTGAAAAAGTAAACGGTGAAGGTGCTGATCTCGCTGAACTTGAAGGAAAAATTGAAAAAAATGCGGCTGATATTGCAACTGTAAACAATAATCTTGTTGAAGCTGTTAATAATATCAATAAGAATGTTGCAGACGGTTTCAGCACCATAAACGGAGGACTCAATAATGAGATACGTCCAGAACTTGAAAAAGCTGTTAAATATGAAGATACAGCAACTGAACAAAATCCTGGACGTAAGACTATTTTCCTAAACAATCATGATAATATTTGCGGAAAAACTACTGATGGTAGTGCTGTGAATATTGCTATGGTTTCTAAGTGGAATAAAGTAGATCTAGGTTCTAGTTCAGTAGAAATCAACTTAAACGGTTCTGCTGAAAGACCTACTTATAACGATTCCAAACAAATTGCCCTTCTTGAAGATGTTCATGGCAATATGGAAACTATTGCATTAGTTAAGAAAGATGACTTAACTTATGAACTTCAAGTAGGTGATAAAATTGCTGGTACTATTAATATTCCTGCAGACCAATTCTTGAAATCTGTTGAGTACTCTGCAGAAGATAAATCATTGACCTTTGTATTTAACACTTCTGAAGGAGAACAAACTTCAGTAGTTGATCTTAGCTCTTTGGTTGATACTTACGTAGCTGGTAATGGTATTGAATTAATTGAAAATGGATTCTCTATTAAATTAGATCCTTCCAGTGAATCTTACTTGAGTGTATCTGAAGCAGGTATTAAAGTAGAAGGTATCAATGAAATTAAGAAGAATGTTCAAGAAGTTGCTGCTAACCTAGTAACAGTTAATGAAAATCTTGCTTCTTCTATCGATGCTATTAATAAGAAAGCTGTTAAATATGAAGATGTAGCTGACTCTAATCTCCCAGAACGTAAAGCTATTGTTCTTAAGAATGGTGATGTTATTTTAGGTGGTAACTTAGAAGGTGGTACATCTAGTCTCGTTCAGCTTAATCGTTGGGGTGTAGCTGATTTTGGTTCTTCTAGCGTCCCATTTAATATCAATACTCCGAAAGATGTACGTCCAACTGTACAAGAAGCAGGTCAATCAGGTGAAGAAGCTCATAAGATTGCATATTTGAGTGATATTGTTGATAGCTCTGCTGACTTAGAAGAAATCAAGGAAGCTCTATCTGAAAAAGCTGACAAGTCTGATGTTGATGCTATCTCTGAAAAACTTGATAGCAAAGCAGATAAAGATAGCGTTGTAGAATATAAAGAATCTGGTGAAGGTCGTAAGACTATTCAACTAGCTAATTATGATTCTATTTCAGGCATCGATACTAAGGGTACTGGACATAATCTTGCTATGGTATCTAAATGGGATAAGGCTGATTTTGGTGCTCCCGGTCTTGAATTGAATTTGAACGGTTCTGCAGAAAGACCTACTTATAACGATACTGAAGAAATTGCTCTGGTTAAAGATATTCAAGTTTCTTCTTCTGATATCGAAGAACTTAAAGCTGCTGTAGAAGGAAAAGCTGATAAATCTGAACTTGAAGCTGTTCAAGGTGAAGTAGCTCTTAAAGCAAATCAGGCAGATGTAGATTTCCAAGTTAATGCTATTAATGATAAATTAGCTGAAAAAGCAGATAAAACTGAACTTGAAGAGGCTGTTAAATATCAGAAATTCGGAGAAGATCGTAAGACTATTCAATTAGCTAACTACGACAATATCTCTGGAGTCGCTACTGATGGAACTAGTCATAATCTCGTAATGCTGTCTAAGTGGGATGTAGCTGATTTTGGTGCTCCTGGTGTGAAAATCAACTTGAACGGTTCTGAAGCTCGTCCTACATATAATGATGATAAGGAAATTGCTTTACTTGAAGATATTGAAGCAGCTAACGATAAATACATTTCATATAAAGAATTAGAATCAGGTGCTAAAACTATTGAACTTGCTAATGGTGATTCTTTAAGTGGTGTAAACTCTGATGGTGTAGCTGGATTTAATTTAGCTAAAGTAACACCCGAGAATAAAGTAGAGATTGGCTCTGCTGGTATGGATCTTAACTTAGTTGGATCTGAACCTCGTCCTCTATTTAATGGTTCTAAAGGAATTGCTCTTTCAGAAGATTTAGAAACTAAAGCAGCCGAACTTCAAGATAATATTAATCTTAAGGCATCTCAATCTGATCTTGAAGCTTATATGAGTGCTACTGATACTAAAGTTTCTGAACTTGAAGAAAAGATCGGTAATGTTCCTACTAAAGTATCTGAATTTGAAAATGATGCTAACTATCAGAGTGCTTCTCAAGTTGATGCTAGAATTCAAGAAGTAGTTGCTGCTGCTCCTGAAGCTCTTGATACTCTTAAAGAACTTGCAGATGCTCTTGGTAATGATCCTGATTTCGCTGGAACTGTAACTACCGAACTTGCTAAAAAAGCTAATTCTATAGATGTTTATACTAAGGAAGAAGCTGATGCTAAGTTTATTACAGAACATCAAAGTCTAGAAGCTGAAATAGAAGCTAGAAGTACTGCAGATACTCAACTTCAGAATGACCTCCAAGTTGAAGCTACTACTGCAAGAGAAGCAGAAAAAGCAAATGCAGATGCAATTGTAGCAGAAGTATCAAGAGCAACTGAAAAAGAAGCAGAAATTGAAGCAAATCAAATTGCATATGTATCTGATGTAGCTGGTCTTAGCAATACTCTTGAAGCTTTGAATGCAACAGTTCAAATTCTTCAAAGTAAAGTTGATGTTCTTACTAAAACAAATACTGAAGTTGTAAGTGTTGACGGTTCTGCTGGTGAATTGAAAGATTCTTCTAAGGATTATATCGTATCAGGATCTATTAATGAAAATGCTGAAATCGTTGGTAAGTCTATCTCATTAAAATCAATTAAAGTAAGTGATAATGCTAGACTTAAATTGAATGCTGGTGATGTAGAAGCCAAAGATCTAAATATTTCAGGTTCATTCCCGAAAGCTAATGGAAATACTGTAATAAGCGTAAATAATGCTGAATTTATCGTATTCAAAGATATGGTATTTGATGCATCTGAAGTTTATAACGGTATTGAGATTGGTCTAGCAAGCAATTCTGTACTTCCGAAAAATATCTTGTTCGATAATTGTAAATTCCAAGGTGAATTCAGTAATAATGCTATCTTAGTATTCGGTACTCAAGACAATGCTATTATTACATTGAATAACTGTTATTTCGAAAAGATCAGTAATGCTCTTAGATTAAGTAATAAGTCTAATGCTTCTGGTGTAGTTGTTAATATTAATAACTGTACTGTAGATCAATGGGAAACTAGAGCTCCATGGCAAGGTTTCTTGATTTGCGAAGATTATACTAATAAGACTGAAGAAGAGGTTAATGCTAATAACTTGTTTGGTGACGGTAAGATTACTGTTAACTTTAATAATTTAGTTCATGCTGGAGTAAAGATTAATCCAGCTGATCCTGCTTCAGTTTGTGGCACTAAAAATGAAAGTCAAGTAGTTATGGTATGTCAAGATGCTGTAGCTGGTCCAGAAGGTGATTACTGTTTATCTTATGACGCGGCTAAGTTCCCAGTTGTAAGCTTTAAATAAAAAAAAAATAAATGGAGAGGGATTAAATTTCCCTCTCTTTTTTCTTCTCACTCAATAACCAAAAATCTTTAGTTATTTTCTTCATTATAACAGATACCATTCCAGCTAAGATAAATAATTTAGGTAATGATTGGTGAGTTATTATAAACCAACTACTTACTATTATATCTGCATCCCTAGCATAATTTTCTTGCTCTAGTGACATCTTTTCTCCAAGATTCTTAAATTCATTATATTTAGTGAGATACTTTTCTGCAAACTTTGCTCTTTTCTTTCTCTGCTTTCTTATTTTCTTTAAAAACTCTTTCTTTGTCAGCCACTTCTTTTCATAATATTCTTTTAATCGATTCTCTCTACACTGACATTCATGAAGTTGTTTTTTTTTAAAGATAGTTAAGCTTTGTTTTGCTTGTCTTGTAATTTCTCCTGTTTCCATTTTTATTCTCTTTTAAGTTTATTAATAAAAAATCTCCCTAAGCTATTTCATTGTTAGCTTAAGGAGTTTCTTTCTCTACATTAATAAGGCTTTAAAGGACTCAAAAAGGAAGAAAAATAAAATCCATCTATCTTCACAGACCGATGGACTAAATAGGGTACAACAATATTACAAACTTAAAAGAACCCGTTAATTCTTTTCTTTATCGTTTAGTAACTTGTCTTCTTTTTCCTTTATTTTTGTTTCTAAGTTCTTATTAATATCTTTCATCCAGTTAATTGCTTGATCTTGTATAAAAGTGTTCATCTTATTTTTTACTTCTGAAACACCATCTATTACACTATTCGTCTTCTTAACTGCTTTATATATTAAATATATACCTCCAATAATTACAGAGGTACCTACAATTACTTTTACTGTTTTCATATTATTTCTCACATTTATTTTTATTACATATATAAGGCTTTTAATCCTCTTCTTTTACCTCCCTTACAAGAAGATTCATATTCCTTGCAAGAGATACCATATTCTTAGTTCCTTTATTCTCTGCAACCGAACTAAAGAAAGCTATACATGCATTAGCCACTTCTGCCATTTGTTTATTTCTCCTATACCCAGCACTTTTTCCATATCTATCCCAATCAGCTGGATAACGCAAAACTTCATAACCTTTTTCTTCAGCATATTTTTCTCCAAGTCTATCAGCACCTCTAGCACATCCACTAACAATCACAATCTTTTCCGTTGGGTCTGCTGCTTTTCTTGATAAAATAAGATCACACTTCTCCTTAAGAAGATCGTAATCATCAAATTCTCTAGAACCACAAATAATTACTCTAAACATCTAAATAACCCTCCAATGTTTTAATTATAGAATCAAGTCCTTTATCTTCTCGCTGGGTAGATGACAGCCCAGATAAATAACCATGTAAATAATAACAAAAATTCTTAGGTAACGAAATCATGTCATCTTTTGAAGAGATTTCCGGGCTGAGATAATCCTCCAGCGGTCCATTACAATTATACCCATTATAAACATACCACTTTCCTGATTCGAAGATATATAAATACTCTTCAACTCTCTTAGGTGGTTTATCTGAAAAAGCTGGTTTGTTATTCTCCCAACTCTCACCTCTTCGAACATAATAGTCACAACCCTCAGGAGACTCTGCGATGGAACTGATATCACCACCTAGAATTAACTCAAAAGCTTTCTCAAATGAATTATAATAACACTGCAAAATCTCTCCAACACCATCTAAGTAACCATCAAAATGACAGTAAATAACCATATACTCTCCTTCCAGACAAACTTGATGTCCGTGAATGTTCTCGTATACCTTTCCAATCATTTCGGTAGGTATCTTAACTGAAATAGTACTTCTTGTTGACATAATAATTTAATTTTTATATTTATTTTTCTTTCTTTCCTCTAACAATATCTGCAACTCTATCTCCTGCAGCATCTTCTATTTTATCTCTTTGTTTCTTGAGATTATTATCACGACCATAAACTGCACCAATAATAGCTCCAGCAATTGGGATAGCAGCTGTCGCAATTTTTAGCTTTCGTTTCTTCTTTCCAACTGTTTCTATCATATTTTTACGACTATCATTGATTATCTTATGTTTACCTCTTTTAACTTCGTCTAAAACAGATTTTTCAAAAGGATCAACAGAAGCATTAATTCTCCTTTGCATCTCTGTTTCTACTTTCTCAGTTCGATAGTCATGAACTTTATTTATTCTAGCATTAGTAGCATTTTTTAATTTCTTAATTGAATTAATCTTCTCAAGCTTCATTTTACCAGCAACTCCAGCTGTAGCACCAATACCAGCTCCTAAAGCAGCATCCCATCCTTTATCAGATTTCTTTCTCTCTACTTCTTTAGAGAATAATTTACGTTTTATTACCATTTAACAACTTATTTAAATATTTAAAAAATTTACTACTAAATTCTAGATCTTCTGACTGAAAACACCACCTAAGGATCTTTCTATCATAATTTTCCATACTTGAAACTTCCCCATTTAAGTACGTTTCATTTAATTTTATCACTCGTTTCCTAAAATATTCCAAATCTTCTTTTAGAACTTTATTTATATTTCCCAAACAATCTGAAGTTCCTTGATATAATATAAGAACCTTCCACGTTTTTCCAGCTCTTATATTATAATAATCCTCTGATAAAATATCCATTTCGAGTTCCTCAATTTCATCTAATATATTCATTGCCATAAATCCAGGAAATTGGGATATATAGACATAAAACTCAGTCTTATGCTTATCTTTTAATTCTTTTTCTGTTGGTGGATTAATATAAGAATCTATACAAGATATTGCTTTAGAAATTAATTTACCTAACTTCATAATTAACACACCTCCTTTCTAGATAATAATTCATAACCTCTTACTCTTTTTTTCTCTCCATCTACAACTTCAGTAGATTTATACTCCTTTACCTCAAAGTAATTTTCTAGGTCTTTTGCTTTTGGTGTAGCATCATAATTAATACTAGAATATAAATAACCTAACCTATCTTTTATACTAGATAATGTTAATTTATCTCCTACTTTAAATTCTGAATAAATATTAGACTCTAATAGTTCATAGGAAAATGTTACTACTCCCAACTCTTTTTCTATGTCATACCTGTTATATCCACAAGCTTTAAGTTTTCGAGGACCTAATGATATATAATAAGATTTAATATTATCATGCTCCCCTATCTGATCTAACACTACTCCTATTACTTCATCTGAAAATCCATATTCACATAAATATTTCAATTTACTCCTAAAGGTTCCTAATTTTTGATATTCTCTCAGAAATTCAGATACCTCCTGATTTATTATATCATCAGGAGATAATGTATTATGGATAGTAGAGAATACTGTAAATCTATCTTTATAATCTATTTGTTGTATTCTGAAAGCTCTAATCTCATTTACTAATACTAAATTATTAAGTACAGGAATCAAAGTACCACCTTGATGTTCATTTACTGCTACATAACTATCTTTATAATTTTGAGTTTTCGCAAGTGTTTGATAAGCTTCAGCTAATGTTAATTTAGCCTCATCTAATGCAGTACTAAATGCAGATAATAAATCGTTAGTAGCCTTCTTTTTTCTTTCTATTTCTCTATCAAACTCTTCTTGACTAACCTTTCTATAATCACAAGTAGATCTATAATAAAATGTAGCTTCATTCTTCCAAGGATTATCAAACAATCTTTGCCTACCCAAAATCTGAGGCAAGTCTTCTGATATATCAACAGCTAAGGAATCAATATTACTATCACTAAAGATAAACGATCTAGCACAGGTAGAGTAAAAATCAGCACCTAGGTAAACAGTTCTAGTACAAAAGGTAAACATTTTAGGTTTAACTCCTTTTAATGGCACTTTTCCTATAGTAAATCTCTTTCCTAATTTCTTTTGTATCCTTTTAAGATTTTCTGGTGTATCACTACACAAAATATTTACTTCTTCAGGTTGGAGATTACACTTTTTTATAATACTGGTAATATGATTAACTGAATTTACGTAGAATACAGCTTCATCACTAACTATTTTAGTAGGATATCCATTTATCATTCGAACTGCACTTTCAAAATTTTCAGATTTATAAGATTGAATAATTTCAGGAAGTTTTGTTCCTACACTCATCATACTAAGTACCTTTAAAGCAGGTTTTAATACCCTAGATGGATCCTCCTTACCCCAATCCATATTAATATAAGGTAAGCCATCAAACTCATCTAACATATTTAAATATTCCTCTAACATGGGTGTAGCTGATACAAATAATGCACTGTGAGATTGATGTAAGTGATAAAGGAAGTCTAGTTCTGTATTACTTTTAAATTTAGAGTCATGTAAGATGGTTTGAAATTCGTCTATAATAGTATAAAAACTTTGAAATATACCTAAAGATGTTAATATATCTTTTACAATCCTATAAGAATCGTAAGTAACTAGAATTTTACATGGTTTATCTCCTAAGTATTTTCTCTCATTTAGGTAATCTTTAATTTCATTCATTAATCGGTTATAGACAGTATTTTTCCCATTAACCATCTCATCTAATTTTTCCATAAATACTTGAGATCTAGTTTTATCTACCTTGGAAAGATCTTTATCAACGATTAATTCCTTTTCTAGTTCATTCACTACTAAATAAACATCTCTACCATGTTGATCCTTTTTATTTTCTAATAACATTTTTCTGGGAGAACAAAGTATTACATTTTCAGGACCTCTAAGACAGTATTCTGTAAAACCACATCCAGGGAGTTGCTTATTAATTATACATTTTACAGGTAACTTGTAAAATCTAAAGTTTGTTCCTAATTCTGATATAAATCTTATCCCTCTAGGAACTACATAATCATTTAATCTTTTTATCATACTATTTAATATTTTAATTGTTATTTTTTAATTCAATACAGAATCCAGTTACATAAAAGTGAAGACATAGGAGTCTCCCTTCTTCATTAATTAGAGTTTGAAAGGATAAGAAGAGCAAAATCGTCATTTAAATAAAGTAAAAATACAAAATAGTAATATATATTAATATGATGAAAAAAGTTCCACTTTAATATTTAGATTAGATTCGCCTCCTCAAGAGGCGAAAATCAATAATATAAAATCTTTATAACATCTTCATTTTCTGGGTTTATTTTCTATATATCTATTCAATGTTTCTTTTCTAAGACACCCCTAGCGGTAGCGAAAAGGGGTGTAATATAAGGGAAGCTCCTTTGTCCTCATAAATAAGTTACAATAAAAATAAAGAAACCAAGGAAATAAAATCCTTGGTTCTTATAAGTTTTAAATTTCACAATCCTCTATTAAAGTCTTGAATTGTTCAAAGTTTAAAGTACCACCTCCAGCACTTTTATGTCCAAAAATAATGCCTCTATATCCAGCACAACTAAATTCTGGAATTCGATCAGGTTCTTTATACATTGATATACTATATACTCCTTTATCTCTTCGATTACATACTATATAAATATCATAATCATTTAAGACAGAATTAAAGACTGTACTTGAAAATGCAGTTCCTATTACACAAACTCCTCTATATTTTCCAGCAACAGTAACGGGAAATGAGAATGATTTAACTACTCCTTTATTAATTTTATCCTGATTTTGTTTAAGAATAGTTCCAAGTTCTATTACTTCTGTCAATCTATCTTCCCAGAAACATAGATTAGGAAATTCATAGAGCCACGTATCAGGATTTAAGCCATATTTAAATTTCAAACCACTCTGTAAAGGAAGTATTACATCTTGCCAATCATCCTCTCCAACTTCATCTTTTCTCCAAGTATCATATACTCCAAGAAGTCGAATAAATTCTGGAATATCTTGACCTGGACAGAAAAATCTCCAAGTTAATTCACAAGCAGCTGGTCCAATCTCACGAATACCTTTAATTCCGGTGTAGTTATTTTGTATAGAACTTTCGATGGATGATACATGATGATCTATGAATATAAAGTTATCTCCATAGTGTTCCCAAACCTGTAACATAATTTCAGGAGGGAAACTTATATCAACCATACAGATCAGGTCATAGGGTCTTCCATTCTTATCTACATACATTTCTGGAATTTCATCTCCATAATTATATCCGGTTTTATCTACTTGGTACCCTTCATCGTATAGTGATTTTACTGCTATACACATACTGGATGTTCCATCAAAATCTACCCTATGAAAGATAACTAACGCTTTTTTATTTCTGTTCATATCCTAATAATTTAATTAATAAATCAATTTCACATTCTAGTTTTGTTAATAATTCTATAGCTTCAATCATAATTTATAATACGTTCTATAAATTCAGACTTCATAATTGCTCTCGCTTTAAGATCTACTATATGATTTAAGAGATCAAGTTCTGCACAGTTATACCAAAACCATTTTCCTCCAGAAGAATATTTAGTATCTTCTCTTTCTCTTCGTTCTTCTATAATTTTTATAAACTTTCGATATACTTCCTCTTTTTCTTCTGGGAGGTATGCTATTTTATAATCAAACGTACTAGGATATAGTTTTAATTCCTCCATAAGTTCTCCGGCCGTATATCCAAAATCCTTAGCTACTTGTGAGAATGTAGAAATTTGATATCCGCGTTTCTTTAAGTAGTTCTCCATTATTTCTTGGGAGAGAGTTATACTAAATACTCGATTTCTACTATTATATTTCGTTATCATCTTCTTTCTATAAATTTAACTTCAGATTCGATTATACCACGGCCGGATTTTTCATGGAGGGTTTTTGTTTTAGGTATATATCCAGAGTCCATAGGTTCAGTCATATAAAATAAACTAGTTCCTCTAAATGTAGCTGTTATTACTTTTTGGCCAGGTTCTACTTTTACTTCCATAGTTCCTCCAAACAATACAGTTCTTTTATTCTCTGGGAAAATAAATACAAATACTATATATGCTACAGCTATGATTATAATTCCCCAAAATATTAATGTTCTCTTTTTCATTGTTGTTTTATTTTATAAATTAATATTAAATTTTTATTGGTAGGGAAATATAAGTATACATTAATATTTCCTAAAGTATCAGAAGTTATTAAAGAGTTGTTATTTGGTTTAAGATCTATAAACTTTTCGCCTTTAGGAAGATTAATTGTTACTGTTGTTGAAGAACTAACATCTTCGACCTTTTCAACGGGTTCACAACTTACTAACAATAATGTTGTTAACGTTAATAATGTTAATAATTTCTTTTTCATATTTTTTAATTTAAATTTCATATATAAGAATTTCAAGGAGAAAAATGAAGAGGAAAACCTTAGTCTTCCTCCATTACTAATAATACTATGTTATACAATTCAAGCTTTCTTTTTATTTCGTTCTCACCATTTCCTATATTCCATAAAAACAATGGTCTTAGTTTCTGTTGATATCTATATTCACCCCAATCCATCTCTTCAATTTTTATACCCAAAGTGTCTTCAATCATCTTCTTTAATTCTAGATGATTATAGGTTATTTGCATTTTCTTATTTTCATGCATTTCCAATAATCTAAGAATTCCAGAAGACGCCCTAACAGATACTATTTTCTTAAGATATTCACAATCAAGTTCGGTAAGGCTATATATCTCCAGTAATATATTTAATTCTTTTTTTAAGTTGTCGAATGTATAACTTCTATAAATCTCTAGGGTATTTGATACACTTCTATAACACCCCATTCCATAACTTAACCAACAAATAAACCTAGTTATTGTTGCCTTTAATTGTAATTTAATTTTTCTAATAATTTTTTCCATATTCTTATTTTTTTTTAAATAAAAAGTCTACCCGAGTTTTTCTTCGAGTAGACATTTCACTTATGATCTATTATCTTTTCACATATAAGGCTTTGAGGGATTCTGATCTGATAACATTAATAATTTTTTAGGAATATCATCTTCTGGATAAAGATAGGATAATACATCTTCTTTTTGATATTTTTCAATCATTTCTTTCCATGATGTATAATCAATTAACCTAAATCTTATAAACCTATCTTCTACTGGATACTCTCCTCCAATTATATATTTATCATTCTCTTTTACATACCAAGATGTTAATGGTCTTTGTAAGAAACTCTCAAGTTGATGATGTGGATCTTCTCCATAACATGTATCTAGTACAATCTTATAGTGCTTATCCACATGTTGAAGAGGTATAATATCAGGTCCTAAACTAGTTATCATACATATAGACATGTAAGTATTAGGAACTGTACAACCTGATTCCTTAAGAGCTTCTATAGTATGTATCTTAAGAAAATTAGTGAAAACATTTTTGTAATCTTCTATATTTATTTTATATCCTAAGTATAATCTTTCAGATGGTTGATCACTTAGGATAGATCTTGGATTTTGAATTTCTATAATATTATCATATGTCCAAGATTTTTTATTTTTCCAGTAAGTATCAAAAATTATATTAAATAAATCAACACTAACTTCAAACCATTTACTAATCATATATTGGTATTTTAAATAATTCTTTTTCTGTAACCCCATCCAGAAATAATAATTCTCCAAAAGATATTACAAATATTAGATCTGGATTATTAAAACCTTCCCGATAAAATGATAAGTCCCCTGGATAATTTTTGGTCATTATATGATCTGGAATAAAGAATTCTACTCCATCATCAAATAAGAATCCCATTTTTATTCCATACTGAAATAAGAACTTATCAACTTCAGATAACTCAATATCAGGATAAATGTTTCTTCCTAGTTTTATTTGCTTCATAATGGTAGAATGGACAATCTTCGCTACATTCATCAGATAAAATGCAACTATTATTACAAAATGTTTTTATATCATTATACATATCTTTTACTGTATATATTCCTTTTTTCTTCTTTTCTTCATTGATTCCACAAATTGTACAATCTTGAGAACTAATCTGAAAAACTTTATTCAAGTATTTACGACGTCCAGCAACTTCATAATACTCTGCATAAATTAAGTACGTTATATCGTTATCAGACATTGCTTCTTTCTTACTAGAAATATAAGATCCAAGTACTGTCCCAATAAATTCAGCACAATCAAACATCCAAGCATCATTTATAGGAATATATACTTTAACTTTAGTACCAATCCTATAGGTTATTTGTGGATAAAAATCAATCTCTCCAGTTGATATATTTTTCTTGATGATATTAATCTTTTCATTGATTTTAATATAATCCTTATCTTTCTGGCGATTTATTATCCATAATACATTTTTCAACCATTCATAGATCTTTTTCGCTCTTCCCATTTTTCTTTTGCTAATTTTTGTAAATCTTCAACAGTATCAGTTTCATCTACTATTTCTATTCCAAGTAAGTTTTCTATAACATCTTCAAAACTAGCTACTCCGACAAATGTTCCATACTCATCTACTACTATTGCTAGATGTTGTTTAGTTTTAAGAAATTTTTCAAACAATACATTAACACTAGATGAGTCCGGAATAAATATAATATCAGAATCGTAATCTGTATGTTTTATTGTTAACCCTGGCAGATAAACATCATAATCTTGATATATGTCTGACTTATATGCTATTCCAATTATATTATCTTCAGTATCTTCCCATATTGGTATTCTAGAAAATTCAAATTCATCTGGAAAGTCCTTAAGAAAAGTATTAGCATCGAAAGATTTTACAACAGTTCTAGGAGTCATTATATTTCCAACAGTTAATTTATCAAGAGCAAGTAGATTTTTAATTATTTTACTTTCTCTCCCTGTAAATATTTTCTCTCGTTCTCCAATTGTTGCCATACTAGATATTTCTTCTCGAGAAACAGTTGCTTCTTCTGTTTTTGGTGAGAATATAGCCATTACATATCTTGATATCCAGACTATAGGATATGTTATATAAATTATCCAAGTTAATATATTAGCTGTAATTGAGGTCATTCTTTTCCAATAATGTGCTCCAATTGATTTAGGTATTAATTCACTGAGTACTAGTATTAATAGAGTCATTATTCCAGAGATAATTGCAAAATATTTCATTCCAAAAATCTCAACAGCCTCTATACTAGCTAAACTTGTACCTACTGCATGAGCAGCTGTATTTAGTGTTAAAATAGCAGAGATAGCATCATCTACCCTTTCATTCTTTAGCTTCATAAATTTTATTGCTGCCTTAGAACCAGAATCGATTTTAGACTGAATAAATGAAGTCGGTGTGCTTAATAATGTTGCTTCAAGAACACTACAAATAAAGCTAATTGTTATAGCTATACTAAAATAAAAAATCATTCCAAATAAAGGATCCATAATTTTTTCTTGTTTTAAATTTATTTTATTTTATTATTATTTTTATATCATATATAAGAATCTCAAGGAAAATCTAAAAGCCTTATTAATGATGAAAACATATAAATTAAAATATTATGAAACCAAAAAAGAATAGAATTTATTGTCCATTAGCTAATAGAGCTAAGATGTTATTTGAAAGTAAAGATGAAGCTGATAGATTTATAGAATTCAACTCAGAGGATTTTACAGGAAATAAGAAACCTACTAGAGCTTATTATTGTACATGCTGTGGAGGTTGGCATATTACTTCTAAAGATAACATTCATATTAGTGAAGAAAAAGATATTGAAGAGCAAGAAAAAGTGATAAATAAAATGATTCAAAGCTATTCAAAAGATATTGAAAATCAAAAAGAAATAGAAGATATTAATAGAAGAAAATTAAATAAACAGATTACTTCTATAGAGCAAAAAATTGGGAAAAAAGATAAATATAAAACAAAATCTAAAGAACAATTATTATCTTATTTGGATGAAATAAAACAGGTTGAGGATTTTATGAATGCCAATAAAAAAGAAACATTGTCAAGAGCAAGAGCTTATCATAGATTAAATTTATTGAGAGATAAAATTTTTCAAGGACTTGTTTTTAATGTGTATCGTAAAATTGTAGATGAAATACGAGAGGTGAGAAAACTTATATTACTTTTTGAAAATAAAGAAAGGACAGATGAAATGTTAAATGAAATAGAAAAAGAAGTAACTGAATTAGAAGAAAAACTTGGGTATTCTAAATTAACAGAAGATCTTAGAAAGCGAATTATGGACACTAGGGAGGGAAAATAAAATCCCCTCTCTTTTTCTTTCCTTCAAAAACCTTTAAAAATCTTATAAATGTAATAATAACTTAAAAAATTTGTAAAAATGAAATTGAGTAGAAAAGAAAAACAGGCAAAGAAGAAATTAATTGGTGTTTACAAACAATGTATCGATGTAATGACAAGATATATGGAACCAGTTGCTGTTATATCCACTACAAAAAAGGGAGGTACTCAGATTACAAGTATGAGATTCCCTGACTATCATTACAAGAAAATTATTAAGGAGAAAATTCAAAAAGTAACAACAGAATTGAGTAATAACCAAGGTTAAAAACTCAGAAGACTTAGCACTTAGAAATAGGTGTTAGGTCTTCTTTTTGCTCTTCTAGAACCTTAAAGAACTTATAGATGTAATTATTAAACAATAAAACAATATGAAAATCGTAAAATCAAGTGTATCCATTCTCCCTCAAGAACCTGGGGTGGATGGATTAATGAAACATGTAGAAAAGCTTGGAAGAATAGCATATCTAAGTGAAGATAGAATGACTGAAGATTCTTGGGAAAAATTTGATAAGATGCTTTATAATCGCGGTCATTGGGCTGTTTTTAATTCTGGAACTGTATATCTAGATGTTCCTGTAAATTATGGAACAGAAGATCTTCTGCTAGAATTAGAAAGAACAACGAGTCCTTATACAAAAATTTGTTATTCAGATGATAATAATCATTGTTATCTAACTACTAATCTTAGAGTTATTTATCAGAAGAAACTGGAAGATTTTATGAATGAATACTGGTGTGAACCTACCGAATATCATTATCATAGAGTTACTTCTGTATGGGTTTGTTCTAGAGGTATACAGACAGAATTAGTTAGGCATAGAATAATGAGTTTTATTGCTGAATCAACTAGATATGTAGGATATAATAAAGGTCGCTATGGAGGGGAGCTTACTTATATTTTGCCTCAATGGATCTATCGAGTAAGGAATAACATAGGTAATACAGTAGATTCTTTAACAGGTCTCCCCAGAAATTATATTTTAGACCTAGATGGACAAGATTTGTGGGATCATCTTACTATTTATGACAGAACTGTAGCATCTCGAGATAGATTATGGAGGGAAATAGAGAATGAATATCTTTATGAAACTACGACAGATGAAGGAGAAAAACTTAAACCAGAAGAAGCTCGTGGAGGTCTTTGTAATGATTTAAAATCGGTTGTTGGGGTTACTGGTTATATTGAAGATTTTATAAAAGAGCCAGAAGAAGATACTCTAGAGAATGAAGGATTTTTTCATTTAAGATGTGCAAAAGATGCTCACCTCGATATGCAAATCTTAGCTAATGATTTAAAACAACAATTTATTGATACAGGATTATATAATTTAAAATAAATGGAATGTATTTGGTGTGGATTCAAAAGTAATGATCCAATAGAATTTGAAAAACATCTATCCGAAGAGCATTTTTTAAGTTATCAAGAGTATTGTGAAATTGAATTAACACATCAAAAAGATCTTGATAATTTTTGCTTTAGATGTAATAAATATAGAGGTCCATTATCTACATTAATTAAAGATTTTTATTATCTTCCTTGTAGAATATGTAGTAACTCTATTACAAAGAAAACAGAAAAACAAGAATTAATTAAGACTATTATAAAGAATATAAAATCTTTTTATGATTATATTCTTAGTGATAGATATTTACAACTATTCTTAATTGATAGCATTTACCATTTAGCTACTTATTCTCATGATTACTTGGAATTTAAAAAAGTCTTAAGTAAACTAGATCTTCCAAGTCGAAATGATATATGGTTTTTAGATTGGGTACCTGGATATCCAAAAATTATATCTATTCCGAATTTGACTGGTATAAAAATAGTAAATCTATCAGAGAAGTATAGAGTAGTATCAGGAAAGAATAATATAGAAATTAATAATTATAAGATTCTTTTTCCTGAAATTGTTCCTTATGATAAACAACATTTTAGTAGATATAATATTCTTAATCTAAATTCTAATAGAAAAACAAAAAGATTAAAATTAGATAATTCTCCTAATTGTGTTAAGTTTTTCAATACTCAAGGTTATGATACAAAATCAATATTTAAAGTTATTGATACTAAAACAGAAGAGCCAGTAAATCTAAAAGAAATAAGTTATCAAGATTATACTATAATAAAGTTAATTCTTTTAAGAAATAAGAACTATATGAGATTTGTATTTTCTATTTTCTTAGAATTACTTGGAGCTTGTAAAGTATTTAAAGATTCAGTATTTCTTAAGAACAGTATTAATTTAAATTCTGAAAAAGAACCAATAATTAATATTTCTTGGCTTCCTGAAAAAAATGAAACATTATCTAATAATATAATTAATATATCTATTTTATGACAACATCAACAAAATTTAAAGTACAAGGGGTAGGATTAGATACTTCGAATATGACAATTAAACCGTGGGTAGATCCTGAAGATGAATACTCTTTTGATTATTTTCATACATCTATCTCAGCTAATAATGATTTCTTAATTTCTGAGTTTATAAAGAGTTTTCCAGGAGGTAGCTTAATCACTTCTATCGATTTTTTAGATAATCCTGAAAGAACACTCTTAGGACATCTTCTTGAACTTGGAAGAAAGAAAGTAGACCTGTTATTGATAGATTCTGAAGTAATTCTTAAAAACCTAGGAACTGTTAAGGAAACTATTAAACAGCTTAGAGAATATAAAATAATTGAGGAGTTTGGAGTAAAAAATCCTAAGACCGCCGAAGATCTCAAAGCCATGGAAGAAGCTATTGAAGAGAAAATTAAATTCGTTTCTCTTGATTTATGTCCTTTGAATTTTAATTATGATATTGTTAATTATTGTAAGGAAAATACAATAGATTTGCTTGGCTTTAATCCTTTCGGCGGATATATTAACTCAGCATCTGTAATATCTAGCTTTACCATTCCTTATCTTCTTGGTTTTTCTGGAAATTATTGTTCTGTTATATTTTTATCTGGACGTGATTTGATTTTATCTAAAGAATCAATGTTATATATAAAAGATAATATAATTGGATCTGAATGTTCAAGTAAATTTTCCTTAAAAAAGAATGTGTCTAGACTTCATAAACCACTTAAGAAAGTTGTAGATACTTCGTTGATATTTAATAAGAATCTAGTTTTAAGTGTAGATTCTCCTGAGTATTTATTTCCTTTGGAGGATATTAATATAAATTTAGGTTCTCCAGTAAATATTGTTGATGGAATTGATCCAAAATTAAGAACAGAATTAGAGATGTTTGTAGATGATCTCTTGGAGGTTACAGAATTTCCAAAAGATGCTACTCTTCAATCTAAATATGCTGTAATGAGATATCAAGTTTTATCAGCTCTTCGAATAAAATTTCCTGAAACAGATGGATGGAATATTCATGTAGTAAATACAGGAAAACTCGTCTCTGGAATTTTAGTACATAGAGAGATCGAAGAAAAGAAGAAGGGATTTTTTAAAAAGAAAAAAAATTCTCAAAAAATTGAGTCTAAACATTTTCTCTGTGCACTTCCCAAAATCGATCTTCCAGTGTTTATAGAAGAACCCGATGATAAAAACACAGTCCTCGAGAACTCAAACCCTAATAATTGAGAAAATCCGGAGTTAGTTGTGTACCCCGGAAAATAAAAATAGAAAACATTAATAAATAAAAAATTATGAGAGTTTATAATGGAACAAAATCACAAATTAATTTACCTTTGTCAGGTACTCAACGAATTACTATCCCAGCACATTCTGTCTCTGGTGATATTATGCCTAGTAACGAATTTTTAAGTTTGCTAGTAAGTTCCTATGATTACAAGGAATTAGCATTAATTGTATCAGGACCATTTGAAATAAATATGTGTGCAGGAGTATCAGGATCAGTTGGTTTCGTAGTTCAATCCCTTGATGAAGCTATTGAACGTTTTGCACCAAAAGAATGTCCAAAGTGTAATCAAGATCCTTGTGTTTGTAATAAGGAGAAAGAACCGCAGCCAGTAGATAAAAAACCGGCTGCAACTCCAACAAAACCGGCTGAAAAAGAAAAAACAGTGCCTGAAATTAAAGAGGAAAAGAAATAATTAAACCGTATTATAATGGGAATCTCAAGAGATGTATTTTATTCTTTAGAGATTCCTTTTTATTTTCAACAAAGAAAAATGGTAGACTATAAAGAAGTAAAATTAAAAGATGGACGTGTATTAGTATTCTGTAATTTCGAAGAACTTCTTAAAGATTTTTATGGAGTATCTAGTATGGAAGAAGTAGAACCTCATGCAAATTCAACAGGTCACTATATTATTCATTGTCCATTTTGTAGAGACTCTGGACATACAAAACATAAATTATATATAAAAACTGACTTAACTGTTGGTACTTGTTTTGTATGTAATCGAGCCTATGTACATGTGTCTGATGAAGTTGATACATCATTTAAAGTACCTGATTTTATGTCATTGTATTATGGATATTCAGGTCATCCAAATGTAGTTAAACTTACAGAAGATCCTATATGGACATTAGATAAGTACTGGAATGAATTTGATAGTTTTGATCAAAGGGGCTATGATTATCTAATGAGTAGACATCCTTTTATGAACGACATCTATAAACTCCTAGACTTTAAATTTGTTGACGGAAATGTAGTAATGCCATTTAAATATCATGGGGAAGTATTTTATTACCAGATTAGATTTTCTGGAAAAACGAAAATTAGATATCTTTTCCCACAAATATCAGCAAAACCTCCTTATGTAATAGATCATGGTCAAGGTCTAAGAAATATAATAGTAGTAGAAGGGGTATATGATGCTATAGCTGCTTTAATTATGGCACCTGATTATATACCTTTTGCAGTTTTGGGAAGTTCTATATCAGATTATCAATTAGATTTTCTTAGTGAGTACGTTCCAGAAAAAATCTTATGTTACTTAGATGATACTGAAAAATCTATGGGTGTAGCTAAAAAAATAAGAAAAAGAATAGATTATTGCCCTATTAATATCATAAAATCTAATGGAGAAGATCCAGAAGAGTGTATGAAACGAAAACTTAGGGCTGGAAATAATTTGCAATGGATTAAATAAAATGATAACAGCATCGATAGATAATACTATAAATAAAATAGTAATAAAAACCGATGACCCTAGTGTAAAATGTCTTTTAGAATTTAAAAGAAAAGTAACTAAGTATTCTCCTTGGTTAAAATCTTGGAATACAGCTGAAGAAATAGCAAAACTTTATGATAATCCTAGATCATGTGGACCTAGGAAAGGAATATATACTTTTATCTTAGGAATGGGATGGGCAGCTTATATTGCTAATGTATTTAAACCTATCTTAAGTGATACGGATTATAATGCAATTCTTAGAACAATATTTGCAGATTATTATCGAACCTATCCATTTCCAAATCTTAGGGATTATCAGAATGAGGATATGTTACATGTGTTAAAATATAAGAGAGCGATTATTCAAACCAATACCGGATATGGAAAAACTGAAACTATAGCAACTCTTATAAACTATGCACATAATGAACTTGGAAAGAAAGTGTTGGTTATAACTCCAGGAAAAAAAGCGAAAGATGAAATTGTTAAGAGATATGAGTCTAGATTTGGAGGTAAATTGCCAACTTCAATAGATGGAGATCTTGGATGTATAATTACTTCAGGATTTCTAAATCAAAAGAAAATAAAAGATCCAGACCTATGTATTTTAGAGGAAGAGAAACTTAAGAAATTCGATTGGGTTCTAGTAGATGAAGTAGAATATACTATTAATCCTTCTGGTGAATGGATATATAATAGACTAGTGAATGCTGAAATTATGTATGGATTTTCTGGAACTGCAGATCGAGATTCAGGAGTTATGATCACATTTGCACAGGGAATCACAGAAACAGTAGTAAGAAATAAGGACTTAATTAAATATTTCGGACCAGCATTAGTTTATAGAATGCCTACTAGTCTGAAAATAAATAGTATCCACATAAATACTATCGCTCTAAATAATATTAAATTTACAGAAGAGGATTTTAATGAGGATAATAATGTCTATAATACAATAATGTCAAAAATTTGGGTTGATCCTGGAGTATGTGAATTGATTGTAAAGATAGCAAAAAGATATCCTAAATTATATATCCCAATAAATAATTTAAATAATATTATTTCAACTTGGATAGATAACTTTTTTATTGGAGTATTTAGAGTGCTCTTAATTTGCGGCGAAGGATATATTTATTATGATTTGTCTGGAAATAAAACAAATCTAGATCTTCAACAATCATGCGAATATATTAAAAATGGAATGGTAGATATAATTCCTAGTACCGCCGCAGGATTTAGAGCACTAGACCTTCCTGGATTAGAAAATATATTACTAGTTTCTAATATCAACGCTGGATCAGTTCTTCAACAACTAGGGCGAACAGCAAGAGGAACTAATATGAACGTTCTTGCACTAAAACCAAAAATACCGAAAAGAATCCCGGTATATACAAAAGGATTTGAACAAAGAGATGAATTATTACACAACTACTATAAGTATTGTGATATTCAAGATATAGTTATTAATGAAGAAAATCTTTAAAAATATAATATGGATAATGGTAGTGTATTTGATTTGATTTTTAGCTGTTTTAATCAATATTTATTTCAGGATGCTAAAAATAATATATTAGATCTTCAATATTATTTTCAGACTAATCCACAAACAGCCGGAAATGGTATGGTCTCTCAACTCGTGGATGCTATAAAGACTTATCCTCTAGAAAATATAGATGAGCCTTTATTTAGGAGTATCTTGTTTAGATCTCAGAAAACTCCACAAGAGACCCAAGAGGTGATGAATGAAATTATAAAATGGAAAAGATATACAAAAAGTCAAATTGAACCAGCCAGAAAGATTTTAACCGATGTAATATATTCAGTTAATCTTCAAAAAGCAAACAGACTCTATTCTCAAAATCCAGAAGAGTATGTTAAGTTTGTAAAAAATATAAATGTTAAAACTACTGCTGATCTAGATAATTTTAGTGAGATTGGATTTACACAAATAGATATTAATTCAATCATCGCTGAACAGGCAGAAGGTGGTGTACCTAGTAAATTTGAATGGATAAATAATTGCTTTTCATGTGGAGCTTATGAATTTGGACAACTCGGGCTAATTGCGATGCCTCCAGGAGTTGGAAAGAGTTTAATGGCTATGCAGGAAGCATTGAACATGAGTTTACAAGGTTATAAAGTACATTACTTGGCCCTTGGGGATCTTAAAATGAAGGACTTTAAATGAATGAAGCATAGATATAAGAATCTATGAAAATTCTATTAAAATGCTAGAACTATTAGAATAAAATAGAATTAGCATCTCTATCTCTTAGATAAAAGATAGAGTTCAACGACTAAATATAGAACTATAAAAATATAGATGATATAGTCTAATAGTTTAATGAAAATTAAATTTATAATGATTATCAGATTAGGAGCTCAATTTACAGGATTGCCATTCAGTGAAGTATCTCAAAACATAGGACCAATCTATAACAGTATGTGTCAAATGATTGGAGATAATCTTAGTATAACTATATTACCAGCTGGAAAAATTTCAGTGGATGAATATATAGAATTCATGAAAACCAAAGATTATAAAATCCTGTTTATCGATTAATTGCTTAGTCGCCTAGATATTATTCTAGGAAAATTATACTAAAATGCTGGAAAAATCTTGGTTATACCAAGTGTAAATCAGCAAAAAGGATTATCTTAGATCAATCTAAGTAATATAAATCCTTTCTCAACGACTAAATGTATAACTAAGTTTGAAATATAACCTAGATGATATAGTCTAATAATTTAATACAATATTAAATTTAGTAATGTATGACGCAGGATTTAAAAATTCTATGGGAGGAGAGGATAGTTCTTCCATGTATAAATCATTTGGGGATATCTATGATAAACTTACAGAATTAACAGCATTAGGAAAATTAGTATTTATATTGTCTCAGTTAAAAATTGGAGCATATAGTCAAGAAGTACTGGATATGTCTTATATAGCCGGATCTAGCCACAAGGTTTAGTTTAGCCGTTTAAAGAAGTGATTCTTTAGATTATTAGTAAGTAAATTTGGTGAAGAATCTTAGATTTATTTAAGTAATTTAATACCAAGCTAATAATATAATTTATTAGTATAACGAATAAAGACTTACCAACTTTTTATAAGTTGAATTTATATTCTAATCTATATAATAAATTAATTTATATAGTTAATATATATGTGATGTGGTAGATTTTATTATAACTCGTTCTAGAGGTGGGTTAGAGATTAATTCAAACAACTTAGGAGTATCAACAATTACGAAAAATCGGCGTGGAGAAACAAACGTAACTGATTATAATATTCGTCTTCAAAATGGTAGATTTAGAAGTTTACCGAAGAAGGTGTATGACGACATAAAGATTATTAGAGAAAAAAGATGCTTTTCTGAGGCAGACATAGATTTAATGATTAATAATTATAATATTCAATATAATCAAGCTCAACAAAGTATATACAAACATGGAAGTGGGCCACAACAAGGAAACAATATTAATGTACAACAAACTGTTTCTGGACCAACTCCATTTAATAGACCTTAAAATGAGTTTTTGCGTTTAGGAGAAGGTTAAAACTTAATATATGAAAGAACATTAGAAAAATTTATAAATAAAATTATAAGTTAGTCTAGTGTTCTTTTTATTTAGATTTCATAAGAATAGGGAAAAAGTAAGATTAGTAAAGGTTGCAAACTTTATTGACCTGAAATTTCCCTTTAGTAAAATTCTTATGAGGTTTATAATTATTTTAAATATTTTTAATTATGAAATCTAAACCAATAGAAGGTATAAAATCTACCGAGAATCTAGGAATGAAGTATAGTAGTTACCTAGATGAAAAAGATTTTAATGAGATGATCTTAGAAGGAAGAACTGAGGATGAGTATCTAGAGGATTATTGTAAATTAATAAATCAAGCCCTTCAGAGAGGATTAAAACGAGGAAAAGTCGAATTTTATACAGAAAAACATCATATTTTACCTAGATGTATGTTAGGTGAAGATGAAAACTATAATTACGTACTTCTTTCTGCTTTAGAACATATAATAGCACACATTTTATTATATAGAATTCAATCAGATAATAATAAAATATTATCTGCTCTATTTTGTATGATTAATGTAAATTCAGAATATACATCTGAGCGAAAATTAGTAATAAAGAAATATAATATTACTCTTTCTGCTGAGTTAAGAGAAAAATATATACGTTCTATCTCATATCCTGTTGTTTGTCATGATTTAAATAATAAAGTTTATAGAGTATATAGTAGTATTTCAGAAACTGAAATAGATGGTTTTAATCACACTTCTGTTAGTAGTACTATAAAAGGAGATTACAATACTTCTAGAGGATATAAATTTTCTTTATTAGAAGATTTTAAAATTAATTATCCAGAAAAATTAAATGAATTTTATTTATTAAAAGATCTACCGAAATTAAATTTAACACCTTTAGAAAGAAATACTGTACTAGAATATAATGATTCCGGAACAAAGATAGTATGTTTCGATAAAAATTTCAATGTTTGTAAAATATATAATACAGTATCTTCTATTAAAATAGATGGATTTAATCCAGAGTATCTTAGAAGGAGTATAAAGAATAAAACATTATATGGAGAATATTACTGGATGTATTACAATGATGCTATTAATTTATATTCGAATAGTATTCAAAAATTTTATGAAGAAGGAGCAATCTCTAATATAATAAAGTATATTCCTAGTAAAGAAACTAAGAGAGGTAAGAAGATTATTTGTCATGATAAAAACTATTTAATATATAAAATTTATGATTCAGTAAAAGATGTTATAAAAGATGGATTTTCTGAATCTTCAGTATCTGCTGCAGTAAATCGTAATAAAACAAGAACATCTTATTCTGCTATAGGTAAATATTTTGATTATTATTGGACTAGCCTAGATGAATGGGAATATCCAGATAAATTAGATGAATACTATCTTAATAAAGAAACAAATAATTTACCAAAGTTAGTTGTTAAATTATTTAGAAATGAAGTAATAAGAACTAATCGGAATCATGAGATTATAAAAATATATAAAAGTATTGGAAATGTTAGAGAAGATGGGTTATTTCATCAAAATGTATGGAGAATCTTAAATAAAGATAAAAAATTAAATACTGAATCCCTATATAATAATTCATATTGGTTTAAATTTTCAGACTTTAAAGAAAAATATCCCGATAAACTTGAAGAATATTACAAACAACAAGAACAAAAATAAATTTCATTTCTTTTATTAACTCCAATTGGTTAATAGGCAATAAATTTAATAAATTCATAATAAAATTAATCCCAACCTCCTGTAGTGATTATAGTGGGTTGGGCTCTTTTTTCTTTTCCAAATCAATAAAAAGGGTAATCTCTAAGGGTGATTTTCTTATATATGAGTAAAAATTTAAAATAAAATTAATAAAATGAAAGTAATTCAATCTAAAGTATTGGTCATAGTAGATAAAAAAGATACTATGACTCAAAAGATAGGAAATTTTGTTGTTCCTGCGAGTGAATGTGAAAAAGCTGAGGTTATTGGAGTAGGTGAAGAAGTTAGCGAGGGAGTATTAAAACCTGGTGATACTATCTTGATTTATCCAAACACAGGAAAATCATTTACTCAAGATGGAACAGAATATCGTGTTATAACTTTAAATGAAATTATTGTAGTACTTTAATTAAAACGAAACATGTCAGAAGGAAAAATTATTAATCACGGCTTTGAAACTCAGGCCGAAATTATTGAAGGTGTAAAAAAATCAGTAGAGGCAATTAAGAAAACACTTGGCCCGTCAGGTAAAGCCGTGTGTATTTCAGGATTTACAGGTCCAGAGGTGTCAAGAGATGGAGCTACTGTTGCTAAGTCGATTTCATTTAAGAATCAACTTCAGAATACAGGAGCTATCTTTGTAAAAAATGCTGCCGCTCAAACAGAAAGATTAGCAGGTGACGGTACAAGTTCAACTTCACTATTAATCAAAGAAATGTGTGAAAAAGGACAAAAAGCATTACGAACTGGAGCTAATGTAAATGAGGTGAAATCTGGTATGCTTAAGGCCGGAAAATGGATGGCTGAGTATATCAAAAATAATTCAATTCCAGTAAATGATGATATGGAAAAGATCAGAAAGGTGGCAACTATTTCAGCCAATAATGATCCGGCCATTGGAAATCTGGTAGTTGAATGTATGGAGAAAGTTGGAATGCTTGGTATTATTACAGCTGATTTCTCTAGTGGTCTTGAAACTACTATTGATGTAACTACTGGAATGAAACTCGATCGTGGTTGGGCTTCTCCACAGTATGTTACAAATCCTACTGATGGAACTTGTGTAATGGAAGATCCTTATGTAATTGTAGTAGGAGAAAGATTATCTAGTGTACAGCAAATTCTTCCGTTAATGGAACAGCTTGTACCTACTGGACGCCCATTCTTATTTATAGTAGATGATATTGATGAAGTAGTAAATACAACTCTTGTTATGAATACTCTTCAAGGTGCAATTAGATGTTGTGTTGTAAAAGGTATTGATTTCGGAGATTCAAGGAAAAATATTATGGCAGATATTTCAATTTTAACTGGCGGTAAATATATTTCTCCTGAGAACGGATTATCAGTCACACAAGCAACAAAAGAGGATCTTGGAGTAGCTAAGAAAGTTGTAATTTCTAGAGATTCATGTATTATCTATGAAGGTGGTGGTGATTCTAAAGAGATTGCTGAAAGGGTAGAAATTCTTAGCACCAAACTTACAGATCCTGGAATATCAGATTATGATAAAACTAAATTTGCGAAACGAGTAGCAAATCTTAGTGGAGGTATTGCAGTAGTGAGAGCTGGAGGAGCTTCTGAAACTGAAAAACAGAACCTTAAACAAACTATTGAAGATTCTATTCTAGCATCTAAAAGTGCTATTGCTGAAGGATGTTCTTTAGGAAGTGGTTATATCTATTACAAAGGATCATTAGAAGTGAAGAAAGATAAGACATTCTGGAAATCTTTAGTTGGAGATGAAGTAGAGGGTGCAGAAATTGTATTCTCAAGTCTTCCAGTAATTCTTAAAACAATTGCAGACAATTCAGGAGTTTCTGGAGAAGTAGTTCTAGAAAAGGTTAAATCATCTAAACCAGGAATTGGATATAATGCTAAGACTCGAAAGTATGGTAGTTTACTTGAAGAAGGAATTCTAGATAGTTCTAAATCTCTTCGAGTAGCTCTTGAAAATTCTATTTCAGCAGCATCAATGATTCTCTTAATTGATTGTACAATTATCGATGATAATATTTCCGAAACTAAAATAGAAGGTTAATAAATAATAATATACTACACCTCATCCTGGTTTTGATATTTTATCCCAGGGTGGGGTTTCATTATTTTATGACAAAGATAATAATTAGTAATACCAATTCAGTTTCAATTGGATTTAGTGACGAATGGTTATATATGTCTTTAGCAGATGGTAGATATCAAGGTTATATATCTAGATTAGCATATCTTTATCGAGAAAAATATAGATCAGATACCTCAAAACTTCCAAATTTTGAGAAAATTTTAAAATTAATTAATTCTCAGGATTCTTTAAGAGGTTATAGGTTTGAAGCTAAAAGAGAGAAATTATTTTATACAATTACTCATGGAGATAATTATAAAAGAATTGGAGTGGAATTTGTTAATAAATTTTTAAAAAGTGATTTATACAACTTTAATGGAATTTCTTCTGAATCTGAGATATATTACTATAGAACAATTCAAGGAGCTTATGAATTAACCGATAAAATTTCTATAAGTTTTCCTGATTTTATAGAAAATATATTATCAAAAACAAAAGATGATATGATCGATCGTTTTGGAGTGAGTTATATTATAAATTATATGCTTAATACGCAGCCGAGAAAGCTTGATTTTCTAATTAATGAGGTTAAATAAAATAAAAAAATTATGAAAAAAGAAGATGATAATGACTTTCCTCTCTATGATGGGGAGGAAGGAAATATTAATTTTGACGAACAAGAAGATGATTTCGATTTTGAACCGGAAGATTTACCAGATTGTCCTCTTACTGATTTAGTTATTAGTAATATGATGATGTCTAAACCTTTCGGAATACACTGGGATTATGATAAAATGAAAGAATTTTTAGTAAAACTTGGATATAAGATAATTACTAGATATTCTGATCGTCGAGAAGTTGAATATGAAGTTGCAATAAAACCTAATTCATCTTTTATACCAGAAGATGACTTTAGTAATATTAAAGAAATGTTTGACTCAGAAGTCCAAGATATAATGATTGGATGGCTATTAAAAAATAAATAAACTTATGTGCGTTACAAATAATATTACAGAAAAATCATTAGAAAAATGGAAAGACCTTATTCTTGCATGTAAAAACTATTATATTGATTCAGTACCTACCGGAATGGATGATGCTGTATATGATATGTTAGAAGCTAGAGCAGCGCAAGAAGATGGATTTTTTGTCAGAGATTATGTTTATCAAACATACTTAAAAGGAACTAAGACAAAAAATTCTTATATAGAAAAAATTAAAAAGAAAAAAGTTGAAGAAAAAACTATGTTAAGTGCTCTTTCAGAGTTTATGAATGAAAACTCTGGAAAATACTGTGATCTAAAGTATGATGGATCTAGTATAGCAATTTATTTAGATTCTTCAACTGGTATTCCAAAAAGAATAGTTACAGTCGGAAATTTAAATTTGGATAACTATGGGGTAGATCAAACTTGGAAATTAATAAACTTCCTTCCAAAAAGATTTCCGAAAGGTATAGTAGCAATTCAGGCAGAGGCATTAGTTGACATTAATCGACTTTCTGATACTGATCCTGAAACTGCTAGACAAAGAGCCAATGGACTAATAAATTCTAAGTATTGTGAATCTGAGGTAAATAATTTATTAACTCTTAGAGCTTATAGATATTATACTGATGATTCAATAGAAGGACAAATACTAAGAAAAACAGACTATCGTGAAGTTTTAAAAATGTTTGAAACTGTATGTTCAAAAACTGATGGACATATCTTATTTTCCCCTGCCGATGTATGGACTATAGAAGAACTTATGAGCGCCGGAAATAAAGAATATACAGAAACAGATAAAACAGTTACTTCAACTGGTTACTTCTTAAATGATGGTTGGGTAGTATATGATGAATTTGGAATATGTCTCGGCGCCTTAAAATTTGCTGGTGCTGGATCAGGAACTGAAGCTTTAAAAACTACAGTAAGAGGTATACAATGGAATTCTCAAGTAGCTAAAGGAAAAGATTCTTGGTCAGCTAATATTCTAATCGATCCAATTCAAGTAAAAGGATGTACAGTAAGAAAACCAAGTGCTGGAAGTGTGGGAAAAATGGTAAAAAAGAAAATTACCCCTGGAGCAATAGTAAGTATTATTATGGCTAATTCAACTATTCCAATGGTAGGGGATTCTTTTACTGAAGGTAATGGAGATTTTATGTGGCCAACTTGTAGCTGTGGTTATAATATGTCAGAAAAAGATGTTTATGGAAGTCTTTTGAAATGTGGAAATCCTATGTGTACTGAAAGACTAGATCGAATGAATAATTATATAGGATCTCTTAGTAATATTAAACAACAACTAGATCTTAATAAATTACTTGTTATAGATCGATTTAAGTGGGAAAGTACTAGGATTAATATAGATCAATTGTTGGGAAGTGTTGAAAGAAATGATCCTAATAGTTACTATAATCAATTAAGATCTTACCTTAAAACAGATTTACAAGTGAGAAATTTAGATTTAGTTTGGAAAGCAAGTTATACAATCTTAAGAAGTTATTATGAAAAGTCTATTGGAATTTAAACAAGAAGCAATAATTGTAGAAAAACCAAAAGAAGAATGGAATAGACTTTATCTTGAACTCTTAGACTTAATAAAATCTTGGGGCTTGGAAGATAAAGTTAACTCTTTTAAGTATGAATGGAAAGGATCAGGAAACTCATTTAATAAATTATTCGAATTATCTTTTCTTCGAGAATTAATATTTTACGTACTCGATATAGATTGGAGAGATCCAATTTGGGGAGATATATTTGATATTGAAAGGATAAGTAGTACTCCTAAATCCTATCACGGTTCAGGAAATGATATTACTATTGAAACTTACCTATTTCAACTTGAAGATAAATCAAAGGTATTAAATAGTCTTAATGGAAATTGGGTATTTGATCATTATAAAGAAGTGAAAGATTTTATGGATCAATATAATGATAAATATTTAAAACTGTTTGAAATTAAGAGATTATTTCCATTAGAAGTAGAGATAGAAAATGTTTGATTTAGAGCAAAGAAAAAATTATATAAAAACAAGAAATGATACAGATTATACTGATACAGTGAAAGCAGTATATAAAATCTTAGTATCTAAATATTCCTACCGAGCAAGAATTTCAGATATTTTTCAACTCCTTAAGGATGCATTTGGAATTAATGAATTTATTATTCTTGATTATCAGCAAATGAATAATGCACCCTTCGAATCTTGGTTAGTTGATCAGTATATATCTTGGAAAAATGGTAAGGAGATAGATTTTATAGAAATATATAAAGCTATCTTAACTATTGGAGATTTTACTACATCTGAAAAAGAATTGTTTGAGTCAGGTCTGATTGAAGAGCGTTTATGGGCTATTTTCTTATTAGTTGATAGCCCCGAATTAAATATTATATAAAATAACATTAAAATGATTGAAGTAAATTTGTATTCTATTCCGGCCCAAGAAATGAATTCTATGGTAGGCCGTTGTGTTGCTCGTAGCCGTTTTGATAAAGAAGGTATGGGCGTAAGTGTTATGGAATTTGTTAAGGGTTTTTTAAAGAATAATTTAGCAAATTTCGAAAATAGTATTGGTAACGCTGAATTAGTAAGCTTTATTAATTCAGAAACTACAATGAGTACTAAGGATTTTTCTTGCATTAATTATTGGTTAGCTCAAGTTGGTTATCTTGTTCAGATTCAAAATGTAGCTGATGATGAAGAAAATGCAACCGGTATCCCGACAGGTGATGTAGTAGAGTGGAATGTAATCGATTACAACTTTATGCAATATGATTACCCAACTGCAACTAAAATTATTCCTGGTGAAGGTCTTGAAATTCCAGCTATCCTTAGGCAGATTGTAGAACAGTCTGGTTTGTTTGATCCTAATAAATTAAGTGGTGTTAAAAATCCATTTACATTATTGTTAAATAATATGGATAAAATTAAGAATACTACTGGATCTGTATCACCAGCTATTACTACTCAGATCTATAATCTTTTAGATCAGATGGGTATTAAAGTATTTTGTGCAACTTCTGAAGATTAATTACAATGACTACTCTACAAAATGATATTCTAGAAATATATAATTCCTTAGTAGAGTTTTCTGATAATACAGTAAAAACAAACTTTCCGATTCCAATTAAAGTAAGATATGAAAAAGAAACTAGATTACTTATATTTGAACAGAAAGGAAAAACGGTATATCTAGGTCTCCCAGTTTATTATTGTTTAGCACTGGAGGACTTAGAAAAACCGACTTATCTATTACCAGAAGATTATGATTATCTAATGTCAACTCTTCAATCTTTAATAGCATCTGGAGAATTGATAAAACCTAGAACTTGTCTTGGCCCTGAAAACTATGGATTTAATGTTTATTCAACTAATATTAATGAAATGTATAAAGGACCTGATGTAATTGGACAAGTAAAGTTTATTTCTGGAACATCTTGGTTATTTAAGTTTAGAACAAGAAAAAAGTATAAATTATGAATTTTAACGGAACGATTATTATCACAGATCCCTGCTATATTGCAGAAAATAAGGATTGGGGAAACGGATTTAATTATAATAATATGACTATCTCGGAAGAAGTAGGATTCTCTGATAATTATATTTGGGAAGATACTGGAGTTGGAGATGGAAGATGGAAAGTATCAAAACTAAAAAATATTCTTGGCTTACTTGAGCTTGAAAAATTCATAGATGATATTGAAGAAGCTTACTATAATCTTTACGATAATCCTTCAATTGAAAATCAGATTAATCTTGAAAAATTAGTTAATCAGAGGGAAACTATTGGAAGATATTGTGTAGATTCTGGGACTTTTGGAGTATTTTATCTTGACGAAGTTTTAAAATATAAGCCAGATTTTTTAGTAGAACATGGAGATTGGTGTTATACAATTATTAAAGACTTTATTGGGGATGTAAATGTATATACTGATTCTCGTGAACAAAAACATTTTTTAGGTATAGGTAATAAAACATTTTATAGTAATACAGTATCATGGTTGTAAAAATTATTAATAAATCAAAATTTCCACTTCCAAGTTATGCAAAGCCTGGAGATTCTGGAATGGACCTTAGAAATATCGGTGAAGAATTTACATTAAAACCGTTAGAAAGAAAATTAGTTCCTACAGGCATATATGTTCAACTTCCCCCTAGAACTGAAATCCAAGTTAGAGCTAGATCTGGAGAAGCCTTTAAAAAAGGATTAGGAGTTTTAAATGGACCAGCCACTATAGATTCAAACTATAGAGGAGAAATTGGAGTAATTTTAGTTAATCTTAGTCCTGTAGAGGTAACTGTAGAACATGGAGAAAGAATTGCTCAGATGGTTTGTGCAGAAGTAACTCATATGGAATTAGAGGAAGTTAGTAAACTTGATGAAACAGAACGAGGAGGATCAGGTTATGGCAGTTCCGGAATACAATAACGATATAAAACGACTTCTTGGATTAAAAGGAAATACTAGATTAGAAATTCAAAATCAATTAACCCAACGAATCTTAGAATATGATTATATAGATAAAACTCCAGGAATAGGATTGAGATTTTTAGAAACAAAGAAAAGAAATCGAGAGGCTGGTGAATGGATTTATTATAATATTCTATTCGAAGCTAGAAAATATCAAGATACTCCTGAATATTTAGCACATATTCTAGGATCACTATCAAAAGTAGTAAAGACCTGGGGAGATTATTCTAATATTGATGTAGTTGGAATTCAAGAAGTTGATTGTGAAGAAGCAGATTATTATTATATACTAATTTATATTTTAAGTGATGGAAAAGACAAAGAAAAACTCGAATCCGATGGAGAGTGAAAAAATGTCGGAAAAAGATTATGAACTTCTAGAAAAAAGAAGAGTATGGGGATGGGAAAATGCAATGTCTGTAGCAAATGATTTATGGGCTAGTATTCATAGTTCATTACTTGCTGGAGATCTAGTATTTGCTTATAAAGATACTACAGGAGAGTCAGGATTAACTCAAATTGTTATAGTAGCACTTAATCAACCAACAGAACACTTTTCAGTTGGTATGGTTACATCTGGATATACTGCACTTCTCCCACATGTACCATTTGATTACCTAACTAATACTGTTCTAGGAGATCTTAAAAAGTATAAAGTTGATAAGAATATAATAAAGGCTTACGAACAAATTTTAGAAAATTATAAAAGATGAGCAATTTGAGAATTTTAAGTGTTGATGTTGGTTTCTCTGCTATTAAGTGTTCTTTTAAGGATTCCAACGGTTTAATAAAATTTGAAAAGTTTATTAGTGCAACAGCAAAACTCCCTGAAAAACCACTTGAAAGTGATGATGATATGGTATTTCCATTAGGAGGGGATTATTATGTATTAGGACCTGCAGCATTAAAAGTACCTAGATCTTATTTACTTAAACTCGAAACTTTTGAAGATTTAAAAGCAGTTTATGCCCCATGGTTGTCATATTTAATAAAAAAATATGGCGGAGATGAAGGAATAAATGCATTTGATAAATTAGCTATTGGTTTATCAATGGCTTTTAATACCAATGATAACGTAGATGAATTATTAGATTATTTATATGAAACATTAAATATAAATAAAGAAGATTATATATATTGTTTTTGCCAAGGCTTATCATGTAAATATACCTATAATGAATATGGGTTAAATGTTCGTGAAGCTTCTAGACGTAATGATGTTAAGTTAAGAAATGCATTAATACTTGATGGAGGATTTGAAACTTTAGATTTCTGTAGTATTATCAACGGTACTTCTTCAGCAGGTGCTGCTGTAGGAGTAAAAGATTCTGGCGTAATTAGAATAGTTTACGATCTCGTTGATTATCTATATAAAAATTATTCGATATCAATTTCAATTAAAGAAGGCCAAGTAATTTTAGATACTGGAGTTTTAAAACGCAGAGGAAAAACAATAGATTTATCTAGACAAGTTGAAGAGTTTTCAAAAAAATATATTATCGAAGTTTTTCAATATTTAGATAAAAATTATGGAGAGGTACTTGATGCTTTAGATGATGGTATTATTGTTTTAGGAGGATTAAGTTATTTTATGAAAAAATATCTCCATGATCCTGAAGTAGAAAAAGAAGTAGATAAAATATTTAGTGTATCTGAAATAGTATATCCAGAGGAAGACTCGGAATACTATAATTGCATATCATACTTAAGATTAGCTGAAAAAGTAGCTAGTGATAATATGAAATGATAAAAATGCACTTAGAGAAAGGTTAAAACCTAATATATGAAAGAACATTAGAAAAATTTATAAAAGAAATATTTATAAATCGATCTAGTGTTCTTTTATTGTTTCATAAAAGTTATAGGGGAGATAAAGCAGTTGAATTAATATTATCTCAAGGTCATGGAAGAGCTTGGGAATTTGAACCTGAAAATAAATAAATAAAAAATTGATAAACAATGAGTAAATCAAAAATAATTAAAGGACAAGCATTTATTATTGAAAATGCTTTAGTTCAAGAACAGATTTTATTAACTCCAGGACAAGCAAGTACTACTAATATTGTGGAGCTTATTAAAAATATATGGGATGACCTTAAGACAGAAGGTACATATAAAAGTAATAAAAAGAAAAACTACTTTTATTGGGAATATGAAATGACTGATACTGAAAATGAAGATTCAGTTATTAAAGTAAAAATGGAATGCCCCCAGCCAAAAGAAGGATTATTTGAAGAACCATATGATCCTGAAACAGTAGAAGGCGACTATGCTAAATATTGGGTAAAAAAACTTAAAGAATCTACTGAAAATTATGAATACAAGGCAGCAATTCAGAAAAAAGAAATAGTTTTCCCTGGCACTAGATACGTAAATCAAGAAGGTGAAGTAGTAGAAGTAGAGGAGTCTAGAATTAGTAATACTGATATCGGCGACATTACTAATTTACTTGGATTGTTTTAATAGAAAATAAATTATGGAAGAGGAAATAATAGAATCAATCGACGAAGAAAAATTACCAACTATCATTAGTAATGATGAAGATGTCATAGAAGAGGTGATCCCTGAAGAAATCCCTGGAACTAGTGGCATAATCGGAGGCAATCCCTTCGGAAACATAAGAATACAGATCAATGGTCAAGATATTTTTATGTAAAATAACATAGAGAGGTTAGATACATTTTCTACCTCTCTTATTTTTATATACTTGAATTTTATATTATTAAAACTTGAAACTTACAAAACACGTAAAATTTAAGTTTTTTCTCTTATATGTGTGATGAAAAAGATGTTTAATTTAGAAACTATTTTTGTTATGTGTAAAGAAAAACCATTTAATCGCCAAGATCAAAAATATCCAGATCTCCCTGACTATGAATTTATTCCATTAGTATATCCAGGTATTAAGGATATATATGAGATTAATAAAAAATCTGAAGTTAGAAATAAATACACTAAACAACTATTAAAACAACAACAAGATGAATTTGGATATACTACAATCTCTCCACAATATATAGAAAAGCATAAAAGAAAAGCAAAATCTATTCATATAATAATGGCTACCGTTTTCTATAATAATTCAGAACCAAAAATATATAATATAGTTAATCATATAGATCATAATCCAAGAAATAATAACCTATCTAACTTAGAATGGGTTACTAAAAGTGAAAATAATAGTCCAGATAGACGCTTACCAGTTCATAAAGATAAACGAATTAAATATACTGCAATGGATAAAAAGGGAAATGAATTATTTACAATAGATTCTTTAGATAGTAAAGGATATGATATACGTTACATTTCTTCGATTGCTAAAAAAAGTCAATATAGCTATAAAGGATATTATTGGAAACGACAAGAATCATTAAATAATCAAAAGTTTTTTGATCTTATAGGATTTTCTGGAAACTTAGATGACTATACTTGGTATGAACACTGGAAATATCCTCAATGGTCTGTGTGTAGTGAAGGATTTATTAAATCTATTTGATTTAATAAATTAATAGGAACACTTAATAATAAAGGATATATTATAGTTGATAGTAATAGTACTAAAGCGCATACAGTTATTATGGAATATCTCTTAAGAAGAAATTTAAAAAAGGGAGAAATAATTGATCACATTAATACAATAAAAACAGATAATAGTTTTTCTAATCTTAGAGTTACTGATCAAAAAGGAAATATGAATAATGTAAATACTCTGGAAAAATTATCAGAAAAAATAGTATTAGCAGATCTATATGGAGACTTTTTAAATTTTGGTTTTTCGAGAGATATCCAGAAACTAGTTGGAAAAGACAATATTAAAAGATCCAGAGTAGATAGGTTATTAAGTAGTAATGTAATTTCTACAAAATATATTTGTATTAAACTTGGAGACAAAGAGAAATTACATAAAAAGATGGAGAATATAATATATAAATTTTCTAAAGATAAATTAAGAGTTCTTGGAGCATATAATTCAATTACATCTGCAAAGAAGGAATCAGTTATTTCTACTAAAAGTATTAGTAAAAATTTAAATTCTGAAAAACCTGCGCCAGACGGATATTACTACATGAGAGGTCCTGAGGCAGTAAAGTTAGTACTATCGTTAGGACATGGTACTGCAGGAAATTTTAAACTTGAGGAAAAAGAGGAATCTCAGAAACCCTGAAATTCTTATATATGATAGAAAAGATTGAAAGATATTATTTATAGAATCTGGAAATCAATTTTATGGAGGAAGAAATTCTGAAATAAAATAAAAAATCTATCAAGACACAATAACAACTAAAAAGGATGTCGGGATGTTGGAATAGGTAGACAAGAAACACTTAAAATGTTTTGGGCAGAAAAATAAGACCCGTGGGGATTCGAGCTCCCCTCCCGATACTAGACATAATTATAACAGGGCCCATATCTCAGTTGGTTAGAGAAGCTGACTCATAATCAGAAGGTCGTCAGTTCAAGCCTGGCTGGGCCCACTATTTAAAGAATATTCATTAATTTGGATATTCTTTTTTTATTTCCCCAAAATCCTTATTAATGTAATAAAAACTAAAAGAAAGAAAAATTATGGAAAAAGATTACGAGAAATTATTTGCAGTAAAATATGTTTTACAAAAAGAAGGCTTAGAAAATTTTAGAAGGAACCGTAAACATATTACTGAATTTGAAAATGTATTTTTTGAAGTTGTAAGTAAAGAACCCAGACCTATAAGAAAATATAAAATTTCAAGTAATATACAAAACTATATTCGATTTTATTCACTTAATAAAGAACGGCTATTTTCTAGCAAATTAAGAGATATAGTCAGTAAAAAGAACTTAGAAAACTTATTTAGAAATTCAGAAAAGAAAGCTAAATTTGGATTGATATATAATTCTAGTACGAAAGATAAACAGGAAACAGACTATAATGCCCACTCTATTTTTTGTATAACAAATGAATATATTATACTATATGCATTTATTGGAAAGTGTATTATGGGCAATGATAAAAAAACATTTAATTCATTAGGAAGTGTAGTAATAAAAAAGAGTGATTTATTAAATTTTTCTGAATTAAACTTAGAAGGTTGTTTATATAGCATGGATGAATTTGTTAACTCATACAAACTTTGTAAACAGTTTAATTGTTTGGATAAATTTTTTAAAAGTATTCCTTCAAAAATGATGAATGAGTTTACTTCATTAGGATGGTCAGATACATTAGAAGATTACTATAAAGAGGTAATAGATAGTCAAGAAGATTTATTATCAAATAATAAAACTATAGATGATCTTATTAAATATTTTAAAAATAATTATAATCAAACTTTATATTCGGTTGAAGCTAAGGAATCATTTAGCATAAAATACAGATTTATCTATGAATCATTTAAAAGTTTTATATTTTTGATGACTTCTGAAATAAAAACTGAAACATTTGAATCTGTGTTATCTGGAAAAGTAAAAAATCCACCTACACAATTTGAAGATCCTAATACTGGCCGAAGAAATCAAGGAGTAATTATAGTAGATAAACTATACGATACTGAAATAAATATAGATTGTCCCTTTGGTGTAAGAGGTCATTGGAGAAATCAATACTACGGAAAAGATGCGGCCGGAAATCCAATACATAAAAGAATTTTTATTGAAGCATTTTAGAAGAAAGGTTATCATAGAAAGGCAACAAAAGAATTAGTGGAAAGCAAATAAAAAATTAAGAGAGGAAATTAATCCTCTCTTTTTTAATTTTTCTGCTCTTTTTTATAAATATTCCAAAACTTTTCCACTTCAATCTCTACTTCTAAATAATCCTCTTCAGTAATAACATTAGAGAGTCTTTTATTAAGATTCTCAAGATCTGATACTTTAGAAGTATTATTTTTTGATTCATAGAATTTAAACATTACATTTAGTTTTGGTTGAAGAGCATCAATTTTCTTTTCTACTTCTTTACTAGGATAACCACCTAAAGCTCTACTTATAGCTTTTCCTGTTCCATAAAGAACTTTTCCAGCTAAATAACTAGCAATCATAGTTGCTATTACTCCTCCTGCTTTCATAAATTTTCTATATTTAAGTTTTTTATTCACATATAAGGCTTTGACATGAAAAAAGAAGGGATAATTGTTAAATCCCTTCTTCTAATTTTAATCTCAAGAAATAAATCCCTCGAATTTGTAATAAACTATGTATTCCTCTTGATTTTCTCCTTTTATATAGCGAGAAATTCTAAATACAATACTTTCTAATGGTTTATATTTCATAAGAACATATTCAGTTAAGTGTCGTATTTTTTCTCCCTTTACTTTCTTTTCAAGTTCACTCAAAATCTCAAACTTTCCTGTAGTTCCTATCGAATGCTGAGTTCGGTTAAAAAACTCATTAAGATTTTCTAACTCAACTCCAACAACAATTCCTTTCTTTGGTAATTTAATTTCTGATTCCATAATATTAATATTTTGTTTATTACTACACTTATAAGGATTTGATTCGTTCTATTTCTGCCAACAATTCTTTCTCTGATGTGTAAATATACCAGGGATATCCATATTTTTCTACTAATAGTTTATCATAGCTAAAGTATAACAAAGTAATTCCTTGCTCTCTACACCATCTATTTTTCTTTATATCAGATTTTCTTGTTTTTAAAAATGAATTAAAACTACCTCTACAATGTTTACTGTAATGATTTGGACCTTGTACTTCAATAGCTATATTAAGATTTGGCAAAAATATATCTATTTTAGAATAAGATGAATATGAATCTAATTGAGTATTTACTATTAATTTATCCTGTAAAAAACTTACTAAAGATTTTTCCCAAGATGATATTTTCATATTTACTGATTTCTTTATAAACTTTAAATATTTTATCCATCCATTATTATAACATTTAGTACATAATCCTGGAAATTTATCATGCAATTCGCTTTTTGTAATTAAATTATCATAAATAAATTTCTGCATAAGTTCAATAGAGTTAATTGATTTCCATGAAATTTTTTCACGTTTAGTATAGTTTATATAATTAAGATCTTTTATCCATCCATTCGTAGTACACAAATTAGTTAATCCAGGATATTTATTTCTAAAATCTTTGGGAGACTCTATATTATTTTTGAAAATAAATTCTTGTGCATCTTGAATTGTTTTAATATGCTCCCAATTATTTTGTTTTTTAGGAAATTTTAGATACTTAATCCACCCTTTCTCACAACATCTATTATGTAATCCCCTAAAATTATTATATAGATACATTGGATTAGGTATATTCTCTTTATCAATAAAATTTTGAACATCTTCTATGGTTTTATAGTTTTCTGACCAATTAGTTTGTTCTTTTTGAAATTTTAAATCTTTTAGAAATCCTTTTAATCTAGCTCTTTTATATAAACCTCTATGAGGAGAACTTTGAAATTCTCTTCTGGTTTTTATATCATTGTCTATTATGTATTTTTGTGTTTTATTAAAATCAAATTCTTTCCAATTCATAAAATAATAAATTAAAATAAGGAGGGAATCAATTCCCTCCCTAAATGATTTATTTAGAATTAGATTATTAGTATAGTATATTAATGAGAATCATATATTTTTTAATCTAATTCTGAATTTTCTTTTCTCATATTTTCTGTATGAAAGAAGTAATCAATAGCATTAAATGTAGTTAGGTTATATCTCAATCTATCTACGGGCGTATTACTAGGTCCATAGGAAATAACAAGATCTTCAAATGATACAAAACTTTCATTTAGTATTAAACTAATTTTAGGATCCTCAAGATATTTCTTTGCTGTTCCTGGTTGAAGTTCAGCAAGAGATATATGAGGTGTATAAGAATACTCAGAAACAACTTCATACTTCGTTCTTAATCCTTTATTGATTAATCCAAGTGTTTTATACAATTCACTAGTTTGTTTCATTTTCAACACTATATAATCACTATCATTCTCAAAAGATCCGATCTCAAAATTATTTAAGATTCTTTCAGTATTTTCAGATCTTATATATTCAATAAAATTATCAAATTCGGGTTCTCCTAAGATAGTTTCGATATCTCCTAGAGTATTCATCCTAGGGATTTCTTTTCCTTGAGCGTATAATAATGTTATATGTGATTCATTTTCAATTCCAGTATCTTTAAGATCTTCTCTACTAAATATAGCAGATAAAGATACTGGAAGATAGAGCGAGCAATTTAGCATTAAACAGCTATTATTTTCCATATCAATTACCTCCCATATTTAATAGGTTATTTTTACGACGGAATTTAATCTTTAAATCATTTAATTCTTTTTTTAGACTTGCTTACTAATTATTATCTCTAATAAATTTTAGTACTAGACTATATCTTTTACAAATTAGATTTCAATTTATAATTGTTCACATAGTCGTTGAATCTAGTTTTATAAATCTAGACTGCTAATTAAACTTTCTCATTAAGTCTTTCTAGCAATTCTAACAATTCTTAAGTTATATCTCAAACTTTGGACCATTTTATTTTTAATCCACCTTGATTAAATCCCTTATCATCTACTACGGTTAATCCTAGACCAAGTAAATTATTTAAAAATATTTGATTATCTTCCTTCGCAGTGTCTTTTCTAGCACCGCTGATAAATTGATCCGCATTTCTAGAAAGTAATACGGCCAATTCCATCTCACCAATTTTCTGTCCTGTCTGTCTATAGCGTCCCTTTCCAAGTATAGGTTCATCTCGTTTAGCATTAATATCTACGCCATATAGACTTGATGTAACCTTATTACTATATGATGGTATATGGTATAACTCTTCAAGGGTCATGAATCCCGCCTGCAAAGGTTTATCTACTTCTCTAAACTTACCAGACATTCCAGAAACTAATTTATCATATTCTTCTGGTTCTAGATTTTCTTTTAATTCATCGAGATCTGTTAATTCAGTCTCAGGCATAAGAATTTTACTCTGACTTTCTACACCTAAATCTTCAGCCCATTGATTTACAAGTTCTGGAGTAAATTTAGTAGAGAAGCAGCCAACATTGAAATAATACATATCCTCGATTTTACTAGTATTATGACGTTCTATAATTTCTTCTACATCCATACTAGTAAAACGTCCGGGGTAATATGTTTCAAGAAGGGGCTTAATCTTCTTTTGCCCTGTTTTTGTTTTCTTATAATTATCTACAAGATCGTGCAGTTTGTGTGCTATATTTCCGAGTTGTAATTCCATAAGGACACTCGGAATTTTACGATTTATTGTGCTGTAGGGGTTCCAAAGTTAACATATACTAACACTATATGATTTAGACTATATCATCTTCGGTTTTCACATCCAAAGTTATACATTTAGTCGTTGAACATCTCGCTTTCGCTCAATGATGCTGATTGATTTACTTCTCTTTCCAGCATTTTAGTATAATTTTCCTAAATAATATTTTATTAATTTAGGTGACTTTTTATTAAATCACAACCTCTACTCGTCTTTGTTTCCCATCCTTATCTACCATTATTGGCATCATATCGTCGGGTTTCACAGCACTTACAACCATTACTATTACTAGATTATCCTAGTAAATTAGAATATAAATTTAGGTATTATTTCAACCTAGTAAGTCTTTATTCGTTATACTAATAAATTATTATATTTTATTAGCTTGGTATTAGAATTTTACTTCCTTCACCAAATTTACTTACTGATTATTTAAGATATTACTACCTTAAACGGCCTTGTAATTTGACCTTTGCCTCCATCGATAATACTTTACTTAATTAAGTAAAGTCTAGACTATATCTTAAGGAAATACTCCTTCTTTGTACATAGTCGTTGAATATATTTTATTTAATTATTTTTATATCAATGAGCGATTGATTTTTTAAATGTATTTAAATCCTTTTTCTGGATGATGTCTTCCCAGATTAACCTTTCTTAATTTTTCTCTGGTTTCTTTTGAAACGATTTTTCCAGTATGTACTTCTGAAGCTCTTCTTCTATGTTCCTCAGATGGACTCCAACCTTTATGCGATTCTGACATCTTTTTTCTAGATTCCTCAGAAAGAGGCTTTTTATGAGTTTTCAAGAAAAGCTTATATTCTTCTGCCTCTTTAGAATTAGAAAATGTTTTTACCTTCTTCCCATTTTCTATTTTAATATGTAGCATTAAATATATAGAAGAATGTAAGTAGTAATTATCTGGGTATAATTTACACAATAATTTATGACAAACTATATGTTCTCTATAAGTTAATGCAACTAAGTTATCATTTTCATCAGTTCCTCCTAGGCATTTAGGTAGTATATGATGAATTTCTACATAAAAATCAATTTTATTTTTATCCAAACCTCTTAATCTAGCGCGATCAATTATTTGGAAATATACTTTGCGATACCAATTTTGATTATGTATTAATATTTCTTCTTCGCTCATTGTTCAATTTATTATTAAAAATTAATATCGCTCATATTTTACTCATAATTAAACATAAATATACTGCTGATTTATCTATCCATCTATTTTATTTAGATTTTTCCAGCAATTCACAAAATTTAGTTAACTTTTATTGAAAATTAACTAGACTTATATTAAATCTAGAGGTAATTTTACTTCCGATCATTCCCACAGTTCTTTTGATGAGTCTCACGCGAACAGTATACACAATCTTATACGCTTCTGGATCCATATTAATAGGATCTAATGTATCAGCTGCAATATACTCTGGGTATTTCTCGTAGATAATTTTTCGAGATTTTGTTTTTTCATATTCATCTATAACATCCTGAGAGGTATGTGTAAATGAATAGTCAGGTGATTTTACTGATTTAGGAATTTTAGGTTTCTTCATTTCCTGTATCATTACATCAGAAACTATTGCCTCGTCTATATTATTAGGCACAACTAAATGATCCTCGATAGTATATTCGGAGAGATCATGTCCTTCTCCGAAAAGTCCTCCGAGTTTTTCTTGTAGTGCCTGATTTATAGCATCAAGACGAACAGCTTTATATAATGTCACTACTGCATCTTTTGATTTAACCTTTGTTCCAATAGGGGCGATCCACTTAATAGCACTAGTACTCTTAACATTAATCATTAAGTCAATTATACTATAAGATGCTATACGATTTGCAAATGATTCTGATATCACCAAAGCATCCTCATTTACTAAACCATAATAGGCGTGGAAAAGTACCAGAGCATTAACGCCGGCCTTATATGTTTCAGGAGTATGTCCAACTGCACCAGTTATAATATCTCCCTGTTTTACTTTTTGGCCGATTTTTACTTTAGGCTCTGTAAATACCGCCACGTCATTTATACTCTGAATCGCTGTTCTTCGTAAAATATTTGTCTCAGTTCCATCAGGCAATTCAATTATAACTTCATCATTAGTTATTTCTTTTACTTTACCCTCTGGATAACTGAACTTTTCATTTAATATATTATCTTTCAACTCTTCATTCCTTCCAGTGTCAACAAGTGCACGCTCCGCATTAATTAGAGGTATACTCTGTTTAAGCATTGATGTCAAATCTTCTATAATATACTTTTAATTATAGTTTAGAATATAAATTTAACCTTTATTTTGGTTAGTAAGTCTTTATTCGTTACACTAAAGAAATCTATTATCTTTAGCTCGGTATTAGAATTTTAATTATTCCTTCACCGAATTTACTTACTAATTACTTAAAATATTACTACTTTAAGCGGCACATAAATTAGTACCCATGCTTATTCTGACACTATCTGTATACACTTAAATTATTTTTAACTTAAGTAGACTATATCATCCCAGGTTTTAGTTCCTAGGTTATACATTTAGTCGTTGAGAAAGGATTTATATTAGTAATCCTTTTTGCTGATTTGAATCTATCTTTCCAGCATTTTAGTATAATTTTCCTAATCTACTATAAAATTAGGCAACTATTTTATAATTGACAAAAGGAATTCTTCGAGTTGTACTAGATAATCTATAATCAGGCGCCAAATCGATCAACTCTATTTCTTCGACTGGAACCATTTTTCTTTTCATCCTATATTTAACTTCTACCTGACCATCTTTATCAGGTTTTAAAGTATTAGTTTCATAATCTACATACTCACTGGCAGCTACTTTTTTATTAAGATAGTCTATATAAGGTATAGTGACCTTAATAAAATTTGGATCATATACATCAAATAATACATCATCATCTGTAATATGACATGAAACTGTAAGTGAGTTCTGAAGATTAGTATTATTATTGATAGGTGTCGTTACTAAATAATATTTCTATTATTACTAGACTATATCTTAAAACATTAATTGTTTTCTTGTACATAGTCGTTGAATATAAAAATTGATTATTGAGAATTGGCATTTATATTATTAATTAGAATATTATAATCTTATTTGTTATTATCATTATATATTTTTTGCCAATTCATAAAATTTAATGTATTAATTTCTATATAATAGATGCCTTTCCTTAATTTAATCAATTTTTATACTGCTGATAAATCCTCTTTCACAAGAAGATATTTCCAGCAATTCACAAAATTCTATCAGAATATTATTTTCTGAACGGACTAACCATTAATCCGCGATATCAACCAGATCCGTAAAGGTCTGATTAAATGCTACGCTCGCAGGGATAACAATTTTTTGGGAAATAGCCTCTAAGTTAATGGAATTTACTCCGGGGGGAACTTGTAGGCTAGAGTCTCCTTTGTTATCACTACTTCCTTTAAAATAACGGAATGCTAATGTACTAATTGCAGTAACTTGATCTTGAATTTTACCATACTTTGTAAAATATGATGTAATTCTTCGTCTAGCTGCAAAATAGTTACGTCCATTATTATTCCTAAAGATATATTGCATAAAACTATTAGGAACTGATTCTAATGTTTTGTCAATGATTAAGTCTTTTAGTCTATCATCTCCAAAGGCCAAACATTCCTGTATTAGTTTTTGTGTAATATATTCAGGTTTATAATCCAAGTCAAGTTTGATCATTAATTTCTTGGTTTGTCTTTCAGTTAACTTCAAGATCTCCTTTTTATCGGTTTCCAAGTATTTATCAATGTCTTCAAACTTTATATCAATTGGTTTATCTGCAATTCCAAGTTCCGGATTAATTCTTTTTATCTTCAGAATCTGTTTTTGAATATCGTAAACTCTATCATAGTCGAAATTAACTTTATAATCTCCTGTACCAGACATTTTAATACGACAGTCATAATCAGATCCCATTCGATTAGTTGAAATACGATAAGCGCCTTCTATAATAAATGCACCATCAATTTCTTTAGGAACTTCGAACTCTGCATACTTCATTTCAGGATCTTCTTTCCCATCCGTTATAGTTGTATATTCAATTCTTACTTTATGTGTAGCAGTTAATCCATTTTCAATATAATAAGAAGCTGGTTGAGGAGGTTCTTCTATAAATGAATATCCAATTTTTCCAACTTTTACTTTAGGATTATATGCATCAACTTTATTAAAAAATCGATCTACTATAATTTTTGCTCCAGTGTTTCTGAAATATTGATTAAAATTACTCATTATACTAATGGTTTTATATTTAATTGCTTATATTCGCAATCTACTGAATTAAAAAATGTTTCTAATTCTGATTTAATACTATCTTTTAAGCTACGAGCCTCTACATATTCTCCCATAGGTTTACCATCAAGAGATCTAAAAAAAGCTTCATAAGTAACAAGATAATTGAAGTTATCTTTAAGTTGATGTAATGTAAGCTTTACCGAAAATCTTTCATACTTCGGAAAAATATCATCTCTAAGTTTTTCATATAATATTTCTCTCGCCTGTATAATATTCGGATCTTGACTGTCTAAAATGTTATATGGAATTTCATATGATAGTATAATTTTATAATAATTATCGTTCATAACAAAAAATTCTCTTCTCTGGTTTTAATCATCATATATCCAAGTTCATCAAATTTCCTCCCCTTCGAGATGTAGTTGATGCTTTCTTGGGTTTTTCTTCTTTTTGTTTATCTCCATCCACAGAGATACATTTTTCTTGCTCGGGTTTACTTCCAAGGCTCGATAAAAGATTAGTATTATTAGATTTATCCACAGAGGAAGATGAGGTAGTAGTATAAACCACCTCACCATCTCTATGAATAGTTACATTAATACTCAACTCTTTTTCAAATTCTGGAAGATCTATTTCAAATTTAATAGTTCCCATAATTTGTTTTTACTTTTGTTTTTCGTCAAGTTTATTATTTAAAAGTAATCCTAATATAGTTTCTGTCATTACGTCACCAGAAAGATTTAATTCCCCTTTGAGAGCTTTAGACACAACTCTAGAGCTATAACCGTAAGACAAAACAGTATAGAATGACTTCTTATTTAAAACACCACTTTGAGTACCTAGATATTGGATGTCTTCAATCTTCTGTGTTTCTGGATCTACACTTACATCAGTTAAACCTGTAAATAAAAGTTCAATAAGTTCTTCCTGTGTAGCATGAAGATCTGATAAACCAGTTGATACAAATCCTCCATCCGTTAAAGTATAAAATTGTTTTCTAAAGATTAAGTAAATATCATTAATATTAGAACCCAACTCTGCAATAACATGATTCATATTGCAAACTCCGCTGGAAATTCTTTGAAACTTCTTAACCTCTGTACCATCAGGAAAATAATACATACAATCTGGATTATAATCATACTGAGTATCACCAATCCAAACTTCAATATCACCTTCCTTAGTCTCTTTGTAATGAATAACCCCATCATTCAAAGCATAACAATCAGATACAATAACATTATCCTTCTCAAAATATCTTGTGCCATCACTCAATTTATCTATAATTTTCTTATTATAGTTTAGAATATAAATTCAACTTATAAAAAAGTTGGTAAGTCTTTATTCGTTATACCTTAAGATTCTAATTATTAATCCAAGGCTTGGTATTACTAGTTACTAGCTTCACCAAATTTACTTACTTATAATCTAGAGAATTACTTCCTTAGACGGCAATTTTATATTCACCTTTGGCACGCATAAGTTTTATAAGAGCGTTCAACCTGTAGATAGGCGAGGTAGTATTATAAGCTCCTCCGATTAAGTCACCTTTTTCGAATTTTGTTTTACCTACTCCTACCCAATTATCAGGTCTTGGATATTTTAATTCTCCTCCTCTGACTTTTAGGTAAATCCATCTACCTTCTTCTCTAAACTCACATTGTTTTGGTGATTTTAATAAGCCTTCTGTATTAAGCACACGTTCCAATTACTCTTATAATATAATTTATAAGTTAGACTATATCATCCAGAAATTCATCTAGTTTCATTTATAGTCGTTGAAGGGATTTTATTTTCCCCTGCTGATTTATTTTATTACAAATATTTCCAGCAATTATTGAAATTATACGCCACAAATATAATCTATGGCCACCATGTTTAAGACCTAAAGCAGATTGGGTCGTTCCTTCAGTTAATGATGTAGCAAATGACAATCCTATTGCTGCTCCATCAGTAAAACTAAATTTCTTTCCAATCAGGTCTGGTGTAATTGTGCTTAAATCTCCAGTTCTTTTTGTAACAATCGAACGTACTGGAACAAGGTCATCTTCAGAACCATTTGCAAGAGGTTTATCTGGGTATACCTTTCCGTTCGGTGCTGTTCTTCCTAATGCTTTATATCGTGGAATGAGTAATCCTGTGTTTTCTGGATCTTCTCCTTCATGATATATAAAACTATTTAAAAGGAATGAAATTTGTCGTGTTAAATATCCTGAACTAGGCCATTCAAAGAGATTAGATATTATAATTTTTAAAAGACGTCTTCTAATCTCTTATCCTGCTTACGCTTATTCACGTAAGATTAGACTATATCATGATTAAAGAGTTTCCTTAATCTAACAATACATAGTCGTTGATCTTATCTTTGTTTTCTTCTACTATTATACCTTTTTGGTCTTGGTAGATATTTTACATTATTTTTCTTATTCTCTCGATAAGCTTTTGTTTCTTGAATTTTTCTATATTCTTCAATTCCAGAGAGTACAGTTTTTGCTATACTTCCAATAAGCTTTAGAGCCTCTAAGAATTTTTCAAATCTACACATTAAGTTTTAAAAAGTACTAATAATTCATCTTTTTCTCGTCGATAAGTTGCTGATCTTAAAAGACTTTGTATATCTTTATTATTTCCAGCATTTCTTTGTTATTTATAGTGGGCTACCATAAAGTTCAGGTTTTATTTCTAACTCCACTAACTTTGATACTTTGAAGTGACCTATTCTCAATTGCATGAAGTTGATAGTCTTTCTCTGTATATCCCGAGAGTAAAGTTCCACGGGTTATCACAGGCCTCTCATCAACTCCCGATGTAATGAATTGCAACAATACTTATATTTTACTTTATATAAGATTAGACTATATCTTTGATTATTATGTATATAGTCGTTGAACACCTTGCTTATGCTTGATGATGCTAATTCTATATTTACAGTTCTAGCAATTAACATAATTTTAATATAATAAATTTTATCTTATTATATTGCCCAATTCTTCTTAGGCATTGACATCGCTACAATTGAGGCTAGTTTTACACGATTTGCGCGTGCTAGTTCATTCTTTAAATCTGAACTAAAACTTTCAGAAACTTCTTTTTCATATTTTTTAAATTCCTCTGTCATGATAAGAAGTTTCTGTTTATCAGTAAGATCTTTTGAATCCGCAACATTACAAATTCTCTTATAAGTTTCAGTATCGCAATCTGCATATAACGTTTTATAATCAAAAGTTACGACACCTGCTAACGTAACGACTCTAAGCGCAAATTTTGTAAGAGCCTTTCTTTTCTCAACTCCGTCAGGGAATTGATTTAGGTACAGGCTTAATTTTGTTGCGCTCTTTGCTCCGATACGTTCAAACTCGTTAGAGAATATTCCAATCTTATCTATATCTGCATCAATAATCTTCGAAATTCTAAGACGACCATAAGAAGTAACTTTTGATTGATACTCCACATTGCCTATTTTTCCAGTAAATACAATTGGTGTACCTACTTTTATTTTCTTATCTATCTCTGCATCTTTAAGTAATTGGACATAATCTGTATAAAAATATCTTGGACTCTTTAACTCTTCCTGATCATCAAATACATATTCCGTCGCTACCGCAAGGCCGTTAAGCGTCTCGTGATTAAATTTATAAATAGGTTCATTATTTTTTTTATAAACCGTAACATATCGAGGACTCATTCTCTCGTATGTTTCTTGGCTAGCTTCGGGTGGTACCAACTGACATCTTATAAAATATTTTATAAGATAGACTATATTATCCATACAATACTATGGTTCTATATTTAGTCGTTGAACATCTCACTCTTGTTCGATGATGCTGATTTATTTCATCTATATTCCAGCATTTTAATAGAATTTTCTTAGAATTAAAATAATCTAAGCTACTCTTCTACAAATAGAAACGGTATCACCATCAAACAATATTAATAATTATTCCTAATTGATTTAATATTAGACTATATCTTCTAATGTATTGCTCTACCATTAGTTGTTCACATAGTCGTTGAATCTAGATTATAGTAATGATCTAGACTGCTAGTTATATAAAATATAATTTCCAGCAATTCTAACAATTCTTAAGTTATATCTCAAACTTCAGACTTTTACTAAAAAATCTGCATTTACCTTAATATCTAATTTATTTAATTAGAAGTAGACTATATTATCTTTTAATAATTTCACAATATTAAAAGTACTTACTATAGTCGTTGAGTATTATGAATTTTATAAAATTTTAGAAACTATGACTAAATTTAATTTACATATTTAAATCCTTTCTCAGGATGTTCATTTATCCATTTTATAATTGTATGTGCGCATTTTCCATAATCTTCCGCACACTTAGTTATAGAAATGTAGGTCTTTCCGTTAGAAGCTAAGACTTTTTTAGAATTATAAGTCCCTTTAGTGTTTAAGGTATTAGATATTTTCTTTTTGGTATCTTCACTTACAATTCTTTTTTGTCTAGCTTCTGATAACTTTCTTTTATGCTCTTCAGAAAATTTCTTACCGTAATTTGGATTTTTCTCTCCTTTTCTAGACTCAGACATTTTCTTTCTGGTCTCTATAGAAGCCTTTTTACCAAACATTGGATTTTTATTTCCTAAATGAGATATTGAGATTTTATCCTTTGATTCTTGAGTATATTTATATCCTACTCTAGCTTTAATAGCATTCTCTCTAATTCTAGTAATTAAAGATGTAGAAAATCCTCTAATAATCTCTGGATTTTTTGTTTTATGCATTAACATTGCATTTGCTGCAAATATTAATTTAGTATTGCTTAAATAAGCATACGCTAATAATACATGTGCCATTATATGATATCTAATTGGCATTCTTACCAGATTAGACCTATCATTCGTTCCTCCCATACATTTAGGTAATATATGATGAACTTCTGTATACACGTCCTCTGAGTAACCTTCAGACTCCATTTGTATACATTTATCTATTAATTGATTGTAAGTTTTATAGTACCACAACTGATTATGATACTTAATTTCTTCTTGTGTCATAGTTCTTATATTAAAATTAGTTTCTTTTTGTCATATCTCTAAATTTTAATATAAAATCATAATACTGCTGATTTATCCATCACTAGATATTTCCAGCAATTTAAAGTATTTTCACTCAATATTAAACTCAAGTGCCTCTATTTTTATTTAAAGGTTCACAAACTTGTCGTTAATCTATATAGTATTAATATATAGACAGACTATATCATCTAAGACATTCTCTTAGTCTCATATTTAGTCGTTGAACTTGGTTTAATTCCAAGATGCTGATTTCTATTTTTAGATTTCCAGCATTTTGTGAGATTTTATTCCCACAAAGTTTGTTTATGGGAAAGTGTCACTTTTATATAAAATATTTCATTTACTAAGTAGACTATATCATTGGTTTTAATCCATATCATTTATAGTCGTTGAAGGGATTTTATATTTCCCCTGCTAATTAGATTTATTATCTCTTTCTAGCAATTATTGATATTTTCCTAATATCTCTTTTATTAGGCCACACTATTACATATGGTATAGTCATCATGAATTCGAAGGCGCATTGCAAAAATCGAATATTCATGGAGACTCGGTTGGCGATTAACTCTGTGATAATCAATACTTTAGCCAACATTATAATTGATTATCCAGGATATTTTCTACCCTGCAAAGACTATATTTTCCATGGTTAAAACTAGGTTATCACAACACTAGCCTGGTTTTGTCCATAGTCGTTGAATTGTGATTAATTTATTTATACGAATTTAAAACCTTTTTCAGGATGTTTTTTGATCCAATAACTAATAGTACTATCTGGAATATTTAATTTTCTAGAACAATCAGAGATACTATTATAAATTACACCATTATAATCCTGAACAGCTTTTGACATTTTATTATTTTTAGAAATTTTCTCTCTTACTTCCTCAGAGAGAGGTTTTCCTTTTCTTCCACGAAGAGCGTTTCCAATAGCTTTTTTATGACTTTCAGAAAGACTTTTACCTAAATGGGACAACTTTAACTTATCTTTCGTTTCTTTTGATAAATGTTTTCCTTTTTTAGATTCAGAAACTTTTCTATTATAATCCTCAGAATGTACTTTTCCTTTTAATGCAAAAGAAATTTTCTGCTTATGTTCTTCTGATAAAGGTTTTCCTTTCTGATAATTTGCCATAGTTTCCCTTAATTGACTAATAGTTTTTGTAGAGAATTGATTTAAAGCTAGATTTCGTTCAGCTCTTGTATTTTTATTTCCGACAATCATTATATTAGCTGCATATATTATTTTTCCTATATTTGGATATATTTTTACAAGTAATAAATGAGCCATTATATGATATCTAACAGGCATTCTTACTAAATTATCTTCCTTATTTGTTCCACCCATACATTTAGGTAATATATGGTGAACCTCTGTATACATATCTTCTGGATAACCATCAGACTCCAATTGTATACATTTGTCTATAAGTTGATTATATGTTTTATAATACCATAGTTGATTATGGTATTTAATTTCTTCTTGTGTCATAAATTTCAAAGGTTTATTTTATTTTGTATAATAAATTTCAAATTACTATTATTTTTTACTTTATCATCCAAAAAGTTATATACGTCTTTTCTAATTTTATCATCTAAAAATTCAGTATACCTTGTTTCGTCTTTAGACAGTTTAGTATATTTTTGAAATTTAATAAAAGTATCAAACTCGAGATCAGCTAGTTCATTGGTAGGTCCTGATATAATTGCTACAACTTTTCCACCAAGTATTTGAAATTGATTCATCAATTGGGTATTAATTCTACGTTCCCAATTCTTTGAAAATCCAATTTTTATTGATTTCGGATATCTTACAAAATATAAATAACCAGTTTCTCCTTGAAATTTATTTCCAAGTAATATTCTATTATTTACTCTCATTGCATACTCAGATCCATAACCTTTAGAATTTTTATCTAAAGCATTTTTAGCTCCAAGTAATGCCATTCTTTGTCTCTTCTCTTCACTAGAATTCCATATACCAATTTTAGAAGTACCTTGATATCTTCCTTGAGCATGTAGTTGCTTCATATGTTCAGATCTATTAAAAATTGGTTGTGTAGATACTAGAGAAGAGAAGTGTTTAATTCTAAGTACCTTCATAATATTCTAGTATTTTAATTATTATAAATTCGTATAAATAAATTATCTTCAACTGCTGATTAGATATTTAGATCCTCCCAGCAATACACAAAATTTAATACATAATTCACATTATATATTCTAGGATTCACACCTAACGTACCAATTAGGAAACCATTAGTACGATTTGTTTTTCCGCATACTCTTTAAACATTTTCAGAGTTTCCGGATTATTATATTCTTCTTTTGTTGCTTTGAGTGCTTCGTTTTTGGTAAAATTCAGCTCTTTCATTAAGTAATCTAAGAAACCTTCCCGACACATTTCATAAGCGATATGTATTGGAACAGAGATTTCATCGATAGCTAATGTAGTACTAGGTATAATTGGGCATCTAGCAGAATTTTTAGTACGGACAGAATACAAGTCACGTGCTAGATTTTCTTTAGATGTATTAAGTAGTGCTGTAGCTTCTTTTTTCCCAGCATTTAGGAGAGCACGTAAAAGGGCTGTATATCTAACTCTTTCTCCAGGGGTATTAAATTTAGATGTAACTTCCTCATAGTTCAAGTCATTAGATTTTTTATCTTCTACGCAACAAAGTCTGATAATAATAGAGTACCAAATACTAAGTTTATGAGATCCCATTACTTTTTTCCCGTTTTTAATTCCGAGAGTAAAAGGTCTCATCATAGCAGGTTGTACTAGGTAATACCGATTAATTAATTTTTTAAATTCTGTAAGACGAGCGGGAAAATGTTCTTCAATAATTTTAATTAATCCTTCGTAAGAACATAGAGCTTCATCAGTAATAAATTCTGATATTTTTAGTTCTTTTGTTGTTGGATTATATTCGAACTGGCAGGTATCAAAAACTTTAATACCTAATTTCTTTGCTCCTCTTGCACTATAACCATTTCTTCGAAGATCGTCTCCAAAGAAATCTAACACAATTTTACTATCTTTAAAAATATCTTCGAAAAGTTCTTTAAAGATATCAAAACGTAAATCATTCAAGTAATAGAAAGGAAGTTCAATTCTAGCAAATCTTCTCAATCCCTCTTCTCTTGTAAATACTCTTGCCCCGCAATGAGGACAAGGTTCAGCAGAGGGTTGTCGAATTTTTCCACAAATACATCTATCTTCCATGGGTGAGCCAAAAATATCGACATCATAGACTCCACCGGCGATAGGTTGTATTCCATTGTACTTCAGGTCCAAGTCTCTATGATTAAATAGGACTTGATCTTTTCCATCACTTTTAGTATAATCGATGATAGCTTCATCGGTTAGTAACTCAAGAGATACTGACATAAAATTTTAATATTTTTACTGTTTAACCATTCCTTCGACATCTTTCCAAATTATCTTAGTAGCTAGTTCAGAATCGTCAGGATTATTTTTTGACCAATCTTTATATACTTGTTTTACATCTGATATTGCATCTGATCTGGTCTTGTCTTTTAATCTTTCATAAACTCCTGCTTCTTTATCTATAACTACCTCAATCATATCTGAAATAATATCTTGAGTAATAGCTCTTGATGTATTAGTAAATCTGGATCTATATTCACGATAAACCAATACGTCGTCATAAGTAAGTTCGAGATCAGAGTATTCGGCTGATGATCTAATTTCGGCTGGTTCTTTATTAAACCATGATAACTGTAACTTTCTAACTCGATCTGCCACAGCCTGTCTACCCATTTCTTCGTACTTCTTTGCTAATTCTTCGACGATATCATACTTAGCTTTTAGAATTTTTCTCATTGCTTCTTTTATCTGAGTTGCATATTCTTCGGGCATAGTAGGACATTCAACAATTAAGTCATACATACCAGAAGAGAATAAGAAAATAATAAAAGCTGGAATTTGTCTTTGTTTTCTTCGCTTTGATATAATAGAGTCTTTGCTAATATCACGAGTAGCCAAAAATTCTATGAATCTTGCTATTTGGTTTCTCGCTTCTTCAGCATATTTCTTATTAAATCCAGAGTCATCCTCATCTTTAAAGTCTATATCAACATCTTCTCCGCGTAAAGGAGTATCAGGTGTATAGAGGCTATTAACCATACGAGAGTGACCTTGCTTATGAAACAAATCTTTAATAATATTTCCGACTGTATTAACTGAAGTATGTTTAGGATTAGCCCAAACTATAGTAGTAACAGCATCTTCAATTGCATTATCTTTATCCAATTTTCCTGCTGCTATTATGTCATCGTATGCTGTAGATAACCAAAGTTCGTCCTTAGTCATCTTACCTTCATACTGAGACTCATCTACTTTAATTTTCTTCTCATCCTCGTCATCTCCAATAATACTCTCATCAGAACCTTCAGAGTCATCGTCGTCAGAATCATCTCCTGTTTCGTCTGGACCTAGATATCCTTGATTTTCTAGGTCTTCTTCTTCTTCATCTAACAAATAATCGTCTTCCATTCTTTATTAGCATTATTAATTTAATTAATTAGTATAAACCTTGAGAGGACCTGAAATTTCCTCTCAATTATTAGGGTAACACCTTCTGGGATACGTGTTTTAGAGGTTTAGAGAAAGAAAAATAAAGAGGGATTTTGTTATTTCCCTCTTTTTTATATTTATTTTCTTTTTAATAATTCATAACCTCTTACTCTTTTCTTTATTCCATTAGCAGATATCTCAGAAACTAAACACTCTTTAATCTCGAAATAATTTACTAAATCAGTTGCTTTTGGAACTGATTTATAAGATATAGATGAATAAAGATATTCTAACCTAGATTTTATATCAGCTAGAGTTATTTTATCTCCTACTTTAAATTCAGAATAAATACTAGATTCTAAGAGTTCTTGACTAAATGTTACAATACCTAACTCTTTTTCTATATACGTTTTATTATAATTTAACGCTTTAAGTTTTTGTGGACCAAGTGCTAAGTAGTAAGATTTAATATTATCATGTTCTCCAATTTGATCCAATACTATTCCTATTACTTCATCTGAAAATCCATATTCACATAACATTTTTAGTTTGGCTTTAAAAGTACCTAATTCTTGATATTCCTTTAAAAAATCTGATATTTCCTGATTTATTATATCATCTGGAGATAATGTATTATGAATAGTAGAGAATACTGTAAATCTATCCTTATAATCTATTTGTTGAATCTTAAAAGCTCTAATCTCATTTACTAATACTAAATTGTTAAGTACGGGTATTAAAGTTCCACCCTGATGTTCATTAACTGCTATATAATCATTTTTATAATTATTACTTTTTACATCACTTTGATACTTTTTTGCTAAATTATACTTAACATCATCTAAGGCTGTACTAAATGCAGATAATAAATCACTAGTAGCCTTCTTTTTTCTTTCAAGTTCTTTATCAAATTCCTCTTGACTAATTTTTCTGTAGTCACAAGTAGATCTATAATAAAATATAGCTTCATTCTTCCAAGGATTATCAAATAATCTTTGACGACCTAGTATTTGTGGGAGATCCTCACTAATATCTACCGCCAAACTGTCTATATTACTATCACTAAATATAAAACTTCTAGCACATGTAGAATAGAAATCAGCGCCTAAGTAAACTGTTCTAGTACAAAACGTGAACATTTTTGGTTTAACTCCTTTTAATGGAACTTCTCCTATAGTAAATCTCTTTCCTAAACGTTTTTGAATTCTCTTAAGATTCTCTGGCGTATTAGAGCAAAGAATATTGATTTCCTCTGGTTGAAGATCACATTTCTTTATAATACTGACTATATGATTAACACTATTTACATAGAATACTGCTTCATCACTAACTATTTTAGTAGGATACCCATTTACCATTCGAACTGCGGATTCAAAGTTACCATCCTTATAGGATTGAATAATTTCAGGGAGTTTAGTTCCTACACTCATCATACTAAGTACTTTTAAAGCAGGTTTTAAAACCCTAGATGGATCTTGTGAAGCCCAATCCATATTGATATATGGAAGACCATCAAATTCATCTAACATATTTAAATATTCTTCTAGCATAGGAGTTGCAGATACAAATAATGCTGAGTGAGATTGTTTAAGAATATCCAAAAATTCGAGTTCTGTATCTGATTTAAACTTAGAATCGTGTAGAATTGTCTGAAATTCATCTATTACAGTATAGAATGATTGGAATATACCAAGACTTTCTAGAATATCTTTTACAATTCTATATGAATCATATGTTACAAGAATTTTACAAGGTTTATCTCCCAGGTATTTTCTTTCATTTAGATAATCTTTAATTTCATTCATTAATCGGTTATAGACAGTTTTCTTTCCATTAACTATCTCATCCATTTTTTCCATAAATTGATCTCCCCTACTAACAGATTTATCAATTTTAGAAAGATCCTTGTCAACAGCTACTTCTTTTTCTAATTCATTTATTACAAGATAAACATCTCTACTGTGTTGATCCTTTTTATTTTTAAGTAACATTCTTCTGGGACTACACAGAATAACATTCTCTGGTCCTCTTAAACAGTATTCAGTAAATCCACACCCAGGTAATTGTTTATTTATAATACACTTTACTGGTAATTTGTAAAATCTAAAGTCTGTTCCTAATTCTGATATAAATCTTATTCCCCTAGGAACTACATAATCATTTAATCTTTTTATCATACTATTTAATATTTTAAATTTTATTATCTAATTATTATAGATTCTTTTAATACAGAATCCAGTTACATAAAATTGAAGACATAGGAGTTTCCCTTCTTCATTAATTAGAGTTTGAAGTTATTAGAAGAGCAAAATGATACATTAATTAAGATAAAAATACAAATATACAAAGAATATCTTATCGAAAAAAAATGTATCAATATTTAGATTAGATTCGCCTCTTGAGGAGGCGAAAATCAATAATATAAATCTTTATAATATCTTCATTTCTGGGTTTATTCCTATATAGTCTATTCAAAGTTTCTTCCTTAGACACCCCTAGCGGTAGCGATAAGGGGTGTAATATAAGGGAAGCTCCTTTGTCTTCATAAATAAGTTACATTTTGCTCTTTAGGATCCTTTAGATTCTAATATATGAAGATTAAGAAAAATAAACCCCAAGATATTTTCTATCTCAGGGTTTTAGTGGGTTTAGAGTCAGTCATCAAACATTCGTCTAAACCTCCGTCTTTCTCTGTCTACATTCATTTGTGCCAGAGAATCATTGAATATATCTATGAGGGTATCTTTTAATTCAGAATCCTCTAGAAATACTATCACTGCGATTATAATTATAGCAATGATAGCATATTGAATAATTTCATTTTTATTCATAATACTGGTCTAGTTTATTTTGGGTTATTTTTCTAATGCCAGTATTTTTCTATGAATTTTTCTTAATCTTAAAAATTAATGCTAGTTCCTTTTGTATATTTCGCACATATACTTTAGGAGCTAGCTCATTTATTTTTTCTTCATATATAAGGCTTTTAAGAATTTAGAGACGGATGAAACAAAAATGTTCATATGTAAAAATTTGAAGAAATAAAAAAAAGAGAACCGACTCTTCAGTTCTCTTTAAAGATTTTGCTTAACGGTACATGTAAGATTTTTCGTAGAAGATTTTTATCTCTCTTTCTAGTTTCTTGTTAAAAAGGAAGTTTCTTACATATCCTTTTGATTCCAATCTTTTAGAGAGTTCTTCAAATTTTTCTTTAAACTTCTTCATCTCCTCAGAAGTTGCTGATTCTTCATAATTATCCAATCCACGTCTTAGCAAATCTCTTAATTCTTTTTTACTATCTGATGCTATAATACATACGGTTGTAAATACAGCTCCTGCAGTAAAATACATTGCGTTTTCCATACTAATCATAATTTTCTCCTTTCTTTTTGTTTATTAATATTTTTTACATATATAAGGCTTTCAAGGAATAAAAAAGAAAGGGATTAATTTTCCCTTTCTTATATTGAACTTACTTCGACGTCATGCCATTTCCCCTTACTTTCTCCGACGGGTTTTAAGATATCTATACAAAATTTATATCTTTCATTCATGGTATCTCTAACTTCATATATTCCATCGATACTTGGATCCGATTTACATCTAATTCTTACTTTTGATCCATATTTAAATTGTTTTCTAAGATCTCTAGATACAGCAATCCATTTAAGTTTTCCTTGATTTAGTTTTTCAAGGTCAATTTTTGAATTATCTGCTGTTACTAGAGGATCAGAATCACATTGACTTTCGACTGGATTATAGACAGTTGCAGTTACCTTTATTGTCTTTTCGTCTTTCAGTTCTTCTTCCTCTTTCATTATTGAGTCGAGGAGTTGTTCATATTCATACTCCTCTTCTGATTGCCAAATTATTTCCTTCGGCTTTGGTGCAGGTGATATTACTATTGAAATTACTAATATAATTCCTAAGATAACTATAACAGTACCTAAACACCGATCAAATTTTTCTATTAATTTTTCTAGTTTCATATTATAAAAATTTAAAACTCCCTAAGCTTTTTATTATTGCTTAAGGAGTATATTATTACTTATTTATTTTTCTCATATATAAGGCCTTCAAGTTATATCATCCGGCCAAAATTAAAAAGCCCTCTATTCATCACGAACCAGGGGCTTATAAGTCAAAGTACAATTTAAATATAACATATTATTTATTACACATATAAGGTTTTCAGGGCTTCTTTATCTACTGGCCGGAAATAAAAAAAAGAAGGGAGTTTTATATTCACTCCCTTTTAAAAATATTTAATTATATCTTCTCTTCTAAGTTCCGGATCTTGAAATAATTTTACCATTTTGTCATAATATCCATTCTCTACATATTTTCCTTGATCTGATTTTCTAACTTGACTATTATTTATAAATGTAATAAATCTAACAATTCCAGTAGGTTCAACTCTTCCAAACACTACTCCATCTTTCATTCTACTTATTGTTCTGATATCTATTAACTTCTTTGGATCTTTCTTATCAAAAATGGGAAAATACTCTAAGTTGAAATATATTCGATTTCTTTTCAGAAAGGTTGAAACTAAGTCTTCAAATGTCACTTTTTCTGGTTGCACTGATTCTAAGTATCTTTCACGATATCTTTTTATAAGATGCGGCTCCAGTAACATTACCAGTGTTTTTGATTTGTATCTCGCACATGACTCTATAAAGAACATTGCTACTTTATTTCCAGACCAAATATCATTAGTTATTATATATGGATGATATTGTATTAATGATTTCTTTATTTCTTCTTTTGGGGAACTTATATCATTTACTGCAATATTATAACTTGTACCTCTAATTTTCAATTTTCTATCTATTACAGGTACAGGCTTTTTTGTTCTATCATAAATTTTCTTGATCTTATATTTATTATTATCTAAGATCTCCATTAATTTTTCATCAATTATTTCTTCGTCTTTTTTGTGCTCTTTTATCATATCTGCACAGCTCATTCCAAGTACTATCATAATTTTATATTTTTTATTGTTTACATCTATAAGGTTCTCAAGGATAAAAAAGAAGTAGGGATTTTATACCCTACTTTTAAGTTTACGAGATTTATAATAGAAAGTATCGATTTCTTGTTCTAGTTTTTTATTTAAGAAGAGACTATACTATATGAACTCTTCACTAGTTTAGCACATAAAGAATCGTACTCTTTATTAACCTCATCTTTTTCTTTTTCTGTAAGCTTTCTCGAATCACCTTCATAATTTCTCATAGCGTTTTCGAGTCTTCTTTCTAGTTCATCTTTTTTAGTTCTTAATATCACATCATCTAACATTATTTTTGTTAGAAATAGTGTTCCTGCTGTAACTAAAGCAGTAATTAATGTTTCACTCTTCATTATTGTTTATATTTTTATTGTTTACATTAATAAGGCTTTTAGGTGAGTATTTTATTAATGCACATCCTTTTATACAATTCTTTCTTAGGGTACATCTTTCTGCACAGTATTTTATAAATAATTCTTCATCAATAGGGATGGGCCGAAGACTAGAAGTATTAATAGTCTTCTCCGAAAATCCTGAATCTTGAGCAGAATGAACAATTGAATAAATCGGCCCTAGAATATCGATGACGTAATATTCTTCAGGGTCTCTTTTTCCAAAATCTCTAATGATCTCTAGAAATTCAGCCCAATCTATAAATCCATTATTCTGTGGATTAATTTTTACAATATCACCTTCTTTCATTTTCTAACCAATTTAATATATCTTTCCATTCAGTCCATTCAAATCCAGCTTTATCATCTAAAAGAATATCATAGTAAGGTTTAGTTTCAAAACAAGAAATTCTTCCTGATCTTACTTCTGGATTTTGATTGAGGTATTTAAAATTTATTCCATCTTCCCTGAATTTCTCTTGGTACATTTCTAATTTTTCAGGATAACTGGATGACCATATTAATAATATAGTATCTTCTCTAGCTGATAATTTCTGAAGTGCTTCTTTTGAGGATCCTAAGTATGTAAAGTTCTCAGTTTTATTCCATGAAGGTTCAAGAATGGTACCATGAATATCTACTGCAATATAGATTTTTTCATATCCAAGTTCATGATTTTCTTTATATGTTTTCTTTAAGTATTCTAGCATAATTATTTATTTTTATTTATACACTTATAAGGAAATAAAGAAAGAAGGAATGAACTTTCTCACTCCTTCTTAATGGGTTTTATTCATCAAAAAATAACCATCCTAAAATTGCTCCTCCGATTAAAACAGATAGACTTGCCTGAAATCCACCCTTGCGGTATTCATCAATAGCTAGTAACCCTATTCCTGCTTTAAATATATTCTTAGGAGATACTTTAATTAAAACTTTTTCATTCTTTTTCATGATTATAATTCTTTTTTAATATGAATAAATCCGATAAATTGCTTTTCACTATTAAATACTCTTACGAATAGGTTATTTGTCATTTCGTAAGTATCTTTTATAGTTATTACTCTACTCATCAATTTATCTTTAATGAGTTTTTGTAATTTTATTTTTATTCTCTTTCCTAGACATACTTTATTTACTATGTCTTGAATTTTAACACTACTCCTGCCATTAAAAGCAAGACTGTATTCTCCTTCTCCCGGGAATTTAAATTTTACTGTCCCTAAGATATTTCCTTCTTCTGGAAATATTTGTTCATAATTCTTTTCCATTTTTCTTTTCTTTTAAGTTTTAATTACATTAATAAGGCTTTTAAAGGATGAGAAGAAAAAAAAGAAAGGAGATCAAACTCCTTCCTTCATCATTTCCTCGTCTTTTATGGCATCATGTTCTCTTTTCGGTGTAAGGATAAATTCTTGATATTGTTTCATTAAGTCTCCTGTAGGTTCTAAGTTTTTAACTAACCTGTGAAGACTACTAAGTTTATTCAATAATTTCCCTCTTACTGAAATTGATACCTTTAATTTCTTTTCGAGTTTTTTGTTTTCTTCTACAAGATCCTTAATAGTTTTAGTTTGGATCTCGTAAGTTTGTTTTAATTCTTCATTTTTTGCTGTGAGATCTCTGATAATCTCAGTTTGATCTTTATTAGCTTGTTTTAATCTATTAAGCTCCTCTTCTTTGATTTCTAAAGAGTGAAAAAGCTTAATAGATGTTTCTTTGTAATAATTCATTTTTTCCTTACAGGTTTTATTACCTATAAGTTTTCCTACTATACCAGATACTATTGCCGTTCCGGTTGTAATTGCTATAAATTGTTTTGAATTCATAATACTTTTGTTTATTGTTTTTCATTAATATTTTATTATCTCATCATTAATAAGGCTTTTAAGGAATAAAAAGAGGAAGTTGTCTCCTCCCTCTTTGATTATTTTATTTGAATAGATATATTAAAAATATATTTCCTATAAATAGACTTATTAATTCTATCCAATCAAATTTTTCATATACTTCTTCATCTTTTCTTCCTGTTAAGAGAGCAAAGATAGAGTATAATACAGCTGCTCCAATTATAAATACAGAACTATCTTCTACTACTTTTCCTATTCCAAACTTCTCTACTATGTAAAAGTTCCAGTAGAGTTGTCCAGTTATTGCAATCATAACAGTTGCAAATATACTCTTAAAGAAGCAATTAATTAGTTTTTTCATAACGTCTTAATATATTTTGTGCGGTTCCAGAAGTCCATCTACCTTTTCTAATAAATGCAATATCTTCTGTTGATATAGTTGTCATTGCTGAATCTCTTTGAATATCGTCTTGATAACCTCCGGCCGTTTTAAATAACATAGAAGCCAAGTATCTAGGTTTTTCAAGCATATGATAAACTGTAACTCTTGAATGATTCTTAAGATTATCTCTTAACCAATCTTGAGCTAATCTATCAACTCCGATACATTCAGCTACTACAAATTCTGAATCTTCGGCCGCTGCTTCTACAAGACGAGGAACATACCATTCTTTAAATTCTTTTTCAGTAATATCTCTATGTCCTGAAATAAAATAAATTTTCTTTTTCATTATTAATTTTTATTAAAATTTTATTACATAAATAAAGCTTTAAGTCCCTTATAAATGTAAAATAAAATAAAAACTTATGAAAAATTTGAATATTCCGTATGAAATAGCATTAGTTTATTTTGACCATGGAGCAGATTTGTTTCCAGAAGTTGTAAATAAAAAGGACTTAACAAAACCATCACGTAAGAAAGTATATAATAGTGTTAAATCAGCTAATTTCCATTTGAACAATAACAAAATAGTGGAAGAGAAAGATATTTCTGAAGTTATTATACTTAACTCTGGATTTCATATATCTTTAGCAGAGAATTCACTCTTTTCTTCATATGGGAGACATAATGTTAAATATGGAGAAGGTGGACCTAGAGTAGCTGTAAGGATTCAAAATGATGAATTAGATTCAAAACTTCCAGGGCGAAACGTTTATATTTATGTAGCTATTGAAGGATTTTTTAAGATTCTTCAAGATACTAGATATGTTTCTGATGGAAACCTACATAGAACTTTCTCTTTAGGTATTGGGTGTTTTCCTAGTTTAGAATTAGTAAAAGAAGATTCAACAAATAAATCATTTACATGTTCTACGGAGATTGGAAAATTGATTGCAACAAAACCTAAAACGACAAAATGGAAACCTGGATATGTATATGCATTATCTCCGATGGAATTAGTTCTTTATCTAGGAAGTTATATTGAACCTTTTTCGCTCAAACTTTTTAGTTATCGTGGAAGACGTGAAAAAGTATCAAGTATATTTTTAAATTTCTTTGATTCATATTGGTTAGATATTGAAACAGATCGAGAAATACATTTATGTATTCCGATAAATAAAAGAAATAATATTTTAGAAAAATTATCAGGAAAAAATAACAATATAAAGGACTTTATTCAAGGATATTTCTCCGAAAATCTTGAAAATGTAGAGAATATAAGAGATGGTATAACTAGAGGAGTTTTAGATATTAAGAAAACTGCTATGAAAGGAACAGAGATCGAGCAACTTTTGGTAGGTGTAGATGATACTTATAATCCGAAAGATGTAATTGTGGATGTTATCGAGTCTCTTTCTCATGTAGATTCTATAGATTTCTCTGCATTATCTAGTAAACCTTTAGTGGATTTAAATGTAACAGATGGGTATTATCTTAGTATTCTTGGGATTGATCTTAAATTTTTCTTAGAGAATTATCCAAAATTAAAAGAATTCTACATAGAGAAATTACTTGAAAAGGATAATGTTGAATATAAACGAATTTTACAATATAAGAGTATTTACAGTGATGTCTCTCTAGATAGTATTCTTAATTCTACTCAGCATAATTATAAAGGAGTATTTATTCTTAAGAATCTCAGTAATTATTTTGGTTTAACTGAAGATGATATAAAACAGTTAGTAATAGATAAAGTAATGAAAAATTAATTCTATGGAAACAATTAAAGAAGCTGTTACAGAGATAGGTGATATTAGAAAATCGATAAGTGACTATAAGAATATCAAAAACAGCATTAAGAAAGTGATTACTGAAGGTTTGGATGAGATAATTAGATTTCTTACGGTTGGTCCAGGAGTAGTAAGTCCGGAAGCAACAAGAACTAGATGTAATAAAATTGTAGATTTGATTAAGATTTGGTATAAAAATCCTGAAGATAGAGATTGTGTTGAAAGAATTTTAGATGTTAAGCGGAAGTTTATAACTCCCTCACTTACGGCTGGAGAGTCTGAAGGAAAGTCTATGTCACAAAGGAAAGAAGAAATAGTAACTAGATCGAAGGAGTTAGAAGAAAAAATTCCAGCCGATCTTAGGGAGAAATATCTTCCGATGTATATAGAAAGACTTAGACCTGATACTATTGAGAGAGGTGATGTAGCATTTCTCCCTATAGGACCTATACTTCACTATTGTATTGTTTTTAAAGTAGTTGGAGAAATATCATTTGTTCTTTCAATTACTACATCAGGAGAAGCTAAAGGGTTCGTAGGATATCAACTTGAGAAGTCTAGATTCTTTAAAGGAACAGCTCTATATACTCTTCACCAGGTTCCGACTGCTTTAGTGAATAGGAAATTTGTTATGCCTTATGATAATAAAGCAGAATTAGGAAGAATTTTTACAGGTTGTGAAGAATATCTTAAAACAAATGTATTAAAAAGAACATATAATAAAAGAAAAAAGAAATGAGCACTAAGATTGGAGTAATTGTTGGTAGATTTCAAGTAGATAATCTAACAAGAGGACATAACTATTTATTAGATAAAGTTAGAAGAGATTTTGGAAATAATAATGTAGTTATTTTTATAGGAGAAACAAAAAACTCAGAAAGAACTGCACATGATCCTCTCCCTTTTGAAGCAAGGAAAGAAATGATACTTGAGTCCTTTCCAAAGATGAAAATATTTAAAATTAGTGATCTTGGTGATTATCCTAAATGGGTTGAAACGCTAGATCATAGAATTAATTATTTAAAAAGTCTTGAGGAAATACCACAAGATTCTGAAATTTATATATGTGGTTCTAGAGATTCTGTGGCTGAAAGATATAAAGAAAATGGAGGATTTTTTGATATAAAAATTTATCCTGACCAAAAAGATGATGTGCATGTAACTTATTCTGGAACAGAGATAAGAAGAAATATTGTTAACTGTTTTACACCTAATTGGAAAGATGAGAAGTTAAGAAAATTTTTAATCTGGTGGTATGGAAGATCATGTGAAGAGACTAAGGAAGATATGTAAAGAAACATATAAAGAATATCAGAACTTATGTAGAGATATAGATACGTATTTTCATAGAAAAATTTTTCAGGAGGATGAATCTTTTGTAAATCTCATGAAACCTTTCAAAGTTTGCTTAGATCTCAGTGACAGCTCTAATTATTTAGTAGAATATTATACTGGTAATGGAAATTTTTTGAAGATAGATGAGTTATCATTCTATTTCTTAGAAAAACTTTTTCGAGATTACTTAGAACCTTTGGATAAAATAATGAAATTTACTAGTAGAACGCAATGTAGATTTATGAGGTTTTTAGAAGATCTTATTAAAATTAATCCAGAAAGTAACTACATAAATTCAATTCTAGATAAATGTGAAATAAATTTTCAGTATATTCGAGATAGAGTGATAAATAATATTGGATATTTTGGGTATTCTGAACAGATTTTAGTATCAACATCAACATATAATGATGAAAACTTTATAACTGAAACTGTAAATTTAATAGGAGAATTTATAAAAATAGGAAGATTATATGAAGAAGAATAGAGGAAAAGAGTTAGCATATATTCTAAGACATAATCCGGCCGAAGTAGAAGGAGCGCTTGATTCAGAAGGTTGGTTAGAAACAAAGAAGTTAATTGATCATGGCTGGACTATATCTGAACTAAAAGAAATAGTAGATACTGATAATAAAAAGCGCTATGAATTATCGGCCGATTTAAGAAAGATTCGTGCTCTTCAAGGTCATAGTGTTAAAGGTATTAATGCTAATTTTAAGAAGTATACAGGATGTAATATTGTCTATCATGGAACGCAAAGGAAGTTTTTAGAAAGTATATTTAGAGATGGGTTAGTCCCGGGGAGTAGAGAATACGTACACTTAAGTTCAGATCCTTTGACAGCAAGAAATGTAGCTCTTCGAAGAGGTCCTGAGATAGCAATACTTAAAGTAGATTTAGAAGGATTAGAAGATGAAGTATTTATATCTGGAAATGGGGTTATTCTAGTGAAAAAAGTTAGTCCAGAGCATATTATTGAAGTAGATTATGGTTCCTGAGAGAAATAATAACTATACGTTTATCATAGAAGTAGATTGTGATGAAGGTGAGGAGAATATATCAATTACTGAGATATCTTTAGATGAATTAAATCAAGTAAATCCTCTTCTTTTAGACATAAGAGAAAATCAAGGATATTATCCAACCGGAGATTTCTTGGTGTATCCTGATCCAAGTCCTGAAGAATTTTATGGAACTAGATTTAGGGAAAGTTTTGATATTCTAGAATCAAGACTTCCATGTCCGAAGAGTGGATTTAAAAGAATACTAGAAATTAAGGTATTTTCAGAATCCCCAATTTCCTTATATATGTAAAATAAAATTAAACAAAAATGAAAAACTTAAAAGACATGGAAAAGAATGAAAACTACTTTGTTAGAGAAGACATTGTAAGTGAACAACACGTACACCATAAAGATGAATATCGTGAAAAGAAGAGAGATAAAGTCATCTTTACGAGTACGATTTTGGAAGAAACTACACCACAGCCTAAAAGAAAAGAGGATTATGAAAAATCTGAATACTTTCTTGGGTAGTTTAATATAAAGAAAGTGGTTTTGTTGGGAGAACTTAGGAGAAGATCTTAAGTTCTCTTTTTTGTTCCCCACAAACTCTTATTAATGTATTATCATTAACATTAAACAATAAAACCATGAATTCTTTAAAATTTTACATTGACAAACTAAAAGATTGTGATGCACACGAAGTTATTAATTCTTTGAGAGTAAATCCAGTATTAAGTGTGGAAGAGAAAAATTTAATTTATTTATATCTTTTCCCTAGACCACTCTTAGACCGACAACTTCCAGAAAGAATTATAGCTTACAGAAAAAATAAGAACCCACAAGGATCTCTTCAACCAGATCTCGGAGAAATTGGATTACTTGTGGAGGCTTATCGTACGGAACAGTATAAAAGATTTATGAAACATTTATTCCACTCTTTTACAGATCCTGAACAACTCTTCCCTATTGCTGGTTTAGGACAATGTGAGTGTGCAATTTGTGGAAAGAATATGTATGAAGAAGGAGCATGGTTTGATCTATGTTCTAGGTTTGAATATAATCAGCTAGAAAAAGAGAAAAAAGAATATCTTGCTTTTGGAAGTAAGAATTCTGGTATAAATTTATGTCTAGATTGTATTATTCAATTAAAAGAAACTTCAATACTTTTAGAAGAGATTGAGCCTGGTTATCTTCTAGATTGGAGAAGTAGATGTAAACCAGCGTTATTTGTGTAAAGAAATAAAAATCCCAAGCCTTATTTTACATAGGGCCTGGGTTTATTTTTTATAATTTTTGGAGATCTAAAATTTTAAGATCTCCTATTTTTTCTTTTCCATAAGAGAATTCATAATATTCTGCTTTAGAATCAATCAAGAATGTATACGTTTTATCTTTATCTTCATTAGTTAAAGTAATCGCATAATTATCTTGTTTATTGTGTTTTAATTTTAGTTTATCAATTCTAAAGTATAGAATTTCTGGAGTCTCTTCGTCAGTTTTAATCACTGCTGCAATATTATAATTACGTCCAAGAAGTTCAGATTGTTCTTTAGAGTTTGATAGATTTTCAAGAGCTTCGATAGATAGTGTTTTAGCATTATCAAATTTCGCTAAGAGTCTATCATAAAAAGCTTTCTCTTCTTGAACCTTAAAGTGCATTGATAACGGAAGAAATCTCAATGATTTTCCCGTTTCCTCTGGACTTTCAAAACTAAAGCCTTCCGGAATAATTCTAGCTTCTTTGACTTCCTCTTCCCCAATTATTTTATACTTAATAATTGAAGTTGTAGTCATAGGATCATAATCAGTTATATCCTCAACTTTTACTTCTTTAAGAGAATAGTCCCATCTTCCAGTTTCATCTCTAGAATAATCAATTAGTGCTAAAGAAGATCCAATATGTTTTGTTAGATCTCCTCCTCTAGGAACGTAATTTAGATTTCCTTCATAGAAACCATATAACTTTTTGTACTTGTCTAATGTTGTTAATTCTTTTTCTGGTTTAAATTCTAACATGATTTTATTGTTTTAGTTAATAAAAAAAATATTTTCTTTCACATATAAGATTCTCATCCTATTAAAGGAGCAAAATAAATAACTACACCAATCCATAATAGACTAGTGTAGTTAATATTATTAACTGTTACAAATTTTTATTTCTATGTCATCTAAACGTTCAAAGTAGCCAATCCATGGAGTACTATAAGTAAAGAAAGTTCCATCATTTTTCTTTAACTTCAGAGAATATCTACTGTATTGTCCTTCTACATACCACCAATTCTTAGCAGCTTCTTTTTTAAGTTTTTCTCTTGATTCAGAAGTATATATATGTTCTAAATCCATTGCAAATTTATAATGCTGTCGAATTGCTTCTTCATTTTCTTTTGCAATAGATATATTATTCCAAGGATAATCAATAATATCTACATCATTATGCGTTTCAAAAGAACTTCCTGTTTGGTAATAAATGATCAAATGTATGATATCTTTTTCTTGAATATCATTGATTATTTCTTTAAGTAGATTCTTGGCAGCTTCTTCATCTTTTACTCCAAGCGCTTTTAATTTTTCCAAGTATTTTTCCATATAATCTTTGTATAAATTCTATAGTCCAAATTCCAATTACAAATAGGATTGCTAACCCACAGAGTAATATTCTAATCATAAAATGGTACTATTTTCCAACTTGCTTGTCCTATCTTCCAATTCACTTCTATATAAAAAACATTACCTTCATTTGTAATATATTTCATATAAGATCTCCAATCACGAGTTATAGTTAACCACGGTTTTTTATGACAACTTATAGTATCGATTGAATCTAATTGTCTGTATAAATCATGTTCATTTAAATATGTACGAATTTTTTTAGCAGTATCATAATCAAAAAATTTAGCATCAAATCCTACATCAAATTTTATGAAACCAAGATCTTCATTAGTATTTGAATCTATTGTTTTAATTTTATAGTATGTAGGAAATATTGCTTTAATTGGTTCTGGTTCTCTTTTTTCTAGAATAACTTTTGTTAATCCATCTATAAACATTTCAGCCTCTATTCTGGACATTCCTTTAGAAATTAGCGTTCTTATGTACTTCTCCATAACGTTTTTGTTTTACTTCAATTAATTCTATTTTTACTACACTAGGAATAGTATCACAAACTGTAATAGTTGAATCCTCAGCAAATCGTATAGATAACTCAGAGGCTTTAACGTATTCTATAACTTTTTTGGTATTATCTTTGAGAGTAATCTTAAGTGTATAATACTGAAATACTCTATTATTTACCCATTCAGTATAAATAGTAGGTACAGTACATGTTGTGATAAGAACTAGTCCAATTCCTAGCCATTTTCTTATTCTCCTAGTCTCAATTAAGAGAAGATAGACTCCTATTAGACATATTATTATTGAGAATAATATAATTACTATAATCGTCATTTATCTTTAGAATTAAATTTTTCTAATAACTCCGCTGAATGTTTCTTTAAAGCTTCTTCTGGGGTTAATGAATAATATTCATCAATTTCAAAATCCCAAGTTGTATCTCTGTTTCCTGATGAATTATTAACTCTGAGTTGATATGTTATAAGCGGTTCATCTCGATTTAATGATAAGTTTATATCTACGCGTTCAACATCATAATACTTAAGCTCTCCATAAGTAACTCGATATAATCTTGTTCCTGGTTTATATTTATAATTTATTTCTATAGTTTCCATAATCAATCCTCATCACTATTTACTATAAAATCCCAAACTAATTTAACAACTCCTCCTGTTATGAAGAATGTAGTTAGCATCTCTGTAAATTCTGATTTTTCTGGAATTATTGAAAGAATAACTCCAATAATTATCAGAACTAAATCTTGTATAAAATTTCTCCATTTCATGATGTAAGTAAAAATTTAATTGCATTATAAATCACGAAAGCCATAAAAATTATTCCAATGATATATGCTGTAAGAATAAATACTCCTACTGATAGCGCGAATACAATCTTAGTTATAAATCCTAGGAATAAACATCCTAAGAACATTATTACCAAGAACATAAAACATCCTAGACAACTTTTTTCCAACATTCTATTATCCTTTCTTTTAAGTAATTAAAGTATTCATTAATAGATTTTCTTTTCATTTCCGACCATTTTTCATCTACTGTTACAGAATATTGATTTCTTATCGTGTAAATTAAGAGATCTTGTACTGTTGTTCCAGAAGGCATTGGAAGTTTGTAATCGCCTAGAATTTCTTCAGAATCTATCATCTCAAGGATATATAATTCTAGTGCTCTAACAATACTACAACACATAGCTTTTCCTCTAGTAGGATATTCTCCATTATCTCCATATAATCCAGTTCCATCCATAAGATCTGGATCATCAAAAGTTTCTGGATTATAAAATGAAATTTGCCAATTCCAATTTATACCTTGACTATAAAATTCTGGTTGGATATGTATTATTACGTTATGTTCGTCTAACCATCCTAAAAGACCAATTAAATTTTTTGGCTCATAATCTTCTCCAAGTTTCTTAGCAATATATCTATATAGATCATTTGCATAAACTAATAATAAATCTAATCTTTCTTTTTCCATCTTTTTCTTGTTCTAAATAATATGTATGGAGTTAGAATAAATATTATGAATGGAGTTTGTGATGCTACTACCCAATCCATATCTTTGGTAGTTAGGTATATAATAGGATCAAATATAAATTTCCAAAAAAGACATATTAAAATGAGTTCACAACCTCCACCTTTCTCATCTAACCATTCCTCAAATTTAAACTTTTTCATATTACTACTCCTTTCCACATTCTTTTTTCTAAAGTATTTGTTACTTCTTCCGGAAAATCAGCGACGTTCCAGTGTGCATCAAATAATTTATGTTTACAGATTTTACATAACCACCATGGAAATTTTTCATATAACCATGCAAAGCTATTAAAAGCCCAATCACGACTTGATGCCCATTCCGTCGCTAAAAATCCGGAAGTATAGATTGGAATACACCCTTCTTCTTTAAATAACTTCCTTCGTGAGACTCTAGGGTCAATCCATGATAATACTTTAAGAAAATTATATAATATTTTTACACTCCATTTATATCTCAATTTTTCTTGAATCGGATAAGTAACTTCATGAAACCACCAATCTCTAAAATATTCAAGACAAGGAATATCATGATCACTTTTATGTTCCCAAAAAGTTTTATAATATTCTTGAATAGGATTTTTATGAATTTCTTCTAACCCTTGAATTACATGATATATTTCTACAGGTTTATCGTTTAATGTAATTCTGTATTCTATATCTGAACTACTAGGTCTAAATTTATCATACGTCCATTTGTGAATTAGAAAGACTGATATATAGTCTTCAGAATTATCACAATCGTAAGTTTCAGACCATCTCCCACATCCCCAAATTCCGAGATACCAATATTTAAGTCCTCCATTAGAAAAACTGAAAGACATTGTCATACTATTTCCCCACTCTTCATTAGGGGAAGTATCATCTTCGGATAGAATAGGATTTATTCCTATTTCTTTCAATTCATTCAAAATTAATTCCGTAATCTTTTTAAATTTTTTAATTTTTTCTTCATTAATATTTTTCATAATTCTTATCGTTTATCAATCTTAAGGCTTTAAATCCTTATAAATGGAAAAGAGAAAATCCTTTGAATTGCATATTATAGTGTGAGCCCCTGCCTGTGATAGGTCGGGGTTTATTTTCCTTATATGTGTTATGAAGAAAATAAAAATAGAAAGTATTGAATTTTATAGATTACGATATAACAAAAATATTATAGTTGGTAATATCAGATTTAATCAGTTATTTAATAGAGAAGAATTTATAAAATTTATTTATGATAAAAATATATCTATTCTTCGAAATAAACTTTTGAGTTATCATATTCTAAAGAACTATGAAGAATTAAATGCAGCTAGATCTCCAATAGGGAACTGGATTAGTCCTTCTGAAGTTAGAAATTTAGTAATGGTATTACCTGTTTATTTACATTCTGAGGATAATTATAAAAAATTAACAAAACGAAGTTTATTTAGAAAGCTTAAGAATAATCTTATAATCTCAGAAACAGTTCATAATAATCTTTACAAAGATATTATAATGAATATTTGTCCTTCTGATATAGAATTACGAGGTTTTATTGAGTATTCTCTTAGACTTCCAGATAAACCCGATAAAAGTTATCGTAATTTTATAATGAATATCTTGGATTTTTTAGAAGCTCTTGAAACTCTTACTAATGAATAATAAATAACAATAAACATAAGAATTATGGAAAAAGAAATTAAAATTAATGGTTCAAGATTAAAATTAGTAAAGTACTGTGATTATGAGTATGGGAAAAGTACTGAGATTATCCTGAGAAATAAGAAAAATCTAAAGTATCAATATGTACTTTTAGCAGATAAACTTAGTTCTTCTGGTAATCCTTGGTTAATAATGGATTCTTATGGAAAAAATAAAATAAGAGTTAGTCCTAGTGTTCATAATTACGCATCTGCATGGGGAATAGTAAGAGAAAAAAGAGTTGAAAGATACTCTGGGGAAACTTATTCAACCCAGGATCTTAGAATTATATTATCTTTTCTAGGAAGTACAATTAAACTTGAATACCTAGATACTGCTGAACTTTTAGCGCAAGCAACAAAAGATGAAATAGTTATCAAAGGTTTTTACGAGATGTACGGTCGTGTAGGGATGACTAATTATATTGAAGATCTTAATGATATTATTAAACGTTCCGAATATACACCCAAACCTATTGAAAGAAAAACTAAGTATCCAAAAATTTATTCAGATTATAATAAATATTCAATTAGTAGGTTAATAACTGATTTAATTGAGGATAATGCAAGTATTCTTATTAATCCAGAGTTGATCGGAGAATATAAAAGACTTTCTCCTAAAAAAGTGGATAGTAATACTGCTGTTACTTACCAAAAAGATAAATGGGCGAAAGTGACAGGAACGATTGGAAATAAAAGACGAGCTAACTTAGGAATCTGCTTTGATACTAATGTGGTAGTTAATATCCCAGAAAATACAGTCGGAATAGAACCCGGCGAAAAAACATATAAAACAAGACAATCTATATGTTTAGTAAAGGATGGTCTTCTTAATCAGTCTTTAATAGGAGTTATGATTTCCAATAAACTCGCCGGGAAATTTAAACGACTGGGGATAATAAAATCAGAATTAGTGTTTTCTGGAGAGTATCTAATAGATATCTCATCTCTTCCAGTAGTAACTAAGTGTGCAATTAGAGATATTAGTAGTTATTACCTTTCTCGATTAGAAGTTAAGTATAAACTTGCAGCAATAGCTAATGAATATATTCAAGAGTACTATCCTGAGAAGGTAACTTTAGATCCAAAAATAGAGTTTCTTAAATCTCTTGGAATAGTTGGAGATTATTACTTCCCTAAGAAGGAAACTGATAAAGAAGCTACAAGAAAATCAGAAATGATAATGGAATTGGTTAGTTTTATTTCTGGTATCCCTGGAGAAAAACAAAAAAGATAACTTATGTATAAAGAATATCAAAGAGGAGCATTACCAAAAAGTAGTGTAATCAAAGTATTCTTAGACTCTATTGGTTTTGGAAAAAGGCCAATCGAAGAGATTCGAAAAGAATGGAAAACTAATCTCACTAAATATAATGAAGAGCTTAGAAGAAGAAAGTTTCAGATCATTATGTCAAAAACAACGAGATTTAATGATAAACATTTTCCATTGATTGAGAGTACTAGTAAGACGGTTGATATCTTTTCTTCAGATCATACAGCAACAGTTTCTTGGAAATTTTTACTAAATACTATAAAATCATGAGAGTAATAAATAATTTAGAGACAGTAAAAAGTCTTCTAAAATTTAAGATATCTTCTAAAGGTAAACCGGAGATATATTATTTTGTGCAAGTTATACAAAGAAGAAAAGAGAATCCTGATTTACCTCTTCAAGAAATACAGAGATATGCTTGGTGGGTGACAGATTTAGGAGTTCTTGAAAAATCCTGGAATCGATTAACGGAGATGTGTGAACATTATAAAGCAAGAGCTTACATATCTATTACACCAAGATCTTTGGAAAAATTTGGAAAGCAATGTATGTTTGAATATTCTAAGAGAGTAGCAAACAATGATTATACAAATATACACAATCTTCCAAAGAAAGTAGCCTTAAGTAATGAAACGGTTCAATCAAAAGGAGTTGTAGATAAACCTAGGTGGATTTTAGATATTGATTCTGAAGATAAATCCTATCAACATGATATAGAAAAATTTATCTCAGGATATACTAATATTCTAGGAAAAATTAATACTCCAAATGGTTGTCATCTTGTGATAGAGTCATTTAATTATGGACTTATTAAAGATTATCTAGTTTCTAAAAAACGAGAGGACTATAAAATAATAAGTGATAATGAGGTTGAAAGACTATTTACTCTTAGAAGAGAAGGGAACACAATTCTTTATGCAGTAACTAACTAAACTAGAACATTTAAGAAGAAGGAATGAAATACTTCCTTCTTTTTTATTTTCTTCTCCCCTGAAATTCTTATATATGAAGCGGAAATTAATACAGAATCCGCTTCGAAAATAAATGCGTAAAGAATTAAATAACATTAATGAATTAAATTATGAAAAAGTTAAAAACAGTAAAAGTTCCCACATCTAACGGAGAAAAAGTGGTAGTCTTTAGACCCATTGAGGAAACTCCAACATCACATTTAATTTGTGATAAAGAATGTCCTTATGGAAAATGTTGTTCTTTTATCCCTGATCCTAGAGATCCCGGAAATGAAGAACTATCATTTATCGATTTTTGTAATGATCTTGGAGCTAATGAAGGAGAAGATTCAGATTTAACCTCAATGGTTCCAAAAGAAGGCACTCTTGAGGAAATTTTCAAAGATCAGCCTGATATATTACAAAAAATCGCCGGAAATAAAAAATTGGTTTATCTCGACGAAGTAATCGATAAATGTTGCCCTGATATCTGTGAATATTATAATAAGGAACATTCAGAGTGTACCTTAGAAAATAAGATGTGTATTCTTCGCGGATTGTTTGTAGGTCCAGTTAAAGAAGACAAACCTTCTAAAGAAGAAACGCAGGGACAGGAAGCTGTTGAAGAAAAGAAATAAGTTTTAGGGGAGTATGAGAAAATACTCCCTTTATTTTATATAAGTATGAATGAATTATTAAATTTTGAGTATAATGGATGTATTATTCCATTTGCATTGACTAGTAATGATGTCATGATTAATGCTACTGAGATAGCAAAAGTTTGTAAGAAGCAGTTAGGTCATTATCTTAGTAATCAACAGACAAAAGAATTAATCAATGAGGTCTCGATCGATATCGGAATTCCGATATCGGAATTAATAGTAGTTATTAAAGGAGGTATTCCTCAGAATCAAGGTACTTGGATGCATAGATTAATAGCTATTCATTTTGCTATGTGGTGTAGTCCTAAATTTGGAGTATGGTGTCTAAGAAAATTAGACGAAATTATAAATAATGGATTTGCTCTGAGAGACGCTGAAATTGGAAGATTAACCTCTGAAATTACTAACCTACAGATTACTATTCAAAATCAACAGCCTCAAGTAGATTATTGTAATCGAGTCCTAACTACTTCAGAAAATCTATATTCAACAAGAGATATAGTGAAAGATTTGGGTCTTGGAATATCTAATATAGAATTATTAAGATTATTAGAGAAGAATAATTTAATTTTTAGATCTCATGATAAAAAGAAATGGTACTTAAAGGAACCATTTGATAAATTTGGATATACAAAAATAGTTACTATATTTGACAAGGCAGGAAAACCAAGAAATGTAAAGAGGTGGACTGAAGAAGGACGTCATTGGATTTATAGTTTATCAAAGAAATTATAGGGATATGGAAATAATAGGAAAATACGGTAAAGCAATAGTTTTTACTGAGAATATAGAAGAAGCTGCAATCACTCAGATATATGATCTACTAAATACTAAAATGGTAGAAGAAGAAAAGGTTAGAATCATGGAAGATACTCATTGTGGTAATGGATGTGTAGTAGGGTATACTCAAACCTACTCTGGTGGTCCTCTCGATCCTGATGTGGTTGGTTGTGACATATCGTGTGGTATGTTAAGTGTAAAATATAAAATGCCTTCGGGAGATCCAGAATTAGCTCTTTGGGATACTAGAATACGTAGAGATATTCCGATGGGTATGGAAGTAAATGAGAAACCAGTTATCCAAGAAAAAGAATTCAAGAAATTTTTCAAAACAAAATTAGAAAGAGCAAGAAGTTTATGGCCTGAGTTTGTATGTTATGAAGGGCTTGGAGAAACAGAAAAATTCATATCAAAAACTCTAAAAAGAATTGGTATGGATGAAGGAATTTTCTATAAATCTCTTGGTACTCTCGGCGGCGGGAATCACTTCTTAGAGCTGGGACAAACAGAAGGAGATAAAGATTCGGTGTGGGTAACAATTCATACTGGTTCTAGAAATCTTGGAATAAAAATCTTAGCTTACTGGAAGAAACAAATTGGAAAAACTAGAATTCTTAAGGCGGATATGAAAGCGGCCGAGAAGGGAATTAAAGAAAAATATAAGGGTCAAGGAAGAAAAATTAAAGAAGAGATAGAAAAACTTCATACTTCCGGCCGTCATACTATACCGCCTAGTAGATTCTTAGTAACACATGAAGATATATCTGGTTACCTTGGAGATATGTTTTTTGCTCAAGCCTATGCAGAATATAATCGTTTCACTATATCAGAACGAGTGAGAAAAGCATTAGGATTCGGAAAAGAACTTGAAAGAATAGAGTCGGTTCATAATTATATAGATCCAAGAGATAAGATTATTAGAAAGGGATCTATTCAGGCTTACTCAGGACAGAAAGTTATTATACCGATGAATATGGCTTTTGGAACTCTGATATGTGAAGGTCTTGGTAATCCTGAGAGAAATTATAGTGCTCCTCATGGTGCTGGGCGCTTAATGTCCAGGCGAGAAGCTAGAGAAAAAATTGATCTCTCTGAATTTAAAGAAAGCATGACTGGAGTTTATTCTAGTTCTATATGTAATGCTTGTATTGATGAAGCGCCTGGAGTATATAAGCGCCCTGAAGAGATAATTACTGGAATTCAAGATACTGTTAAGATTCTTGAGATTATAAAACCAATACTATCTATTAAATCAGGAGTAGAGGAGGATGATTAAATGGAAGCTAGATTATTTATAGGTGGTAATTATGTATACTGGATTATTTTATTTTATGGAGGTAGTGGTAAGGGATCAATTCTCGTTCAAAGCATGAATAGGATAGCGAAGAAGAGAATAACACCTACAATCGTTTATAAAGACCTACAAGACATGAGATTTGCGACTTATACTAGAACTTATTATTCTGAACACTATTACGGTAATAATCTTGTTCAGACAGTGACTTTAGATGATCCTAAAGTACTAAGTATTCTAAGATCTCTCAGTCCTATAAACAATCTTCTATGAAAGTAAGAATCCTATTTCATTTTGGAGGATATTTTATTGATCAACTAAAGTATCAAGGGGTTGTTCTGTATAGGACTCCTGAAAAAGTATTACTACAGGCAATTGTTATTAAGATAGCGAAGTTCAATAGAAAAAGAATAACTCCAGGGATAATACTGTATAATATTAAGCAGGGAAATTTTACCATATACCCTGTAGAAAATATGGATAATTATTTTAATGATTACTCTCTTCAACAAATAGTAGAGGTAGATAGTCTTAGTTTCCAAAAAAGTCTCATCGAACTTTTTAATAGAATCGAAAATAGAAAGTTAGTAGAGGATTTAAGTAAAGCACAATTTTTAGAATATAGACCATGAAAGGATATATCGTTTGTCCATGCCTACCTGAGAGATATATATTTATACCTCTTAAGGAAAAGTTTATGTTGGATGTAGGCTGTGTATTGGGATATAAAAGACCTTCAGTAAATGAAGTGTATAGTTTTATAAGAGAGGGTTGTTTTGGAATTCAGTACAGAAATATAAATCTATACAGTGTCAATAGTTTATTTTCATTTGAGATAGACACTGAGAGGTTAATAAATTCTCTAAAATTTGCAAGTACATTGGATCTTTGGAAAGAATATATGGAAGCTGATTCTAAAGCTAATCTTTCAGAAATCTTATCTAACACAGAAAAGTACTTTTAATAATGATTGAAGGAAACATTTTTGTATTTAAAGATGATGATTTTTCAGAAAAGTATATTAGGTTCGACTTTAAAAAAGACTACACAATGGTAATATTTTTCAAAGCTCTTTTCAAAAAACCCAGTAAAAGAGTAATTTTGAAAAATATAGAGGATTGTAATTTTGGGCTTAGATTGACGAAATGTTTTAATCCTGATACTATAAGTCTAGGAAATAAAACAATCCCAAGAGAAGATTTTATAGAAAGTCTTGTAGTCGGATATAATCTAGGCTACTATAAATTTTCTAAGTCTAATAGTGTCTTAGAATCTATTGTTCTAGGCATTAATGACTATATCTGATTTCCTTATAATTGAAAACAAAAACCATAATAGTTATGGAAGAAGATAATAAATTTAAAGAATATTTGAAACCGGATTACTCAGAAGAACCTCCATATGATTCAGGAGATGATGACGATGATGATATCAATGAAATCGATGAAGCAGAGGAGGATGAGAGAATAGAAAAAGTAGTTAAAGGTCAAAAAGAATTGAATGAAAAAATTATGCAACAGACACCATTTGGACAAAGTGTAGGTGGAAGTAATTGGGGTCAACCATCAACTCCATCTTGGAATAATAACGGAGGATCTTCGTGGGGAGGAAGTAATAATCAACAGTATCCATGGCAAACAAAACCAGCTGGAGGAAATTCTTGGGGAAACTCAGGAGGATCTTGGAGTGGATCTCCTGGCTGGGGTAGTGGTGGTAATACTGGAGGATCCTGGGGAAGTAGTAATACAAATAATGGAAGAAAAGAGATTGATCGACAAAAACAAGTAATATTTTGTGATGTCTTAGATTGTTTAGTAGAAACTTTCCAAAGTAACGGAAAACCAGGTCTTCTTCCACGTGGAATTTATGATATTAGACTCCGTTTTGAAGTTTGGGATAAGATTTTATGTTTTAACCCAAATAAAGTTTATGCTATGGTTCCAAGAAATCTAATCTTAAGTAGTAATGGTTCAGATTCTTGGAAAATAATGTTAGAATATATTGTTTGTGCTTTATCAGAATATCTAAGAGTTCCGTATGATCATTGTCAAATCTTAGTACAGAATGATTTTGGACAATCTAAAGATAGAATGATGGATGCTGTAATTTCTAAGACTCGTGGATTTGATAAGAATTCAGCCATACAAATTGGACTTGAATCTGGTTTATATGGTCAAAGTAATAGAGATATATTAGCAGCAGAAAAAGTAGGAATTGATTATATAGATCTTGGACAACTTCTTAACATATATTTCTAATGATTAACCTAGAACAGAAAGGAGAATGGGGCGTATATTTCTTTGATATCGACCATGTTCTTATATATTCTGCTACAATAGAATTAACTCCGAAGAAATATACTAGGAATCCAAGTATAATTCCTGGAAAGAAAAATAAATTGGTTATAGAATTAGGAGTTGAGCCTGAATATTATTTTAAGAAAACAGGGTTAAAATGTCTTATGAAGCGTATGGAAAGTTTAGGAATTATTAACCTCGAAGATAAACATCGAGGGAATACTTCTTATGATCCTATTATTTGTGATAAAAATTGGAAAAAGATTAATTCATTAGAAATATCTTTAAAAACGATAGTCGATATAATTAAAAAGAAAGATACATATTTAATTGTAGGAGATTCAAAAACTGTAATAAATATTCTAAATTCTTCTGAAAGCTTGAAATTCTTATAAATGTATAAAATATAACAAATAGAAAAATGAAAAATTTAGTAGCACAAAAATGGATTGATGAATGTGGAACTTTATTTCCGATTGATGGAAATACAGTACTTTATCCAACTCCAGGTTCAGGAATTTTTGAATTATATCAAGGAAAAGGTCAAGATAAGAGAATCGGTTTAAAAAAACTCTCAGAAAAGTTTGAATTTAATCACAAAATATATGATGTAGGTTGTGATAATTTATTTGATATAATTCAAAAAACTTGGGAATCAGATAAATTTGTTGAAGGGAATAAGAATCTTGGTGTTATTTTCACAGGATATAAAGGAACAGGAAAAAGTGTTGGTGCTAAACTATTATGTAATAGATTAGACATTCCTGTCATAATCATTCCTGACAATGAAATAGAGGGAATGGTAAGTTTTATTCAACAACTCGACTTTGAATGTATTGTTTTGATTGATGAAGCAGAGAAAACATTTAAGCGAGGAGAGAGTGATGAAGTATTACTAAAATTAATTGATGGGGTATATAATAGATCAAGAAAATTATATATTCTAACAACAAATACACTTAACGTAAATGAGAATTTACTTGGACGTCCTGGAAGAATTAGATATATCAAACAATTCGGAAATTTGTCAGAAAAAGCAATAAACGAATATTTGGACGATAATTTAAAAATTCCAGAAGAGAGAGAGAATATTCTTCAAAAAATCGATCTTCTTGAGATATCTACTATTGATATTCTTGGTTCGATTGTTGATGAAGTAAATATTCATGGAAAACTTTCTGAAGATACTTGCCTTAATATTCCTTTGGCTAAATATGTTTTCGATATCATGAAATTCCCTGTTGAAACAGAGGAAGATGTAACAAGGATTAAGGAAATTCTTCGTCCAGGAAGAGCTAATTTCCCAGAATGGCTTGGAAAAGATTGTGAGATGGAAGATAAAGATTCAGATACTAAGACAAATGAGGATTATTGTAGTAATATCCTATATAGTTGGAAAACTAGAATGACATCTCAATTCTCAAGTCTCTGGAAAAATCAAGAACTTAGTATTGGAACCATTCTTGAAGATCCTGATGAAGACGGATTTATTCTAGTTAAGGATATATATGGGGATGGCGAAACATTAGTTAAGATAATTAGACAGAAAGGTAATCCAAGTTTATATCGAGGTGGATTAATGTTCTGATAATAAAGATATAGAGTATTTGAAGACAGAGGGTGGCAAGTCGTGAGATTATGGCTGCCCTCATTTTCTTATTTATGTAAATTATGGGAAAAAAGAAAAGAATAATAACTAGTTTTTCAGATGTTATTACAAATTCAAGCACTGAAGTATTTTTAATTCAAGGACCAGATGCATTAAGACAGATGATTGGTACTGGAATATATAAAAAATATCAAAAAGATTTCCTTGTTCTAAAAACTGAGGAAGATGTTGAATATTTCTTTAGATTTCAAGGAAAGAAAGGATTTAATCATAATTATTCAATATGGGATTTAAAACCTCTACTAGGAAATCTATTTAACTTATACCTTGATATGAACAATGAATTCCCTGATAAAGAAGATGATATTTGGGAAATGTTTAAACCAAAGATTATGGAGAGATTAAAGGGAACTATTGTATATATTGATATTAAACATAATCAAAAAATTATGAATAGACTTTATGAACTGTATCCTGATGATAAAGACTATTCTTATGAGTTAGATAACTTAGAAACAAAAGGATTTAGATATGGATGGAGTCTTGACTGATACTTCGGGAATAACAACAAATAAATTCTATGTATATACAGATGAAAGAAACCCTCGATATTCTATTTGTTGTTTTAGACTTGGGAGTCAGGTAAAACTATCTCTCCCTAATGAACTTTTGAACCTATTTGGAGGTAACCCTGAAGAAAATATTTATGCTGTAGATCATATTATTTGTTTAAGATTCGAAATAAAACAACCTATCCTAAAACAACTAACATTATCTAAGGTATGCAAAAGTATAATTGATATAGTTGCACTTACTCCAGAAGAATTTAAGAGTAATGCTGGAACTATATCACGGCGCCTGAGATTACTAACGTTCAATCAGATAATTACAACGAAGGAATATATTAATAAAGCAACTTTCATTCGTAACTTAGGGACAAAAGTAACATTATCAGAAGAATTACTATATATTATAAAAAATTATGAGCAAAAGACGTTTAATCACTAGTTATTCAGATGTAATAACTAATTCAAGTACTCAAGTTTTCTTCTTAGATATTGAAGAAAAATTAATAAATCTTCTAAATGAAAATAATATAACTGATAAAGTGATTATTATAAATTCTAAAGAAGATGTAATTCGTGCTGTTGAATTTTATCAGAAAGAAGAGGATAGTGGGGGATACGGAAATAGTGAGATATTCAATCTTATTAATTTCGTTTATGAGTGGTATGATATGTATACTGAATATGGTAAAGGAGATAAATGGAAAGAACTTAACGATGCAGGTAAAACCGATAGAGAGATTATTGATTTTATTTGGCCATTAATAGACGGGGTTATCGGAAAAGTATATTATTCATTTGCAGATGATTGTGGTATACCTAAAGAAGCTGATATTCTTTGGGAAAATGGATATAATAGTTACAGAGAATAATAAATAGAGTTATTATATAAAACTATACTTAAAATAATAGGTATAGTTTTTATTTTTCTTCCCTTAAAACTCTTAATGATGTAGTAGATAGTTGTGTTCTGCTACCGTAAAATAAAATATATGAATTATGGATAGAAAAGAAGAATTAATTAATCTCTTAGGTATTTTTCTAGGAGATTCAAAGAAACAATCAGAAGAAGTTAAACCTAAGATTGTTGAGATATGTAAGGAGAGATTTGATAAGATCTATGAAGTTTATAGAAAATATGGATTAACTAATTCATGGTATGATGAATATGATCCTACTCGAGGAAGTCTTTGGTTAGATGATAATTACAATGAGGATGCTATCAATGATGAAAGTATTTGTTTAGAATATACAGATAGTTGGGGTTATGGTGGTAGTTGTCATTGTTATATGGATTTAAAATTTTCTCAACTTGAAGATTCTTTTATAGAGACGCTAGATAAATCCCTTAAGAGTACAAGAATTGCTTCATTAAAGAGAGAAATAGAGTTACTTGAAACTCAATTAGAATCTAAGAAAACTTATTTAAGAGAACTGAAAAATGGCAATGAAAACGAGTAATACAAATATTGAATTAAGTAATGATATCAAAATTTCTGATTCTGTAGTAAAAGCTGTAGTTGAAAAAATTCTATCCTCTGCACAATCGGATGAGATTTTAGATATAGTTATTAATTATCTTCGAGGTTATCTAGAGAAAATAATGGATAATCCTGAGATAATAGTAAATAATGAAGAGAGATTAGTATCTACTATAGATAAAAGAATCTTTGGAGATTTTAATTTAATGCAAAGATTACATAATATAGAAACAGCTATAACTAATATTAATAGTGTTATTACAGGAAATAATATTTATTGGAATAGTAATCAAGAATTTTTCTGTAATTCTCCACTACGTGATATAGCAAGTGAAATAGCTGATATCAAATGTAGAATTGATATGTTAAAAAATGAATTTTATATGCTACAAAATCAAATTCCTTAGCATTCTGAAGAAAAAAATAAAAAGAGGATCAACTTGACTAATTAAAGTCAAGACCTCTTTTTTTTCTTTGTAAATTTCCTTTTGTTTAGTTATAGTCTCTTGATATATAAAATCAAAAGGAAATCTTTAGTTTCCATTTCTGTTTCGATCTTGAGTTTAACCTCGTGATCTCATCAGGTTAGGAATTCACCTAACTACAAAAATGAAAATGGAGGGAAATTTTGTTATCCCTCCGGTTAGTCATCAATGAATTCTTCTTCATTGCTGTTAAATAGTTCCGGAATCATATATCTAAACCAATAATAAATTCCGGTAGTTCCCATAATTATTGCTGATATTGAATAAATTATATCAAATCCTAATATCCAAGCAATTCCTGCTAATATCATTGTCATAAAAATAATGACTTCTGTTATCTTTTTCATAATATATTAATTTTGTTAATTATTGTCTCTAAACCCAAGTTAATCCATAACTCGGGCTGGTTGTTTTAGCTTATTCAGCTTTTACTTCTTCAGCAGGTTTTTCTTTTTCTGCATCCGGTTTTAGGTTGACGGTTTCTTCTACCAATTTTTCCAAATCCTCATCTCTAAGACCTTTCGGTTTGAGTTTTTTATAGGCTTTTTGACATCCTAAGGTAGTTGCTACTCCTAATGCCATTCCTGCTCCAGCTGCTACTGCTACAACTTTTGTTGCACCAAATTTCGTTACTGCTGAGTTAATTAGTTTCATAATTTTTCCTCCTATTATTTAAGTTATTAATTTTGTTAATTATTGTCTCTAAACCCAAGTTAATCCATAACTCAGGTTGGTTGTTTTAGCTTATTCAGCTTTTTTTCGGTTATTTAAACATTTTTTAGTTTTCTTATAACCATAATCAAATACTACTTTTGCTGCTATTCCTGCTACAAAAATTCCAACGTTTTTTACAACTGCTTTCATAATTTTATAATTTTTTGTTGTTAATATTCTTTTGTCTCTATTTTCTAAGTAAATTACTTAGAAATGGTTGTTTTTACTTTAAGCTTCTCTCTTAAAGATTTCTAACTTAGAATTATATATAATCTTTATAATTTCCTCATCGGTATTTATCATAGGTTATATATAATAATTTAACTGTATATTAAATCCCTCTAAGTTCACATCCTATTACTAATAACTCTAGACTATACAGGTCCTTTATTATATTCATAGTTCACCACATATATTTGGCTACATGTCTTTGATATATTCCTCTTGATAATCCTTTATCAGGTTTATCTCAATATATCGTGGCCTTATAATATTATCTACTATAAGGAATTTATTTAATTTTTATTTATTTTGTTAAACTCGGCTAAATGCACGTTATAAAATTTGTTAGTGCTTGCCAAGTTATGTGTCCAACCTTTTTTACGCGCTGGCCTATGAATCATACTGAGGCTATAACAACTTTCCTCTTTTCCTGTTTCTAAATTCTAAATACAGTAAGTATGTTCCCAGAACTATTTTTACATCGCCAAGCCGATGTCAAGTTAGCAAATCTTGAATTTCAATATATTCCTTCCCTTCTGGCACCTTTAGTATAGGTAATATATCTAAGTTATATCTATGTATAACGCTAAAGTATAAAAGACATAATATATCCTTTAAATTAGATATACTATGTCTTTAGGTAATATCAGATATTTCTATCTTTTATTACATATATAAGGCTAATAGGGTTTCTTAGACGGTATTATTTTAACCTCTTAGGAACTCTATTTTCCTTTCATATATAAGGTTTTTAGTCTTTTCTAGACGGTAGAAAAATAAAGGGTGGAATTACCCACCCTTTTCTTACTTAACTGCAAGCAAAAACGTTTTATAATCAACAACAGACTTTCGATATATACTATCTATGTCAGCGCCAATCAAATAGAGGGATTGTTTATAATCTCTCAATGTTTCTGGCTCATTGATATAATATTCGACTAATCTGTTTACTATTGTTTTTATTAATCGCAGTTTTCTTATTACGTAATCTCTATTAATCGAAGGAACATCAAAATCCTTTCCTTCAATCGCATACTTGTTTAAGATAGCTGTATAGTTGTCATAACTATCTTTTAGTTTATCTACTATTCCATTGGATAAACTATTTTCAACTGAGACATCTATGTAATTTTTTACTCCGTCTCTTAATAATCCTAATGCACTTAATATTGTCATTAGTGTGTTAAGTTTTTCTATCATATTCCTTTTCTTTTAAGTTTGTTTTTTATTCTCACTTATAAGGCTTTCAAGGAATATCAGACTAGCAAAATACTTCAGCGTCGTAATAGCCTTTTTCTAGTGCATTTAAGAAAAATTCAACCTCTTCTGCAGACATAGGAGCAAAACCATGAGCATCAACACCTACATCTAATCCAAATCTCTTAATCATTTGTCTTCCATGAATATGTCCAAAAAGATTATACTTTTTTGTAGAATTCATAGGTTCATGTACAAGTGCTATCTCTTTTCCTAGGAGTTTTGTTTCTGCTTCAGTTAGGAATACTTTTGAAAAACCAGAATCTATAAGCTCTCCTATAAAATCAGGTATATCTAGATTTCTTTCAGATTTTTCTTTAATCTCATAATTTCCACAAACTAATCGAATATCTCCATTTAAATATTTCAAGTAACTTCTATCACCAAAATCTCCAAGATGCCATACGATAGCTTTAGGAGGAACTTTAGTATTCCATCTCTCTACCATAGTCCAATCCATATCTTCAACATTCATGAAAGGACGTTTAGATAATTCCAAAGTTCTTTCTGCGCCGAAATGTGTATCGGAAGTAAAAAACTCTCTTGAACTGGACTCTCTATTAGATATTTCTTTCTTTAACTCAGATATACATTCGTCTAAAGAGCTATATACATTTTTTATTCCATATGCTTTAGCTTTTTCGATCAAGTACCTTCTTCCGTGTATTTTCGGCGCAATTCCTAAGATTATATTTTTCTTTCTAACTAAATTTTCGGTAAGTTCGATTTTAGTAGTTTGTGCATAATCTCTTCCTGGTATATCTTCAACAGCTTCAGGGATCCAAAATAATATAAAATCTGATACTCTAAGTCCAATTGTTTCCCAATCTACCTGTTTTTTATATTCAGCATCAGATAAACCTCCAGAAATTTTCTCTTTTCTTCTAGGGTTTATCCAAGTTACTCCCTGAATATCTGGAACTGTTTCTTGCCACTCTGGAGCTCCTTGAATAGGTCCTCCCAAAAATACCCAAGTATCTTCTTTCTTGGGTAATTGTTCTATTGCATAAATCATTTTCATTTGAAATTTATTTTTGATTCTGTATCTGCTAATTTTATAAGGTATGGTATTCTAAAATTTCCATACATACTTTTAATAACTTCAGAATAATCTTTATCTTGATTAATTGAATCTACATATAAAGGATTTTTACTATTTCCTCGAAAACATTGAAAAGTATGTAGATTATTATCACGGTAATAACTTTTCGCAATTCCAATAATATTAAGATTCTTTCTTCCAAGTTTCTTATATAGATGTGCTCCTAGTCCTGGTTTAGGTTTTTCAAAAGATTCTTCATCATTCCACAACCAAACATGAGAATCTAATATGATTGTATCGAATTTATCAAGATCTATATTTTCTAATAATTTTACAATCCCAGGAAGTTCTCTTTTATAAAATTCTCCAGGAATATAAGAATCGAAATTGTTAATAATAATTGAAATTCTGTCTATAGGTTCATTATCTTCCCAGTTTTTAAAAATAATTCCTGAGATTTTTCCTAAACACTCTTTTTCTTTATAATATCCATCAATTATTATCTTATTCATTTTTTAATAATTTTCTTATTTAGATACTTCTTTTTCTTCTCATAATCAAATTCTAATCGATCTAATTGATTTTGAATAGTAGAGTTCCAACCTTCAATGGCTTCTTCTTCTGATTCATATAGTTTATAATTATCTAAGTTATATCTATTAGGAGTTAATTGAAAGTAGCCAACTATCATATTAGTGGTTTTGTTTCTTAAAGGATACCAGGTGGTGTTTCTTCTATATCCAGATCCTTCTTCTTTTCCTAAAACTACTTCTTGCGGAGAGTTTATATTTTCAAGTTTATAACTATACGGACCGATATAGAATCCAAAAGTCCAGAACGTTTGTCCTATAAGTTTATCAAGTTCTTCATATGTTTCTGGCTGTTTCATAATTTTTCTATTTTAGAATTTAAATATCTCAATCTTTCTTCATAATCATGTTGAAGTTTATCTTTTTGATCCTGAACAACTGCATTATAAGCTTCTACACACTCTTCTCTCGTTTCAAAAAGATATGGTAGAAAAAATCTTATGTGATAATTTTTGAAAACTAGATTTTTATTTTTACTTTTTAAAATAAGAGAATAATCACTTTTTTCATCCCAATTAGTTACTAAGACTTCGATGGGTTTTACTAACCTTGTACATTTATAAGATTTACTAGAAAATTCTAACATAAAATACCAAAGTGACTTGGAATTTTCTTTATATTCTAACAATAATTCTTTTGTTATCATATTAATTTGGATTTTATATATTTAAGCTTTTTTTCATAAAAATGTTGAAGTCGATCTACGGTATTATGAATTTGAGCGTTATAATATTCTTTACATTCTTTTTCAGTATCGAATAATTTCACAAAAAATTTACATTCTGAATCTTTTCTTTCTTTATAACCCTGAAAAGATCCAATTACAGAATTATCAGAAACTTTTCGAAGATATAATAAATTATCTATATCAATTTTTAAAATAATTTCTGCTGGTTTTATGATACTAGAGCATCTAAAAGTTTTCTCCCTAAAACTAATACAACTATACCAAAATGTTTTATCCTTAGGGAGATTCATTATTTCTTTCGCTGTTAATTGTGTTATCATTTTATTATCCGTTTTTTAAGATTTCTTTCGGTGGATTTCCATTGAGTTTCGAAGAGTTTCAATTTATCTTCGATATATTTATTCCTGTGTTCAATACATTCACTTGGAGTATTAAAGAATTGATAATGAAGTTGATAGTTTTTTATTATTTTCCCGCTATTCAGTATCTTTACTATCCTAGGAATACCACCAAATTCATCAACAACTTCAGCTTCAGATGGTGGAATATCTCTATAAACTCTTCCAGTATCTGATATTTGTAATGAATAAATCCAAACTGTTCTCATAATTCTTTACATTTAATTAGAGTCCACTCTTTATAATTCATTCCTCCTGTTTTAGTATCGAAATGCTTGATAATTTCCTCGAATGGTATTAAGAAGGTTCCAAGAGATTTTGCTAACTCAGAATTAAAACCTACATCAACTTTAAGATCATAAATACTATTAATATATTCAGTAAGGTGACCATGAACGTGACCAAATAAGTGAATAGATCCATGAGGTTTATGATTCCAAGATACAAAGGGATAATGACACATAGTTACCATATAATCTTTTCCTGAATGCTCTATATGAACATCAAGAATATCAGAGATTATTTTGAAATACCCTTTAAGCGGTGCCTGATCAAAATAAAGTCCATAGTTATCATGATTCCCAACAATTTTATAAATATTTTTACAAGGAATCTGATTTAAGACATCTTTTATATCGTCAACAGGCATTTTCCAAAACATATCACCTAAATCGAATATAATATCTTCTTCTTTAGTTTTTTTAAGTTCCTCTAAGATATAATTATTCATTTCAGTTACATCTTTAAAAGGTCGAGAATCATATTTTATTACATTTTCATGACCATAATGAAGATCTGATATAAAATAGATTTTTCCAGATCCAGCAGTTGTAAAGGGTTTTTTAATCTTCATAATCTTTTGCTATTTTTATTAATTTATTCTCTTTATAATATCCGATAATATTATTAAATACAATAATCTCTAAATCTGTAGTATCTAAATCCTCTATATCCAAATTATGTTTAGAGTACTCTCCATAATCCATATCAACTTTAATATAATTAAATGTTTTGTTTACATAATATAATTTTTGAATATTTCCTGATATAGATTTAGATTCTAAACTCTTATAATCAAACACAAGATCTTCAAGTGTATCTAATCCAGTAAATTCAAGGACTTTAAGTAATTTAGTTATTACTGAATCTACTAAACGTTTCCTATAAAGTTTATTTAACTCTATTAATTCTTTCCTATTATTCATAATCTTCGAGTTTCCACTTACGTGAATAATCTTTTTTACTTTTATGAGTGATACTAGGTCTTAAGGATACTAACTTTCCTGTTTCTTTAATTTCATTATCTCTTCTAACTTTTTCGGCTAGGGAGATTAATTTCTTTTTCTTCTTTTTCATATGATTATTTTATTACATTTATAAGGAAATCCAAGTTCCTTATATGTGAAAATAAATAAAAGAATTATGATTAGATGTTATGAAGCTAAGTTATCAAAAAATTTAAACCCTAGAGTTAGAAGTTTTATCATGAAAGAATGGATGGAGAAGAGAAATACTTATGGAATTGAATTGAAGAAATATATTATAGATTCTTCATCAGTAGATCAACATCCAGTATTAGGACTTTATATAAAAGATCAAAAAGTGTTTGGAGATAATATACTAGTAGATAATAATTTTTCAGAAAGATTATTAGGAAGACATGTTATTTACTTTCTTAACTCAATAAAAGAAAAACAATTAGGGTTTTATAAGAGAAGGATTCTTAATTTTTATCCTGTGAATTATGAAGAATCCATTTTCTCTGAAAATAAAATGCGTTCTAAACTTGTTAAAGTGATTGGAATGTTTGGTGAAAATAACTATAATGTACTAGGAATTATTTATGGAGATGTATATCAAGTTAGAGAAAATTATAGAGAATTATTTTATAATATATGGAATTCTAAAGTAAATGGAAATTATGAAAAACCTATTAATCTAGGGAAAATAGAAATATAAAAAAAAAGAGGACTGTAAAAAGTCCTCTAATTATTTTTCTTTATTTTGTAATCTCTAATAATGTCTTGGAGATTAGATTTATAGCACCTTCCACATCTCGATAATCACATACTTCAACTTGAGTATGCATATTTCGTTGAGGAATAGATACTAACATAGTTTCACAATCAAAAGCACCTTCTTGAATTGCTGAAGTATTTGTTCCTCCTGCATATGAAGCTGCAAGTTGATATGGAATTTCATTAATCTCAGCAACTCCGATCATTTTACAGCGAAGATTCCAAGATTTATCAGGTCCATTCATGATAACAGGTCCTTTCCCAAGTTCTATATCTCCATAGGACTCAGGTTTTATTCCTCTACCTTCATCCGTGGCGAAAGTAACATCTATATCAATCGAAATATCAGGATTTACTCTTTTACTTGTTACCATTGCACCTCTTAGACCTACTTCCTCCTGAGTATTCGCCACGCCATAAAAAGTATATTCATCAAAAAGTTCCCTAAAGTCTTCATAATTCACCACGTTCCTTAAGACTTCAGCAACAATAAATACTCCAATCTTATCATCTAGTCCTTTAGATGCAAATCGATTCTTCCCAAGATGTTCTATAAAATTTGCTTCAAAAACAACTCTACTACCTATCTCTACTAACTTCATAGCTTCTTCTTTAGATTCAGCGCCGATATCAACAAGAAGATCTTCAATAGGAATTAATTCATTTTTGCTATTATCATCATACTCTACATGAATTGGCTTTTTCCCAATAATACCTGTTACATATTCTCCTGGGTGACCAATTTTAGAAATTTTAACTATACTTCCTGGGAGAACTTTTTTATCTATTCCCCCAAGATTAATAATATTTAGCATTCCTTGGTCTGTAACATTTTGTATCATCATTCCAAGTTCATCAATATGTGCAGAAATCATTACTTTCTTACTCCCTGAACCTACCTTAAATGCTACATTTCCCATTTTATCAGTAAACTCTTCTATCGCAAACTTAGAACAATAATCTTTAAATACCCTAGTTGCTTCCTGTTCAAAACCGCTAGGACTATACGATCCCAACAGTTCTTTTAAAAATTCTACAGCTTTTAATTCTAACATCTTTCTTTAATTAAAAATAAATATCGTTTCATGTAAATTTCTTTCAGTTCTCACATTCCAATTATACTTAAGAGAGTTTGGAATTTCATCATCTAAGATCATTAATCTAGTATGAATAAATAAATCATAATAAATATCTAAGTAAAAACCAGAGCTAATTCTTGATAATTCTACTCTATCTATATGTTCTACATCTTCATAAGTAACTATAATTTTATTATCTATCTGAAATGCTGAGAAATATTTTAAGATTTCTATAGTTAAATTATAATAGTATACTTGATCTGCCGCTGATTTACATCCAATTATTCCACCAGAACCACTTCGAATTATACCTAACTCCTTAACCATTATAATCTAGGTGTAATAACTTGATAAAATCTAACTTCATCAATCCCACAATCAATTCTTCCTGCACAGTTCCAAGTTACATGAGGATTTGCTGTTTCCCAACATGATTTATGAATAATTGTGTAGCTTCCATGATTAGAGGTACATATTCCACAATCTGAAAAATCCTTCCAATCTTTAATATCACGTGCTCCATCAATTATTTTACTATCATAATAACCAACATCTTCTAGAAGTTCAATTATATCCTTACTAACTTTTCCGATATAAGCTGAATTAAGAAATTGAATACCTTCTCTAGGAAATTTATCTTGAAGTTCATTTATGGTTGCTTTATGATAACCTTTCTTTTGATTATCTTTTATCCAATCTTCTCCATTAGTAAACCATTGTCCGAAATCTGTATCTCCTCTAAGAGCAGCTATCCCAAGAGCTAGTTCTTTAGTTACTCCACATTGAATTCTTTTTACAAGAGATACTTTTCCAGATGAAGAAAATTTAATAGCTTCTCGAGTTATAGCTGTATATTCTCCAGTCTCTGCACAAGTAATAATACAATTTCCTTTATCTGGATTAAAGGCTAAACCAGTTCCAACCATTTCAGAATATCCTAGATCTTCAAACTCTTTCCTAAGTTCTGGTGTATTTTGATCTAAGATAATACTATATAAATAATCTTTCCTCTTCATTTAATATCTAGGTTGTTTAATTATATATTCTAAGTTATTGTCTTTATAGTAACCGTTTAATTCCTTTGAGCTACATAAAGGAGTAAATCCATTCTCCCCAAATGTATACTCACCTCGGAAAGAATCAAATACAATAAAATCATCATCTCCTCCATTAGCTGGATTAGGAATAAATTTAGCCCATGTTTTAATTAGACGCTCCCTTTCCTTTGGCCATATGAAAAATCTCTGCTCTGAAACTTCTTCCTCTATGGCTAGTTCGATATCAACCAAAGCATCTTCAACTACATCAGCAAGATAAACCTCATCTTTTGTTCCATCTGCTTTTCCGAGATCTATTTCTAGTTTTTGCATAAACAACTCTTCAAGAAGTTGATCTTTTTTATCTTTTTCCATTTTCTTATACGGTTTATAATTTGGTGTATATAATCTAGAAACCCATCCAGAAACAGATTCTTTATTTCTGGTGAGAGCTCCTATAATAACTATTATTTTAAAAATTACTGCAATTACTAATAATAATGCTATTAAAACTAGTAAAAAATTCATTTATTTTTCTCTATCTTTTTAATTGAAAATAATACTTTATCTCCTATTTTATATGTTGGATTATTACTACTAGGAATTCTTTCACTTAATCTAATATCTCCATTAGAACCAATTTCGTCCCCAGCGATGTAATAAACAGTACTAACGCCGTAAGAATTTAATCCTCTATCAATAGATTTTATAACTAATTCCTTACTATATTCTACTTTATATTGTGGTAAATCTTTTCCTTTACTATCACAACTCACTAATCCTATAACAAGACTGACGATTATTAATAACTTTTTCATAATTACTTTCTTAATAATTCATTACATACGCTCTTTATTCCTTCTAACCTAGCTTGTTCATAAGAAGGATAGTTTAGATTATTACTACTCAATGAACCATTCTCCATTGAGATAGCAAATATAAATCTTTTCTCTCCTTCCTTATTAGTAAATGGATATACGAGAATGATAATATCCTTATGTAATCTTATCCATTCTACTATTTCTACCTCAATTCTCTTTTCTTTTATTGGCTGTTTATATCCAAGTTTTACTAATTTTTCCAGGACTTCATCATCTACCATTATACTTCAGTTTTTATATAGATTTTCCCCTCTTCAAGTCGTTTTTCTATATCAACAATCCTCCATCCATATTCATCAATTAACACCCTCTTTAAAGTATCAATATAACTATCTGGAATTAGATTAGGATTTATATAGACCCAAAATTGAAGAAAAGGATCTTTATAAGTTTCTGAACTAGATTTATAAGATTCATAAGCTTTACTCATCCCTTCAGCTGCTAAATCAAAAAACTCTTCTGGTGTAATTCGAAGGTAACTAGCATAAATAAATTCTCTCATTTTTCTTTTAATTTAAAAAAATCATAATCGTAATCAGTTTCAGTTCCGTCTTCTAGAACATAATGTTTCCTGTATGTTATTATCTGAACAACATTATTTCCAGGAATATCATTTACTATAGTATCTTCTATAATTTCAGTATCTGATCCTAACCAGTTCTTTTTTAGATGATTTTCTGTAGTATAATAAACATTTTCTTGTATTCCTTGAGTTATTGTTTTTATTTTAGTTGGGTAAATTTCATTAGAGCTAAATTTATGTTTAACATAAATTTCATCACCCTCTTTCAATCTAACCCTTCCTGTCGAGTCTGAATAAATTTTAATAACTCTTTTACATGGAACTACTTTTTTATCTATCAAATCCCATAAAGCTTTTACAATATCAGTTTCTGCTATAAAATCACCAATATTCCTATCTTCCGGAACAATAAAACTATTTTCTAGATCATCCTTATCAAGATACTCACTATCTAATTTCCAATCTATTTTCCATAAAGGTATTAATTCACCTTTCTTATTTTTAATACAATCACAATTAATAAATCTGTTCATAATTCTATATTTATTTATATTTATCACATATAAGGAAATCAAGGAAAAATAAAACCCAAGGAAATCACTTCCCTGGGTTCTTTAACTAGGATTTTTTGCTGATTATTAACCTTGTTTGACATAAGAAGAGTTTATTCCTAGTTTTTTACTCTTCACAATATTTAGGCTTTCGACCTGTTTCTAAGTATCCTAAAATTTCTTTGAGTACTTGATCATGATTAAATGCCCAATCATAACTATCTATATCTTCAGCTGGGACAAACTTAATATCATCTACTTCATTAGGTTCTCCACCTCTTGATACAGTATCACAATTAATTTCATTATCAGCTAATTTTTTCCGAGTAGCTGCATAATCTACGTGAATAAGATACCTAGAGACTATATTTTCTCTAGCATCTCGAGACGGATCATCTATAGTACAAAAATGATCAATTGCTTCATTGGGATAGATTTCAAGATTAAGTCCAAGTTCTTCATAAAGTTCTCGTTTTACTGCTTCTTTTCTTGTTTCACCCCAATCAAGATAACCACAAGTAACTGACCATTTTCCAACATGATTTGGACACCCTGAACCTCGTTTAGATACTAAAAACATTACTCGACCATTGTTATCTCTAGTATATACAATTCCTACTACTGCATTTGCTCTAGAGATCCAATACTCTTTTCCATTTTCCTTTGATGTTACTTTAAAATTTTTCATAAATAAAAATTATTAACAGTTGTCAATGTTTGTTTATCAATTATAAGGTTATTACCGATTGTCTTTTTCACCTTCTTTAGAATTTGTATAATATTCTTTTTACATAAAACACTATCATCTTTAATTGATGACCAATCTTTTATAGTAGAAAAGTTAAATTCATATCTTTTTACAGTAGGTATAAGAGTATATGCTTTCTCATCTAATTCCTTCTTAGCTCCAAAAACTAGTTCTATGAAGGGTAGTAAAAAACATTTTTTATCATAAAATACTACTTTATAACTACTATTATATCCATTTCCAGGGGGTGTATCATTAATTTCTAAGATACTTCCATCTTTTATAGGGTTAAGAATATCATTTATTACTATTTTACCAGTACTACTATCACTTATTTTTCCTGGAATACTGTAACTCTTCTTATAAAATGGCCATAAATTTATATTCCTGGTTTTTGGAGAAGTATATGAGAAATCTAGCATATTGTAATGAAAAGAATATGATACAACTACTAATCCACCAATCATTTCTTGATTAACTATATCAAAATTAAAAATATCCACTTCTTAATTAAACAAGATATAATTTGATATAAGTATTTAAATCTTCTACAGCTGGTAATCCATACTTTGCTGTAAATTTTCTAGTAGGTTTCTTTATATATCTCACATAGAAATCATCTACTAGTGGTTTTATAGTTTCCATAGAATTCTCTCCACTAAGTTTTTCTGTCCCATGAATATCTTTGATTATAAAGAATATAAGAGAAGCTACAAATGGAGTAAAAGACATTTCTTCTTCAATTATCTTTTTCACTATATGTTCATTTTCTTTAAGAACTCTAGTAACTTCCTTGTAACTCTTATTACCTTCCGTTTGTCCGGCGGTTTCTACTATTAATGTGAATAGTTTAATATATTCTCTAAATAATTCTTCAGTTGTTAACATAGCCTTTAAGTGTTTCTATTATTTTTATTTTTTCAGTTTCTTTGAGAAGACTCCACTCACCTCTTTCTAATTTTTCTATAATTTTTGAAATATTATTAACAGGTATTTCTGAAATCTCTAAAGTTCCTGGTATCAAAGTATACCCTAGATGTTCAAGAATAGACTCAATCTTCTCAAGTTCTTTAACAGTTGCTACTCTTCGACCATAATAATTATCAACTCTTGGATAATTAATAACAATCCTTGAATCTATTACATACCATCTCCAAAGATTATTTGGAAAATTAAATACTCCTCTTTCACATCCACTGAATAAACCAAACCAACTGTCAGGTCCATCTTTACAGTCTACATAAATCTTTCCTATTTCCATAATTCATCCAAAATATAAAAATGGATTATCTTCTGAATCTTCTTCAATTATCTCAAAATCAGACCCAGAACAATCTTTTAAATTTATCATATACCTTAAAAGTAAGTCTACACCATAATTATAAAAATAAGGTTTATCTTTATCATATGATGCAATAGATTCTCCTTTACCATTTACTACTTTTACATAATTCTCATTTTTAGAATCCAATGATGCTTTTATTCCCTCATCAGTAAAATTCTTTTTTGCATGTTCTTCTGCAAACCTAACAAGTGGAATTACTGTTTCTCCGGATATACGAATTTCTTTGTTTATGAGATTTTTGGAATAAAGAACTATTTTATCTATTACTGAAAAAGTATACCAATTATCAGAACCTATCAACTTGAACCAAGGATTTCCGGTATCATCAAAATAAACTCCTGTAACTCTGGTATAATTTCCATCACTCGTCTTTATGATAGGTTTATATCTCAATCTTCTACAAATTTCTTTTAATAAATTAGATCTTTTCTCCAAACACATCTGCAAAAGGTTTTAAATTTCCATTCGGGTTATGATCTCTCCCTGAATTTCCATCATCAAGAATAGCAAAACATATCTCCTCAAATGCTCCAGTAAATTCTGATTCTTCCAAAACTTCTTTAAATAGTTTTGCTACATGAGAAGGTGGATTTTTAAAAGCTCCACATCCAAGTGCTCCTAGAACAAGTTTGGTGTGATTATTATCTAAGGCTATTCTAAGTATTGTTCTTATTTTTCCTTTTACAACAGGAACATATTTTTTCATCATTTCTCCAGTACTCTTGTCAATGTCTGGTCTTACTACTCCTGCCACAGAAATTACATTGCATTTAAAATAATTATCTACAGTTTCATAAGTTCCTGGTTTTCTATAAACACATACTCCTGGACTATATATTCCTCCATAAACTGGGATAGGATAAGAAAAATCATTAAGAACTTTTCCTGAATAATAGTCTCCAAAATATTCATCCCATTTTTCAGGAGAATATAAATATAGAGATAATAGCAAATTACTTCTTCTACATAATTCTTCTTCCTGAGCTCTAGAGCCTGTTTCAACTCCTCCACCAGGTCTTTTAGATGAAGCCATATTAAGGACTGCACATCCTGAACCTAATTCCTTTGCTTTTTCAAAGGTATCTATGTTCTGTACATATATTTTAGGAGGAGTTTGAAATTTAGATTTATTACTTCCTTTTTGAATAAACTTATACATTTTTGATTCATATATTAATCTATCTGTTTCTGGAAATTCTATATAATTATCCTTACATTCATACTCTCTAGAAATAATATCTTCTATTACTTCTTTAAAAACTTTAATTAATTGTTCTTTTGTTTTCATATCATTAATAATTTTAAACTATCTAATAAATTATATGTCATAACTCCACATTCACTACAATTATCCTTAGAGAGAACACATTGATCACAATAATTTAAATTCCCTGAATCTATTGTATATACTCTTCTTTGAAATAATCTAAGGTCTTTCGAAAAATGACTTACTTCCTTTGATGAATATTCCATAAAAACTCCATATTCAAGACTTTCAAGAGTTACAAGTTCTTTTACTTTCTTTTTTATGAAATCCAGAGTAATAATGCTTTTTTCATATAATTCCTCTACAAAGTCTATAAGAATACTTTCATTTATTCTCACACGTTTAACTATTCCTTTATGATTATTTACTGGATAAGAAGTAAGTAGAGTGCTATTTATTTTATCTCCAGAGAAAAAGAATTCATTAGGTCTGGTAGAAGGTTTAAAATTACATAAATCACATTCTCCAGAAAATTTACATACCTTCTTACATATTATATCAGAAATTCCCGGGAAAGATCGAAAAATCAATCTGCTATTTATTATATCAGTATTAGATACTAATATATTTGTTCTGTCTCCATAATATCTATGATCTAGGGAACATCCTAATTCTAAATCTACAGTTTCATATCTAAAACTTCCAAATAATCCTACTACACCAGTTACTAATTTAATAAGAATAATTTCATCAATACTATCATAAGACCAAGTAATTATATCTCCTGGAAGATATTTTTGATAGTATAACTTTCTTTTAGTATTCTTTGTCATAACGTGCTAAATTATTATATGCATCCGTACTATAAAAACTAGTTAGATCGAAAAAAGTCGAGAACTCTCCTTTAGGATTTAAAGGTGACTCTGGATGATATCTATCTAGGATAATATTAAATCTAAATTCATTACTCCAATCTTGCCTTATTTCTACAATTATTAAAGGGTGTTCTGGTCCAAATGCTGCATATTCACCACTACCCCATAAATATCCAGGAGACTGAAAATAAACAATATCACCTACTTTATAATAATCTGGATCTAACCTTCTTGCTACTACTTGAGGAATTCTGGCTAAGCTTTTCTCCTTAAGATGTTCCATTATTTGAGGGATAATTGATGTATAATCATGCTCTATGATTTCACATTTTTTATCAAAATCATCTGTACTCATTCTTTCTGGAAATATAGATGATCCCCAACATACTTTATAATAAGATCCCTTCGAATCAAAACCATTACTATAAACAACTCCTATATCTCCAGTATCTTTATTTTTGACTCTTGATTGCGTCCAACTATCTACTCTCATCTGTTATCTTATTAATTATTTCATTTTTTGCCTTAGTCCAACCATCTTTAAATGATTTTCTTTCATTTCCGACTGTATAAATAAAAAATCCAACAGTCATAATAATTATTCCTAAAGGCTTATACCACTCAATTATTTTAATTCTGAATGGTGAAAATGATATCTCTGTATGTCCTAAATACAGGAAAAATACAATTAATAATACTAAATAAACTATAACCTTCATCATATTTCTATTTTATAAGTTTTATCTTTCATTACTACTAATTTTCCAGGAACTGACATTAAACGATCTTTAACACTGTCTAAAAATGTATCTAATATTATAACATCGCCAAAACTTGAAATACTAATATAACATGCATTGAGATCATCAGTCCATCCAAAAAATACTTCTTCAGGATCAGCACTATCCCATGGAGAAAGCACTAAACGAGGCAATCCATCTTTTAATCTTATTGCGGTAACAACTTGTAAATCTTCTTCTAGATCATACAAAAATACGTATCCAGCTACTTTTACATATTCTTCCGTTTCCATATAAGTTCTTTTAAAATTGGCAAAGATTTCTCCATATATTCAACTAAAATATCTTCAAAGAGAAAATATTCTCGATTCATTACTCCAAAAGAATCTCTAGCCATATGATGTAATTCATGAGACCAAGTACTTAAAAGTTCAGATTTGGTCACTTTTCTGCTTTTTGGAATCATCATTATAAATTTTTTCTTACCAGCTCTTGAATAAACCATACCATTTACTGGAGGAGGTCCTATTCTAATGATATCCTTATCTGTCTTATCATAATAGATTCCAGAAGTGGACATTACATAACTTACATCACCCTTAGATAGTTTTCCAGAGATTTCTTTTTTCTTCTCTACCTCTAAAAGAAGATCATCTATGTATATAAAATCTAAAAGCTGTTGAGAAACTAAATATCCAAAAATATAAGCTTCTGTTTCACTATCAACTATCCCTCGTGAGGATGTAATTATATTAACAAATTTACTAGTTTTTCTAAATATCCACTTTACTTTTTCTTTTGTAGTTAGATTTGACAAGATAGTGATCAAATAACTTCTACGATTATTAACAGCTAATTCGTATCCTTCTGACCTTGGTATAATTCCATATAAATCTTTAAAAGCTTCAAGAGAACATTGAATAGTAGTTAGTCTTGTATTAAATATAGAAATATCATAATATGCATATTTAGAACCAACCTCCCTTCTTAAGTTTTCTTGGTAACACTTTTTATTAAAAAATTCTGCTCTTTCTAATAAATCTAATACATCTTTTAACATTTTCTTTTTTATTTTATTACATTATTAAGGATTTAAACTCTTATAATTGTTATGAAGAAAAAGAAAATGATAAAGATTGAATACTATTATCGTAGTGTTGAGACTAATAAGTACACTTATGTAATAATAGATAATAGAATTATTCTCTTATTAAAAAATCAATTAAAGAGAGTTTCATCTAATTATTTATTACACCACATAGAGTATAAAGATATTTGTTTTAATTTTTATAGAGACGCTACAAAAATAAAGGAAGAAATTATATCTGGAATTAATTCAGAAGATATTAGAAAAGCTTTAATTAAAGTAATAAACACTACTACTGGACTTTTTAATCTTAAAAAATCCATAACTCAATTTAATGAAATATATTATAATTATAAAAAATATTATGATAACTTTTCCACCAAACTTTAGAATATACGTAATAGAAACTCCTCTTAAATTAGTAGATATACACAATGCTCAAAATTATCTAACTTCTAAGGAATATAAAATAATATCAAATAGTTTTAGTGTATTTTCATTTCTAGGAAATAGAAATAATCTTCAAGAAGTTTCAAAGATTGTAAGTTTTTTGAAAGGTAATGATCACCTAGGAAAAAGTAAATACTATATTTCAATTACCTTAAATAATTTTGAAAAACCGTTCCGAAAAATCTGGACAGCAAAAAATATGACAAAATATGTATACAGACTGGATTTAATAACAAAAGAAAGTTTTAGGTATTTTAAAAAACATAATTCGGATATTATTACTATTGAAAAACCGAGTATTCCTGAAGAAGAATTTATTAAAATTATCTTGTATAATTCTTTAGCAATAATAGAGAACTGCGAAAAGGGATTAATAAACATAGATAATGCTGCTTATTATATGAGCAATTACAATTATTCTATTCTTAAACTATCTAAAGAAGAAGGTTTAATTTAGAAGAGAAAAAACTAACCAAGGATTTTATTTCCAAGGTTAGTTCTTTTTTTTATTCGCTTTTTGCAGCGTCATGTTTACATATTTTGATCAAGTAAATATATTTATTAACAGTTTCGAAAAAATCATCTGTTCTGTTAATAATACCTGACCACATTAAATCATCTCCAGCTTCTCTTTTTATTCCAGTTAGTAATCCTCTAATATCTACTAAGAGATTTTCAAATTCTAATGCTTCTGGAAGAATAGGGCTTAATGTTCCTGGTTGAATAAATCCCCAGAGAGCTTGAGCATTTTCCATAAGAGCATCATCAAAATCTTGAAATTCACCATCAAAATCATCAATTAATTTATGGATGCTCATAGTGGGTGCTGAGAAATGCAGTTCTTTCAATCTCGTGTGTATTCCATGAAATTGATTCTCCAAATTTAAAATAAACTTATTATTCATAACTTTTTTAATTTATAAATGTTTTATTTTCATAAACTCTGATAATGTTGTTTGACTAACTCCTAATCTTCTAGCTACTTCTGCTTTACTCAATCCTTTCTCAAGTAATCTTGTAATTTCACTATCTTTTCCATCTAATTTACGCTTCCTAGGAATTCCAACAGGTCTACCTAATCTCACTCCATTAGATTTCATCATAGCTAATGCACATTTTGTTCTTCGACTTATTAGCTCTCTTTCTTTCTGAGCACTAATTATATCAAAGAAGGTTTCATATACGGACATAGAATCTTCTTTTATTATCTCCCCTTTCCAGATAGGTAAGATAGCAGCTCCAGTTAACATACAATGATTTATAATTGACATCACCATATATACATTTCTTCCAAGTCTAGAAATTTCAGTAACTAATATTAAATCCCCTTTCTTTATTCGATCTAATATTAATTTTCCAAGAAGTCTAGCACTAGGTTTTATAGCCCCTGAGATGCTCTCTTCTATCCATGCATCTACTTCAATTCCATTTTCCCTACAATACCTGTTTATTTCGTACCTCTGTACTTCTACTGTTTGTTTTTCTGTAGATACTCGTATATAACCATAAATCATTAGATAGTTTATTTTTTAGTTATTAATCAACTCTTCAAACAGAGTTTCTTATCAATAATTAGGCTTTCACTTAAAAAATAAAGCAAAAAGAGCATAAACCTTGAAATTCTTATATATGGACGAAAAATAAGCGCTAAAGTTTCTGTCTATAAAACAAATAGAAAAATTAACAATTTAGTGATTAAAAAAACAAGTAAAATTGATGCTAAAAATTTAGTATGAATTCGGGTGAGTGTAAACGAGAAGCCACGAGTAAAGCTACTGAGAGGTAGTATAACATTTTAATAAAAAAAAATTAGTAGCTTTATGAATTACGGTAAAATCTTAAGCGTTGGCTTCAAAGTATTAGTTGCAGCAGTTGCAGGCGTAGCTGTATTTATTGGTGTAGATAAAATCAATACTAATAATGGCAATCAAAATGGTGGTTTTAGACAAAAAAGTATTCCTGACGATCCAAGTTTCTCTTCAGGATCAGAGTTTCAATCAAATAACAATACTCAGATCCAACAAGTAAAGAGAGATAGGAATGATAGTAATATTGTCGAGAAAATGAAAAATGTTCAGGATACTTGTGGAAGATTATTTACTTTCGTTCAATCATTGACAATGGTAGTAGATAATTTTAGCAGAATATTTAGAAATGATGGAAATAGTTATCTAAGTCAACCTTACTATGGTGACCCTTGGGGATATCGACAGCCTATTGATATGGGAAATGGCGTTTATTGGAATAGAATATCTCCATACATCATTGAAGCTTCGTCAACACCAGATCCAAGATATTATGGTCGATTATAAAATCTTAAGGAAAGGAAGGACTAAAGATTAATTAATTGCTACACCACCCAATAAAGAAGAAATATATATGTACGTTGTATAAAAATGCCTTCCGAAAATAATAAATTTATTATACAACGTACTTACGAAAGAACTTGTTATGCCATAGGAAATTATCCTATGGTTTTTATTTTTCGCTTCAAAACCTTATTAGTGTACAAAATAAAAGAGAAGTATGGAAAAAGAATTTGTTGTATATGGGAAAAAGAAATTTAACCCAGAGAAATTCAGAAAAATTAAAAACAGAAAAGGATGGTGTAAACCTAAAGCTGGATTATGGGCTTCTCCGATAGACTCTAAATGGGGATGGAGAGATTTTATAATATCTGTAATGGAATCCTGGAAGAAAGATCTACAAACATATTTTAAATTCAAACTTTCTTCTACAGCTAAAATTTATATCATTGATACATTAGAAGATTTATATCAAGTACCGTTTAAAAGAATATTAAAACTTCAACCTGCTCTTTCAGATTATTTAATTGATTTTGAAAAGATGGTATCCGAAGGTTATGATGGAATATTACTTACAGAGAATGGTCAAAATGAAACTAGAATGCCTGAGTTTAGTGGATTATACTATAACGGAAAAAGTTTTAATCTTTATGGTTGGGATGTAGAATGCTTATTAGTACTTAATCCTAGGTGTATAGTTCCAGTAAATTCACTAAAAAGAATCAACTTAAAGAATGGAAGGAATGCATGGAAGAAGAATGTAGTGATAGCAAGAACACAAAAATCTATATCTCAAGATGATCCTGAAATTTTAGAATGGAAAGGAGAAACAGAAGATACAATGATACTAGAAAGAGGATCAACATACGGTTCTAAAAAAGCATTTATCAGATCTCTCAGAAAGTTACAATATAAGATCGGAGATGATCCAACTTCAAAATTTATCTTGAAGTAAAAAAAGAATAGAGAAGAAACTTTAATTGTTCTTCTCTTTTTCTTTCTTCTATCTATTATATAGTCTGATTATCATATTCTTCTTTAGTTAATAAACTTCCTGAAAGATAATCATAAGCACTGATTAATTTAACAGATTGTTTAAAAGAATGAATCTCTTGTATTCGAAGTTCTCGTCTTTCTATGTCAAATACCTCTAGGAATTTAACTTCAAACCATGCAAGTTCTATCACATCAAGATCTTTCCAATATATAATATCTCCTGGTTGTAGAGAATCTATAAACTCTTGTACTTTCTTTTCTTCGGCTAGAATTTTTAATAAACTTTCTACTTCTACTATATTTTTTTGACTTGATCCTATTCCTATAATTGGATTAAATCTTCTTTTAATTCCAATAGATAATAATCCTATATCACCTCTTTTCATTATAATCTTTAATTAAATCGTTATACTTTTCTGGTATTTTCCCAAAATCTATATCTTTATATACTTGACCTATTCCATCTTCCATATATCTCAAAGAAAACATTAATTTCATAATCTCAATGTAACTATCTTTTGTATATCTAGGATCAGAACTGAGAATATATTCAAATTTTAAATTATCCTTAAAATAATTCTCGATTAAATATTTTTCAAATTCTTCAGGAGATAAACTACATAAATCCTTGGACTTATCACCGAATAATTTACTCGGCGCATTACATTCAAGAGTTCCAGTTATAGGATTAGTTGTAAATATAAAATCTATATCAAAATCAGATCTAGTATTTACATGCCTATAATCAAATCTAGGCGCCGAGGAATGTCTTTCGGTGATATCCCAAAATGAATCATAACACTCATAAAAATCATACTTCATAAGAATTGGTTTAAAATTTTTCATAAAGTATTCTAAGTTTCTATAATGTGCTCTAATAGTTCCTAATTCATGTTCGGTTGGGTTCTCTGATATCCATAATACTTTCTCAAAATTATCTTCGAACTCTTTACCTTCTACTATTATTCCAGTTCCTTCATCACAAAAAGAATTAGTCTTTTCTGGATAAGTAATCAAAGTCTTAAACCATGCTCCTGTGACTTCTACTCTCGAAAAATCAATCTCAAATTCAGTCCCTTCAGGAAGAGATTCTAGTTCTTTGGTATATTCTTCTGTATATCTTGTAAATAATGTAACATGCCCTAAAGTATCTTTCTTTTCTAAATCGGTATACTCTAAGTAACCACATATAAATTGATTTCCTGCAGAACTATATCCTCGCTGTACTAAGAAATCTATATAATCTTTAGCAGTCTTCATCTTTAAAAAAGTCAGTTAAATAAATAAATGTAAATGTAAGTGTAGTCCAATTATCTATACCACTAATAGTACTATATCCAGATATAATAACAGGATACTTGATTGGTAAGAAATAAGGATTTGTATATCCCTTAATACAATCATTTTCTGGACCATAGTATTCAAGATGAAAATTGTATAGTTCATTTAGTTTTTTATAAAACTCAAGCCATTCTTTAGGAGACTCTATTAGTTTTTTCATGCTCAAATCCATTATTTAATATTCCCAACCATTCTTCTGTTTTTTGTACATCTCTCTTCATCTCGGAAACATTCATCCAAGAAAAATAGAGAACAATACAATCTGGATAATCCTCCCTAGTTCTAAATACTGAAAATTCTATCTTATCACCTATCGACATCTCTCCATAAAATAAAATTTTTCCAGAATCAGAAAACTTAGAATATGTAAATGAACAATCTGAATTATTAATCATGAAATTTCCATGTTCTGTCGGAAATAGCTCACATAGACCATATTTTATTTCATTATATACTTCACGCTTTTTTGTCATACATTAATAAGTTTTATAATTCTTTCACGTATAGATATAGGAATTCTATCAATCTCAACAATACAAGGATCAGATAATAATTTTTCTGCCTCTACATAACCTTGACAAACAGATATTATTCCGGCCGCGTCTTCTATAATTGTTAAAAAAGCATAATACCTCGAATATGTATAAGTTATATTTTGAACTTTTATATATGTGTTTCTTTCAATAATATCTCCGGCCGTATTTTGATCCTCCATAGTTCGATAATAAACAGATCCTATTGTAACGCCTCCTAAACTCGACTTCATTAATTCAGAATAAGTTTTAGTATAACCTAGTGAAGGGAGAATAGAATCTAGGGGCGTTTTCCATGTTTCTTCTAATTCTTCTTGTGTTGTATAGACTTTTGCATCCTTAAGATTAATTTTTATTGGATCTAATATTATTAACATAAGTCATTGATATAAAAAGAGCCCAAGGAAATTATCCCCAGGCTCATTATTTTTACTCTATTCCTAACGTATCTTTGCATAACTGAATTTCGGCCGGATCACCAGTATGTTTTCCTAAGTCGTCTGAAAGTTTTATGCAAGGAATCCAAGGTTTATTTTCATTCATCCTACATCTTACTAATTTCATTACTATATTAGCAGGTTTAATTCCTGGAATATCACAAGTAAGATTAGTTCCTATTCCTGCGACAGCTTTTTTGATTCTTCCTGCACAATATTCAGAAATGTCTTTGAATTTTTCCATATCAAGTGCATTAGAGAATACCACTGTTTTATCTTTAGGATCAACTCCTAGCTCTTTCAAACGATTAATCATAAGATTCACAAACATATATTCATCTCCAGAATCTTGTCTAAAACTTGGAAATAAGAATGCATGTTTTCTAGAAAGCTGATCGAAAAATGCTTTAGAAGTTATCGTATCTGTAAGTACGCAACCAAGCTGAGAATCATATACATCTTCCCAATTTTCCATCATTACGTACGATCCTTGACGATATCCATACATACTATTCATAAAACTACAAAGCTGATGATTCATAGTTCCTTGAGGAATCATATTATACTTCATAGCAAAATAAACATTACTAGTTCCAGTACAATAAGTTGATTTCTCTTTCAACATTCTAATTACCTCTTCATGAACATTGAATGAATATCTTCGACGTAAGCCAAATTCACAGAACCAAAGCTTTTCTCTATTTGAAAGTTCTATTTTCTTTTCAAGTTTTCCTAAGACTTCAGACATATCAACCTTGTCTTCTTTATGCATCATCTCTGACAATGTTGCAAGAATTGGTATTTCATAAAGTGCCATTCTATACATTTTGTCAATAACACTGATTTTAAGATGATGTTTTTCGTCTAAAGAAATGTTAACTTTCTCTGGATCGAATCTCCACTGTCTTAACCATTCCCAATAAAATTCTGGAATGTATTTAATTCTATTCTTTACCCATTCAAACTCCTCTGGAAGAAGTTTAAGATTTTTAATTGTGTAAAGATTTCTTTTAAATTCTTCTACAAATTCCTCAGTGTACTCTGTGTTGTTTCGGTCAAAAAATACTAACTCTCCAATACTATCTGGAAATTTTCTAGAGAAGAAATGTGATACACTAAAACAATAAAGATCTTGTTCTAAAATACTTTTAATCATAACTGTTATTAATTTTGTTTATATAAGTTTTCATATCATATATAAGAATTTGAGGACCTGAGAAAAATAAAGAGGGAAATTAATCCCTCTTCTAAACAACTACTTTCTTAATTCCATTAATAAATGATTTACTAAACTTTACTAGTTCTTGATCTCTAGCTACTAAGGCTAATCCTAAAATAAATGGAACTTGTAAATTTTTTATTATCTCTTTATACCAAGGATCGATAATATTACTCTTAATGCAATATTTTCTCATTGACCCGTAAAGTTCCTTAATCGCCTTGCTTTGATATTTTAGGTACTTAGTTTTTTCTAATAATTTTTTAAACCTCGCTTTTAATGCAAAGACCACTCTTGATTTCTTAATAAATTCATCTTCAGTAATTGTTCCTTTTTCAAATTCAAGTTTTACCTGTTTGAAGTTAATCTTTTCAAACTTAACTTTTAATTCTTGAAATTCTCTTCTGATTTTTTCTCTATTTGTCTTTTTCATACTATAAAAATTTAAAACTCCCTAAGCTTTTTATTATTGCTTAAGGAGTATGTTTTTTCTCATATATAAGGCTTTGAAGGAAAATAAAAAGGAGAGGAATTTTTATCCCTCTCCATACATAATAATCTTAGATTTCAAACAAGTCGAGAATATCCTTCCAACATTTTATAGTTGTTATATCAAATGATTTTGTAAACTCTTCTCTATACTCATCCATAGTCAGTTTTGTTCCAACGATTTCGCCTTTGTAATTTTTTAATCTAGCAATAAATTCGTTATTTTCCTGATCTTGAGAATGTTCTAATATAAAGATTGTATATTTTTGTTCCTCATTCTCGTTTGATAATCGTTCAATCACAACAATCGATCTTACGCGATTATTACAATCTTTCGGCATGAATAGTTCTCTTAAATTCTCGCCGAATTGATTTTCGATATCCTTCTCTAATATCGAAAATTTTGATCTACCATGAACTCCAATTTGAACTAGAGTTGCATAATAATTGTTCTTTTGTTCTTCTTGGCCTTCTAATACTGCTGACCAAAGTTCTTTTAAATTTTTCATAATTATTATTTTTATTTGCCTTCTATTTGCTTCAGGCATTGCGTTATTATCGTCTCAAAAAGTAAAAAAGACATAATATTAGATTTTTACATCTAATACTATGTCTTTAGGTAATATCAGATATTTCTATCTTTTATTACATATATAAGGCTAATAGGGTTTCTTAGACGGTATTATTTTTAACCTCTTTAAGAACTCTCTATTTTCCTTTCATATATAAGGCTTTCAGGGTAATGCAGAATCGGGTTAAAAACTAGTTCCATCTAAAAATGCTTCAAAGCCTTATATATGAAGAGAAAATAAATGAGCTAGCTCCTAAAGTATATTTCGCAGATATACAAAAAGAAGCTAGCATTAATTTTTTAAAGTTAAAGAAAAATTCATAGAATAAATTTAATCCGTAGAAAAAGGTGTAATTAAAATGATTATTTCTATGAATAATAAAGAAATTATTCAACATATCATCATTGCAATTATTATGACACTAATGATGATATTTCTAGAGGATGATAACATTCTCATAGATATATTCAATCACGCTATTGCTTTGGCAAGAACAAAAATAGAGTGTGATAAATTAAAAAATAAAAGAGTAGATTAATTCTCTTACCCTAGGACTTAAACGGTTCTAGGGATTTTTTCTTTAACTTCATTATTAAGGAACTCAACCATCTGTAAGAGCAAAATACCTCTCTTAGGATAGTGGGTTATTTTGGCTCATTTTATAGGTTAAGATGGCTAAAAACATCAAAAACAACCCACATTTCGCTACCTTTTTCTAATGTATGCCTTATATATGAAATAATACGAAAATGTTGTTTAATTTTATAGTTATTGTGTTATGAAATATAGAATAAATACTTTTGCAAAAATTCATAGAGTGACTAGAAGAACTGTTGAGAATTGGATCTCTAAAGGAGTAGTCAAATCTGAAATAGATGAATTTAAACATAGATGGATTATTGTAGATTCTGAGGAAAAACTTGAAAAAGAATTAACTACAGTAATTTATTCTAGAGTAAGTTCTGAAGATAAAAGAAATGAATTAGAAGAACAAGAAAAACGATTATTGAATTATTGTAGTGCCAAAGGTTATAAAATCTCTAATTCAGTTTCAGAGATATCAGGACCTACAGAATCTTCGCCAAAATTAGAATCACTTATATTAGATTCTACCGTTGATATTATAGTTGTAGATACCGCCGATAGAGTTAGTATTTTTGATTTCGGCGTTATTTTAAAACTATTAGAACAAAACGGTAGAAAAATAGAAGTGATAAATATGGCGGCGAAAATTAATCCAGGAGATAAAAAAGATAGCTTATTTGATATCCTCTCTTGGTACTGTAAAGAGTTATATGGAAAAGCTAAAGGACGCAATATATTCTCTGGCCTTCTAGAAAAATTAGAAAAACTTAAACCTTAAATTTTTATTAATTATGGAGAATTTACCTTCAATTTTTGTACAACGTGAAAAATATCCTTTCTTACCCGATGATGTATTTATGCCTATTGAAGCTCCTATAGTTCCTAAAGAAATTTCTGGAAGATATGGAGTAAATAAGAGAGGGGAAATTATTTATTTCAATACAAGAAAAATAAGAAAACCTTATGTAGATTACCAAGGATATTTAATAATATCATTTGAACTAAGAGAAAATAATAAAGTAATTTCTTTGAAATATAGAGTTCATCGATTAGTAGCTTTAATATTTTTAGAAAATTTAAATAAAGAAATCTATAATGTAGTTAATCATATAAATTGCATTAGAACTGATAATAAATTATCTAACTTAGAATGGACTACTGTAAAAGAAAATTCTAGTCATGAAAAAAGATCTAAAATAAGAAAAGAAGTTTTATATCAATATATCGGAAGAGATGATAATGGAAATATTGTAGAATGTTTTGTATCTAGAGAAGTTCCTGAAATATATGATTTAAGAAAAATACAAAAATCAATATATAAAAATAAAAAGAATAAAACAACTGACAAATGTTATAATCTTTATTGGTCATGTGAAAAACCTAAAAGAGATATTTACGGTTTTTCTGGAAACTTAGATGATTATGAATGGTATGAGCATTGGAAGTATCCTGGAATTTATGTATGTAAGGAAGGATTTATTAAAAATTCTAATCAATTACTTTATGGTTTAAATCCAACTCCAGGAAGTTATGTTATGGTTAAAATAAATAGGAAAAATTTATTAGCACATAGAGTAATTATGGAATATATACTAAAAAGAGACCTTAGAAAAAATGAAATAGTAGATCATATTAATACGATTAGAATTGATAATAGTTTTTGTAATTTAAGATTAACTGATTCATTAGGAAATAGTAGAAATGAAAATACTTTAAGATCTTTAAGCAATACTATTATTTTATCTGATTTATATGGTGATTTTATTTTAAAAGGAATTACTAGAGATGTATATAATTTTGTATACGGAGCTAATACATATAATTCTGCAAACGATTCAAGTACCATTTTAAAAACCACTATTATTCGCAAAAATTATGTTTCATTTAAATTAAATGATTCAAATACTCTTTATAAAAAATTAAGTAAAGTATATTACTTAGTTAATGAAGATAAAACTGAAATACTAGGAGCATTTTTAAGTTATAAAGATATTTGTGATTTTTTAAATATTCCATACCGTAGAACATCGAAAAAACTTAACGAAAAAATATATAAAATCTTTAAATACATTATTTTAATAGGTAATGATGCAATAAGTATTTTAAAATCTACAGGACATCTTACAGCATTAAATCCAGAAAACAACCAACCATTAGACATGTAAACCTTATAGATGGGAAGGTATTATTGTGTTATCTTCCCACTATTTATAGATGAAAATATATTTAATATTAAAATTATTTAATAAACTAAATTTTATTTATGGAAGAAAATAGTAATGAAATTAGAGTTTTAGACATTATTGAAGCAATAAGACGTCGCCCTGGTCAAAATACAGGCCGTTTAGGATAGTAATATCTTAAATTACCAGTAGGTAAATTTGGTGAAAGACCTTAGAAATAAAATTCTAAGTAATCTAATACCAAGCTAATAGTCTTAGATTTATCTAAGTAATTTATTAGTATAACGAATAAAGACTTACTAACCATTAAAATAATAATATGGTTAAATTTATATTCTGTTCTATAATAAATCTTATTATAGTTAACAAAAAAGATGTATATTGGCGGCGTTACTAATGCAGATATATTAATGAAAGAAGTTTGGGATAATTCAGCAGATGAAAGTGTTAGCTGTAGTTATTGTAATAAAATATTTATCGATCAGAATTGGAATGGATATTCAGTCGTTGGAGATAATGGAAGAGGAATTCCAATTTCTATGTCAAAAGATAAAATTGGACAAACTTCATGTGATACTGCAGTTAGTTATGCACACTCTGGAAGCAAATTTCTAGATACTAACGTAGCTAGAAGTGGTCAAATTGGCCGTTTAGGATAGTGATATCTTAAATTATTAGTAAGTAAATTCGGTGAAGGATATAAAATCTAATACCGAACTAAGGATAAAAATTCTTAGCGTAACGTATAAAGACTTACCAAGATAATAAAAAATATCTTGAAATTATATACTGATCTGTATGAGAAATATTTTCATATAGTTAACATACATGCAAAACGGGATAGGGTTAACCGCAGTAAATTCAACCTCGGAAGAATTTATTATAATGTCTAAAGTAACTCAAGAAAATTATAATACTTCTTTACCTATTGTTGAGGAGGTTTGGAATTCTTATGGTCCAAGATCCAAGAAAGATATTTTTTATATTGTAGCTTATAGAAAAGGAAAAAAATTTTATGAAGGATGTGATAAATTAGATAATCTTGAGAAAATGATCTTTGGAGCTTCTGGACAACCATATGAACCTTTACCTAGGGGATTTAGTACTATTACAATGTTTAAGCCTGATTCAGAAATATTTGAATCAACTAGTGCAAATATCCCTATTAAAAACATTCAATACTTCCTACTTATTCAAGAAAAATTATATAAGAAAAAAGTAGAAGTAATGGCTAATAGACAATTAGTTAATGGAACTTTTAAACCTTATCAGTTTGAAATATTTAAAACAATAATTCCAGCAGATACAAGTAAAAATAGTTCTGTAACTGTATATACTACATTTGAAGTTGATCCAGAATTAGGACAAAAAGTAGAATCAGGATCAATCTCAGGTCTATCAGTTGAACAAGGAGTTCATATTTCTTATATAGAAAACTGTTATGAAGAAGCATTAAAAAATGAATTTAAACTTAAACATAGATATCTTCAAAATGGATTAAAAATTTGTGTCATAGTAATTGCTGGAGATGTTGTATTCAATTCACAAACAAAAGAACGTTTAAAATCAATATCTAAAGTAAAACAATCTGATTTTGGAGATATTACTAAAGAATTTCAAAAAATATTTAGAAATAATCCAGAATATTGGCAAGAACATGTGGCTAAATTGAATTATTTAGCTGAGTCTATGAAATCTCTTAGTGCTGCTGAAAAGGCACAAAAAATGATTGAAGATGCTCAAGGAAGAAATATGTTCAAGTCAAGAGTTGAATTAATAGATGGTTTTAGCGATGCAACAGGAAAAAATAGATGGGACTGTGAATTGTTCTTAGTAGAAGGAAATTCGGCGGGAGGATCATTGAAAAGTGGAAGACATAACACACTGTATCACAGCGTACTTCCGTTAAGAGGTAAGATACTCTCGGTGGCAGATAAGACGATAGATCAAGCACTAGATAATAAAGAAATACATACTATATTCAAAGTGATTGGGCTTGGTATGGATGTAAATAACGTAACAAAAGATGCAAAATCTTTCGAAGAAGCTTATGAATTGATAAAAAAATATAGTAGATTTGGAAAAATTATTTTGGCTGTCGATGCGGATAACCATAAGTGTCCGTTCAGAAGATAATATTCTGATAGAACTTTGTGAATTGCTGGAAAATGTAAAACATAAATCAGCAAAGAAGATTTAATCTAAAATCTTCTATCAACGACTATGTACAAAGAGGGAAATTCCCTAAGATATAGTCTATATTATTATAAATCATAATAATTATATGGCAGATGGTAGTCAAATTGCAAAACTTATACTATATTTATTTGGAAAATTCGGAAAATTTTTAATCGATTTTGGAATGGTTTATCAAGTAATATCTCCAATATTTGAACAAGGAAACAAGAAATTTTATCCTGGAGATCCACTTCAACCTGGAACAACATTCCCGATTGGATTAGATCCTACTAAACCTTTCTTTAGATACAAAGGTTTAGGAGCTTTGTCGAAAGAACAGATATATGATATCTTCTATAATCCAGCTACAAGAAAATTAGTTCAAGTAACTCCAGAAGGTTTTGATTATAGTATGAAATTAACAGAAGATATTGAAGAAAGAAAAAAACTATTATTTGATGCTGGAATTATAACTAATCCATATGGATTCACAGACTTATAAATATCCGAATATTCCAGAAGTTAAAATAGTAATATTACTTGGTGAACCACAAAATATATGTTGTGATAGAGCTAAGAAAATATTAACTAATAAAAACTCTGGAATTTATAGATTAATGAATAAGGAGAAAAAAGAATTCATAAACTTGTATCTGAATGAAGGAGATTTAGTAATGATTTCATATTCATTATTACTTCAAGGATATATCACAGTTACTAATTTAGAGAATAAAAAGAGTATGAAATTTAGCATTCCGGAATTAAATATCTTATATTATTATTTCGGAGAATTCAAAATAATTGATAATGGATTTACAGATTTATAAAATTAATGGTATTGAAAATAGTAGGGATGTATTACCAACAATGAAATATTTAATTAAAGTAATTTCTAAGATGGATAAGAATACCTACTATGTAAGTAATAAGAAAAGAGAAATATTTTTAGATGGAATTAACCTAGGAGATATGATTCTTCTAGAAATTCCTCCTATTCTTGAAAGTAGTGCACAATCAGGAATGAGATCTGTAAGAACTAAGATAACAAATCTTAGAAGTAATAAATCAATAATAGTTCCTGGAAGTGCAATTGATGAATTTTGGGATGCTATGAGAGAAATACAAGTGATAGATCATGGAAACATTTAAAATGGGAAGTTTCAATATACAAGAATTACCTACAGTAAAATATACAGTTCAGGTAATTTCAATGGACAAATGTATTGAAATGAGCTACAGTACGAGTAAAACTTTTGAAAAATTTATAAGAGATATTAAACAAGGAGACCTAATTCTTCTAGAATATCCACCAATAGTTATGTCTAAAAGTGGAATTGGAGGAGGAATTATGTCTTTCTCAATAAAAATAACAAATCTTAATTCAGAGAAATCGATTTCAATAAAAGCAGGAGTATCTGAAGATTTTTGGTATAATTTAGATGAATTTAGAATAATTGAATAATATGGCTAGAAAAAAGAAAGAAATAGAATTACCACAAATTACACAAGAAGAATTAATTCAACAGAGAGCTATTGGAGAAATAGCAAGGGATGCTTTTTTAGATTTTGGTAACTATATTAATAATCAAAGACATACAGCATTTATACAAGATGGTTGTAAACCTAGTTATAGAAGATTAATATATTCAGCTCTTCAATTTCCAAAAGGAAAGATGATACCAAGTACTACAGTAATCTCAAGTGTAGCAAATTATCATCCTCACAGTCTTTCTGGAATTGAAGAACTTAATGCTAATCTTGTACATACTGGAGTTTTTGAAGGTCACGGTTCATGGGGATATACAGAAATAAATGGAACTTATAATCAGTATGCAGCGCCGAGATATACAAAACAAATGGTATCTGATGTATATAATAGAATTCTTGGAGAGTTATGGAAAGAAGTTCCTATGGTAGAATCACCAGTAGGTCCTATGGAAATATCTTATCTTCCACTTCCTATACCTCTTTGTTTATATATGAAAACCTCTGTGACAGGTCTATGTATTGGGGTAAAAAATGATTATCCTAATTTTAATCCTAAATCACTATATCAAGCTTATATCAACAATAAACCGTCACTTTTAGAACCTAACGCAAATCTGATTATTGATAAAGAAAATTCAGAACTTGATAGATTATGGAAAACGGGTAAAGGTAGAGTAATATATTCTTATAAATTAACAAGAGTAACCGATGATTTTGGTAACCCAGGAATATTATTTGAAGGAGATACTTTCTTATTTACACCTAATTTTAAAAAGTTTAAGAAACTTGCAGAAGAAGGAAAAGTATATATGGAAGATCTTACTGATATTAATGGTCCTAAAATGGTAATATCTAAAGTTCCAGGAGCAAGAGGAATATCTATCGAAGAAATTGAAGATCTAGCAAGAAAATGCTGCTATAGTGCTACAAACTATACAACAAATGTAACTACTGGATCCACAATGTTTCGAATTGGTTTATATGATTGGTTAGATTATACTTATAAAAATTACATAGATCTAATTGTAAAAGTAAATCAGAAGAAGATAGAAAAAACTACTTTTGATATTGCGGTTTTAGAGGCTATTCCATTAATTTCGGATTATATATTAAACAAAAATCCAAAAGCAACTGACGAAGAGATTATGAAAGTATTTGGAATGCCTCAGGAAATAGTTAGTTCTGTTATGTCAAAGCCTATCAGTTACCTTAGAAAAAATAAAGATACTTCGGATCGTATAAAAGAGCTCAAGACAAGATTAAAAGAGCTCAAGAAATTCGATCCGATAGCATATACTGAACAAATTATTAATCAACTTTAAAAAATATAAGATATGAAACAAGAAAGATACCTAGTGTCAGAGATGTTTGATGATGAAGCTATGGCAATTGATTGGAAATATGTACCTGAATCATTTCTCTCTAAAATATCAAAAAATCTATATAATGTATCAGCAGTAAGAGAAGATGGGACAATAGTAGAAAGGACTGTTATATTCATTAAGCCAGTTGATGTATTTGTTAGGGATGTAGATCTTACTGAATTTGCTGGGATATTACTAGGGAAGGAGATAAAAAAATGAATTCCGTATATTATGGGAATGGATTAGATGCTTTTATCGAGGCTATTTACTTACAAGAAGAGATAGATCCTTCGGTAGGTAGTCTAATTCACGTTAACCCAAAGAATCCAACATATATAACCGGAAAGATAGTGATAATTAATACGGCCGACTACTCAATGGACAAAATAATGACTCTGGTAAGAAATAAATGTAAAGTTATTTCTAGAACATCAGAACCAGGAGAGTGTCAGGGAGTCGAAGTTTGTCCATATATTCTTCGGCCGTGTTTTGATGTGATATGGAATGGGAGAACAAAAAAAATAAATACTCACCCTGAACTAGATAAATTTTTAGAAGGAAATGAAGATGAATGGAGTATGATTTTCCCGGACTACAAATTATATTTCCCTAAACTAACAATATGGGATAAAAAGATTGTAGTAGATGAATATGGAAACTTGACCGGACTTGGATGGATTTTACAACAAACAGGAGTAAATCTTATCGAAGGTACTCCATTTAATGACTTAGATCTAGTAAAAACGAAAAAGCTAGATTTTATGTCCTAAGAAGAAAAATAAAAGAAGGAGAACTGTAAAAAGTCTCCTTCAATTTTTTTATTTTCTGGTTCTTAGGTTTTCTATTCTATCTACAGAAATGAATTTATTATCTCCTATAATTTTTCCAGATAATACAGTTCTGAGTTTTTCTCTCAATACATCTATATTATCATTCTCAAGAGATCGAAATGTTTTAGAGAATTCAATTAATACATTCTCATCAAAGTACATTAAATGCAAAATTCCATATTCAATAGTATAGACAGATTCAATAAAACCACCAAACCTTTCTTCATAACATCTTTTAATTATATGAATAGTTTTCGGAAATCTTAGTAATTTAATCCCCCTCCTTTTCTGTCTATTTAAAAATCTTTCACTAACATTTACATCATTACCAGGAGTTATCTCATTAGATAATGATGAATTATGTACTTTTCCTCCACTTCTTTCACCTATAAATCTTTGGTATAGATCTACTAGGTCTCTTCTTACGAATCCTCTATAAGATTCATCGATTAATTCTTGTTCAATTTTCATTTCTTTTAAGTTTGTTTTTCATGTAATAAACTACACATATAAGGCTCTTAAGGTCTAAACCTTATAAATAGAAATAAAATTAATATAACTTATGAATACAGACCTAATTAAGATATTTGCTATGGGATGCAAATATTATGCAGAAGAGATTGAACAAGGATATATCATTCCAACGTATCTTTTAAAAGAAGATAACACTCACATCTCTATTATTAAAAATAGAAGAGATGCTCTTATCGCTAATGAAAGTAGTTTTTCAAAAAAGTTTGAAGAAGATATAGAAAAAATAAAAAATGAATTAACGCAAGAAAAAGATTTTACAAAGTATATAAAAGAATTTCCCGTTCCAATAATGGATAGAGAGCTCTGGAAAGAAATATTAACTAAAGAGAAAGTTCCAAAAACTCGAACAGAACTTTGGGAGAAACATTATATACTTTCTGATTATTTCTTTTATAAAGCGAAATTCATTGTAGAAATTGATTCTAGTTTTCATGATGAAAAAGCTATTGATGATAGAGTTAGAGATACTTATATGTACTTCAAATATGGTCTTCCTACATATCGTTTTTATGAATATGGAAAAAGTACTATAGTAAGAGGTAAATTCTATAAATCTATCAAGAAAAATATTAAAAATAGTTATAGTAGTTTATCTGGATTAAATGTATATAATAACTATATGTTTGATTTTTCTGATATAATTGTTAATAACTTTATCATTAGTAATAAAGGAGCCTTAGAATTCATAGATAAACTTTATAGATATATCGGAGGTTATAATAATTTTAAGTTTAGAAAAGGAATAATACTAACTTTGAGAGATATTTATAATATAGATTCGAGAAATTTTGGAGTATTTACTAATAAAGATCAATTAAATATGTTCCTAGATAATATAATAGGAATAATGAGATCTGTTTTTAAAGTATCATTACATATTCACCAATCTATGTTATATACAATAGAAGAAGTATTATGGGCACTTTCTGAAAAAACAAACACATCTAGATGGGATAATATAAGAGGAACTAAAATCCCCTATTGGATAACTCGAATATTTGGTAATCCAGAACAAAATGATAGAGTTAATTGGAACAACATGGAAAAAGAAAAGATAGATGATAATATACAAGAATTAATAAATAATCTACAAAAATTTGGGTATTTCTAAACCCCTGAAATTCTTATATATGGTAGAAGATAGAAATTTTATATACCTCTAAGGTCACTGTAAAATTCTATAAAGGTATTTGTAATTATTATCTTTGGGAAATACTCATGATAGTTAAGAAATTAACTATTAGAACTTCAAAAAGATATACCCTTGTAGCGATAAAGGTTAGCTAAGATAAATTGAACTTAAAGTAAGTACGACTTTTTGGAATATTTATCAGGTCAGGTAGTGGATTGCGAAATAAGTTTGGTCCATTACCATTTTTTTTCAGAAGAAATTTCTAAACCCCTGAAATTCTTATATATGAAAGAATTAGGTGTTCGGTCCGGGCGGAAGTCACGGGTAGCCTAACCTAAATTAACTATATGCTTATGATAGTTAACATTTTCTTATAAGCTACCTTGTTGTATATGGTTAACAGTGTAGGAGGATTAAGTAGTTAATTTCATGCTAAAGTCCTACAAGTAGATGGAAGAATAATAGATAAGTAATTTTACAAGAGTACATAATCAAGTAAAATGAAAAGGTCTTGAAATTCTTCTATTGTTTTTTTTTCAAAAAGAAAAATAAAGGCAAGAGAATTAAACTCTTGTCTTTTTTAATTTAAAAAGTTTTCCAGCAAATATCCAAGCTATCTCGGATATAAATTCCTCTTTTGATGAATATTCAGAGAGATTTTCAGAAACTCTTGATATCTCAGGGCTCATCTTCCTCCACTTTGAATATTTTTTCGGAAATGTTGATATAAGATGACCTATAATATTATCAACTTTTTGAAGTGAGTTCTTAGAAAATTTATGAGACTCATCAAAAAATATATAGGAGTTTATTAATTGTAGCCCTATCCCAATTAACATTCCTCGTTCGACTGGTTTTGTATCTTCTCCCCAAGAAAAGTATCGATTTAAACGTCCTGCTGAATTTACTTCTGGATCATCTAATATCTTAAGAAATTCTAAAAACGGTATAAGACTTCTTTTCATTTATTTTCTTAATTGTAAAAATCTTCCCAATAAAAAATTTAACTACTTCCTTTAAGATAACTTCATCACTTCCATAAAGTAGATTAAATGAGTCTAAGTCTATATATCCCCACTTACTATATTTTTCTGGATATAATTTTATTAATTCATCTATAATCCTATTAATGCTAGGAATACTTAATCTAATAAAACTTCCTCCAGCTCCTTGAATTTTTAAACTAAGAATATAAAGATGAATATCTGCCAAACGATATATTAAATTTTGAATCAACATAATTTCTGTTTTATCTCTATATTGAAGTGAACCCCTAGAATCAGAGTATTTATTTTTATACTCTTCTAGATTTTCTAAGAATTCAGGATACGAAATCATTATTCTTTCCATATCTCTTAAGTGTTATTATTTTTCCCACTAAATTATTTTTAAGCCATATTGCTAAATCTTCCTTAGTTTTTATACTACTCACACTATTAAGATCGACTTCATTAGACCATCCAATCAACTTTGTGTGATATATTATAAGGTCGTAGTAAACTGTATCTAAACTAGCTGCATACTTACACAAAGAATGAATTAAAATAAACTTATGGTAATATTCATCAGCATATTTAATTGTATGAAATCTTACTTCTAAGTACTTTACAATTTTTTCTCCGTTTTCTAAAATGTCTATTATTGATATCATAACATATATAAGGTTTTGTGTTTCTATTATTTTCCAAACCTTAAAAACCTTATATATGTAAAAAAAAAATAACGACAGGAAAAATCGACTGTTATTTTTTTTAAATTTTCATGTATTAAACCTGGCTTGTGAAAGTCGGGTTTATTTTTCTTCTCCTTAAAAAGAAAAAGAGAAGATTAACTCTCCTCTTCTTTTGATAATAAATCGATAACTCTAACTTTATTTTTTCCATATCTCTTAACTGTTATCAATTTTCCGACTAAATTACATCTTAACCATTCTTTCAAATCCCCTATTGTTTTAATCTTCGCATAACTTCTAGTATTAACTTTCCCTCTCCATAAATCTACACCCTCTAGAGCAGTAGCAAATGTTAATTTCTTTAAAGTTATTATTGCTCCATTAGATACTGTCTCGGCAAGAAGAATTAGAGAAATTATAGCTTTTAATTCTGGATCTTTCGTACGATTAAATTTACTTACTAAATTAAACTCAGCTCGATTTTCTAATATTTCCTCGAAGTCTGCAAAACTTATCATTATTTTCATATCATAAGTAAGGATTTTGCTCTTCTCTGCACTAGTGAATCTTATATATGATAATAAAATAAAAGAATATGACTACAGAAGAAATTATACAAACAACAAGAAACTTAATATCTGAACATTTTTCCGATATAACATTTATAGAAGAAGGACATAAGTATTTTATAGGAACTGAAGAATATACACCAGTTTCTAATATAATCGAAAACTTTGTTAGACCCTTCGATAAACATACAATCTCAGAACGATATGCAAAAAAGAATGGAAGAACTCAAGAAGATGTCCTCAGAGAATGGAAATATAAAAATGTAAAATCAGTAACACAAGGAACGAAGTATCATGAATTTGGAGAAGCAATGACATGGATAAAATGTGGTTACCCTGAATTAATTCCGACCAATATCCGAAGGCAATATATTCCAGAGGAGGGTTGGTTAATTCCCTTCGCACCTAAAGAAGAAAGTATCCTCAAATTTTATTCTGAGTTACCGCCTTCGATAATTCCGGTCGGTGCAGAATTCAGGATGTCATCAAAGTATATCCCAGAAATTAATACTAAATTTTGTGGAACTACCGACCTTCTATTCTACTATGATTCCCCTGATAACCCTGGATTTATTATAGGAGACTGGAAAACAAATGAAGAACTTACGAAAGATTATCAGAGGTCGAAGGGAATCACAATGTATCCTCCTTTTGATAATTTAATAGATGAACCCCTAGGACATTATACCCTACAATTTAGCATGTATCAATTAATGTTAGAATCAATTGGCTTAAAGATCCTGGGGAGAAGATTAATTTGGCTTAAAGGAGATGGAACATACGAAACTATAAAGATCGATAATGTCTCAGATAAACTTCTTAAAATACTATAATTCTAATCAAACTACACTGGTCCGAGATGGATAGGTGTAGTTTCTTTTTTGTCGTACCTGAAAGAAAAAGAGGGAACTAAATCCCTCCTTATTCATTACAATTTAAATTCTAAATTACTATATGCATCTCTTTCCACTATATCCGCAATTAATTCATCTACCTCATCTAGTTCATGAACACTTAAGTCCTCATAGTTCCACAAAGCTCGAATTGTATGATCATATTTTGTGTTTTCTTTCTTTTTTCTTTTACCAGTAACCTCATGAGATCCAATAAATATAGATATACCACAGTCTCCTACTACTAAATCATTAATACTATCACTAACCTCCGAAAAAACTAAAGCATCATCTATTTTATAACGCTTCCCTGTTTCAGTATCTACATACTCAATTCCTTCAAGTGTATTAACAGTATCTCTTAAGTGATCTGCATACCTTTCCATAAATCCAGAGATTAAACATGTAATTTCGTCAATCTTCTCTAATGATTCTTTTACTTTCTTAATATAAAAGACTTGTTGTTTTTCTGTCATGTACATATTTTTTATTTTTATTGTTATACATCACCTATAAGAGTTTTGGGATTAAAAAATAAAAAGAGAGAAACCTTAAAAGTCTCTCCCTATATCTCCTAAAGTGATACAAATCCATCAAACCTATAATAAGCTATATAAACCGTCTCGCCGTTGTGTTCATGACGTTCTTTAAACTTAGACAACCTAAAAACCACATTCCTTTTTAACTCTGGATTATATTCCGTCATGAGAAATTTGGCGAGGTGTCTAATCTTTTCATACTTCACTTTTTTCTCGATCTCTGCTAGGACCTCAAACTTTCCATGAACCTGTACTAAATGCTCCGTACAATTCAAGTAATCCTCTAAGTTCTCAAGTTCAAAGCCAACTACCATTCCTTTCTCTGGTAAATCGATCTTTTCTTCCATAGTCTTATATTTTTTAATTATTACTACACTTATAAGGAAATCAAAGGAAGAATAGTATTAAAACTACCCTTCCTTCTAGAAATGCTTCAAAGCCTTATATATGAAGATAGATCATGAGGTCATAAAATCCTAAAGTATTGAAAGAAATTGGATATAATGACGATCTATCTTTTATATTTTTAATTTAAAAAACTCAATTAAAATGCAAACACCTGAGTTTTATTCATCAGTCATGCTCATTACAGTGTTCATGACTCTTGAGAGAATCTTAGTGATATCTCTCATAGCTTCAACTTTAATAAAAATATTATTAAAGACTTTGAAAGCAATTTCAATTTGGTTATGTAAATAATCAAATACGCCCTGGACAATTAAGTCTGGGGCTCTTTTTTCCACATATAAGGAAATTAGAAGTTTAAAGTAGCAAAACTTCATTTTTCTCTCTTTACTGTGAAAATCCTATTCTTCCCTGTAAAATTGAGTACTTCCCAATCTATAATCTGTTGTTTAGTTACAGATGTATTATTTAAGAATTGTAGGTCAACTTTCTCTACCCAACCATATTTAATCGGATCTATTTCTAAGAGAATAGAAAACCAATTATTAAAACAATAAGACGCTCTTTGGTTAAAATTGGAAGGAGTTAGAAGAAAAGCTAGATTACTTATCATATAATCAATAATCATATCTTCATTATTCTCATGTTTATGATATTTGTGTATCTCTGAAAAATAATCTATGTTAGAGATAAACTTGTAAAATTTTATTGGTAACTTCATAGCACTTATAAGGTTTTTATTCTATTGTAATTTATTTTTGAGGACTAAGGAACCCTTTATCATACCTTCCGTTCACCACTAAAGGGTTCACTCCAGGGCCCTACGGGCTCTAGATTGAATAAACTATATAGGGGATAAATGGAGTATAAGAATTCGATCTCCCTTTGGGAGGAGATCGAATATATTAATTGATGATATTTTTTAATAAGAAAATATATACTTTATCTATTACCAAATACACCGATTTTAAATCATCAAAATGCGTCTCTACTAACTTTAAATCCTTACAATTGAATGAAGATTATAAAGGGTATCCCTAGTCTTCAATTTTATGTAACTGGATTCTGTATTAAAAAGAATCTATAATAAATTAAATTAATTAAAAACTTTATAAAACATGAACAGAGAAAAAATTATTGTACCTAGAGGAATTAGGTATATAGGAGAATGGAAAGATTTCTGTTTTTCTAATTTCCCAGTAAAGTGTATTATTAATAAACAGTTACCTGGCTGTGGATTTACTGAATACTGTTTAAGAGGACCAGAAAATGTTATTCTATGTTCTCCAAGGAAAATGTTACTTAAGAATAAAAAGGATCAACATAAAGATAGTGTTTATTTGGTTGTGAATGAAATGGAAATAGAAGCAGAAGTCGATAAAGATATTTCCAAGCCTATAAAGAATCCAAAAGAAGATGAACCAGAAAAGAAAGATAATTCTGAAATTTATGAAAGACTATATAGAGAGATCGATACTTATACCTATCAAAGATATCTAAATAATCAACCTGCTAAAATTCTTGTAACATATGATTCTTACAGGATTGTTAAAGATATTCTTGAGAAAATTAGAATATTTGATAGATTTGTGACAGTAGTGGATGAATTTCAAAGTATTCTACATGATGCTAGATTTAAGAGTAATACTGAACTTAGTTTTTTGACATATTTAGCACAATCTCCAACTGCATACTTCGTTAGTGCAACTCCAATGATGGATGAGTACTTAGAGATGTTAGATGAATTTAAAGATTTACCTTACTATGAATTAGATTGGTATAGTTCAGATTCATCTAGAATTATAAAACCTTCTCTTAAAATTCTTACGATGAAATCAGTAGGAACTAAAGCAGAAGAAGTAATTCAAAAATATCTCAATAACGATTTTGAAGAAATTACTGTTATGAAGAATGGTGTACCTACTAGAATAGTATCAGATGAGGCAGTATTCTATGTAAATAGTGTTAATCATATTATCAGTATGATTAAAAAGAATAATCTTACTCCTGAACAATGCAATATACTTTGTAGCAATACAGAAGATAATGCCAAAAGAATAAAAAGGAAATTAGGAAAATCTTTTACTATAGGAGAAGTACCATTAAAAGGAGTTAAACCTAAAATGTTTACTTTCTGTACCAGAACTGTATACTTAGGTGCTGATTTTTATAGTTTATGCGCTAGATCTTTCATTTTCAGTGATTCTAATTCAGACTGTTTAGCTGTTGATATAGCGGAGGATTTACCTCAGATTCTTGGACGTCAGCGTTTATTTGATAACCCTTGGAAAAACAGTGCTACTTTCTATTATCGAACTACAGCAGATTATAGAGAAATGAAGAAAGAAGATTTCCAAAATATAATAGATAGCAAAAATAAATCTACTGAAAGTTTATTATCTGCATATAACACTGTTTTAGATAAAGATAAATATGATTTAGCAAAAACTTATCAATATGTAGCCAAGTCAGCAAATTATAGAGATAATTATATAGCTGTAAATAAAGTTATTAATTCTCAGACTGGAGATGTTATTCTTAAACCGGTTATTAATCAATTAGTTCTTGTTAATGAGATTAGAGCTTTTCAGATACAGCAGGTGGATTATAAGGATAGATTTAGTGTATTTAGTTCAGTTCATTCCAAACTTACTCCTGATGATATAGTAAATAGAGATGTAACAAGATTTTTCTGTATCTATGATACATTAACTACTATGCATGATAAACTTAAAATGTTATGTGAATACAATTTTATATCTGATATTGAATTAAATATAGTTCTTGGACAAATAGCTGATTCTGATGAAGTTAAATCTTACTATCTCGCTCTAGGGCCTAAGAAACTTAAAGCTTTAACTTATAGTAAGACTTATATTAAAAAAGAACTTGGAATAGTAACGTTTAGTAAAGAGTTATTAATTAATACTATTACTTTAAATTTTAATCCTGGAGAGAAGTATAGTTTATCAGATCTCAAGGTAAAACTTGGAAATCTTTATAATTCTATTAATTATGATGCTACACCGAAAGCTAGTGATATTGAAAACTATTTTGACGTTAAATCAGTAGTTATGTATGAAAAGAAAGAGGATGGAACTAGAAAGCAGATTAGAGGTTATGAATTATTAAAAAGAAAATAACATTAAAAGCCTTATAGATGAATAAAAATAGAAAAAAATTATGAGAAAAAAGAAACGAATGACATTTGGCGATCTTGAGAAATATGAAACAAAAGATTATTATAAAGATCGAAGGATACTAATTGAAATAGTAGAAAGAGAAATTTCTGAATTAGATAAATCTCCAACATTCTATATTAACATTATTTTCTTAAAAATTAAAAGAAAGACGGATGACATGTATGCTTATAGTGTTCGTGTATTAGATAGTGCTATTTTGGATTGTTCCGAGGATATTAATGTAATTCTTAAGTTATTATTAATATCTAAGAATAAAAGAGCTAAGAGATGGTTATTGAAGACATTATCAGATTATCCTTTTGGAGATACAGGGCATAAGGTGGGAGAATACATAAATCGGAAAACAGGATTTTTAGATATAGAAAAAGCTGAGAAAGATCAAGAAGAAATTTGGAGAAAGAGAGAGAGTAATTAAGTTTACTCTCTTCAATTTATTATTTTTTAATTTTATATATGTTAATAAAAAGAAAATTAATTCAAAAAGAATTTGCAGAAACTAGAGCAGATTCATTACATTATGTATCTAAGTACAATGATGAAATAGGATATGAGATAATCAAAATGATTGAATTCTATGATGATAAAAACAGTGACCTAGAACATTGGATGACACAAATAGATGGGTTCTTTGACAAGATTAAAACTCAAGGAAAACTAGCTGTTCCACCTGGCTCACCTCAATATGGATTTATAAAAATTGAGGATAGGAATATAATAGAAAATAAATTAGGGTCAGATTTTGTAGAAAAATATGTTGAAGATTCTGCAATAGATTATATAAATAGTCTAAAGAATGATATACTTAAAATGAAAAAGTCCGGAGAATTAAAATATGTAAATGCTATAAGATCAAATGGAGGATTTACTTATGATTCAGAGACTTATAGATCATTTTTTAAGTATATTGCTCTTTGTTTAACAGGACAATTAAATTACTTATCTATTAATTTCTGGGATGGTTTATATCTTATATCTAGAACCACAATAGACTTTTCGAAGAGGATAATAAATATGAACACTGATTATTTATTTAAAATAATCTCAAATTGTTTATATCAACTTAAAGGTTATTCAGATCCAGCAGGTAAGTTAGTTAAATATTTGGCTTAAAATAGTAAATCCTTGAAATTCTTATAAATGTAATTAAAAATAAAACAATAATGGAAACAATTGAAAGAGAAATTACATTAACAAAACAAAGATCAGTAAGTTTAAAGAAAGGTCTGAGTAAATTAAAAGTAGAAATTGTTTGGAAACCTAATTCTAGAGCTCTTAGAAGTAGTAATTATGATTTCGACGTAGATTTAATTACTGTTGAGCTCAATAAAATGGGTAAATGTCCTAGTCCAGATCATTTAGTATTTTATTCTAGTATCTTACAAACTTCGGAAGGAATGTTAACAGATCCATTCGAAGCTGTACAGTATGGAGGAGATAATACAGGATCTGAAGATGAATCTGGAGATGATGGTTATTGTAATGAGGAAGTTCTAATTTACCCAAAGAAAGTTGATCCAAATATAACTGATATTCTATTTTTGGTTAATATCTATGATTCTGGAACTAGAGAACAGACTTTTAAAATGATTGATGGTGCAGAAGTTAGAGCTTACGAAGATGGAAAAGATATTGCTAAACTTGTGTATAAATTAGATGATGACTATAAGAATGATACTACTCTAGTCTTCGGGAAACTTTCTAGGGTTGAAGGAAACAGATGGGAATTCCAAGCACTCGGAGAAGGATCTAACCAAACTTTATTTAAGAGTTTGGTAAAATATGGCCTTAAGTTCAAAGAGTCAGATATTTAATGAGGGCGATTCATTATACATGCTTTTTAGGGAATATTAGAGGTATATATCAATATCTAATCTTTCCGGAATTTAAGGTTGAGTGGAGTATGGATTATAATACTGATCACTCGGGAATTAAAGACCGTCGAGATTTGTTTGAAGCTAGATATAATGATTTTTTGAAAGATATCAACCTAGATAAGATTTCTTTACAATTTCCGATAGAATCTTTAAAACATCCTGGAATATATAGTGATAGTGTTGTGAATGTTTATAAAGCAGCAGGTCCATTACGCTGTAATAATGATTATTCAAGAATGCTCATGTTTGAATTTCACTCACACAAAGCTTTAGGAAATAATTTAGGTCGTTTACTTAGAAATTCTTATGCGGAATGGATAAGTTCTGATTATATCAATGATGATAGTTTCTTTAAAAGTATTATTTCAAAAGATGAAGTAGATTTTTTAAAAGAAACTCCGGAAACACTTCTAGAAATCTTAATAAACCCAGAAACAACTCCTAATTTCGGGATATACTTAGAAATGAAATTATTAAAACAGTTTAATTTAATATAAACAATTATGGAAGAAAGAGTAATTAGCTTAAGAAAAAATGGTACAAGAACAATTAGCCTAAGAAAAAATCAAGAAACAGAAGGTGAAAACTTTGATTATGTTTATGTAGGGCTTAGATGGGCTCCGGCAGTAATCAAAGGTGGAGTAACTGGAAGAAAGACTCATGTTGAAAGAAAGACAGTTAAGACAGGTAACTTCTTTCAAAAACTATTTGGTACAGGTCCATCAGAGATAATCGAAACTGAAGTAGTAGATAATCCTGGAACACTCCGACCTGATAAACAACTTGATATTGATCTTGATGCTAGCGTTGTAATGTTTGATAAGTCTAAGAAACAGTATGATATTGTTTATTACGGACATCAAACTTCTAAAGATGGTTCAGTTGCTAGTTTACTTGGCGATGACTTAACTGGAAAGAATAACTCAAAAGGTGATAATGAGTTAATTCGAATGGAGCTTGGAAAAGTTGCGCCGGAAGTAAAATATATGACTGTGATTTTGAATATTTATCAGCACATGGGAAGAGATTCTAGAGCGCTTGTATTCGATCATATTCCTTCGGCGACTATGAAGATCTATAGTTCGGATATGAAAGTAACAGATAGTAATAAGATTAATCAACTTAAGACTTTCGCCGACTTCCAGATCGACAATAATCCAGACTTTATTGGTAAGAAAGCATTAGTTCTTGGTACTTTTGTTAGAACTGGAGAAGGAAACTCTTGGAAATTCTCGTTATCAGGAGCAATGACAACTGAAGAAGGAATTCAAGAGATGATTAAAGGTTCAATAAAAGCTGCTCTTAAGGAACTGTAATATAGAATAAAATTAAGAAGAAGATAAATCAAAATATCTTCTTCTTTTTTGTTTGTTCGGGGAGGAGAAAAAAGAAGACAGGATTTTTGAATGTCCTATCTTCTATATTTTATTAGAGTCCTCTTACTTCAAAACTTGTTTTAACGAACTCTGCTCCACATAATAATCTGGCAAGTGATACTACTTTTGTTGTTAGATTCACTTTTGTAGTTTTTCCAGATTCTACGTTAATTACATCACCTCCTTCAATTGTTGCATCTCCAAGAGGTTTTACATCTTTTATATAACCTAAAGAAAAACAGTCTCCGTTTGTATTCTCTAGGTTTGAAAGATTTAATGTTCCGACTCCTGTATCCATTGTAAGAGGAGCCAGTTTATATTTTCCTGATTGTCTGTAATAGTAATCTAGCGGTTTTCCTTCATTGATCAACTTCGTCTTTCCTTTCGAAGTCTTTAACCTATACACAATTCCTCCGATCACCAATACTGCAATTCCGCCAAAGATCAGTAATTTAACTGTTTTCTTACTTAATCCTTTCTTCTTTTTTTCGTCTTGTTCTTCTTTCATAATCTTTTAATTTTTATTTAATTATTTATACATTAATAAGGCTTTGAGGGGAGAATAAAAAGGAGGGAAATTTTAACCCTCCTCTTCTACTTTAATAATATAACCTCCAAATAAATCTTTATAAGTTTCTTCAAAATCCTTCATTGCTTCTTCGAATTTTCCTTCTCTAAATTTATCTCTCAGTTTTGATTTCTTTGTGATTAACCATCTAGATTGTGTTATGCCATATCTTGCTAACATAACCCATTCTCCATAATTAAATTTGAGTAAACTTTTTCCAGCCGTACATTTAAAAGTAGCAGCTATAAATCCAGTATTAAGTGCTACAGCTTCTAAGTGAGTATAAAATAACATTCTTCCGAGTTTTGATCCTTCTATAGTATTTAAATTTACCATAGGGATTACTTTCTTTATTGTTAATTTACCTTCAGATTCATTTATTAGTTTTATTGCCCAACATACTCTTACTAGGATATCTGTTATTAATGCAGCTGGATATGTTGAAAGGTGATATCTAAAATCATATCCTTCCAGGTACATTTTCTCAACTATTCCAAAAATCAATTGTCCATAGTCGCCGAAATTTTCCAGGTATCCAATCACGAAAGTAAACGGCGCTGGTAATCCTCTGGTTCCATTTACATCTGAAAGTTGATGTTTTATTACTAGATTAAATGCATCTACTAATTTTTCAGCAACTCTTTTATTTCCGTCTTTAAAAAATCCTTCCATATCTATTGTTCGAATTTCTCCAGAGTCCATAAAAGTCGCCGTATTTTTCATCGTGTCTTTTATTCCTGTTACTATACCGGCGGGACTAGGATCATGACCTACTCCAGTAATATGATGAAGACTAGGTGATAGTCCTTTAATCTTATGTCCAGCCCTCTCTACAAATTTCTGAGAGTTAACTGATTGATCAAATGTTACTTTAGCCTGTTTTTCAAGTTCTTTCACTGTCTCTTCTGAAAGTTTATTATCGAAGAGACTCTGAATCATTCCCGAAATTCCTGAAACTTTTTCCGGACCACCTCTAAATACCATATCTACCGCAAAACCTACCATTGCTGAACCTATACAAATTAAATGTTCAGTTTGGTCTAAGTCTACTGTATCCTTGAACCTCTGATCTAATGTTTTATAAGATTCTGCCCAGGGATATATACCACTAAAATTCGGTTCTGGGTTTATTTCTTGTTGTGCTGCTAATACTAAGTGCTCAAACTTAGGGAGAATTAGTAATTTTTCCTCTCGAACCATCATCTTATTGTTTAATTCTTCGAGAGCAAATTTTTCTCTTATCTCCATAACGTCTTCATGATAACCTTTAGAAATCAAAACATTTTCTAGAAATGCTACTCTTTGTTCTGCAGATTTCCTTAGATTTATTAGTTGTTGATTATTAAAGGACTGATCTCTTGTAAGTTTATTTATAACCTTACCAGAATTTTCTAAAAATTCTTTCATACCACTTTCCTCCTTTCTTTTCTTGTTCATTAATTTTTTCAATTATTTTCTCGGTTAACGCGTCTCCTTGTTTAACCAATTCTGAAATCTCCCAAATATCTTGTCGATTATCTGATATTGCCATTGATAATCTTATGATATTATCTTCGATTTTTTCACACTGTCTTTTTAGTTCGGCAGTTTCTTCTTTCTTTTTATTTCTTCCAAATAAATCCATAATATTTTAATTTTTTAAGTTATTGTTTCTAGGGTTGTAAAAAGAGAATCTATAAAACTCTACTATATATCAAGTTCTATAGATTATTCCATACATTAATAAGGCTTTGAAGGGACAAAAAATAAAAACCTACTCATCTTCACAGACTTTCGGTTTTCATCAATTATTAGTGGGATTATAATGTTTCTAATTTACATCCTAATTCCTCTTTCAGCATAAATTCATTAAGCAGATTTATTCTTGTCTTGATTCTCTTAACTAAATCTTGATCAAATATATAACTGCTTAAGTTTTCTGCTCCGATGGATATTGTCGCTAATTGGATCCACTTCGTTAATTCAGTGAGCGATCCATTATAATATACTCTATAAAATCCATCTCTTTCGGTTATCATAGACAATGTTTCAGTTTCTGGAAAGATATTTTTTATTTCTTCCAGAGTTAGTGATAGTCTACAATCTACCCATTTTATGTTATTCTTGGGATTGAATTTTTCTTTGATTTCATCCCAAGTTTTCCATCCTCCTTCATTTAATCCTACTGCTGCTCCATATCTTACTACAGAAAATTCAGCTCTTTTTCTTAGGATTCCTTGAAGTTCAGTTTTTGATACATCATATCCTAATTTTCTCAAATTAGTACACAATGAATCAATATCTACCGCTTTATAGCTATGTTCAACAATTATTCCTGCAGCGTAATAATATAAATCTTCATAGGAATCTTCTTTAATCATTTTCTTATCAATGACTGATTCCTTCATTACTATTGCAGAACTAGTCTTACTTACTAATACTTTCGGTTTTTCTTTACCACTTAAGAGTTTTAAATATTCTCTTTTTGGTTCTTTTCCTGTAATCTTTCTGTATAATTCACAACAGATAGATAAGTCTTTTTCCGCTTCTCTGAATACCAACTTATCATTTCTTCCGTCATAATATACACTTAGCGTTACTGAATGTTTTGATAAACCATTTACCCAAGTTTTTATTTGGATTTGATTTATTCTTTTCACACCTAATACCTTGGCAACATTATTTCCAGTTACTCCGTCACCTCTGTTATATGTAATAGAATAACTTAGCGCTTCCATGATATTGTCTAAGGTGTTTATTCTAATTCTTTCTTCTTTATTCCTTTTCTTCGAGGGAGTAGTTATTTCTTCCGGTTCTTCTTTTATTTCCGGCTCTTTTCTTACTCTTCCCGATTCTTTTACTAATACCTTTTCAAGTATTTTTTCAGTGAAGATTTCAAACTCCTCGTCATTCATAGCTTCTTCATTTTTCAGCTTAATAACAAGTGGAGTTCTTTTTCCTTTCATTTCTTTCTTCACTATATTTAATTCACTGTTCATCCATGTGAATAACAACTCATCAGCTTTTCTCTTGATTAAAGCTTTATCCAAGCTTCTTCCAATTTCACTATGAACTTCGCTAATTAAGTTTTTTACATGTACGTCTGAGATAGTTTTATTTTCTCTAAGTGAATTTAACAGACCTCTTACCAATTTTTCCTGGTAAGCATTTTTTTCTAGTCTTTCCATTTTTTTTATTTTTATTGTTTTACTTTAATTAACAGCATATTTCACAAACATATACTTCTATGATCGTATAGTCAGGAAATTCCGTTTGATCTTCTTTAACAGTTGTGTTACCAATAATAGTGTAAAGTACATCCTTACGACTAGGAGATAACACTACATCATCTGTTATTGTTTTGTACTTAACTCCAACTTTATCTAATGCGTTCTTATAAGGGACTCCATTCCCTAAAAATCTCATGTTAATTGGAGTATTTTCACTAATTTCTTTTAGTTCTTCAAGAGAGATAGTATAAAATATTACTTTCCCTCCTACTTTAAATACTTCTTCGAACATAGAACTGTGAAAAGTTCTATTAACCGCCCAATACTGACGTTGTTCTTTTTTAACACTTTCTTCCATATTCTTATTTTTAAGTTCTTTTTTGTGTCAATTTCCCATTCTGATAGGCTAAATTTTGAATTTGTCTCAGAAGGGATTTATTTATTGTTTGGAGATTTTGATTTTCTCCACGGACAATGTCTAACTTTTTTTGGGTTCTATGTGAATTAATTATACTGACAACCGCACATGTTAGACCTATTCCTATAAATGCTAATTTCCAATAATTTTTCTCTTTCTTTTTGTTTTCTTTTTCCATATTCTTTTAAATTCTTTTTACATATATAAGGCTTTCAAGGAATGAAACAAAAACCCCGATCTTCACAGACCAGGGAATTTTTTGATTTAAACAAAACTATCATTAATAAGGCTTTGAGGAGAATAAAAAAGGAAGCTTATAAAAGCTCCCTAAGTTTTTCCATTTTCATTTCACTATCAATTTGATCAAGGCTGATTTCTTCTGCTACTTTTCTAAGTAATTCACAGGTTTTTAAGAAATTTTCAACATCCTTTATAACATTTTCATCAGGACATTTAAATCTTGCAGTGTGTAACAGATCTTTAATTTTCCAAATAAGCATCTCGTGATTTCTTTGAAAATTTATGCAATCTTCACTGTACTTTTTTCTTACTTCCTCTATCCTATCAAAATACTCCTTTTTGAAGTCATTCCTCGTTTTCTCTAATGAATTGAAAGTTCCATTTTTGTACTCTTTGTATTTCTCGAAGAAATATTCTCTTTTAATTTTCCCCGATTTTTCTTCATAATCTCCTTGCTTAGCTAAAAACAAGTTGTGATTTATTGTCTCTACCCTCATTAATTCCATGAGACGTAAACAAATTTCTTCTTTTTCCATATCTGTTTTCTTTTAAGTTTATAATACACTTATAAGGCTTTTAAGTTATATAAGACATAGTGAAGAGAATACTTAAATAAAACAGAATCATAATATTTATTCATATATTTGTAATCTTCCAAGAAAGTCTTTCGATCCATCTTATATGGTGAAATTTGTTTAGGATTAGGAATTAGGTACTTGATATACTTACCTTTCTTAATCTTTTTCTCATGAAGTCTAAGTTCCTCAAGTTTTAATATATATGGTCGAAAAGATATCCAGTACCTAAATTGTTTAATTCCAAATCTCTTATATTGTCCTCCTCGATTACTAACTTTTAAGACCATATCGAAGAGTATTCCCTTTTTAATTCTGTTATCTAGAATATTAAGTACTTTTTCTGGATCCTCCCAATGAGATCCTATAGTATCCATCATATGTTTTTTAGATCTGAATGGAAATTTTATGGGAATTATTATTTCTTGTTCGTTCCAAATCGAATATGGCGAGTTTATATAAATTTCTTTCATAACATATATAAGGAAAATAAAGGGAAGAACTTATAATCGTTCTTCCCCATTATATTATCTTTCGAAAAATCCTGGAGCGCTAACTTGTTGATTAAAGTTTCCAGATTCACCCAATCTCTGAGTTTTCTTTTCAAGCATCTGTAATCTTTCTTCGTAGTCAGTTCCATTATTTTCAAGAGTTGTAATCTTACCATTAATCTGTGTGATACTAGTATTAATCTTACCTATTTCAGTAGTTAGGTTAGTATTTACCTCTTCTATTTTTGTAGTTAGATTAGTTCCTAGTTCAGTTATTTTATCAGTAAGTGTTTTCTCTAATGTCTCTATCGTCTCCTTGAGTTTTTCATTTTCTGCTTCAAGTGCTGAAATATTATTCTCTAGGTCTTGAATGATAGTAGTTAGAGTTTTATTACTAGAATCAATTACTGCATTAGTTGTTGTTTGCAGAAATATATCTTCTCCGTTTTTTATTAATTTTGAAATCATACCTTTCTAAGTTTTGCAATTTCAGCCTCAAGTTCTTTTATCTTAGACTCAAGTTCATTAAGTTTTTCTTCTTTTGGATCGAGAGTTGCTACTTTAAATACTGCTGGAGTTCCATTAGCTTGGAAGAAACCGTTAGGAGCATTAACTTTACTAAATACAACAGCATCAGTAGTATCAATCTTAAGATGTCCTCGATTAGTTTCGTGAGGATTATCTCTTCTAGCAATGTGAGCGTTCATAGCTGCTTCTACTTCATCAATTCTCTTATTTAATTCAGCATCAGCGGCTTCACGTTCTTCTTTTTCATTTTTAAGTTCTTCCTGCCATTCATAAGATCCATCACTCGGGCCTACTCTAAGTGATGGATTATTACTGCTGGATATTTTTACACGAGGAGTTAATAGTTGTGCCGAAGATGTTTTTTCGCTAACGGCACTAATAACTTCTTCCTCGTGAGTTTCTTCATCAGCAGAAATATCACTCATCATTATTCCTTCCAAGGCCATTTTTCCTGCAGATCCAACAGACATAAAGAATCCATTAGCTGTAACTTTAGAGAATGTAACTTCATCACTTTCTCCAACACCAAGCTGTTCACGAGTTACATTATGAGGATTATTTTTGTCTTGGATATGAGCATTAAGTTTATCCCAAAGATCGTCAATTCTCTTATTTATTGCTTCATCTGCTTCTTTTCTTTTATTTCTTTCTTCGGATATATCTTCACCCCAAGCAACTATTTTATCGATTTCAAGAAGAATTTGATAAGCTACTTTTGCAGATATTCCCCAGTTATCCCATTCAGTAGGTACTTCTAAGATTGTAGCTGGTCTCATTAATTCTTCTATAGTTCGAATCAAATCACGTCCAATACTTTTCTCTACAATAATACCATCATTCTTAACAATAAATGCAGTTCTTCTAAATTCATCTACATAAATAATATCATTCCAAATTGGATCTGATGCTGTCCAAGAAAAATCATTAGGATCACTAGAAGTTACAACAGCTACTTTGTTTCGATAAGCATTGTATACTGTATTATTTTCTTTATATTTATAATATTCAGATATATAATACTTTTGATCCTTTTCAGTTACCTGTGGATGATCCCATTTTAAAGCTTCAGATTGAAATGAATTTGGAGTGTCAGCAGTTACTGGTTTACCTTCACTATCGATTTTACTAGGTTTTCCATTTAAATATACAAAGTATGCTGCTGGGTCTAAAGGATCTTCACAGAAGTCATCAGGAAACATGGCTACAAGAGATTCTACATATTTTCCAGGATATTCTAGAAGATCATTTGGTATTTTTCCAGTATCATCTACAGTAACTAAACCATGGATTGGAATACTATTATCATTTCCATCTACTACGCCATCTTCATTAGTATCTACTTTAACTGTAGTAGATGAGTTCTTATTTAAAAATGCTAATGCTAATTCTTGATAGATACCTCTAGCTCTACCTACTAGAATTTTTTCAATAGCATTTTTATCATCTGCATTATTCGGATCTAAGTATGTGTAATCTCCATTTTCTTCAGTATCATGAACTTCTGCAATAAAAGCCATATCATTTTCGAGATCACTTAACTTTGTAGGAAGATATCCAGGAGCCCATTTTCTAAACTTATAGGGATAAACTTCTCTTTCAATTGGATCAGTAATAGAACTAGGTATCGAAGCCCCATCTTTTATACTACTATCATAATAAAATTCAACTGCAGATCCTGAAGAACTACTTGATTCTACAACTCTTACTATACAGCCATCTTCAAGTCTTCCTTTTGGAATAGCTTTGAGATCTTCTATTGTTCTAACACTTTTCCAACCACCTTTTCCATAAATTGCTTCATGGGTAGGGTATGTATCTTGATCAGTATAAGGAACTATAGGAGCTGAAACATTTATACCTTTTTTATTTTTTTCCATATTATTTAAATTCTATATTTAAAACTCCTGTTTGAGGATAATCAAATACTATTACAGAATAATCTTCTTTACCAAATTCACAAGAGAAAGCATTATTTTCCATATTTCCAGTAAGAAGTCTTATAGGATTTTCATTTTCATTAACCTCTCCATATATTTCAGTAGGAATCATATAATATACATATAATCCTGAAGTATAGTCATTACCCTCATCATCTACACTACAGTCTACATCATCTAAAACAATTGAACGTTCTTTAGATAAACTTCTATTTCCATAAGTTTTTCCATTAATTACTATTTTACTAATATCATTTGTCTTAGATTTACCCCAAATTCTAGAATTAATAAATTCATAAGTAATATCTTTAGAGATACTAACAGATCCAATAGAATCTGATGAACTATCATTACCATACAGGACAGATAAAGTAATTACAGTATCTCTTGAAATATTTTGATTATAAATCCATACCCAAGTGTATTCATCTTCACTAGGATTATTCATTCCTCCGGAAAAAAGACTTCCATTTATATATATGCTTACGCTAACGTCTTCTCTTTTTAATTTCATCCCATTATACCAAACTTCCCAAGCAAAAGAAGGTTGTATTCTAGTTCCATTTTCATAAAGACCACCACTTATTGTTGGGTTACCTGAAATTGTATAATCTGGAAGTAATCGTATCTCTAGAACTGTTCCAAGGCTATGTATAATATCTTGAATTCTTTCATTTAATCCGTTTAATGCATTTGTTACAGCATTTTGAGACATAACATCATCCTCAGATGAACCTGTGGTTTGAAGTACATTAATACCACCTCGAATTCTGAAAAAGCCCGTAATTGAATCTTTTTCTACATCTTTGTAATAGGTATACCATTTTCCATCTACAAATACTTCAAATCCATCAGGAATAGGGTATTTATCATAATCCCATGTTCCTAATTCTCCTATTCCACTAACTATACCTTGTCTTTTATCTAGGAATACTTTAGCGGGTAATAAAAAATTTGAACCTATTTTATTTGCCATAATTTATTTTATTTATTAATATTTTCCACCGCTTATATTCTTAGCAGCTATAGACATATTAGAATCAGTTACAATACTAGAATTATCAACATTGACTCTAATTTCTGTACTACCATCTTCAAGCTGTACTAAATTAATTCCAGGACCACCAACAAAGCCTTCACGTATTGACAATCCTTTAATAATTTGTTCAAGTTTTCCAAGAGTATTGTAATTTATACTAGCTCCGCCTAAAATCTCTTGTCTTAAATTTTCTAGGTCAGTTACGGTTACACTAGAATCTTCTGTAGATGTTCCTTCGAAGAGTGTTGGTAATGAGAATGAGAAAACTTGTTGAAAATTATTATAATTCAATGCAACATCTTTTATATAAACATTATAATCAATATCATTTACTTTACAAGATTCTATCGAATAATCAGTTATATGATTCATCCCAGAAGTTGTATCGTAAATACTCATAAGATTTCCATATAGTTTTGGATATGCAAATGCTATTTTTTGTGAATTAAGATCTCCTTGGAAAGTAACAATTGATTTCTCATTTCCAACTACAGTATTTTCAAGAGAATTTAAAGCAGCTTCTGTTATATTCCATCCACTTTCAGGAATTTGTCCATAGTAGAAATTATAACCAAACTTAACTGTGTAGTATGAAGTTGCAGTTCTTATGATTCCTGTATCTGGATCTGTATACTTAACAGACAATCTATATTCTGTTGTATCTGTAAGACCTAAAACTGTATACCTATTACTTTCAGGGAGAGTTATTTGTGTGCCATTTAGCTCTAAGATACAATCATTAGTAACTTCGTATGTATTTGTTTCTCCAGTTTTTGTATCTATATCAGGAATAGTTACTCTGATTAAGAAGTTAACAGCGGTTCTAATTCCTGTTTGATAAAGAGGAGTAGTACCATCATCTTGTCTGTTAGAGTCGTAAAAACTAACTCTTAATGGAAATGTAGCTGAATGGTTTTTATAAGTTAACTTCTTAATTTCTTCTAGACTTTTAAGAGCATCTTGAATATTAACATCCCAACCAGAGATCATTTCATTAATTTCTGACTTAGTATAGAAATCGTCTTCCCGTTTTAATACTCCATCACGATAAAACCATCTGTATTTATCTTCTATATTACTAAAAATGAAAGGACCACCAGTTATAGGTTCTATTTGTCTAACCCCACCAGTTTCGTATACATAATTCCAAACCCCATCTTCATCCTTGTAAAGATATAATTCTCCATGTACAAGAAGAGATATGTCTGGGAGCTCAGTTACTACATCTCGAACTAAATCTAATCCGCCAAGTGTAACAACCTGATAACAGTCTTCTCCTATTCCATTTTTAATACCTAGAGCGAATATAGTATCTGTTTCTGTTTGTTCGGAATTAGAATAATATCTAACCATAACAGGCTCTCCGACTAAGAATTCATGTTGATTTAATCTTAATCTTGCTATACTTCTATCTCGTTCTATGTATTTGCTTCTGGAAATTTGTATTTGAAAAGAATTTAAACTACTCATAATTATTTATTTATAATTGAATAAAATAATAAAAGAATAGACTTAGTTTTATAATTTTTCTAAGTCTATTCTCATAATTTAGGTTTTGAAGCTTTCAGAAGAGAATTTCTGTTATTTAATTTTGATAATTCGGAAAGATTCAACTAATTCTGCAGTAGACCAAATAATAGAAACTTTATGATCTTTATCCATATAAAATTCAATAGGATTATTAAGAATACCTAGATCATAGAATTTACCATCAATACTTACTAAAGCATCTGGATATTGTGATTTAAGTTCTTCACTAGGAGTAATAGTAACTTTAACCACTTCTTTATCACCAGTCAAACCATATTTATTGACTTCGTAATTAGGATATACAGGTTCTAAAACTGCAGCACTCTTATTTTCACTATCGAATTCATACCAAGTACTTTCATCATCTCCTAACCAAGGACCTTCAATTTTATAGACCTGATAAAATCTACTAGGAATAATATCTTTTCCATACTTACCCCAAGTAGCATCTTCATAAATTTTAACTTCTTCGTTCATAAATTTTTGTTTTTATTGTTATTTATTTTATTCATAATTATAACCACTTGTTTCTATCGGGCAACTTTGATAGAATTAAGGCATTTATTCGTGGTATATAATTATAAGTAGCAGTTTTCTTAATTTCTTCTACATTCAACTCTATATTAGATTCATTTATCCACTCCAGGATGATTAATCCAATAGGTTGATTTATTCCAGGAATACTAATAAATATTTGTCTTTTAGAACCATCTCTACTATTTACTAATTCGTATATCCCAGGGTATTTTTCCATAAATACGCTATCCCTTGGACCATCACAGTATACAATTTCTCCAAACTTAATATCTTCATAGATACTAGTAATCAATCCAGTATTTATACTTTTATACTGTTCTGGATCTATGGAAGGTACAGCAAAACCATTATCTTGTTGGAGAAGTTCTACGTATTTGAAGGGAATAGATACTAGATTTTCTTTAGAATTATGATATTCGAAGTATAGTATTCTATCAGCTCTAGAATTACTTCTGAACTCTGTAAGGAGAGGTTTTAATTCTGCTAATAACTGATCTCTAAGTTCCATTTTCTCAGAATGTATCTTATCAGAAATCTCAGAATATATTTCTATAGTATCCTTTATTATAGTTTTATAATTAAATATAGCTAAGACCAAACAGAAAATAAAAATATATTTCACGAACTTTGAAAATCCTATAGTTTTATCTATCTCTGTTATAGCCTCAACAAATTCTTTTAAAGATAGTTTCATGATTTATTATATTGCAAATTGAGTTAACCTAATCTCTCCTGATTCTATAATACTTGTCTTTTTTGTTATTGGATCTAGATTAGTAATTTTTAAGACTATTACTGAACTTAACTCTTTTCCAGTAGTATTAGCAGAATATATTAATCTTTTATTTAGTTGATCTACTCTAAATTCTAGTCCATTACTTTCTTTTACCAAAATTTCAATTACAGGCAGAGATGTTATATCTATTTTAACTTTTTCTTTTATTTTTGAAATATTATAATCATTTATCAATCTATACATATCACATTCTAATGTTCCTAATAGATTTATATACCCTCCAGATTTCTTAAGACTACTAGTATCTTCTAATGCTGAAAACGATAGAATAGATGTAATTTGCCTAATCACAGAATTATTGTATATCTTCTCACCGGATATATTATTATATAAGAATGAGCTGCTATGTCCACTCGTTTTCTTATTTCTTACATATTTATAGTAAGATTTTTTTGTTACTATTTTTTCTTCAGGAGAGGTAAAAATATTAACTCCATAATCAATACCTATACCTTCCAAGAATACAGTATCACTATCAGCTATTGTTTCAATGTTTGCTTCTGTATATTCTGGAAAAGATAATTCAAAAAGATTAGACGATATATTTAAATCTAATTTATTGAACTTAATTATTTTTCTTTCAGCAGCCTCTAGTTCTGTTATTATAAATGCTATTCTTTCTGTTCGATCTGGATATATACCATAGCAATAAATAAAACAATATTCTGAACTAGGTTCAACTAAAGCTGCTTTTTCTTCTTCTGGGATATCAATGTTAATTTTTAAGAGTTTTTTATTGCTATCCCAGATTGAATTTAGAGGATATTCTGAGGTTTTTCTAACATCATTATACAGATAGGATCCTGAAAATAATTTCTCCATGAATTCTTCTCCAACTGTATATGAATTATAAATTGTTCCTATTACATATTTGGTTATCTTTAATGTGTTATCTATCCTTCTTATACTCTCTAAGAATTCCTTTTCAAAAATAACTCTCATAATTTTATATATAATTTAAGTATCCATCTTCATCAATGTAATATAGTAGTCCAGAGATAGATGCTATAATTTTTGGTACTTCTGTTTTGAGAGATGCTTTAAAATAGCTTCTTCTAAATCCTGTAAGAATAGTTCCAAATATACCTGTTGGGTTATTTCGATGAATTACTAATATTTTTCCCTCATTATAATATCCCTTATATTTTTCAAACTCTTCATCCTTACTAACTAATATTCCAAGTTCCTCTGAGTACTCTAATTCTGAATTTCTTGATATTGCTCTAGCTCTTTCTGTATAATAACTAATTCCTGGTTCATAGTAGATAGTATAATAATCTAACCCCAGATCTTCATCTACTGTATGAATCATTAAAAGACTATTATTAATTAGTATCGGACTTTCATTTGTATTTACTGTATATACTAATCTATCAATACAACTATAGATATGAAAATCTTTTTGTGAGGATTGTTTATTTTTAAAAACATACCAATCTCCAACTTTCTTGATAATATTGATATTTGTGTATTTAGTATAATCAGTTAAATTTAAAAAAGTGCTATTAATGCTAGGAATGTAGTTAGTAATACTTTTATTAGAAATATTTCCAGGAATAGATATAATTCTACTTCTAGGATCAAGAGTATCTAAAAAGAAATTTTGATAATCTGTTGAGATCCATTGACTTTTCTCTGTATCATATAATTCAAGAATACTAGGATAATTAGTTCCAATAGTAATTATAAATCTCCCAGAAAAATAGAATATTTCTTGATTACTTTTCATATCCTCGAAAATAGAATAGTCTGCTCCTGATGAAGTCGTATATACTTCAGGATTACCAAATCTTGTCTTTTTTACCAAAGATTTAATAGAATATTTATTACCTGTCCAAGAATATAATACAATATCTTTTCCATAAAATCCAATTTGATGATTTTTATAATTATGTGAGTAAGGATCTATATTAACATCATGATTCAGATTGATTTTATGAAAACCAGTACTATTTCCAATACCATAATCCAAGAGAAGATTCATTTGTTCATTATCTTGAATATGGTATACATGAGAAGTATATCTAGGGTAATTATCAGTTCCTAGGTCCTGCTTTATAGTTTTCGCTCCAGGGTAGTTATATAAATTTATATCATCTAAGAAGTTTTTCCCAGTTGTTGAATTATTCTTTAGTTGATCCAAAGAATTACTAAGATTTATCTGGATTTGACTAGATATACTAGAATCTAAAGATACATAAATATTTATATTACTACCCTTTCCTTGAGGATTTAAAAATTCTGTATAACCAATAGGAGTATTATCTATTACACTCATATAAATTATTACAGTAAATCCAGAAGGAAGATTATTTTTGTATTTAAACGGTTCTTTAGAAGTAGTTCGACTTAATCTAATATAATTACCACCAGAGGAAGTAAGCAGGCTAGAGTAAACTTGTTTAATATTATAGAGAGATATTTTTGGTAACTTAGGATCCCAATCATCATTTTTATTATATAGTATTACTTCTAAGCTATTGGATATATTACTAGAATTTCCAATAACATAAGTACTATATCCTGTGTTATAATTTTCCATAAGTTATTGTACAATTACTAATAATACATTCATCTATGTCAGTTGATTTAGATACAACTCTAATAATATTATTAATACATTCAATTACAATATCAGATCCAATTTCTTCTATATAGTCTTTAGAAACTAATTCTCCTTGTTTATTATATCTAGGTCCTGAAAATGTTGTTTCTTTGGAATATAACTTTTCGTTACCTACTAAAATTAATTTTTCTTTATCTTCAGGATCCTCAACATACTTAGTTTCATACTTAGAATATTGAATTCCAAGATCAATTTTGGTAGAAACTTCAGGACTAACGGAATAATTCATTAGTTCTGTTAAATCTACTGTATTGGTATAAATATCAGAATTGAATGGTATAACATCGATAGTAATAGAATTGTTTAGAATATCAACCACATTTTTTGAAGTACTATACAAATAAATTTCGTTATTATTCATACTATTATATAAGTTATATATTTCTTTTAAGTAATTATTTTTATTATTCTTGAGGTAATCTAGATATGAATTAAATTGAGTTTTTTCTTCTTCAGTTAATTCATATTTATCAATTTCAATACTTCTTGTATCTTCATCAACCTCATTTATTATTCCAGAACCTTTAGAATAATCATCAATACATACTCGTAGATTCCCTTCTGAGCCATCTTTACCTGGGATAACAAACCTCCGATTAGTTACATTCCAATCTCTGAGTTTTAATTTATTACTTAACTCAGATATTCTGGTCATTCTATAATTTGAATCATTACATACTAATGCTCGATTATTTCCGGTTAAGTAAAATTCCTTCTCATTTTCTTGTCCTGTTACTTGTGATATAGAAATATTATCGGAAGTAGTGGTTATTAATTCTATCTTTTTCATTTCTTGTACTTATCTCTATAAAATATATTCACTATGTTTCCACTAGTCACATAAAGTCTGACAATTTCTCCTTTATTTCCTTCTGTTTTTCCAGGAACTATAACAAGAGCGCTACTATCTGTTAAGTAATAACTAGAAATTGCATCATGACTCATATAGGCGTCAAGAAGATCTACAGAAATTGTTGTATTTGTATTATTTTCCTGTGTAATTACTGTAAGAATAAATGACTCCTTATCAAATCCAGATACAGGAAGGTAGTTATCTTTTGTATTATCAGTACATTGAAATTCTATTACATTAGCTGTTTCTGGAATTGGATATTCTTTAAAACGGAAATTATTTACTAATGATTTTTCTAAGTTATTTAATTCTTCGATTTTATCTAGGTAAAGTTTTTCAAGTTTTTTTATATTTTCCATCCAATCTTTATCAATACTACTAGGTAACCAAGAAGTAACGCTATCAAAAGTATTCTGATCTCCATTATTATAACCTTTTCCGTATCTATATCTAACAACTGAACCCATAGGATCTATTAATTCTTGAAGTCTATAAATAGAATCTGAGTTAGGTTCATTAGTATAAGTGTATTGTCGTAGAATTACATAATTAGCGTCTTCTGGATAAATATCAGAAGCATCATTAAATATAACCTCACTTATTTCTGGAAGATTTCTTGATATCTTAAATACAGCATTATTAATTTCTGGAGAGATTAAGATCATTGATAAGATATTTTTAGAGTCAATTCCAGTTCCGTTCAGAAAATCAGATAACTCGGAAGAAATAGATAATGAATCATCTCCAGAATTAAGATAAACATATTCAGAAATTATACCTTTTTCATCAAATCCTATCATGTATGTGGATAAAATTTGAGATAGAAGGTGTGCAGTAATTAATTTATCTTCTTTGCCTTGTTCTTCTTCTGAATGATTTATATAATTAAAATACTCTTCTATGTTATTTAATTTATCTCCTAAGTATGGTGAATAATTATCAGAACTCTCTTCAGGAATAACACCAGAAACAGTATTATTTGTTTTATTAGTTGGATTTTTAGCTGTACAGATATAGATAGTATTTCCATAAACAACAAAATCCCCTTTCTCATATTCAGTTTCTTCTGAATACAAAAACAGTCCTTGAACGTGTGTATTATTTAGTATCATATTATCTCTTTATAAGTTTTATGGTTGTATTATAATATATATTCATTAACTTCAAGGTATATTCTCCTTCTTCTGGAGTATTTATATTTGCAGACTTGAGTGATACCTGAGATGGACCAAAACTTTGAATACTTCCATTTGCTGTAAATTTATTAATAGTTAATGAATTTTTTTGAGAGTCTTCTATAATAACTTTTTCCAAGTTACTATTTGGATAATCTTCAGAAATAAACTTAAATACAGCATTACCTCCAGAATTTATCTTTAATGAATTATTAGATACTTCAAACCCAAAGAACTCTATAATACTAATAGTTACTCGTTTACTACTAAGTTCTAATGTAAGAGTAGCAGCCGAGAAATTAACTTCAGGAATCACAATACTATTAACGGTATTGATTTGTTCCGGATAATATATTTCTGGTGCATCTGGATCTCCATTTTCATATTTTGCTAAGACTCTTGAAATAATATACCCTGAAAGTTCTGGTATTCTAATTTCTGCTCTCTGATTAATTAGGACATCTACTTTACCATCTTCTTGTATATAAGGATCGTATTTAGTTTCATCACCTATAATTAATTCAGATACTATAAAGTTATTTTCTCCAAATTTTCTTTTCCATTCACCATAATCATATACATCACTTTCTCCAGATATCATAGCTTTCAAGATTATATAAGATCCTGTATATTTTAGGTTGAAGATTAGATGATTCGTTTTTAGAACCTCTTCCCAATTAGTTACTGTTATTAGGTTATTTGGAATATTATAATTAAAGTTATTACTTGGTGGAAATGGAATTAAATCTTTCACATCAAGTAGACATGGTATATCTTCATTCAAAACATATCCAGGATTAGGATATATTTTAAAATCAATAGGAGTTTTGACAGAAGGGATAGATATTATTCCAATAGGGTTGCAAGTTCCTCCGATTTCTGGGGTTACTGATACAACTATTCTAATTGGTTTATTTATATTTAGAAACTCTGAAAGAATCCACTTAGATGAAAGCGCCGGATTATTATTAAAGTTATTATCTGATACTGATTCCCAAACTTTTCCACCTAGAATTACTTTATCTCCAATTTTATATGTAGTAAAAGGAAAGTACTTAGGATAATCTCCAGCTCCTTTATACATCTCAATTAATCCTCGTTTATTTCCTAGAATTAATAATCTATTGTCTTCTATCTTCTCATTTCCTAAGAGAGTACTAGAATTTGCATCAATTAGAACCTCTGGAACATCTTCAACAGTCTCTATTATCCCAACTGAATCTATTGTAGACCAGTATTCATCATTTCTAAGAAGATACTTATTCATATTTCTGTTAGGATTTGTACTATCTACCCATGATTTATAAGATAGATTTACACTCTCCACCTCAGAGTTATTAGAAATTAGCATCCAAATCATCTTCTCTCCAGTAACTTCATCAAGGAGTTCCTTTTCGCTTACTAAATCCTCGCCGCTTATAGTCTCGTCTGGTTGTCCTAAAATTAATATAAAGTTAGGAGTAGAAGTAGGTTTAATTCCAGCGGCGGCCATTGAATCAGTATCTATAAAGTCACTACCTCTAGAGTTGTTATTATTTTTATCGATTATTCCCTCATATAACTCCAGACGTTTAATTCCAGCGGCGGCCTTAAAAAGAGCGAATACCTGATTGGATATTATAGTAGTTCCGAAATATCTATCATTTTCTTCTGTTAAATTTTCTCTAGAGGATGTTGGGAATATTATTGATTCTATTTTTTCTAGGGAATTTGATGTTTCTCCGATTTCTTTCAGGGTTTTTTCTCCTAGATAATTTACTAAAAATTTATCATTAAACTTATCTTTAGTGATATCATACGAAAAGTCATACTCACTAAAGTCTCTATTGTAAAGTAAAGAACTGTTAGATCTGTACTGAACTTTACTGTATTCACGGTTATCTAGGTCATCTTGACTGTAAAACACTACTGTTCCGATATCCGTAAAATTGTTATTATTGATAATCAATTTCATAGGGCATTACTGTCATTTTGTTATAGCTTCTTAAGTTTGCTCCAATATAATTCTGGAACTTACTTTGAATAGTTAGATCTATACTTCCAGAACCTATATTAGTATTAAGTCTGGTATAATATATAAGTGCATCTAAAAATTTCTTAAGAAGTTCGTAAAATAAGCTTTCATTTTCTACACTTAAGTTCTCAAAGTTTACTGTTATTTCTCCTGAGTCATATATAGTCTCTCCATCAAAATCTAAAGGAAGATACTGTATCATATAATTAAATACTTGAATAGTTCCTTTTACACTATAAAATAATTTACTAAGATAGTTTATAACCTCTTCGTAATCTTGATTATCTGGGAGACTTGATTTTGGAATACATAATCTCAAGAAATTTTTCACCGGATCACTTCCAGAATAAATATAATAATCATCAAATGAACCTTGTTGAGTTGAAACTACTGAAGAATATTGTTCCTCGTAATCTTCAATCATTCTATAAAGCTGATCTATGATTTCTATATTTCTTAAGTGTTTAGGTATATATATTTTCATGATTCTATAACTGAATTAATAATGTAGTTAATTGAGAAATATACAACATTCCCTTCTCCATATACAATCTCAGGAGAAACTACAGAACCATCTTCATTAGTATAAGTTATTTCCATGTCAATTATTCTCTTTACGTTAGATATTTTACTTATAAGAGATTTTATTTCTTCTGTTAACTCTGGAAATTTAATATTGAACTTATTACTATAATTATCCAAGATATCACCAACTTCTGAATCTATACTACTATTTTGATATATCTCTACATCTAAGTTAAAGATAGCTGTATATTGAGATCCTCTTTCTATAGTAATTTTATCAGTTATATAGTAAGCTCCTTTAGTCTCAATGAAATTAGTTTTTTCATCTTCTGTTAGAATTGTAGAATTAGAGTATGGAACATAGTAGATAGTGATAGAATTACTTTGTGCTGAACTACTAAATCTATAAGTTGTTCCACCTGAAATAATTTTATTTGGATAAGTTTCTTCAAGTACAGTACCGATATCAGAATTACTACGTAGGATTGAATTTACATATCTATCACGATTAGCTTTGTAATGAATAGTAATTAAGTTATCTCTATCAACTTCAGACATACTAGCAAGACCAGTTCCTAAGATTTCATAATTTCGTCCACTCAACCAAAAAGGATCAAATTCTACCATCTCAGCTCCACGAATATTAAGCTTTTTTAATTCTGAAGTATTATACCCCGAGAGTGTTGAAAATTTATAATAAAGAGCTTCTATTATTGTATTTGCTGGAGTCTGTGTTTCTTCTCTTTCCATTACTGTTCTAAAAATATCTGCTACATAAAGTCTAGAACCAAATCCAGGAAGAGTAAGATCAAAGATACTACCATCTAATATATGTCCTGAAAATAATCTAGTTGTTGAGAAGAAATTATCATTAACTTTAACCCAAAAATCATCAGAGAGATCATTTTCTAGACAATTAACATAATAAGTATTGTTTTGATTTAAGACCCACTTTCTAGAAACAGTTTCTTTTGCAATTAGACATATAATAGTATAAGTATCAGTATCATTCACGGCCGGAGACATTGTAATTGGAGAATATACAAAACCTTCGTCTCCAGCTATATCTTTATCATTTCCATAACCTCCCGGCCGTGTATAATTTTTATCATAATACCCTAAGTAATAAGCCTTAAAACTATTAGAACTTATAATTTCATCATAGATATTAAAACTTAAATACTTAGTGGGTTTTATATTAAGAATTACGCGAGGACAACTACCACGAAACACCGAATACATATCATCTACACAATGTTGAATCTTTGAATTGATAAGTGTAGATTTCTCAAGAGATGCTTCTTGTGCATAGGCTATGTTTTCTACTTCACTAATAAAAGATGCATTAGCTAACATCTGAGATAAAATCTCTACAGAATCTCCGGTAATATTAAGTTTATTAGCTATTCCTCTATAAATATCTATATAATCTTGTAATGATTTCATAATAATTATCCTGTTGTTTCATTTATATCAACTAGTATATCATCAGACTCTACCTGATTAACACTTATTACTAGTTTTACTTTTGTTTCATCTATTAAGTCGAGTGAAACAATTTTTATATCAAGTGTTTTTGTAAATTTCTCTTTTATTTTTGTTATTAACTGTTCTACCCTACCAGTAATTTCAGATGCTAAATCTTTTTTCTTGGTATTAGTAAAAATAAAGTTAAATCCAATTTTAGATGCTCCTGGAATATCCTTTGGCCAGATATTTAAGTAGAGTTTGAAAAGATCTATAATATAATACTCCACTTGATTTGTTATTTGACCTGTTGAAAGTAGGTAATTCATAATCTTGATTTATAATTTTTACAATTATTACATTTAACTGTAGGATCATCATCATTGAGAGCTACAAATTTACTACAGTTAGATGCTGATATATTCGTAAGATCTAAATCTTTTGGAGAAAAAGCAGAACAATTTGCTGCACTTAAGTCAGGAATAGGTATTGGTATTTCTATTTCAGGAATAGGAAGATCATCAATGATATCACCAACATTAGCTCCAACTAGTGCAATTAATGGTTTAGCAACTGCCTGTGTAGTTTCTACAATACTCATTACAGATCCAACAACCGGTATAGTTCCCATAAGAGATTTTAATCCTAGTTTACTTACCTTAGCATCAACTCTATCATAAACTGCACTAAGATTATCTCCTTCAGCTTTAAGTTGTTGAAGTAATGGAGGAGCTAATTGAGCAGAAACGCCAGGACCCATAGGAGTTACGGAAATCAATGCTGGAGGAACCATTGCAATTCTCGCAGCAAATTGAGCTGTTCCTACTGAAAGATGACCTAAATCTTGTCCAAGCTCATTGAAATCTTCTATCATCTGATTATACATCTGACCAAGTTTTTCATTAGCTTTATCCAACATTTCCTCCCCTCTCTTCTTCATATCCTCCTTAGCATTATCTAGAGTTTCTTTATATTTCTTTTTTGCTTCAGGATCTTTTATTTCATTAGATTCATCCTTAAACTCAGGAAGAGAATCTTGATATTTCTTTAATGATATTGATTGAGCTGCTTTAGCAGACAATGCACTTAATAAATTTTTCATAATATATCAACTCTCTAATAATATAGTATCTGATGTAGGTATAGGAGATCCTGGAGTTAAGAAAGTAGGAGATAATACAAAAGGTCCGAGAGCTGTATGTCCTCCCGCTACTACTTTACCCTTTACTGTTAATGTTCCAGGACCTTTAAGTGTAATATCAGATCCTTTAACTACTGCAGATCCAACTAATTCTACATTTGTTTTTCCATTTATAGTAACATCACAATTTTTTCCTATATTGATAGTTACATTAGATCTCATATTAATATCCATGTTTCCATCTTTATCTATAGTCACCCAATCGGTTGGTTCAGGTCTAGGATTATTATCTGGATCATTATACTCAGTTCCTGGATCAAAAATAGCAACCCTTATATAATCAGGTGTAATATCTACCATTTTTCCATTACTTCTAAAACCTATATAATCATTTTCTTTTATTTTTTGATATAAGTAATAACTCTGAAATACTGGATCAAGACACTTAAGAAATACAAAATCGCCTACTCTTGGCTCATCTACTTCTCCTCTAAATGGAAATGCCTTAACTCCCGATTTTATTCCTGGGATATCCACCTTTATTTCATACAATACTTTATCTAAAACTTCTACAATTGTTCCAGTATAGTATAAATCTGCTTCTTTCATATTTTTCTATTTAATTTGTTGGATCTACAATTGGTAATATTTCTTCTTTCTCTTCTACACCTGATAACAATGAAGTCCAAGAAAAATTCTCTCCATCAGGGCCTACAAAATCAGAACCTTCAATAGCCATAAACAGTTCATTAGATCGAACTAGGAATAATTTAAATGGTAATTCTGATTCTTGCTCCTCACGTTTATACTTCAAAATATCACCAAGTTTATATTTAGGCATATTAAAGTCTTTTATTCTAAATGCAGTGAAGAAATCAGAATTCATATACCCTAAGTTTCTCCAATAATTATGCATAAGTTGTTCAAAATCTTTTCCTACAATCGTATAGTCTTCATAAAACTGAAGAGTTCTAGAATTTTTAGGTTGAAGATCTGTATAATCATCTGTACTATTATTTGCTTGCTCTCCATTATTCTCATCTCCTTTAACTGGTTCCCATGGATTAGTTGGAGTATAATATATCTTCTGATTATAATTTAAATTATAAGAATCTAACTGATGGAATTCAGCATTTCCTGTAATTTGATAATATGGTTCCTGATGACCTCCAGAATCTATACCTATAATTTCTTTTATTAAATATCCTTCCCACCCATAAGCAAATATAGACTTTTTCTTAAATCCATATGATAACTTAGAACATAGTGATTGATTTGTTTCTGAGTTCTGAAAAATTGTAAGTTTATTATTAATATCACATTTACATCTTATATCCTTTTTTCCTGGATATAAAGATTCAATAGCTGAAGTAATATCATCCCATTCAGCTTGTATAAGTTCTGTATAAAATTTCTTATCTTTTATACAGATAAAATTTAGAGTTAAGAAATTTTTAAAATATTTTTTATTAATTATGAAAATATCAATACTATAAACATTTCCACCTTCTTTCTCCAAAGTTATCTGTCCAGTATATTGATCTGTAATTAATTTAAGAGCTTCTCCAGAACCATCATGTGACATACTAATTTCTCCACTAGCTATCGTTCCACCAAGTTCTTCATACATATGGATATTATCAAATCTATACCCAGAATCAAACCATGGAGTGAAATTAATGGAAACTTTATAAGAATTTGTATATTTCATATCTTAAATATTACTTAATATATTATCTAATATCCTTTTTGGAATTAATTTTAAAATTGCTCCTTGCTTATAAGTTTCAAGTCCTCTAGCAGCTTGTAACATTAGGAGGCCAGCATATGAAACAGAACCGTAATAATCTTCTGCAATAAGATCTGGTCTATATTCATATGCCGTTATTTCATAAGATTCTCTTTCAATATTTGGATTATTTAAATATATCAAAATGCTAGAGTTATATACATCAATTCCATCTATATAATTTGAAAGATTTTCCTTATTACTAATTATTACATCTTTTTTAGTATACATTATTTCTTATTTTAATAGTAATGCATTTTTTATCATTTCATCAGTAAGTTTGGTACTTAGAACTGACTCTATAACTTCTCTCTCTTTTTCCATTGATTTTCCACTAACAAAATTACGAAGAGCATTATCAGTAAATTTAGTAGCTGGCTTGAATGTAAGCGTTACATCGCAAGATAAAGGAGTAATATCATTAATAGTTTGTCCAGGTTTTCTTACTTTTATCATTTGCTTCGAAAACTGAAATTGAGCACTCTCGACCACTAAATTTGGTAATGAATAGAAAGCTCCAAACTTCAATTTAAGAGTACCAAACTGAATTTCATCAATCTCCTTAACTGATGCTAAATATCCTCCTGGAGGTAACTGCCAACCAAAATATCTATTTATTAAATCTTTATTGTTTGAAATAAAGGTTCCTGAATTTACATCTGTTCCAGTTATATTTCCACTATCATCTAATGCTTGTACAAATTTTCCAAAACAATATGGATATAATTTTTGTAATTGATCATGAGTTGATTTAAATTCTCCATCTATCCAATTAGCAAAAACAGTAAATTTCATAGTTAAATTACCAAAGCCTACTCCAGTACCTGAATAGTAAGAAAATCTAGCTCCTTGTGCAACTAAGTGTCGATTCAATAAACTCGGCGCTTTTTCTACTACTTCATATACTTTATCTGTAAACTTATCCAATACTTGTCCTACTGTAGAATTTATATCTTTTTTTTCTTGTTCTGTTCCTGTTTTCATTTCCTCCTCTTTTTCATTAGCTTGTTTTAACATTTTTGCTAAGTGAGCAGCATAAGGAGCATAAGGTTTGAATTGATTAAATAGGTTACCTAAAAAATCATATCCAAATTCTGAGAAAGTATTAGAAACAGCTACTTGATAATCTTCACTTAAAACAGATCTAATTAATGGTTCAAGAGAGTAAGGATATTCATCTCCACTAGTTTCTACTGGTGGAAGTACTTTTTGCCATGTAATACCTCCATCAGATGTATAAGTATTAGCATGAAGAGATACAGAAATTAATTCATTTACTAAATTCCTATCATAATAAAATGGATATTTAGAAGAATTATTAATTCCTTCTCCAAATTTGAAAAATTCAGTTGCTGAAACATTACTCATATTTTAACCTCCTAATAACGTCTTGAGTTTATTTTTCTCTTCAATTAATTTATTATTTAATCCAGTTTTAGTACTAGTAACAGCATCTTTCTCATTTTCTCCACTTATAAATCTTTTTAATGCATCATCAGAATATTTAGTAGCAGGTTGAAAAGTAAGTACTACATCACAAAATAATGGACTTAATTTATTTAGCGTACCATTCCAATGTTTTACCATTTGTTTTGAAGATTGAAATTGAGCATTAGTACATACAAGAGATGGTAATGAATAAAATACACCAAATCTAAGCTTAAGAGTACCAACCTGAACTTTATCTATATTAATAGTATCCGGTTCATATCCTCCTGGAGGTAATTGCCAAGAAAAGAATTCATTTATTAATTCAGCAGTTTCTCCTTTAACTCCAGAATTTATTCCTGTTCCTTGAATTTCTCCTGTTTTACTATCTAATATCCCATTAGTATATTTTCCCATGATATATGGATAAAGTTCGCTTAACTGTTCTTCAGTAGTTTTCCACTCAAATTTACCAGTTTTATAGTTTTGTAAATATCCTGCAAAAACAGTAAATTTCATAGTTAAATTACCAAAGCCTACTCCAGTACCTGAATAGTAAGAAAATCTAGCTCCTTGTGCAACTAAAGATTTATTTAATATTTTTGCCCCTTTTTCAGATACATCCTTAACACCAGTAACTAATTTTTTCATTACAGTTGAAAAACTTGAGTTAACATTTGGATCTTTTGAGATTTCCATATTTTCCATTGTTCCTAACATACTACTAGCTGCATTAGCTAAGTGAGCAGCATAAGGAGCATAAGGTTTAAGTGAATTAAATAAAGATCCTATTTCATCTTCACCAAACTGAGACCATGAATTAGAAACAGCTACTTGATAATCTTCATCTAATATAGCTCTACACAATGGACGTATCATATATCCATCATCATCAACAGGTTCATCTGGTTCTTTCCACTTATCACCATCTAATATTCTATTAGCATGAAGATATACTGAAGTTAATCGATTAGTTATTTGTTTATCATAATAAAATGGAGTATTTAATTTTGCAGCACTTACTACTGTATCTTGACTAGTATCTTCCATATATTATACTTTATTAGGTTTATTAGTCCATGTGTTTACTGAAGTTTTCTGATTGCTAGAAGTATTTACATTAATCGTCATATTTCCTAATCCAGATGCAATATTATTAATTGCCTCTGCTTGAGCTAACTGTCCTTGTTGAAGAAGTTTTATATTCTCATTAACATCAGAAACTTTGGCATAAATATCTTCAGTCTTATCTTTTCCTAAATCAGCTATTAATTCTTGTCCAACGGATTCTGAAGTATTACCAGGAATAGCCCCTCCTGAAGTTGGAGTAGATGGTGTAATCTTTTCTGGAGACAAGACACTATTTTGAGCCATTATTAATCCAGAATCACTCTTAAAAGAATTAACACCTACAGTACTCCAATCATAAGTAGGTATACTAGAACTTTCATCTGTTTTTTGTTCTACATAATTATCTGCATAATAAACTCCTTCTTGTCCTTTATTTTCAGACTCAAATTCTTTATTCCAAGCTAACCAAGTATTAACAGAAGAATTATCAGGTCCAATATGATAGTGTTTGCCAGTTCCTCCAGTCTTATCTAATACTTCCTTTGTAGTTTCATCCAGAACTCCAAGACCTCGCTTTTTAAAATATTCCTGAACTAATGGAGAACTAAGTAATTGTTGTTTTAACCTTTCAAAATTACCATCAGTAGGAACAATATCAATTGCTAAATTATCAGTAGTATGATAGGATTTATTTCCAGAATTACCAGCTTCTCCAGGTTCTCTTTTCTTAGAAGTAACCACAAAATCTGTTACTCCGCCAGCTTTAAGAATATCTTCTATTCTATCCCAAGAAGCCGATGCTAAATCAGCTTCAGTGTACTTACCTTGATTTCTAAGAGCCTTAATTTCTTCTGTAGATAATGGTTTAATTTTAGAAACAGAATTATATGTATCTTTCCATCTTCCTACATATTTATCATTACCTGGATCATATTTAGATGCAACCCTATTCATCATTATATCTATATCATCACCATTAAATGCATTATATCCATATTGATCCTTATTAAGAAGATTTACTTTATAATTTATATAATCATCTAAAGAATCGAATTTTCTCCAATTATCACCATCCTTTATTCCACCAAAATTATTATTCTTAGTAGCTAAATTACTAGTACCCCAACCTGACTCTTGAGCATCCTGAGCAACCATATAATCTATATACTTCTCATCTATTCCAAGTTCTTTAAATTTCTTAGAATAAGCTCCTCTCATCATTCTCACAAAATCTCCTTTTTCCATATCACTATATATACCTAATCTCCCTCTTACATTATCTATTGCACCATTAACTCCATCAGACATGTAATCATATGATTTTTTTACATTAGAATTCTCCCACTGTTCTTCTTGTTCTTGTTTTAATTTTTTTTCTTTTTCTAATAAATCATCAAGAGAATTTAGTTTTTCCATTAAATTCTCTCCATCATTATATACAATGTCATGTCCACCTAATTTAGCTTTAGATACTAAATATTTTTGCACATCAGTTATAAAATCTCTATTAGTAACATCTACATTATCTTTTCCAGTCCAAGATTGAACAATCCGATTAATAACTTTTGGTGTAATTTCTGCTAGAGTAACTATATCTTTTTTTGAATCTGGATATCTCCATCCGGGTTTTAACTCTTCATCTATAGGTACTAAATCTAAAACTTCAGTACTTTTTACTTTTTTTCTATAATTTTCAGTATCTATAGCACTAGCTGCATTAGTAATATTTGTTCCCCAAAAAGTTTTATTGATAGCTTTTATATAATTACCTGCGACAACTTCTTTTCCTGCAGAAATAAATCTATTATCAATTACCTTATCAATTGCTTGATCTGTAATAAATTGTTGAATTCCAGAAGAAGTAATATCATTTACTTCTTGTTCAGTTCTAGGACGTATAATATATTTATATTTTTTTGGAACAATCTCACCGGATTTAATTAATTCATTATAAATATTTCCTCCATCTTTAACATTACGAAACAAACTTATCAATGTTGAAGGATTTACTAAAGTTTTCCCATCATTCTTTTCAGCAATATCTTTAAGATTTTGTAATCCCTGAATAACTGGAGTAGTATTAATTTCTCCTGTTCTATTAGCTATTTCAATAAATCTTTGAATATTATTTGCTTGAGCAATTGATGCTGTAGTATTATTTCTTAAACTTCCATCTGTATTAAAATCACTAGCAACTTGAAAATTTCTATTAATATCACTGGTTCCTTGAGCAACATTATCCTCTCCTTTAATCATTTTGATAACATCATTTCCTCTTTTAAATTTATCATTTGATACAGATTGTTCAACTGAACTTCTTCTTATTTCACTAGTTATTGATTGTCTTGCTCCTTCAGGACCTAATAAAATAGTTTTAAAAATATCACCTACATACCCTACCAAAGTTTGTAAAGAACCTGCTATGTTATTTAAATCTAACTTAGGAGGTTTTAAAGTCTTTACAGCTTCTCCTCGTATTTCGAACCAATCTTTTATTTTTTTTAGGAGAATATTAAAAATACCAGCTCCTTTTCCAGTACTTTCGGAATCTCCATTCCAAAATAATTTAAAGAATGAATCTGAAATACTAGATTTGCTATTATCAGGATCTCCACCAAAAGCAGATATTAACATTTTTGCAAGTCCAGATCTACTTCTACCTCCACCTTTCTCTTTATCTCCAAAGAAAAATCGTTCAATACTAGCACCTATACTAATAACCTTATCCCAATGTTTAGCTAAGAACATAGTACCGAAGAGGAAGAGAATAGTTTTAAATTGTCCACCTACTGAAGATGCTAATTTCCTAGGATCTAATCTCTCTGAAACACTCTTCCCTAGATCGGATAAATGTTTCATGAGTTTATTAGTACTTCTTGTTAAGGACCACTCACGACGTTGATACTCTTTTTCTCTGATCGCTGCTTGTTGATTCTGTTTAGCAAAGGCATTAGATATCCAAGTTTTAAATCGAGCCTGTCCTTCATCTGGATTTTGTTTTACTGCTAATGTTCTCCCTTGGACAGGACCACCAATATTAGCAGCGGGAACAGCAACATTATTAGTCGTCGTGTTCGTAGTGTTATTATTTATTATTATCTTCTGTGGAGTTACTTGTACACTCCTTGAAGATGTTCGTTGTACTTTAGGTTGTCCAAGTCCATATTTTCCTAAGACAGCCTGAGTTTGTGGATTCATTGCCTGTACTTGTTGTTGTACTGCTGCTCCACCACCTAATCCTCCAAGTGCAGCCATCTCTACAGCTTGACTCATAGTTTCATTATTAGCCGCATCAGCATTATTTTCGAGTCTAGCTGTTTGTAAGTTTCCCTGACGTTCTGCATTTATCTGAACAATCTGGTTTTGTGCTTCTTGGAGTTGTTGTAAGTCTTTCCCATCCTCTGGTTTCTGGGAAGACATTTTTCTTACTTTATTTTCAATATCTTCTACAGCCATCGTTTATTTTTTTTTATATAGCTTCAAAGCCTTATATATGAAATAAAATATATAAAGATTATGAAGAAAAATATAATAAAAGCTTATAAATTTATTAACTACAGCGATCATGATAATTGCGCTTGTGATTTAGCATTATCACCTGTAGAATGTTATCTTTTTTTAGAGAAAGAGAAGTATGAACGATTTTATAGAGGTAATATTCAAAAACTTAATGAAGAATTAAAGGATATTACTTATGGATTATTACAAATTAATATATTACAAGATTACAAATTAGATGACTTTGAACTAATTGATAAAAATTACATACCGAATAATAAAGATTATGTATTAATATCTTTACCCACAGTATGTGAATTTAATATAATAAATAGTCAGCTAAATCTATCAGATGAAGCGATAAAATATATTAATTTTATTCAAAAAGAGGATTAATTTCCTCTTTTATTTTTCTTCCACATTCTCTTTCTTGTTTTACTATCAGGAAAAACACTATTTTTATTATATGCTCTAGATGGAATTTGAATAGCTTTATAAATAGATTCTTTCATTTTCGCATCTCCCGTAGATTTATACGTTTCAACTGCTAAATCTTCTGCTACTTTAGCTACAGATCTTTTTTCAGGAATTATACCTAATTTATCCGCTATTTTTGATCCTTCTTTCCAAGCATTCTGTTCATTCTTAACTATCAGCTTCTTTCCTACATAATCTTTACTAAAAGAGATTGGTCCTCCTTTTACCTTATTTTTGAAAAGAGGTCTCTTAAATCTCTTCTTAAAAAATTTACTAGTAAATGCCACAATTCCAGATATCGGCTTTTTCCTTGCTTCATCATGTCCAACTTCGTGTAAAGCAATATGTGAATTTTCTCCTCTTCTAGTATTAAGATTTATCATCTTATCGTTTGTTTGTACCTGCTGAATAGTCTCTTGTAGAGTATTCTTTGGATCCTTAACAGGCTTGAATTTTCTTAACATCCGTTTTGCAGGTTTTAAATTATGTTCTATGAAATTACCACCTTTATGACCAGTTAATTTGGCAAAAGTATCTTCATGAGAAACTCCAATCCTTCTTTTATTAGCTTCTTGAATTACTTTATTATGAAATTCCTGATCAGTTACGATCGGCATTCTACTTAGAGATCTATTTGCTTTAATATTCCTAGCAACATCATTTCTCATGGATCTTGCCACCTTATCAGCTATAGATTTTCTTTTCTCACCTACAAGTTTTTTATAAGTTCTTTTAACTCCGTGACGTTTTATTAATTCCCTAATATTTGAAAATTTTCCGAATTCACGCTGTTCTATAGTCCAACCATCAGAATACAGTCTTTCCACTAAATCTCTACCAGTAAAAGATTTAGTTTTTAGTTTTCTTGCTATGATCATAATTACTTCGTTTTTATTTTCTCTATGAACTGGTCTATTTCTTTATTTCCGAGACCTAAAATAACTCCAAGACGTTTACTATACCAAAACTTTCCTGGGACTTTAAGAATACTATATAACTCATCTTGACACTCCAAGAAAGTTATCAGGCGACTTCCAGAAATTGACTTTTTCGTTACTATTTCGATATCCCCTGGAATAGTATACTTATCTAATTTATCTTTCCGTATCATAACAACCGGAGTACATTTCTTGAGATTAGGAGTAGACATATATTCTTCGGTATCAATTAAAACTCCTCTTACTAACCTTGGAGATCTTACCGACTTTTCTTCTTTCTTAGGTTCCTCGGATTCTTCTTTATCTCCTAGTAAACGTGTAATGAGATCTATAACACTCAAGATCGCCAACACAGCCAAGAAAAATATTAATCCAGGGAGAAGTAAGACAAGAACAATAATCCCAGGCACAATAAACAGTAGAGACCAGGAAAACCAATTATCTATATCAACTAACCACTCTACCAATTCAGTTTTCTTTATCTTCATTTTCTTTCCTCCAATTATTTCTTATATATTCTTTCGTATCTTCTATAAATCTCAATAATTCAGCCGAGATCAAATCATATTCATCCAAGATCTCGAAAACACAATAATTATCTAGAATACTGAAATTTTCCTTATAAAATACTCCTTCAGAATAATAATTATCGGAAACTAATCTCCTAAAATCATAACTCTGTATAAATAGTGTGTCTCCGGGAATATTATTAAACTTTCCGATCTTGAGTAATATGAATACGTCTATAGTCTCAGATTTAACTCCTATAATCGAAACTATATCATCTTCGGTGGTTTTATCTCTAGAGGAAAATAGTCTAGAATAACCGCTAAACTTAAGAATATTACCTATATTGTTATTATCTTCTATCCATCGTACCATACGCATTTTTATTAATTAGTTCCTATAGATCTATATCCCAAGACTCTATAGGATTATACTTTTATTCTTTCTCTTTTTTCTTATCGTAAAATTTCTTAGCCCCATATAATGCTCCTGCCGCTAAAGCAGTTCCAGCCATTATTTTTCCAGTTCTTCCCAGTTTAAATGGAGACTTAGTAACCCTAGACGTACCCTTATCTAACGGAGAATTAGTCTTAGGTGCAGTTGGGCCAAAGTTAAGTGGATTTTTAGGAATAGAATTAGTAGGTATTGTAGTATTTGTTATTGGACTAGGATTTTCTACAACTCTATTCTTTCTTTCTAATACACTTTGACGAAACTTCTTTTGATTTTCAGGAGATAGAGCTTGAATTCTTTCCTGTTTAGTTTTAATTTTTTCCTGTACCTTCGTTCCTCTTATTTTTTTAACACCTCTATCTTGAGTATTTTGTCCATATCCTCTTGCCTGTTGTAATAAAGTTTGCTGAGCATTTCCTAATCTTTTGTCAACTTTACTAATACTAGGATTATCATACTCAGAAGAAGGCAATACTTTATTAATTTCTATGGCTTTTTTATACCTTTCTGAATTCTTTAGTATCTGCTCTTGAGGGATTCCACCCATAGACTGATGTTGAATAACCGGATTTACAGCTTGAGTCATTTGCCACTGCCTTGTTTTAATCTTATTTGCTTTATTACCAAACTCTTTCTGTCTCAGTATTATCATATATTTCTTAAACTGTCAAGGGAAGAATATTGTTAAATCCTATACCCCCCCCTTGACATATAAAATTTTAAGGGAGGGTATAGTTTTATAAGTCCATTAAGTCGACATTCTTAGTTCCCATTATTTCTTTTCTCTCAGCTTCCTCTTCATAATAAGCTTGACGTTGTGCCGCTGATATTCCTTTAAGTCTCTGTCCCTTCTTTCCACCAAAATTAAGTAACGGAAAATCAGGGTCAGTTCCTTCGGTAGTATCAAGGAAGTTTTCATAGCATTCACGAAGAGACTTAAGAGAAGAAAGTGTATAGTACTCTACTCCATCGACCTTAAGAAATTTATTTAAATAAAATTTTAGATCCATCAATTGGGGAATTGTTACAGATGTCTCGAAAGAAGTCGACAGTAAGAGATTCTACACTTACTGCCACACTCCTCCTTTCTTTCGCTTTCTTTCCTTTATTACATTCAGGACAATATAGTTGAATAGGTTCAAGTCTATCGTAATATAAGTCACGAAGAGCAAGCAAGAGAGTAACATCACCATGAGTAGCCCCTAAGACATCTTTCTCGATCTGTGTTCCCTGATAATCAAAATCTTTAATCAAGGCTATAGTTTTAATCATCTTCAAGTCAGTTACAGTTCGATATCTAAGGTAAGTCTGAAATACCTTCATAAACTCTCTAACTGTCGGAACTATAGTCTCGTATCTATGCCCTCCAAGTTCAATAAAAGCACCATTCATAATCTTTTGATCGATCTGTTTAAAGTGTATATCTTTTTCGAAGGATATAGTTTTTTTCATTTTCTTTCCACATTCTGGACATGTTACCTCAATTTCATAAGATAATTCTCCAGAAACCGTACAAAGCTTCTTATAAAATATCAAGAAATCTACATCCATTAAATAACAATCTAGGATAGTTTCATCTTCTTGAACTAAAAGATTGATATCATATAAGTATTTTTCTAGTGGATCATCAGAAGGAAGATTCTCAAGATATCTTGTTATTTCTAAGAATGTCATAGGACTAACCTTAACACTTGGGAATTTATATCCATATCCCCCTGATGGTAATTGTGATGTTAAAATATTCATAATCGTTAAACTCTCATTTTTTATTAATTAATCTTCTTTTTCTCTACGCTCTAATTCTTTACGAGCCTTTCTTGCTTCTGATTTATGATGAAGATGTCCAGCTGCAGCAATTCCGGCACCTGTAGCAGCACCGATTCCAGCTCCTATTAAACCTCTTTTTAAAGATAATTTCTTAGCTAATCCAATTGAAGCTCCGGAGACACTAGTAGCAGCTATAAGTCTTTTATTATTTTTCTTAATATTTTCTTTTTCCTTATCAGTCAAACCTTCATCATATCTAGCTCTTTCTTTAAGCCATTTATCTGACTTTCGAGAGAATTTAGAATCATCAAACTCTTCTGACATTCCAAGATATGTTTCTTCATCTAAATCATCATCAGCCTTAGAAAATTTATTCTCTCTAAGTTTTTCTGCACGTTTCTTCATTAAATGGTTTGAAGCTAATCCCGCCGCTGTTCCTAATAAAGCTGTTCCTGCCAAGATCTTCTTATTTCTCTTTGAAGCTTTCTTTGAAACTTTATCTTCTAATTTCTTTGTTGCTTTTTTTAGTATATCTTCTTCGCCTTTTAATTTTTTATCAGCCATGTTTAGATAATGTTTTTCAACTTTCTGAACTTTTAGAAGATTATCAAGTTCGTTAAATGAATCTATTACTGGTTCTCCTGTTCTCGTCTTTTCATTAGCTCGCTTAAATACCTCTTTACCAGTTTTTCTAATTTTATCAAGTTCATTCCGATATTTTTCATATAATTTACCAGAATGTTTGAGATACTGATCATTTATTTTGGCTTCATCAACTGACTTAGCAACGTCAGAACCAATTAAACCTACCCCAGCTACAGTACCACCAGCTAAAATTCCATGTGCAGTAGCTACTCCTTTACGATTTTTATCAATCTGATCTGCAGCTCTCTGTTTTTTCTCTTCAGCTGTTAATTTCTTAGAGAATAATTTTCTTTTGATTATCATACTATTTATATAGGGGATTATTAAACTTCATACCCCCCCCTTTAGAGAGTATGATTTTTCTTATTATAAATAAAGAACGAAATATAAACTAAAAGCCTTATATATGTAATAAAATATTTTAAATTATGAAAATAGGAATAAGTACAACTAACATAATTAATGAATTTGTTAGATTTATAGGTCCTGTAGTTGACCTAAGAATAAAAGAATGTAAAGTGTATGTAATAATAGATCACAATAAATTTACTAATCTAGAAGAAATACTAAATCAATTAAATCAACAATCTATTTTTTCACTTAGTCCAGCAGAAATTGTATCATCTTTTGAAGTAGAATCTATACTACTTGATACAGATAATTCAAGAACAGATACAGTTATAAAACTTCCTGGGACTTGGAGAATAAATACAGAAACTAATGAAATAATTGAACAAGAAAATCTAGATAAAATTTTAAAGCTATTTACTACACAAGAAGGATGAGAGAAAAAAACTCATCCTTTTATTTTCTTTTCTTAGAATTTCCAAAGATCTGACCTATAATACTCTTATCCTTTCTTCTATTTTGCCTTATTTCTCTCTTATCTAGTTTATTTTTAAGGTCTAAATCATTTTTATCCAAATTTTCCGGATAAGTATTTTTAATTCTATGTAACTTACCTGGACTAACTTCTTTCTTTAAAGCACTATTTGGATCTAAATATTTAGCCGCTGCATTTAAAGTTCTTGCATTTCTGGCAGCTTTATAAGTTTTTAGAGATAATTTTTTATCCTTTTCTGCAAGTTTTATCTCTTCTTTAGATGCCCCATGCTCTTTCATTAAATTTATTCCATTCTTCCAAGCATTTTTCTCCTCTTTAAGTTCAGCACTATTTCTTTTGAACTCTTCTTTCACTCGTTCTATAGTTCCAATTTCAGATTTTTTCTTACTCTTATTCATTAAATTTAATCTACTAATAGCTTTATTCCTCTCACCAGCAGCTCCAGTACTATTCATTGCATGACCTACTTCATGGGCTAGAGCTGGAATATTTTCATCATATTTTCCTTTAATATTTATAAGACCTGATCTTGGAGATAATCCAAGAAACTTCATTAGGAGATAACGTTAATGCAATTTTCTTACTTAATCGTTTTCCATCAACATTTCCTTCGTATTTTGAATTATTCAGAAACCGTTTACTAACTTCTTTTGCTTCTTCTGGCTTAAATGGAGCATAATAATTTATAGATTCTTTTTCACCTATTGAAGTTTGAATTTTATTATTATCAAATACTCTAGAATTTCCCTTCTTAATAGCATCCTTTACTAAATCTTTTCCAAGTTTCTTATTAGAAATAGATTCTTTTTCTAAATCTTTTGCTAATTTAAGTACTTCACTATTATTAGATACTTGTTTAACTGATAAATCTTCTAACTTCTTTCCGATTTTTCTTTGAAGTCTACCTGCATATTTCTTCATAACTCTAGAACCACCTGAATGGTAAAATTCTTGAGCTATATTAAATTGTTTTTGTCGTAGGATTATTATACTATTAATTTTTATTCAAAACAAAATTCCCACTCACCTTTACTGGCGAATGAGAATTATTATGTCCCAGGCAAGATCGAACACTTACCTCATAAAATATTGTTTATTGTTTTCAGGTTATTATATATTTCTTGATACTCTGGCTTAACTCCTATAATGTCAGTAGCTTTCACTCTCTTCTTAGAACCATCAGAAAGTATTTCATTTACTTTAGCCTCCTTAGTTTCAAAAAAGTTTTCTAAGTCAGTTGCTTTAGGAGTAGCTGTATAATTAATTGAAGAATATAGTCCTCCAAGAATTTCTTTTATTTTTGCTTGGCTTATTCTATCTCCAACAGAAAACTTAGAGAGAATAGTATTTACCAAAAGTTCTTTACTAAATGTTACAATACCTAACTCTTTTTCAATTTTATACCTATCATACCCCAAAGCTTTTAGTTTTTGTGGTTTAAGAATAGTATAATAAGATTTAATATTATCATGTTCCCCAATCTGATCTAATACTATTTGTATAGCTTGATTAGATAATCCATATTCACATAATAATTTAAGCTTTTGTTTGAACAAAGTTAGATTTTCATACTCATTCATAAAATTAGATACTTCTCTATTAATTAGATCATTTGTATCTAATGTATTATGTACTGAACTAAATACAGTAAATCTATCTTTATAATCATATTGTTGTATTCTAAAAGCTCTAATCTCATTTACTAATACTAAATTATTAAGTACAGGTATCAAAGTTCCACTCTGATGTTCGTTTACCGCCACATAATTATCTTTATAACTAAAAGATTTTGCCATTTTTTGATATGTTTCTGCTAGATCATATTTTGCTTTATCAGGTGCAGAGCTATAGGAATCTAATAAGTTTTGAGTAATTTCTTTTTTTCTTTCTACTTCTTTATTAAACTCCTCTTGAGACACTTTCCTATAATCACATATTGTTCGATAATAAAATACTGCACTATTACTCCATGGATTCTCTTGCAGCCTTTGTCTACCTAAGATCTGAGGCAAGTCTTCAGAGATATCAACAGCTAAAGTATCTATATTACTATCAGAGAAAATAAATGATCTAGCACAAGTAGAGTAAAAATCAGCACCTAGGTAAACAGTTCTAGTACAAAAGGTAAACATTTTAGGTTTAACTCCTTTTAGCGGTACTTCACCTATTACGAATTTCTTCCCTAATTTACGTTGTATTCGTTTTTGATTATCAGGAGTATCACTACACAAAATATTTACTTCTTCAGGTTGGAGATTACACTTTTTTATAATACTAGTAATATGATTAACAGAATTTACATAAAATACAGCTTCATCCGATATTATTTCAACAGGATAGCCATTTACCATTCTAATAGCTCTCTCAAAATTACCATCCTTGTAGGACTGAATAATTTCTGGGAGTTTTTCGCCAACAGATTTCATTGTAAGTACTTTTAAGGCAGGTTTTAATACCCTAGTCGAATCCTCCTTACTCCAATCCATATTAATATATGGAAGACCATCAAACTCACCTAACATATTAAGATATTCCTCCAACATAGGAGTTGCGCTAACAAATAAAGCTGAGTGAGATTGGTGTAGATGATATAAAAAATCTAATTCTGTATTAGACTTAAACTTAGAATCATGTAAGATAGTTTGAAACTCATCTATAATGGTGTAAAAAGATTGAAATATACCCAAAGATGTTAATATATCTTTTACAATTCTATAAGAATCATATGTTACAAGAATTTTACAAGGTTTATCTCCTAAGTATTTTCTTTCATTTAGATAGTCTTTTATTTCATTCATTAATCTATTATAAACTGTATCCTTTCCATGAACTACTTCTTTAAGAGTATCCATAAATACTTGAGATCTAGTCTTATCTATCTTGCTTAAATCTTTATCAACTGTCAATTCTTTTTCAAGCTCATTCACTACTAAGTAAACACTATCCTTATGTTGGTCTTTCTTATTTTTAAGTAACATCTTTCTTGGAGAACATAGGATAACATTTTCAGGACCTCTAAGACAGTATTCTGTAAATCCACAACCTGGAAGTTGTTTATTAATAATACATTTTACTGGGAATTTATAAAATCTAAAGTCTGTTCCTAATTCTGATATAAATCTTATTCCTCTAGGAACTACATAATCATTTAATTTTAGTATTGGCATACGTATAATTTTATCAAATTTATTATAATCTAATAGAGAATCCAGTTAAAAGAACTACTATGTCTCTTTAAATTGAAGACATAGGAGGATTCCCTTTTCAATCATAAGGAATTGAAAGGATATTATACGCATTTTGTCACTTTAAATGGAGTATTTTTAGTACAGTACTATATATATTTTATCTGACAAAAAAGTGACACTTGCTCATATAGATAAAGAACATAAGATCATGTCGGAGACATGGAATATTTATGTTTAGGATTTCTATGAGCTTTTAATCTAGAAATACCACCCCTGGCCCTTTAGAGGCCAAAGGGGTGTCAACTTAATTAAAATAATATTATACTAAAATTTCCTATATATCTTATTCAATGTTTCTTTTCTAAGACACCTCTAGCGGTAGCGGTTAGAGGTGTAGGATAAGGGAAGCTCCTTTGTCCTCATAAATAAGGGACAAACCTATATAAAACTTCCCTTTTATCAATTTGAAAGCCTAGTATATGTAATATAAACTTTAAATACGTAGAATTATGAAAAGAATAGTCAAAGAAGCGGTAATTGAAAGAAAACTTACTGATGAAGAGAAAGATATAGTAAGACCTCATTTAGAATGTAATTATAAAATAGTAGATTTATATCCTGTTGATGAGGATACTATAATACTTGAGGAAGCACTAGATCCTGAGAAGTGGGATGTTCCAGAGGGTTATTATGCTATTGAGATTGAATGATAGTTTTATATACCTTCAATTCTTCCATATGAAATAAGAATAAAATATATAAAATTATGAAAAGAGATAAATTAATAAAAGAGATTATTGAGAAGGATTCATTTATTTTTGAAGATCCTTGTCCTTTATCCCATCAAGAATTAGAAGAGATAGACTCTACTATAGAGAGTACATCTTCTATGTTAGATAATATGAAAATTGACTCAACAGAGGATGATCCTATGCTAAGATTTGAAAAAATAGTAGAAAATCTTAATAAATCTAATAAAAGTATGAGAGTAAAAAGAAATGAGTTAATCTTTTTAAAGGATTATCATAATACATCAAAAACTCCTTGTTCAGATTGGCTTGATCATAAAAGAGTAGACCTGTATCCTATTAATGAAAATACAGAAATACCTACAGATGCATTAGATCCAGGGGTATGGAATATTCCTGAAGGTTATTATGCTATTGATAGAGATTTGGATTAATTTCCAAATCTCTTTATTTATTTTTATATTTTCCGAGTAATCTTACAGTATCATCAGTTATCATTTTATTAGCTGCATTGGATTCATAAGTTCTAAAGGAATAATCTAGACTTTTATTTCCTGCTTTTTGCATTTCTCTGGAAAGATTATATTTTTTCGCTAATGCAGCGGCATGATATGATGCATTAGCTTCATTCATTAATGTAGATAAATTTCCTACATTGTTCATAATAGAATTATGTAAATTATGTGAAGTATTTACTTTTTTATCCAAACTTCTATAATTACCATAATATTTACCTCCTCTTAATTGTTCTCTATTATCACTTACACGATGTCCAACCTCATGAAGAATTGTATATGGATTTTTTCTATGTATATTATTTATATTAATAGTATCATTTTTATAATTATATTCTGTAGTTAAATTAGAACCTACTGCAGTTTTTATATTATTTTTTTTAAGATCTTCTAGGTATTCTTTTCTACCCTTGAGATCATATATTCTTCCTCTATTTCGTTCATATAATGGATCGTAATAAACTTCAGTATTAGTTCTTCCATATAATCCTAAAGTAATTTCTAGATTTTTTATCTCTGGCTCTAGATTTTTTAATTCTTCTTTTTCTTGCTTTCTTTTAGGGAATAATATATCTAATAAATTCATAATAATTTGTTTTAGTGTTTAGTAGAAAAGTAGCCGATCAAAGCCACTCTTCTTTAGTTTTTATGTTGGTTGTATTATTTTTGGCTGAGTTATTATATCAGGGGATTCACCTTCTATGAGAATTCTTTTTAAAACTTCAGATATTTTCTCATAGGTATTGTAAGTATATGGAATTTCTATAAGAATTATATTATTTTCCTTACAATACTTTCTAACGTTTTCATCCCTTTTTAGTTGTTTTTGAAAATTACTTTCTGTTTTATGGAAGAAATTTATATATTTGTAATGTTGTTGACCATTAACTTCTATCCAATACTCTGTACTATTTATTATTATTTTAAAATCAATTATTATCTTTTCCGAATTTCTTCCTGTTATTTTATTTAAAATACTGTATCCTGAACTATATGATAACATTTTATCATTTTTTACTAAATATTCAAGATAACTCTCAACCATAAATTCATATCCTGATTTTTCTTTTATTGCACAGAAAGGGCATCCATGAATATTTCTAATATGATGATTTGGAGATTGTTTAAACCATTTTTTACAACTATTACAATAAATCCATACATCTAATTTATTATTTATGTAATTAACTTTAGAGTAATCAAATTTATCTCCAAATTTATCTTTACATTTCTTTAACCAAATTTCTTTCTGTTTAATAGACCTTCTTTCTCTAGAATCTATTACTGCACATTTAGGACAAGATATTTTCTTTCTATCTCTTAAATGTTCTGCTGGTGATTGATAAAATATATTCCCACATTTCTTACATATTAGTTTTACAGGAGTTAATTTATCAATATAGTTTACTTCAGAATAATCTAAAGCATTTTCACCATATTTATCTTTACTTTTTTGAATAAAACTTTCTGTATCTTTTGCTCTAAGTTTCATATTGATTGCAATTTTTTAAGGAAATATCTAATATACTTCTTATGAAGAAGGGCAGATTGATCAGATCCACCCTTCCTTGCAATCATAAGAAATAATAAATTAGATACTTCTAGTTTATTAAGTTATTTTCTTTTAAATATTATCAAAAGTTCTTTCATACGTTAATCAATGAGTTTTACCTCATGACAGACTATATCACCTAAGGAATTTCCTCAGTCTACATACATAGTCGTTGAACCTAGATTTATATTACTATCTAGGATGCTGATTATTTGTATACAAAGATACAAATTTTCCAGCAATTCTTGTAGAAAACACCATGAAATTTTCCAAAATGTTCAAATTGCTTTAAAATCATTAATTATTTTTATCAATGAATAGACTATATCATCCATATTATATATATATATGGTTCTATATTTAGTCGTTGAGAAATTAGATCTTTTCTAATTTTTGCTGATTATCTATTTGTATTTAATATTCCAGCATTTTAATAGAATTTTTCATAAAGTAATATAAACTTTATGCTTCTTCATTTGAAAAAGCTGACTTGGATATCTGCTCGCATTTGTTAATATACATTAATATATTATAGACTATATCATCTTAAGAATTAATACCTCTTAAGTTATACATTTAGTCGTTGAGAAACTATTTTTTTTAATAGTTTTTGCTGATTTATACTTGGTATAACCAAGATTTTTCCAGCATTTTAGTATAATTTTCTTAAATTTTATTATTTAAGCGACTAAGCAATTAATCGGTTCCGTCTTCTGTTTGCAATAGGTTACTATAATATTTTATTATATGTTCAGAATATAAATTCAACTTATAAAAAAGTTGGTAAGTCTTTATTCGTTACACTAAAAATTTTTATTATCTTTAGTTCGGTATTGGATTACTTAGAAGTTTCTTTCTAAGATCCTTCACCGAATTTACTTACTACGTTCTAGAATATTACTATTTCTAGTGGGCCTTAAAATTTTTTAACCATTTTCGTCGATCGGAGCATCCTGAAGAATACAGTTATAGAAATTAAGAGTACGAACTTTGATACGGCTTGAGTTAGTTAAGATTAATCTAAGGTCGCATACTAAGTCATCCTTTCTGAAAGAATATTTAGTATCACGATCTGCAATTTTCTGGCGATAGTCCTTATGGTTTTTGTTTTAAATCATACTAGACTATATCATAAAGAGGAACTATGGCTTAACCCTCTTTCTTTGTACTTAGTCGTTGAAAAATAGAATCATATCTATTTCTGCTGATTATTTTTTCGTTATATTAGGTTCATCGCTCTTAATCCTAAATCTTAAGCGATGGAGATAACTATAACGAGATATTTCCAGCAGTTCACAAAGATTCATTAAGGAACTTTTAATCTCTTAATGGACAACTTTTAAATTATCAAACCAGTAAGTAATTGCCTGATCTTCCTTATCTACAAAAGCCAACGACAGGGTTCCAGCTGTGTTTTGACCTGTCTTCTGAATGATAGTATAATTACCACGCATTCTCTTTTCAAAACCTGATACACTATAATCAATACCTACCTGAACGGCATTTAATCTAGCATTGAAAATATCAGTACCAGGGAAATAAACTCAAACATTTGTTCTATGTTTAGACTATATCATAAAAGAAATCTATGGCTATTTCTTTTCTTTGCTAATAGTCGTTGAGAAATAGATTTTTTATCTATTTTTGCTGATTTATCTTTACTTGATCTTCCAGCAGTTTACAAAGTTTTACTAAGACAATTATTTATCTTAGGTACATTAATGAATTGAAGTTCCCACATGTCACCACGAAGGAATTCTTTATTATTATCTTTATATGTACTTTGATAGTCAATAAATTTCATGTATCCGTCACTTCCGCGGACTAAACTTGCTACGCTTGCCATAGTTTTTATTATTTTTTATCGTAATTTAAAGTTATATCGATCGTCATATCATTATCTACTAAGTCGCTCATTCTAGATTCCACTTCAAGTCCTAGTCTGTTATTTGGTAAGTCTAGGTAAAATCCAGTAATAACTAATGAATCTATATATGAGTACCCAGCTGATATTCTATTTAAGATCTGTTCTATTCTAGCTCTTATATCTCCGGCTGATTTAGTACTAAGAATTTTCCATTTATTCTTTTCCAATTCTCTAGCCACTTTTCCTATACAGAATCTCATCCACCCTGAAGTATTGAAGTCTTGTCCATTTTGATATTTTTTATAATAATATATCTGGTTATTAAATACTAGATAATTACTTTTGTATTCTTCAAGTTTTTCTTCTGGTGATTCAAAGGTGTAAGGATCTGTTGTAGGTGTTTGATATAAGATCTGATCGCTAGTTATTGAGTAAATATCTTGTAAGAGCCCTCTAATATGTAAATAATATCCAGGTCTATCTTGTCCGAAAATTGTTTGCCCTCGATAAAAATATAAGAGTCGATTATCAGTGTCAGAGGTATAATTAAAGACGTAGTTATTTCCGGCCGTATTAGTTTCCTCAGGATCAGTTGTTTCTATTAAGTTTCCGTTTTCCACTTTATAGAATTTTACTCCTCCAGTGGGTTGTGATACTATATAAATTGTTCCTGAGGTTATATTTTCGGCCGATGGGAGTTCTTGAGTTTCTACGTAGGTCCATCCATTATCAGAATTTTGGAATAATACTTGAAAACCTAAACTCCTTGCATACCCTAAAAATCTCTCGTATTCTGGATAATAACTAGTCTCTGAGCCTGTCTTCATTCCGGCCGAGTATTTATAGATATCAGGGACTAAGAAATAATCAATAATTCCAGCGTTGTCAGATCCAAAAATAGCCTCTGCCGCTTTCCAATATTCCCCATTTATATCTTCGGCCGTTTCTTTCCAGGCTCGTTTAAGATACCATGTTCCAGAAGGTAATTCAGATTCTTTAGTACCTTTTTTATATTCTACCTCTTCACCTGTTTCTCGATTTATGTAAGATGTTGAGAGAATACATCTAACTAACTTAGACTCTGAAGTAATTATAGTATCAAGTCTTTCCTGTCCAATAGTAAATAAACCACCTTCATAAATTTCTTGATATTTATACCTCTCGATTGTTACTCTATACTTATCATCTCCTTTCAGTTTCTCAATATTTACACTAATATCACTATCTAAGTATTCGGGATCTCCACCTTCAGTACCAGTTGTTTTAGATATAAATCTCACTCTAGTACTTCCGCTCGAGATTTTTGATAGTATATTGTGTGTAGTGTTAAAATCTGGTTCGAATAATAGATCAGTAATATTAGTAAAATAAGTAACCTGAACAGAATATGATGTGTATATTTTGTAACCCTCCGAGATATTTCCTTCGACTGTATAACCTAATTGACTTGGAATTATAACTTCTACTAACCTCTTGAAAATTTCCTTATTACTTTCTTTGGCTTTGATTTCGACCTCGACTGCTTCATCATAATACTGACTTGGAATATTAGGGATACTATTAATTTCCTCTTTAAACCAAATCATTATATTTTCATAAGAGTCATTTTTAAGTTTTTTCAGGATTATATATTTAGAAGTTAATCCCTCGTCTATCGGGTGAAAATCTATCTCAGGGTTATATACTAAAGAATAAGCTAAAGTTTCATACCCTTTTGATACTCTTAGCAAGTCAGGAAGATGAGATAATAATATTTCTTCATTAATTTTTTCAGTATAATCAACATCTCCTTCCTCTATATATTTCGGATAACAATATTCAGGTCCAATAAAACCTGGATAATTTATGTTTAATACATCCCTATTTTCTAGAGAACTCGTATTATTAGTGTCAAGATTTTGTGGTAATTCTAGGATTTTCATATATTCTCCTAGATAATATATATAAAGAGTATACCACAAATTTCCCTCTTTATATTCGCCTTCTCCTGTTACTACCTTATACAAAACTTTATCTTCTCCGATTTCTGGAAGTTCTGTTAAGTTATAGTATAATTTTTGATCTATAGAATACTCTTTTAGGTCAACATAGTCAGGAGCATTAGTATTTTGTTCAACCTTAATTGGTCTATATAAGAATAAAGTAACTCCAGATTCTAAAAGTTCATCATAATAATCTTTCCCTGGAAAATCTGATCCAAACCAAATATCAAGTTCATCAGGAGTTCTCACAAGTATTGGTTTCTCATATGACATCTTAGAATCTACAACTTCAGAAAATACTGTAAAATCATCTTGTTCAGTGGAGTACTTTATATTAGTTGTTCCTAATCTTAAATACATAGCTTTATATTATTTAATTAGTTTCATTACTGAATTTACTCCACTTTCTACTATAGAACCGTAATCTGTTTTTGAAGAATTATCGGGAGCTTTATGTTGTATTACCTTAACTTCTGGAATTTTTCCTTCATTTGGATTCTCTCCTACGATACTAAATGATACCATAAGATCTCCTGCACCGTCTCCAATATCCCCTGTATACTCTTCAGAGAAATCTTTCATTACTAAAAGCAAATCAAATTTTTGAATTGTACTATATTGTGGTGTCATAACATATATTCTACATCTGAAGCATATATTTTTATACATAGCAATACACACATTATTAGTATCTATTGCTGTAAGTGAATATTCATCCGGGGGCAGTATATAATAATCAGATGTATGTCCTTCGCTATTATAAATTGCAGCTTTAGCACATTCTTCAAAGTATCGTCTCCAAGATTTATATTGATCGTCGGCGATAGTTATTCGAAGTTCATTAGTAAATTCCATTGAAACAGGATAACTAATTTCACCATCATACAAGCTCAGTGTTTTTGATGTCATTTTAGATTTTTGAAGATCAAAACTAGTAAATGGAATCCATTTATTATAAGCTGTATTTACTCCATGCATTACGATATTTCTTATATTTATTTCGTGGATTCCAGGAAGATAATTAAGATCTCCATTTTCAGGCCCTGCATAAGGTTCAAGAGCAATTTCCCAGAAAGCATTAGTATCTAATGTTTGAATATTATAATTTGAATACCCTGTTGAGGTAAATTTATCTGGAGTTGTAATAAATGGGCTAGATTTTAATACATTATATAAACCTTCTACAGTATTAGTATCGTCAGTATCGCTAGATATCCCACATAATTCCTCTAGAGTAATTAATATACCTTTACCTGAAATATAATTATTTTTAAAACTGTATGTTCTTTCTCCTCCAGAAGATCCTAAAGCCATATCTTTTAAAGCACTACCTGCTTTTTTCCAAAAGGATGATGATGAATTTTTCTTTGCTCCTTCATTAGTTATTTTACTTAAGAGTTCGATTTCATCATAAGAAAATACAGATTGACTTTTTATAGGATTAGAAGCATTACTACTAGTTGATCGTGTATTCGCTTCTTCAAATCCATTATATTTAAATTTATTTTCATCTGGTCTATTCAAAGGATTAGATATATCTACTGATTTGCTTCCAACGATACTATTAACAGCATCTCCGAGCTTGTCTCCTAGGTTGTCAAGTGCACCAGAAACTCCTCCAGATACTAAATCACCCAATAAACCGCCATCATTTCCAGGGAGTCTATATCGATTTGATTTAGTTACTTTTTCAAGCTCGTCTCTAGCTACTACCAAACCAGCTAGTGTTTCATTAACAAGAAGTTGTCTTGCCTCTCCATGTACTCCAGTCCAGCCCACGGCTTTTTCAGCAGTCCATCTAAGATAATTACTTAAATTAAGAGATTCTAATCCAAATTTAGGTAATTTCATAGGAGGACCTTCTACTTGTTCAGAAGATAGTTCAGGATTTTCTGAATATTTATAAATTTCTTGTCCATCAGGAGCTTGTGCATCTGGAATTTCTTTTTGTTGGTTATAGAAATAAGTAGGATTTTCTATGATTTTTTCTACTTCTTCTGGAGAAAGATAATTTTCATTATCTGTTTCTGGAATTTCTTTTTGTTGGTTATAGAAATAAGTAGGATTTTCTATGATTTTTTCTACTTCTTCTGGAGAAAGATAATTATATGATCCTTCTGTTTCTACTCTAGGAGCTGAATTTCCTTTAGCTACTTCAGGTAACTTATCTTTATAATTATATTGTTGTTCTGGATTTTCTATGATTTTTTCTACTTCTTCTGGAGAAAGATAATTTTCATTATCTGTTTCTGGAACTTCTAGAATAGAATCGTAAAAATTTCCAAGATCTCCACCAAGACTATCTAACTCTTCTGGGCCAAGAGGAGTATAATCTCCAGATTGTCTAGGAGCATCAGCTATTTCTGGAACTTCAAGGAGAGAATCATAGAAATTATTGATATTTCCACCAAGACTATCTAATTCTTCCGGACCTAATGGAGTATAACCTTCATATCCATCTCCAGAAGTTTCAGGGAGTTCGAGTTTTTCATCTTCTAACTCAAAATCTCTAGTATCTTCAAGTTTATCTATAAAATCTTCAAGACTTTCAGGTTCAGCTTCCTCTGTACCTTTTAAATCTATCCTTTCATCTTCTAAAGAACTTGATTCATATTCTTTAGTACCCTCTAAGTTTATTCTCTCGTCTTCTAAAGATTTAGGTTCGAATTCTTTAGTTCCGGTTAAATCTATTCTAGTGTCCTCTAACTCAGAAGCCTCATAATCCTTCGTATTTTCTAGATCATCAAGATAATCCTCAAGTTCAGACATCTCAGCTTCTTTAGTTCCAGTTAAGTCTATTCTAGTATCTTCAAGAGAATTATTATCTTCTACACTTAAGTTTTCTCTATAATCCTCTAAAGTAGATATCTCAGACTCTTCAGTATTTTCTAGATCAATTCTTTCATTCTCTAGAGCTTTAGGTTCAGACTCCTTTGTATCTTCTAGGTCTATCCTTTTATCTTCGAGACTTTTAGGTTCGGATTCTTCTGTTCCGGTTAAGTTGATTCTGGCATCTTCTAACTCAGAAGCTTCGTATTCTACAGTACCTTTCAGATCTACCCTAGTATCTTCAAGAGAATTATTATCTTCTACACTTAAGTTTTCTCTATAATCCTCTAAAGTAGATATCTCAGATTCTTCAGTACCTTCCAAATCTATTTTAGTGTTTCCAAGTTCTTCTAATACCTTTACAGTACCTCCAAGAGTTATTTTATCTTCAGGTAAACTCTTTAATTCTTCCCCACTTCTAAGAGACTCTTTATGATTCTCTAATTCATCTAACTCCTCCGGCGTTTTCCTAAGATTTTCCCTATAAGTTTCTAACTCTTTATCTTCTACGGTTCTCTCTAAAGATACTTTGGTTTTAGAAAGTTCAGCATCATCTACTGGATTTCTGAGTTTAACTTTAGTATCTTCAAGTTCTTTTAGATTATCTTTTCCACTATTTAATTTTTCTCTGTGATCTTCTAATTCATCTAACTCCTCTGGCGTTTCTTTAAGATCTTCTCTATAACTAGATAATTCAGAAGTTTCAATTGTTTTTTCTAAAGATATTCGAGTAGTATCTAATTCATTTTTAGAATCTACTTCGAGCTGTTCTTTGTATGATAAATCTTTAAATCCTTCAAGGTCTATTCTTGTTAGATCTAATTCTAGGTTGTGATTATCAATAAGAGATTCTCTTTTTTTTCCTAACTCTAGATCTTTTTCTGGAACCTTAAGATTTTCTTTTGTATTTATATAAAGATTTCTTACATCTCTAACTCCTTCTAGATTTAACTTTTCTGTACCTAGAGATTTTAATTCTTTTGGTTCCTCAGTTAATTCTTCTCGGCGGTCTTCTAGGGTTGGTTCAAGGATATTTTTTTTATTTACTATATCCTCACGACGTTTCTCTAGTTCTGTTTTCCTAGGATCATACAGATTTTCACGTGTCTTTTCTGTATACAACCCATGATTTTCCGCCGAGTCAGAGTTTCTATTATCAGAAAGTGGTTCTCGTGATGATTCTTTATATAGACTTTTAATACCACGAACCCCATCTAATCCCTCTATATAATCTTCGAGAGAATTAATTTCTGGAATCCTCCCTGTTGTTCTTCCAGGGAGTTCTAGATTATCTTTCTCTAGGGAAGTATGATTTTCTTGAGTTGTTCTAATACTTTTAAGATATTTACTAAGAGCTTTTACTTCCTCAGGTCTAGTAAGTTGATCACATCCAGGAATTTTATTTTGCTTCAGAATCTCATTTTCTATATTTCTTTCTCTCATAATTACATATCTAAAGTTTCAATAATACTATTCAATGTATAAACATAGAATACTTCAGCTACTTCAGAGTAACCCATTTTAAGAGATATTTTAAATCTGAATGTATATTTTCCACGAGTATATTGTAATTCATCCCCTACTTCAAGAGATCCATCATCTGTATATACTTCTAGATTATCTCTGTTTCGATTCCATACATCTCTTAGTTCATTCTGATTTAATATCAATATTGTAGTAAATTGATCATAATCGTTCTCTAATGTACTACTTGATGAATATGTACCTCCAAAAACATTTTTCCATTTTGAATTACTCTTTGGTCTGAGTACTACAAATTCAGTCCCAAGAAGTTTTAATTGTAATTTTATATTTTTCATTCCAATAGAATAAAGCCTATTTGCCTTATCTAAGTTTTTTGAAATCATATCCGCCATAATAGTATATATTTAGTTTAAAGATTAATCACAGTCAATAATAGTACAAAATTCTTCTGTATCAATTATCTCACGTATTAATTTATATATCTGTTCAAAAGTAAGAGATCCTGATAGTTTCATTACATATATATCTCTCTCTAGGATCGTAATTGTTCTAATATGAGCTGCCATAGATCTAATGAAATCATCAATTTCGTACTGACTATATTCAAGATCTTTTGGAATATATATTTTAATTGAAGATGGATCAGGATATATACTAATTACATCTTTGGGAATTTTACTAGAAACTTCATAATCCCCGATACGATCTTTATCCAATTTCTCTGTTAATTTCGTTATCATCTTTCTAGCTTGTAAATCTGAAAAATATCGAATTCTAGGTACTATCATTTTTCAAATATATTAGGTTTTACATCAGTTGACATGAATTTTTTTAAGATAAAATCAAATTCATTTCTTGTTTTAATTGTGTAGTTATATACAACTACTTTTCCAGTATCTACCCTATTTACTATCGTTTTTAAGTGATTCCAGAAAATAGAATCAATCTTCTTAAGTTCGTTGGTATCCTCTTTATTTACTGTTATTACGAATATTCCAGAGATCATTGACATATTAATACCTATATCTCCACTAAATTCTCCAACAGTATAATCTAGACCTTCAACATAACGAAGTCTTTTAAGGCTATTTTCTAAGTACTTATTTCCAAAGTCTCCTCGATATGTAGGAATTATATCAGGATCATTAGAAAAAGTTACTGCAGCACTATAAATTAAACCGATAAGATCTTCAGATTTACCGGAAAATAGAAATTTTCCCGTTTTCCCAATAAATTTCTTTAAATCATATTTATTTAAAGACTTAACCGAAAAATCCTTCTGTTCAACTTCCTTAATTCTATTTTCAACTAAAGCTTTGTTATCAAGAAGATTTATTTTTACTCCAAGAGTATTACTGAGTTCCATTATAAAGTTGGCTATAACTTGATAATTTGTAAATACAATAGCCACTGAATAAGAATTATTTCTAGAATTGATTGCATAACTACTATATTCCATCCCTGTATACTTCTTACAGTAATAGTCTAAACTATCTGAAGTCTTTTCCAATTCCTTAGAGGTCATTCCAAAAGTATACATGGTAATGGAATTATCTTGTATTGAAAAATTTAATTTATAAGCTGTTACATTTCGATCATTAAAACTAAACTTCTCATCTATTTTTGCTCTTTTATCTAATGAATCTCCTATAGTTACTCCAGAAGCTCTATAAATACCAAACTCACGACGAATTAATTTATCTACCTCTTGAAACTTAACAGACGACATTGGATTGTGTAGGTAATTTAAGAAGAATTTTAATACTACACCTGCTATAGTTCCATATTTACCTCCAGTTATAGCACCACTGGTAATACTAGCATCTTTTAGGAGACTACCTGTAACTCCTCCAATACCAGCACCAGCTAAGGCAGATTTTCCGATTACTTCTATAGCTCCTGGAACCTTATCCATATCCTTAGGACCTGTATAGTGACCCTCCGGAATTGTATATTGTTTTTGTCTAAATTTTGTCATACCATAAGATTTTTAAAATAATTAGTCGAGCTATTTACTATATCTTCTACAACTCTACCTCCTTTACTATCTACATACTTAGATGCAGCCTTAGACATTTTATCACCAACTCCAATCTTTTTCCACATAGTTTTCTCTGGTTTTCCTACTACACTAACTAAAGCAGATGTTCCAGGAATAGGTACTGTTTTCATAGCTACAGAAGTTATAGGTGCTTCTATAGATGGTTGAATTACTTTAGTATTTACAACTCTTCCTGGATTAATGGCTGCTTGATTTGCCGCCATTTTTACTCCTTCTACCTTATTTAAACCTCTTGCTGTAGCTTCTAAGACTTTATTTTGTGTTTTTATGGCGGATCTTTTTGCAGCCATTGGAGTCTTTCTAAGAACTTTTTTATTAAATCCAGCCAATACTCTAGTTCCTGTAAGAGAATACAACTTTCTTTTTATTATCATAATTTTATATATTAAACAAGTAAATCTCCATACCATCCAGATTGGAGTATATAATTATCACACCTAGATCTAAGCTCTTGATATGCAGGGTCGATATTAGATAAAACGTCAATAGAAACACCAGGGAGCAATAAAGAAGCTTTGAGATTTCTGATGTAATTCAATAAATGACATAATGTAAGGTCCATGAAAAATGTACCCCTTGATCCTTCTTCTATATTCAGCCAATAAATAGCTGCTTTAGATGATCCTGGATTAAACGTTTTATCAGGAAGAAAGTCAGGAATTATTGGTCGACTACATATTCCCCTAACATAAAATTGATCATAGCTAGGCATATCCATCATAAAAACATATGGACGTCTATAATCCGTAAAATAAGTATAGTTTCCTGGAGCTGGATAAGATATAGAACCTATTCTGTACATAGGAATAGAATTTGGAACTAATATAATCTGATCTTCCGATATTTTACAATCAAGAAATAATGTAAAATTACTCTTAATCTCACAATATCCTTCAAGTCCCATGTTCTCACAACTACACATCTGAGAACGGTTCATTTTCATCTCCAGAACTAATGGTAGAGTATTTTCAAATTCTCTTAATGACTCCTTAATTATTTCCAGTAGTATTTCATCTGCACTAAGGTAGTCATTTAAATCTAAAATTTCGTCAAGAGAAGTTAAATTGACTAATGCTGCTCGTATAAATAACTTCTTCTTAAGATCTATTAATAATGTTTTATCCATGATATAATACTGGTAATAATTTAGGTTCTATTTTTGTTGTTATATCTTTTCCTTCTTCGAAAAATATCTTTATGATTTCAGGGATTCTATTATTATCTTTATAGGGAATTCGAAGAAGATATATATTATTTTCTTTGCAATATTGTTCTAAGCATCTATCTCGGTTGACTTGATTTACGAAGTCTTGATATGTAGATTGAAAATATTTTATCCAATGAGTATGTTGTTCTCCATCATATTCTATAATAGTGTTTAATTCAGGAATGTAAAAGTCCACAAAAATTTCTCTATTTTCTATTTTTATATATTTTTGACATACTATGTTTGAATTATATTCTTTTAATAAATTATAACAAGAATACTCCATATTAGAACTTCTCCATTTTCGCTCTTCAGACAAACAATCTTTACAACCTATATATGTTTTTTTCATGAAATTATTAAAGGTTGTCTTCCATATGTTTTTATGTTTATTACATTGTAAAGTTATTTTAGTAAAGGAACCATTCCATTTATTATCTTCAAATCCTAAAAACTTAAAGGATATATTAAATAAATCTTCTTTTTCTTTTAATTTAATGTTTAATACAGATACAGCTTTTTCCTCTGTGTATGATATTTTTTCTAAATCACAAAGAGGACAGGTACCTTTTCCTCTTGATGACACTAATGTTCTAAATGATATTTCATATTCTCCATGTATTGGGCATATTAATGTAACTGGTTCACCATAATCTTTAAAAGTTTCTTTAACTTTTGAAAACTTGGTGTCATATCCATATATATTGTATACCATTTCTTGTGCTTTTTCTGCAGTAATTTTTCTTTTACTACTAACTTTTTCTTTTACACATTCAGGACATAACCAACCTAATTTATCTTTTCTCTTAAATTCTGAATATTTAGGATATCCTATTAAATTATGTATGTTACATTTAATAATCAGTTTTGTATTTCCATTTATAAATTTATTATTTTCAAAACCTAAGAATGAAATATTACCTTTTCTAGAATTATTAAAATAATTTATTATTCTATTAATCTCATCAAGTGCATCTTTTTCACTAATGGATTTACTTTTACTTATTTTTTCTGATTTGCATTGTCTACAACTCCAGCCACTTCTAATAAAATTTCTATAGTTTACTTCTCCAATTAAATTATGAAGCTTACATTTTACTATTAGTATTATTGTTCTTGTATTTTTCCAATCTGGATTTTTTATTTTTATAAATTCTATATTATTGAATATCAATAATTTTTTATTGATATTCTCTAATATTTCTTTTTCTGTTAGTTTTGTCATAATAAATTATATATAAAGGATAGTATGCCAGATTTCTCCAGCATACTATCATAGTTTTTATTATTCAAGGGCTGCTCCTCTAGTATCTTCGTACTCTGAGACTGCAAGATCCATACCAACGTCGAAAATGTCGTGATATCAATATGTTTGCTAAGTATTATCTACTCATGTTCAGACTATATCTTTTAAAATCAGTTTAAAGATTTTAATTATACATCTAGTCGTTGAGAAATAGAATTATATCTATTTTTGCTGATTCTTTGGATTTATTAAGTTCCAGCAATTGGTATAATAATCGCATATACTCTACGATGACATATTTCGCTTATTCTATTATTATTTATAATAGGCAGACTATATTATCTTAGTATCTACTATAGTCGTTGAGAAACTATTAAAAAAATAGTTTTTGCTGATTTATGTTTCACATTTTCCAGCAGTTTAAGATATTTTCTAATGTTAAAATTCACATTAGCCTCTCTTATATAAATTTTCGAAAGGGCACGTTGATATCTAACCAAAACATTAACCACCATTTTATTCTGCATTATTGTTAAACTTAAATATAAGATTAATATTTAAGATCAGACTATATCATTTTAATAAGTACATAGTCGTTGAGAAGTAGATTTTATTATCTATTTTTGCTGATTTATTTTATTATCTTCCAGCAATTCTCTTATTTTTCTTGGTAATATAAAAATCCAAGGCGCAATTATTTACGCTGAATTTGAACAGGGTTATTTGTCTCATCGATGATAATCATTTATGTAACTTAATATTTAATTTTATTAAGATCAGACTATATCATTTGCTTAATTTTATTTTAAACAAATAAGTACTTAGTCGTTGAGAGTATCAATAATGATACTTTGCTGATTATTTTTATTTTCCAGCATTTTCTTATTTTTCCTTAAAAATTTTAAGGCCGCTTAATTTATATTAACGGTAATCATCAATATTATAAGACATTGGGAGAATAGTTGATTTGAACCAGTACTTTTAAGTTATTAATAATTGTTAATAAATAGACTATATCATCTTAAGAATTAATACTTCTTAAGTTATACATTTAGTCGTTGAGAAAGGATTTTACTTAGATAAATCTAAGATATCCTTTTTGCTGATTTATACTTGGTGTAACCAAGATTTTTCCAGCATTTTGGTATAATTTTCCTAGATCCACTCTAGGCGACTACATAATTAATCGATAGTTCCAATCGCACTTTCCCATAGTTTTGGTGCAATTCTCCAGCCTATATACTGTTTAAGTAATACAGGCATAGCTTTTGAGATACGAATAGCTAAACGAGAGTTACCTTCATCTGAAACAATATTATCCACACTTTGCTTAGTATAATTCGTTTTAGAAAATTATTTGGTAATTTCGCTAGACTATATCTTGAAAAATAATAAAATTTATTTATCTTTTATACTTAGTCGTTGAGAAAGGATTTATATTAGTAATCCTTTTTGCTGATTTTTATTTTTAATATAAATTCCAGCAGTTCATAAAAATTCAATTTCAATAAATTGGACAATTTTGTTTATCATTCATATTCCAAGCGTTAGTTTGATAATTCCAGAGTACAGTATTTACTCGTTTTGATAGCAGAAGTTGACGAGTTTTCTTATTAAACTCTGTCATAGGTCTTTGATACTGAACAATACCATTAGTTTGTCCAAGCACAGGAGCAAATTCTGCATTATTTCTACGGTTTCTAGCTACAGCTTCCCAATAAACAACAGCAGGTGAGCAATAATATTTCCATCCAAATGTACCAGAGTCGATATCCCAAGGTGCAGATAGATAGAGTTTATATGAATCTTGTGCTATCTTAGTTGCATTATTAGCGATAGTCATATAATTTGTGCTCTGAACTGTTGATATTGGATAGAAATAGTTAGAGTTGATAGCCATATTAGCCAAGTAATTCTGGAAACTTAGTGATGTATTTCCAAGGTCACATAATCCTTCAACCACATAAATTTCCTGAATATTGATTTCGTCAAGTGCTTTCTTAAGATCCGATTCAGATACGTCAAGAATATCTGTTTCAGTTGGATCTACGCCTAATTTTGCATAAACTTGATCTCCACCATTTTCTTGATATTCATAGTACTTATATGAACTTCCAGATCCAACTCGGTAAACATCTCCAACTGACATACCTATTGAGTTGTAAAGATCAGTCATTGAAGAAACTGTTTGTTTATAAGAACCTGCATTTGGGTCATTAGGATCAAGTTCTACCCATACTTTATCATCAGCTCCGTATCCATAGTAGTTCAATCCAAGCTCTCTCATATCGTCAGGGAGTTGAAGTTGAATCATACTTAGGAGTTCATTGAGTTCTGATACTTCCATATCTCCACGGCCGGTTACTTTACCTATATTAAAGAACTGTACTTCGTCAGAAATATTAGGATCAAGAACAGCGACTTCATAAAAATCTCGCTGTAGGATACTTTCTGACGGTTCTACTGTTCCTTTCTTAGTATAGGTATCTAGAACGGCCGATAGTACCATATAAGGAGAATCAGAGTTTTCGTTCAAAGCGGGGTTAGTTAATTCTTTGGTAACTACTGCATCATGATTAAAACGTCTAATTCTAACTCTCAGATCAGTATTAGAGTTATATTGATTAACTGCATAATATTTCTGTTCTTCGAAACCAGACCAAGCAGAAGCATTAATATCTATAAGTTTTTGATTAGGATTATCACTAGTCCAATCAGGTTCACAAATTACGATATACTGCTTTCCTAGTGGACATCTAGAATCTGAAGTATCTAGCATATCCTGTCCTAGGTAAAGTTCATAGAATACAACTGCCTTTGCTTTATCAGGATCAGTCGTTTCATTTTCAGGAACGATATTATTAGGATCTGTGAAGAATTTATAAGATGGAGAGAAGAATTTATTAGTTTCATTCATCTGATTTACTAAGTCAGGGAGAGTTCTTACATAGTAGTCATACTGAGGACCATCATCAGTTGTACGATTACCAAGAATACCTACTCCATTCAAATTAATTGACCATCCATCTTGATCATGTTCTGCATCATCTCCATCAATATCAAGAACAAATTTAACGACACCTTTATCAGCATCTCTAAATCCCTTCATTAAAGCACCATCTCTAAGGATATATGTACTATAATCAGTTTTAGTCATGGGTTTAGCGTAGTAGATATCGTTAGCTTTAGATGCTCTACAAACCAGCATAACATTAGAGCCAGCCAATCTATAAGCATTCATCCACATTGTTGCAGCTACATTTTTATCTCCTGTATTATTAGCATCATGATAAAGATTATTTAAGGATGCCATATAATCTTCTGTTAAGTCTCCTGAAGCATAAGTTTTTAAGAATTCAGATTGACTAGAAATCAATGTAGGAACTGCTGGGCCTGCATCAGAAATTAAAGTCACTCCGATAATTAAACTTTCACCTGCAGTAGGATTAAGAGCTGCGGTATGTACTCTCTCTATAACTTTTACATACGGTTCGAGAGTTTCAGTCCATTGTGCCATAATTTAAATATAATAATTAATTGTTTTGTTTTAACCAACTTCTACGAGATATACTGGATATTTATTTCTTATAAATTTTTCACATATTCCAGCTATTAAACCAACATCAGCGGTTCCATCAGATATAGTAGTTATAGAAATCTCATTATATCTACTTTTACTTTCTTCTGTTACTGCACTTGAGTTTGGTAGATTTCGTATTATGTTTTTTGTTATATCTTTTAGTTTATTATCTGCTATTGTATTTACTAGAAGTCTAAGTTCACCAGAATTTCTTGTTATAGCTACACTTATTGCTGATTTAAGAGAATCCGCCGTTTTAGGATCTCTTGTAAAATCGGAGCCTTCTTTAAAACCTGTTTTCTTAAGATCCTCTACTACTCTATCCATTAATCTATTGTCAACTGTTAACTTTCTGGAAATAGCCTCATCACCTTTTTTTATAGTACCAACTAAGGCTCCAAGAGCTGCTCCGACTAATGTTCCGGCGGCTACTACTCCAAGTCGTTTAGCAAATGGACTTAGAGTATTTAATTTTCGGAAAGTAGGGTTACTTCCTTCATATTTAATATTTTTAGCATCTTTTCCGGATAATGGTAAACTTAGGGTAGCTACGTTTCCACCAATTATAGCTCCTTTAACAGTATCAGATAATATACTAAAGTCTTTTCTTCTAAATGTAATCATATTATTATCATTTCTCTCGGAAAAGATTTTTTTAAATTTATAAGAGGTTGTCTTTTTTGGTTCTTTTACTTCTACCTCTTTTAAAGTTTTATTAACTCCTCCAAGTGCTTTAGTTAATTTATCCATTGCTTCTAGTTGTTCTTCTTGATATTTTTTATCAGAATTTTTTCTAGTAGCATTAATAGCAAGATTAGTTCCAGAAAATCCAGCAGTGGCAGTAGTAATTTTTGCCGTAGGGTTATTTTTATAAAACTCCTTTACATCTCTGATTATTTTCTTTGGTTTAAATTTTGCCATAATTTTTTATTAATTTTAATAGGAATAACCATCTCTTTGAGTCATATTTGTCTTCCAATCCTGTTTTTCTCTTCGTCTAGCCTGTCTCTGAGCATAATTAAGTCTTTTATTATACCATTCATTATTTTCAGCTTGTTTATTTCTATTTCGAAGAGCCATTCCACCTGCTAGAAGACCACCAACAACTAATCCAGTTTTTCCACCTTTACCCATTCTTCCGAGTAAACTACGACCTGCCTTATTCTTTCCGAAAGCTCCAGCAACAGCACCAACTGTTCCACCAAGAGCAGCACCACCAAGAGCAGCACCAGCTACAGAACCATATCCAGGAGCTTGTTTTGGTTTTTCAGCAAGAATATCTGAATCTTTCATTCTCTTAAGATTATCAGTATCGTCGTATTTAGTGAATAATTTTCTTTTTATAATCATTGTATTTCTTGATTTTTAGAATCTTGATATTTGAAAGCATCTTTATCTAGAGCCCGAGCTGTTTTATTTACTATCTTCTCTCCAGTTCCCCACGTTGCTCCTAAAACTGCAGCACCGACTGGAATACTACCTGCTAAGGCTGTTTTGGGGTTATCCATGATGAACTTACCTGCTTTTTGAGACCATACTGAACCTGAATGTTTTCCATATCTATTTAACTGATGACCGAATTTGTATACACCTTTTCGACCACCTCCGCCAGATAAATTAGAAAGTCCACCTAAAATTGTTTGTCCAGGAGTTTTAAATATCTGTGAATTTCTTACAGATTTAGAAGCGCCAGTAAGTAATCTTTTAACTGCCATTACTCCAGGGACTGCATAGTTTCTCTGAGTTAATGCCATCTGATCTTTATATTGAGCTTTTTCAGCAGAGTATCCGAGAGCCATGGGAGCAGAACCTAGAGCAGCCATCGTTATTAACGTTCCTTTATTTTTTTTTGCAGCTTCTCCTAAAACTTTTCCAGTACCTTTTACTGCTTTCATTATAGATCCAGCAGAATAGGTTTTTTCAAGAGGCATTCCATTTTTCTTCATATCTTTTTGAATTGCTTTATCAGTAAGATATGAAGCTCCTGCCATTGTAGCTCCCATCATAGTTCCACCAATCAGCTTATTTTTTCCTTTCCACACAATTTTACCAACATCTTTAGCGAGACCTTTAGCATTTCCTAAAGTTTTATTATTCTTAAGAGTTGCTGTAAGTTTTGCAAAATTTATTTGAGCAAACTGTTTTTGTCCCATTACATCTGCTGCTTGTTGTGCTGCTTGTGGATTATTTTTTGCGTTTTCTGCAATTTTATTTAAAGCTTTGGTCATCTTTCTATTTTGCTCCTCTGCCTGTGCTGCTTGTTCCTCAGCTTGTTTCATTTGATCAGAGCCTTGTTTTAGAGAAAGACCTGTACCAATAGCCCCTGCAGCATTTAAAGCCATTCCCCAAAAAAATTCTTTTTGTCTAAACTTAATCATAATCTAAATCCTCCTATAATTAAGTCTGCATATCTTGACCGGCAGTTTTAAGACCTTTTCCAAGACCTCTAGTAGCTGCAGAACCTAAGAGATAACCAGCTCCCATACCTAAAATACTTCCAAATGGTCCCCCTATCATTGTTCCAATAGTTCCTCCTAATTTAGTAGCTCCTAAAACACCACCAGCGATTCCGGCTACTTTATTATCAAGAGCTTTACCAACTCCTTCTGTAACTCCTCCAAGTGTATTTCCGGCAGCTTCAGTTAGTGCATTGTAACATTTTCTTTTTAATCTGTATCTTGCCATTTACCTCTTCCTCCACGATTTAATTCTTGATTTAATTTTCTCATTTCTTTTCCTAAATTACCGATTCCAGCTAATTCACGTTGAGAAGTATTCATTCTACCCAGTCTATCCATATCTGTATCATATTTTCTCCCTTTAGTGAAACCAAGAGCTGGGTTATTAGTATTTAATATCTTGGTTTGAGAAAATCTCTTTACAATCATCATGCATTAAGTAAATATATTTTATAACCTAATCCGAAGGGTAATATATTCAATGCATTAATAGCATCTTCGATAGATTTGAATTCTAAGACCAATGATCTTGATTTTTTATCATATTTGATAGCCTCTCCAAGCAATTCAGAAACTTCATAAGATAGATCAAAGGAAGGAGAGAATGAACCAGATAGATAGGGATATTGTTTATCACCGCCTTTACTCTTAAATTCTCTTTGCTCTAAAATTGATCCTGGAAATTCTGAATACTTCTTTTCTTTCTTTTTTCCACCTCTTCTTTCTTCAGGATTATCATTCCTAGGTCCAGAAGTGTCTCCTAAAGAAGTATTATTATTTCCTCCATTATTGTTATTATTCCAATTTGGATCACTATCTTTTGGCGCAAATATAGAATGACTTACGTTTAATTGCATATTTCCAAGACGTTTATCATATGTTTTACCTGGAAGTCTAACCTCATCTGGTAACTTTGCTTTGGCACCAATTTTTAGATACATTCTATATTTATCTTTTCCAAACATAGAAGTACTAATTACAAATCTTTCGATTACTACATTATTTCCTCTAAGAACAGGAATTAATGCACTAGTATCTATTACTCCGAATTTATTTCTATCAGAATATCGCATAAGTTTTACATAAAGACTTCTCATTGCATCATATTCTGTAAATTCTTTCTGTCTAAATTTAATCATGCCACAACTGATAAATTATATTTTGTAGCGAGAATTTCTATAATATCAAAAGCTATTCCTAAGTGATCAGTTTCTGCTGTGATTACTCTGGTTTCTTTATTAATATCAGTTATTCTCATTCTAAAAATATCTTTGATTAATTTTTGAGTATAATTGTATAATTCCTTATCCTGTACTTGAATTTGATAATATCCAGACTCATTTTTTATAAATGAAACTAAAACCATAGCCTTAGAATTAACTCTACTAACGCTATCTGCTTGCTCTGGAGTTATAATATTAGGCCGTAATCCTTGTTTCTTTAAATATTCAATAGCGTCCGGCATTAAATTTTGGATAAGGTATTTCTTCTTTCTAAAATTTATCATAACCCTTTGTTTATAATTGTTGTTTCAGTATCAACCGGAACTTCATAATGATAATCTGGATTATTTCGTTCAAACTCTATATTCTGAACTATTTCTTCTAGGAATTTATATCTATCATCAATTACTTCATAGAAAAATAGTTCACATCTGAATTGACATTGATAAGAGAAATTTGAATTATCATCTTGTTGATATGTCTGGTTAAAATCTTCAGTTATTCCTCCCCATTTTATTGCAGCTGTCCATCTTTGTCCATATCTATCTGATGTTTTGAATTCACAGAAATTAGTAAGTAATGTGACATTCATATATCTATTTTTAAAGTCAAAGAATAATGGCATATCAGTACTTCTTAGATAAAATTCAACTGGTATTTTATGCTGCATTACTTTATCATCAGAATACTTAGGATGATTATCTTTCACTGGAGTCTGAAGAAATTGATAAACAACATGTGATGTTTTAGTTAATGTAGTTTCTTTATTAATTCTAACTAACTCTAAACCATAATCATCTAAAATTTTACGTAATTCTAGAATAAATTGATCTTGATAATCTACAGCTCTTATAACATAATCATTATATTTCCTTCTTAATGTAAATATTGTTTCAGATTCAGATTCAAGTGTAACATCATCTGAACTAATTATAATTTTAGGAAAATTTCTTATCTCATAACAGCTTGGTCTAGGTCCAATAGGTTGAAGATATATAAGATTTCCAGAGTAAAACAAGAAATTTATAAACTCAGGATTTTTATAATCTCCTTCCGAAACTACTATTGTTGTATAATTATAGTTTTGGATAACTCTAGATTCTGAGTCATTTACAATAACTATATTAATAGTATGTGGATCATAAGTTAATTTTCTTAACTTAAGTCCATTTAATGTAACATAAGTATTTTTAAATAATTTAGGAAGTCCTGTAGGGAGCATGTCAATTCTTTTCTCAGTACATGGTATTCCTAAAAGATCTGATAAACTTCCAGAAGTACTTCCTGGAGAATAAGTTAGAGTGAGAGTAGATCTTGAAGTATCCTCTACTATAGAGCTTATTTGTCCTTCTTTTACTTGAAAATACCTACATTTATTAGAAGAGAGTTTAAGACCTCTGTAAATTACATCACTCATAAAACTTATTTTAATATTTTAAAATTAATTTTCAGGGATTAACTTCTTCTTTAACTATTAGCTTTATTTTCTGCTGCTAAGAATGTACCAGCACCTAATGCAGCAGTACCAGCAGCAGCAACACCTAACCCTTTACCTAGTCCAATAGAACCTCTTCCCATAGTAGAAGCTAAATTCTTAAAACCTTTGGCATTTTCTCCTGCTTTAAAAGCTCCTTTTGCTGCAGTCCAATTTGCCGCTGTTTTGGCGAATGGAGAAAATAATCCAAAATTTTTTCTTTTAAGCTTATAAGTTGCCATAATTATTTCATAATTTTTCCAAGTGCCTGCATACCTTTTTGATCAGCTTTTGCATTAAAAGCTTGTTTTGTCATCTGAGATCCTGTTTTCTTTAAAAGTGCATTATCAATTTGTTTAGCTCGTGCAACTCCAAAATCCTTAGCTCCAGACATCATCATTCTATCTCCAACTTTTCCTCCAACAGCTTTACCAGCTTTCATTAGTCCAGTATTAGTTTTAGCCATTATGTTAGCACCAAATGCACCTTTTTTAGCCCCAAGAATGGCTGCACCTGCTGCGAGGCCACCTAAAGCTAATTTTTTCCCAGTACTCATTCCGCCTTTATCATCAGAATATAATTTTCTCTTTAATCTAAATGTACTTGCCATAATTGTAAAAATTAAAAAGAGAAGGAACCTTAAGTCTATAAGACCTAGGGAATCCCTCTCTTTGTTTAAAATCATTTTATTCTTTAGGGATCTGAGAGTTTAACGATCCAAATGATTTTTATGGTTTAATTAGATACCGAATTTGAAAGTAACCTTCTGTACCAATTCAGGAGCCATATACTTAGTACCTTCCTGATAGTAGATACCAGAAGCCATCTGAGTTGGGTTATTGTAGTTACCAATAGTCGGAGTATCAGTCAAAGGCATATAGATACCACGTGCAAGCGGAGCCATCTGACCATCTTTTGTTTTGTGAATTGCATAGAAAGTACCTTCACCCGGAGCTTCAGCAATATCAGTAGAACGAAGTACAGGAATACCATTATACCAACCCAACAGATCATTGATATAAGTCATCTTAGTATTACGTTCCCATTTACCAATCATTCCACCCTTCTGGAATTGATTAGATGCCATATTACCAGCTACATAGGCAGTAACATCAACACCCTTAACAGCTTTAGTTGCCAATGCACTTTCAACATTAATCAAGTAAGCATCGAACAAGTCAACTCTAGAACGATAATCCATGAACTGACCAGTCATAGCACCCTGAGTCAAATCCAAGTCAGCCATAACGTTACCATTATAACCTTCTTCCAAAGTAGAAACCAATTTATAGTTAATTACCTTAGTATACAATTCACGAAGCTTAGTGAACAAGAAAGTAGCCATATCAGAACCAGTTGCTTTCTTCATAGCACCTAAAGCAGCAATGTTATATTCAGCTACCAACATATCAGGTACAGTAGCCAAACCAAGCTGTTGCATCTTAGCGATAAATCTCTTATCATTAGCATGTGCATTAGAAGCACCAATAGTATTACAAGGAGTACCAGTAACATCTTCCTTACCTACAATAGTGATAGTTTCTGTAGCAGCATCACCAGCCAAAGCAGTAGCCAAAGTAAATTCTACACGACCATTCAAATAGTTGATAGTACCGTTAGAAATCTTACCAGCAACAGCCATGAAAGCACCCTGACCATTATCGATCAATTCGAATTTTTCAGTTGCAGTAGCAATCTTAACACGTACTGTACCAGGGATAATCTTACGACCAATCAAAGAAGAGTAGTCAGCATTAGTAGTCGGAGTAATATTCAAAGTAAAGTTACCCATAGCTTGAATATCCTGATAGTTATCCGGACCTAAGTTAGGAATAACAGAACGCATATCAGTTACACCCAAAACGTCGAACCAATAGAACAAACCATTAGGCTGATCAAAGTCACGTTCGATAGACATATAACCTGCGAATGAGCTTACATAAGAAGCTACAGAAGCATTGAAATACTGAGTAGACAGCAACGGAGTTTCTGCATAACCAGAGAAAGTCTTCTGCAGCAAATTACCTGCATTACCTAGACCAAACAAATCTTTCATTTCATCGTTACGAGAGAACATCTTAGCATATTCACGAGAACGAAGGTTAGCATCTTCTGCTGATACTGAGCTATTAATAAGAGCCTCCATCATTGAAGGAGTCTGCATCATTTGCAAATACTGTGTATTCATAATGTATATAATGTTTTTATTATTTTTAGTTTATGTAAAATGGTTTTTGAGGATAACCATAAACCTATCTATTTATATTTAATTACTTACGAAAACTATTTCCAGTCAACCATGATACTAGAGTATCATTTGTATCACTGAATTTCTTTTCTGAGAACTGAGCTTCCTGAAGATCTTGTTCTTGAGCCTGTGCAGGAGCTTGTTTTGCTTCCATAATTTGCTGAGCTGCTTCTTCTGCTACTGCTTGGATACTTTGAACTGCCTGAAGTGCTTTATCTTCAATAGCTTCAACACTAGTAGCACCACCTTGTGCAGGAGCAACACCTGCCGGAACTGCTACTTCCTGAGGAGCTACAGCATTAGGATCAGCTAAAGGAATTACAGGAGTATTAGGATCTACTTCTCCAGCAGGAACAGGAACTGCACCTACAACATCTGAGAAGAATTTATTAAGAATAGGATCTTCATAATCTCCTGAGAATTTCTTTTCTTCTTTATCAATAGAATGTTCTTCAAGTTTGTCAGCTTCTTCTTCTGATAATGGATGACATTCAATATCATCTTCACTCATAGTAGCCTTAGTAAATTCACCATTTTCCTTATCTTCTATAATTGCTTCTGTAGCTGAAATTGGAGTAATGATTTCTTTATCTGTTTCTACTTTCTTACCAGTTTCAATAGCTTTTTCTACTGGACAATGACCATCTTCTTCAGAGAATAGACGAACCATATATTCAGTAAATTCCTCACCTTCAGAGAAGAATTTAGTTTCTGCCTCATTACAGTAGATATCTTCAGAAAATTCTTTTTCTTCATGATTTTCAACTTTATCTTCTACTGCAATACTGTTTGTTAGATTATCGGCTTCTGCTTCTGAGATAGGATTAACATCAAGAACTTCTTCATCCATCTCAGCTTTAGTAAATTCGCCATTTTCTTTATCCTGTATAACTGCAGTCTTAGAATCGATAGGCGTAATAATTTCTTTATCTGTTTCTACTTGTTCGCCAGTTTGGATTGCGCTTTCAATTTCAGCAGAATCAGCTTCTTCAGAGAACAAACGAATCATATACTGAGTAAGTTCTTCATTTTCTGAGAAAAATTTAGTTTCTGCTTCGTCACACCAAACATCAGAGAATTCTTTTTCTTCTTCCTCATCTTCGTCTTCCTCTTCTTCAGAAACAACGATATGATCTGTCAACTCTTCTGCTTGATCTTCGCTTATCTTTTCAAGCTCCATTTCTTCACCTTCTAAACTAACTTTAGTAAATTCATCTTTATTTTTATCCTGTATAACTGCAGTCTTAGAATCGATAGGTGTAATAACTTCAGAATCTGTTTCAATCTCATCACCATTTTCAATAGCATCTTCAATAGCATCCTGAGTTGCACTAATACTATCTACAGATTCAGAGAAGAAACGACACATAAAGTCTGTATTATCAGCTTGGAATTCAGTTAAGTAAATAGTATGATCTGAAAATTCTGCTTGTTCAGGTTCTCCAAGTTGTTCATCTTCAACTACACCAAGACCATTCAAGAGATCGATAGCATATTCACGAGCGTCTTCGGGGTTATCAAAAATTCTAACTCCTGCTACTCCTTTTTCTGTTAAACTCTGAACTAATTCTTGAGCTGATGCTTCGTCATACTCTGGAGCATCTACAATAACATGATTTACTGGATCTACTCCTACTACAAACAACGGATCAAACTGTTCTGCTTCACTAAAATTCTTAGATTCTAGCTCAGTAACATCCATATCTTCACCATTAAACTCTACCTTTGCTTGATCACCTGTAGATTCTGATGTAACAACTACTTCATTTTCACCAGTTTTCTCTACTTTAAGATCACCTACTTTAGCTGTTTCTTCTGATTCAATAACTTCTGAGAATAATCTTTCACAAAATTCTTGATCTGAGAAAATTCTAAGAACTACGCTATTATCAGTACTTACAGAGAATTCTTTTTCTTCGCATTCTTCTACAGCTTCAGGACCTTCTTGTGCAGTAATTTCTACACTTTCTTCATGACCAGCTGCTGGATTTAAACCACCATCAGGAAGATTTGGTGCAATAACAGCACTACCATCCATATGATTTTCAACTTCCTCGTCAGCTGCACCTACCTGATTACCCGGAGTTACTCCATCCCCTTCCGGATGAAGATATCCCTCGATTTGTTCAGATTGTTCAGCTGGATACATATCATAAGTATCATCCTCATCAGAAGCCTTTTCAACGATAGTAACTTCGCCATTTTCCTTGTCTGTTACTGAAACTTTACCGTCACCGATATTTTCATATTTTACTTCTTCAGTATCAACAGAGCCATTAGCCTTAGCATCTTCAATATCTTTGGCTACTTGCTTTGCTAATTCTTCATCCTTATCCTCTACAGCTGAGAATAGGACTTCCATAAATCTTGTATTTTTCATACTGAGTTTTATAAATATTTTATTTCATTATATCAACTTGATTTCCTTGAATTTTGATTACTCCACGATCAATTAATATATCTATTATATTATCTGGAGCATCATCATATCTCTCTTCTAGGATCTTTGTAAATTCTTTAATTCCCATTGCAGAATTACCAAACTCTATCTTTAAGTCTCCAATAATTCCAGAATCTTTAATCCAATCCTCTACTTCTTCAGTGCTAGAGAACTCAACTTCTTTCATTTCTTCAAGTGGAAGAGAATGAGCTTTTTTAATTAGCATTATACCTTTCGGTCCTAAAGATCCTTTAGATTCTAACATATTAATTATGTCTTCCTTAGGTCCTTCTATTGGGTCTAAATCCAAAATCTTAGTCACTGATACGATTAACTTAGAGAATAATTTAGATTGTAAGAATGCAGTTTCAGGAATAGTAACTTTATTATCTTCATCAGTACTAGCAAAACCTTTTTCAACTAAATCTTCGGCGGAAATACCAAATGCCTTAACAACTTCTGATTCATTTAAAGTTTTGCCAGAAAATTCTTTTAATTTTACCTCAAATTCGTTCGACGGTTCTGAAAATTCTTTTTGTACAGCGGCATTATTATCTCCGCCGAATAACGAACGTCTTGAGAATCCTTTTTCTACTTCTTCAATTTTTGATACTTCGACTTGTACAGCTTCAGGAGTATTTTCAGGACTTGGTGTAACTTCTAAAACATTAAATCTATTTACAGCTCCACATTTAGGACATAAGAAGTTAGTTGTAGTGGCTAAAGTATCCATAATATAACCACAATCTCTACACTGAATTTTCTTATATTCTGCCTGAGTTACTCCACCTGAAAATAACTTGCGCCGTGGAGAAATCGAAGAAGAGAATAATTTACGTCTTTCTACTTTCATAATCTTTTAACTGTTTTCTTCAGGGTTTTCTTCTTCTACTGGCTCTTCTTTCTTCGTACCATTCTTCGGCGCGAATATTTCCTCTAACATTGCATTAACAAAGTCAGAATAAGCAGCTTGAATTTTTTGATATCTTGCCTTAGATATTGCATTAGTTTTAGATACCTCAGACATAGCCATCTTATATGGTAAGAACAATTTTTGTACACTTATCAATGTATTTATAAAATTTATTTATAATTTAGACTATATCTTCTGTCTATTTTGACAGTTTATATACATAGTCGTTGAACAAATCACTTCTTTAGATTTATCTAAGTATGATTTGATGCTGATTTATCTCATTTAGATATTTCCAGCAATTCATATAAAAAACGCATATTATTTACGTACATTCTTACCTAAACTAGAAGCACCAAGTAATGTTCCTGGATTTTTTCCATTCATGATTTCTGGTGTAATCGACTTCATAATATCCAAAAGATCTGTAGTAAACAAAGACTTCATGATTTTAAGTGTTTCTGGATCTATTTTCTCTGGGCCGCCTTGCTGTTTTAGAAGTTGTTTGTAAGATAGAATCAATACACGAAATCTTTGACGAGTTGAATACTTTGATTCACGAATTCTATCTCTTAATGCAATTACTGAGAAATCTTTTTGAACAGGTTCTTTTGGCATCTTACTAATGGATTCTAAAACTTCTTCTACCATTCCATCTGCGGAGAAAACTTTTGCTTTTAACTTTGTAAATTTTCCATCAATCTTGGATGATTTTAACATATCTCCACATCCAAGAGAATTTAAATCAGAGAAAGCTTTTACTTTAAGTCCTTTAAATTCAAAATCCTTTGGAGTATATTCTATATCCGAAAAGTTTTTTTCTTCCCCATCAGATATTAGATTTCCTTCATCATCCCAAGTCTGTACTACTTGAGCTTGTTTCCAAGAAGGGTTCAAAGTAACATCTAATCCCTTGATACTTACTAATTTACGTAATGTATCTACTCCAGAAGTAGATGAATCCCAATATCCCAATTATTTAACTAATTTATAATTAATTGTAGACTATATTATCTAAGAAAATTTCTTAGTGTTTACTCTAGTCGTTGAGAAACTATTTTTATTAATAGTTTTTGCTGATTTAATTTATTATTTTTCCAGCAATTAAAAACATTTTCATGAATTAACTTTGAATTCATGCCTCAGATATTGTTTAAGGATAACTGCACTTACTCCAGGACGAACTCCGGCCTTTAATAAGTACTTTAATCTTTTTATGTTTTGTGCAGCCTCATCATCTGCTAAGGCTTCATCAAATAACTCTATTTCAGCATAACACCAAGAATCAGGCATAAGCTCTAATTTTGTTACATAAAATACAGGAGCAGCAGCCTCTGTACAAAGTAACATCATATCATCTTTACCCACAGTCTTAGATAATGCTGTTCCTGAGTTTTTTGCATTAGCCAAATTTCTTGCTCTGTGAGTTAAACCTCCCAACATATTCTTCGATTCAATAGAGCTTTTATAAGCATCACTATTGAGATAATCTTGAAGAACTTGTGCTGGAATATGACTCCCATCACTTGCTAAAATTTGGCTGCTTGTTGAAAATAATTTAACTCTACAGCGCATAATTAATTTTTTTTATTTATATTTTATATAAACTTTTATAATCTATTAATGTATTTGGATCTATTCCATATTTTATTGTTTTATTTAAAAAATCAGATACTTTTTCATATGTATTTAATATATACGGAACTTCTAAAAGAATAATATCTCCATTACTATTTTTACAATAATCTCTAACGTCTGTATCTCGTTGAAACTGTTTGATAAAATCATCTTCTACCCAATTATAAAAATTTTTAAATTTATTGTAGTGTTGTTCTCCGTGATATTCAATCCAGTAAGTTTGATTATTTACTACTATAGAGAAATCTATTCGAACAGATTTAGTTTTATCTTTTCTAATATTATTTACAACTACTTCATCTAAATAACTTATTTGAAAATTTTTTAACCAGGTTATAATTAATAATTCTCCAGTAGATTTATTGATTATAGGATTTCCCATTTTTCTATGTATATGATCTACTGGGGACATTTTAAATACATCTCCAGTACAATTATCTAAAATAGTTATTGGAGTTACGTAATTGATATAATCATCTAAATATGTATATCTATCTCCATGTACTTTTCTTGCTTCTACCAAAAATTGACTATCTGTCTTTTTATGTTTAATAGCTCTTTTATAAGCTCCTAATATAAAATTATCTTTCTTTTCTACAATAAAATGTAAAAAATTAGTTTCCCAATTTCCTATTGTATCTCCAGTAAAAGGATTTATTTCATTTACAAATACAGAAAACTTACTAGTTTTATTTTTAATAAATTCACATGTATTCGTAAAATCATATTCATATTTATATTCTGAATATTCCCTTGATAAATTAAACTGTTCAATTAAATCACTTTTTATCATGAGAAAATCACAAACATAATTAGGATCTTCTCTTAATCTATTCTTTATGTATTCAGTAGTATGAAAATACTTATCTGAATAATAGTACTCTATTTTCTTATCTATCCAATATTCAGTATATAATTTACTTATTGGCAGTTTTAAAATCCATCTACACTCCCATTCTAGAAAATTAATCCCTAATCTATTTTCAATAGAGTGTTTTAATTTTGAAAAATTATTATACCAAATTCCTAGTTCAGGAACATAAAATAATTTAACTAACTTATTTCCTTCTTTTATTGTTAATACTATCTTATAATTTTCTGATAATTCTATTGGAACTGGTAAAAATTTATTATCAATTGACTCATTAGTTATCACATTATCTACATATTCAAATGAATCTATCCGTTCTACAATAAATTCATTCCCTCTCTTAGGTCTATTAATTTTATAAAGTTTTACTAAATTTTGTATAGTATTAGCAGAAACTTTATAAATATTTCCGATTTCTTTATAGGTTAAATGTTTTTTGATAAGATTTTCAATATCTTCTTTGCTAATATTTCTATCAACTAAAGATATATTTTTCTTTTCATATTCAATGCCTAATCTTTTTATTCTAAGTCTAGTTGCACCTTCTGTTAAGTTATATAATTTAGAAATTTCAGAAATAGTTAGTTTTTTATCAAAAAGAAGTATTTCTATATCTTCTTTAGATATTATAGTTTTTCTTTCTGAGATATCAATTCCAAATCTTTTTATAGCTTTATGAACAGCACTTTCACTTGTAATTCCATAATGATTAGCTATCTCTTTATATGTTAGTTTCTTATCAAATAATAAATACTCCAGTTCTTCTTTGTTCCAATCAATCTTTCTTTTCATTTATTCTACTTATAGCTTCCCAAGATATCAAACTTTAAATTTATTTAATTTTCATTAGTGGAAGAGTAACTCGCGACTTTTACTCTTCCTTAGTGATTTTGAATAAATGAAAATTAAATATAAATTCCACGATATCTCATCGTCTATTTATCTAGGTCGAGATGACACGGCTCAAACGTGCGACTTCTTGGTCCCAAACCAAGCGTTCTATCTACTGAACTACATCTCGAATCTATTCTATTTATTCTTCTTTCTTTTTTCATTCCATTTTCGAATAGCTATTTTCCCTGATACATATGCACCACCAATAGGAAGTGCTGCAATAGTTCCTGCGATAGCTGCTTGTTTTGTTTTTCCAGCTTTTGCAAGTTTGGCAGCAACAACTCCAGGAACAATATCAGATGTTCCAAGAATTATAGCTTCATCTGGGTGTTTCTTTACATACTCCACCACCTTCTTACCAGTTTCTTTAGGATGAGTTACTGTATGTTCAATAGATTTTCCTATTTCTTTAACTTTATCAGTAACTTTACTAAATCTTTTAACTCTCAACATAGTTTTTATTAGTTATTATTATTTTCTTTCGTTGAACTATCCTGACTCGAACAGGAAATCCCAGAACCAAAATCTGGTGTATTGCCAATTATACTATAGTTCAATCATTTCTCCATAAAATATATTTTTGGAGTTTCTGATATAATTTCAAATCCAAGTTTCTTATATAAATTTATCGCATTTATATTTTTCTTTGATACTGTAAGTTTATTAGCCCCAGAAGAATTTATCAAATCAGTTGCTATTCCTTTTCCTCTATACCCCGGAGAAACTTCTAGAGCAATAATAGTATCTTCTTCGCACGCTATATATCCCACCAACTCATCTTTGGCTGGGTTTATTAATAATTTTCCAGCCGTTTTTCCTGGTGTATTTCTTGCGTGCTTTAACATATTCTCCTGTGACTTATATTTTTCTATATTTTCTTTGGTCCAGGGAAGTTCTTTATATTTTTGTTTTCGTAGTATTATCATAAGCTCTAAAAACCTTATATGTGTAATAATAAATATAGAAAATTATGAAAAATTTAAAAGTAGGAGATAAAGTTAAATCTCGTAAAACAGGATTTTATGGAGTAGTAACTGATGTAGATATTACTCCTAATAAATTATTTGTTAAAGTTAAATTAATGTTAAACGATAGAGAAGTAGAAATTCCAAAAAGCGTTCTGGATTATGTTACTCCAGAAGAATGGGAATTTGTAAAACGTATGGAAGAAAGAGATTGAAATATATCTCTTTTCTTTTTTTTCTGTTCCTAGGACTTGATCGAACAATAGACCACTTTCCTCTGGCCATCCTAGGAATTGATTATATATTATGGAAAAAGAATCTTAAAATATATTTTCCAACATGTTTTGAAGTTCTTTTTGTGACTCTTCTCTTGGATCCGCTGTTATTTTAGTAAGAGATTCGAGTTGTTTAGCTATTCCTGAAGAATATCCCATCTCTTCTCCTTCATCAATAGATAATTTTAAAGAATAAACACTAGAAGCTAAAGCATCCCATAAATCCTTGCTTCCTGGCTTAGAACCATCAGGATTATCAAATAATGGAGATATTGATGCTTTTTTAGGATGATCTACTTTACGTTTTGGACCAACATATCTTAAATCATATGCCTCTCTTTGTAATCTTTTATATTCAGGAATTTCAAGAAGTTCATTGTTTATTATATACTTCAAATAAAGAGCCGGTTCACAAGGAGTATTATCTGTAGAAATTCTCCCATTATTTCTAATTCCTTCTCTTTCACAATATTGAAGTATTTGTTTAGAAAAAGCTTGGTCAGCACTAACTATAATATTAAATTTCTTGTTAAGATCTTCTATAAACTGCTCTATGTGAAATAAACTCGTCTCTTGTCCTTCTAACCTAGATACACCTAAAACAAAATGACACTTAATTTTAGGAACTAAAGTACCATTTATATTTTCCCAATGATCAAAACTAACTGCTGCTATTCCAGTTGTATCATCTACTACACCTAAGTCAAGACCTAGCCATATAGGAGTACCTCTTGGAATAAGATTAATCATTTTTTCTACATGATTAATAATCCTATCTTCTTTATCATAAAAATCAACTGTAATAATTTCAGGAATTCTATTCTTTATTGTTGAACATTTAGATAAGTGTTCTATAGTACCTCCAAAAAAACTATCTGATGATCCTGTATTAATACCAGATTTATCTTGAAGAGCTTTAATCAAATCAGATTTAAATTCTCCAAATAATTGAATAGGTACATGTTCCACTCTATCAGGGTCTTGATCATCTTCTAATTTATAGTTCTCTTCTTTATCATTTTTATTTAATATTCTTGGAGGATATTTACCATCTCCAGTATAAACTGAGAAAGTTATTCCCCTTGAACGTTCGTACAGATTTTTTCTAACTTCATAATGAGAAGGTCTACAATCCCAAGTAAATTGAGGTTCTGCATTCTCAAGAAATATTTCAGTTGGACCACCTGCACCTCTACTAGAACTATCAATTATTAGATTTCCGGCTAATGTTAAACTTTCTTTTACATCAAAACGAGATGTAATACGAATATACGTACTATTTACACGTTCCATGGCTTTTTCTTCGTTAGGCCAAAAATTGACCTCAGACATGATTGCAAAAATCAAGTCAGTTCCTAGTCCACCTGCCAATCTATTTCTATAATACTCTATTATAGTTTAGAATATAAATTTAACTTATATAATTATATAAGTTAGTAAGTCTTTATTCGTTACATCAAAGATTACTTAGATTTATCTAAGATCCTTGACTCGGTATTGGGATTATCCTTTCACCGAATTTACTTACTTTATTACCATATAATTTCTTAATATGGAGGGCAACTTTTTATACTACATTACCCCTAGGACCAGAAGTTAATATTCTTATATTATGTCTGTGTGGTAAATTTCTAAAAAATGGACTCTGCTTTAATACATCATCTAGCATCCATCTTCGAAATTCAGCATTTGCTACATCTTCATCTCTATGAAAGATGATAAAACTAAGTGGTTTTTTACCTAATTTAAATGTTCTCCACGGATTAGCCATACAACTTAACCTAGCTAGTGTATTTGTCATAGCTAATTTAGATACCGTAGACTTACCTATACCAATAGCTCCTGACAAACAGAGTAATGGTTTTGCTGTTGTAACTTCATTTGGAAAAATTCTCTTCAATCCATCTTTCCAAAAAGGAAATATTACATCTCCATGATCAAAAAATTCCTGACTACCTAAATAATAATCATCAGAATATAATCTTTCTATCGTTGGAGGTCTGTGTGTAAATCCTTTGAGACGAAGAAATACCATTATCTTTTCATCTTCTGTTAATGATGTGTATTGATCCCTAAGATCTACTTTTGCTAAATCTTTTTCTATATTTTTAGTGGGATCAAAATGGTCTGTGAAATTAATCATAATTTTGATCCTTTCTCTTTTTATAATTTCTCAAAACCAGGAATATATAACCCATTATTTTCCCACCTAGCTTGTCCATTAGTTTTTACACGTTTAACCCACTCATTTTGTCCAGGTGCAGTAGGTGTTACTTCCAAAGATCTTGTTTTATGAGAATTATACCGTTTTAAATTCATTCTTTTAGCATCTAAACTACTAATTGAAGAATTTCCTCCTTTATTACTACTGCTGCTATTAATAACTTTCGGTTTCTGTAATTGATTAGGATTCCCAAATAAATCTCCTACAAACTCAACTTTCTTTCCTTTAGGACGTCTTTTAGTAAAATAACTTTTAGTTACATATCCATTACCATTAGGAGATATAAAAGAATTTTGAGCATCTTTAGTTACAGAGTGTAAATCTAATGCTGCATTCTTTGCTTGTGTTGCTATTTTAGAATTAGATAGTCCGGTAGCTTTTCTAGTAGTAGTTGTTATTATATTTTTCAATGGAGTTAAACTTGTTACATTAGTAATATTTGCAAACAATTTAAGTTTCATTCTAGTAAGACCTCCCCAATAAAAATCTTCTTCTGGGGTTGTCAAGACTCCATCATCCTTAAATCCAAGCTTCTCATAAATATGTCTAGCATCAGGAGATCTACCAGGCACTTCAAGAGTAACATATTTATAACCTTGAGACTTAGCAAATCTAATCAACTCTGTTAGAATAGCCTGAGAATATCCTTTACCTCTATAATCTTCATAAGTTTCAATCCACATTATATTTAATTCTTCTTTGGACTTTTCTATAAGATTTAATTCTGCTACTTTCTCAGAACCTAAGTAAATATCAAATGACGGTCTCTTATTACTCCATTCTCTAAGTCTCTTAATAAATTTTCCAAGAATATCTACAAAAGATTTAAATCTATTTATTGTGAGAGATTCTCCTGTTTTCTTACTTACAATTTTTATAGAATCTTGTAGAGTATCTAATTTACTAAATCTTTTTACTTTCATATTTATAATTTTATTTTATGTTGTGTGAGAGAGATTCGAACTCCCGAAAGCAAAGCTAATAGATTTACAGTCTATCCTCGTTAACCACTTGAGTATCACACAAACTTATTATTAATTAACTGGATAATAAAGATTTCGCTACATCAAATAAAATATAATCTTTCCAAAAGAATAAATCTGATTCATCTTTTTCTTTTCCAAAATGAATACGCACCTTATATTTACCTTCAAGTATACTAAAGGGAACTAATAGTATAATATCAAGTACATAATTATACAAGGCAAAGAAATCTACTTCACCTTTTTTATATAATCCAGATTTATTTTGAAGATTGTACGATAATGCTCCATCTTTATCAATATAGCCAGCAGTAGATTTAACCTGAATTTTATAAAGTATTCCTCCTATATCTGCAATTACATCATATCTATCTACTCCACAAGGTTTAGATGACATAATTCCAACTCTTGCTAATTGAAACATTGTCGCACATTCACCTACATATCCTAATAAATCTGAAGTTAATTTTCCATCAAATCTAGACAATTCAGTGGTACATTCCTTAGGAGGAGCTATCTTTACAGACTCTTCTACTTTTTCTTCTTTAGTAGATTTATCTTCTGGTTTTTTACCTTTGCTGAAACTAAGTGAATATTTCTTTGCACAATCTGAACAACAAAATCTTCCAGAACCAAAAGAACCATCATGCTCTTTACCACAATATTCACATTTTCTTAGTTTCTTTCTATCTGATACTTTTATCCCGTATCTATTTGCTGCTTTACGTATAGCTTCTCCAGTGCACCCATTAGCATATATAGCTGCAACTTCTTTATAAGATTTTCCTTCATGGATTAATAATCTTATTAATTCTTCTCTGTCATATTTTTCTTTTCCCATAATTAATTGTTTTTTTATTTTTCTTATCTTTAAAAACTTATATAGCTCTCCGTGGTAATTACGATATACCGACTTTCTGGTTAACAGCCAGACGCTCTGCCTCTGAGCTAACGGAGAATATAGTTCTAATACTATTAAGATTTAAAATTCTTACCTAATATTAAAACTATAAATTTAATTTATTTCTTATTTTTATAGTATTTGTTTCTATAAGATCTATCACTATTTTTATTCTTAGACTTATAAGTATCTAATTGAGAATCACAATTAGGACATATTAATCTAAGATTCTCTCTACAATTGTTATTTGCATGTCCATCTACATGATCTAGTATGAATGTAATGGGTTTATCATTCCAAGAGTCTTCCATTCCACATATAGCACATTTATGATCTTGTTCTTCTAAAATATGTTTTCTAACCCATCTCATATTTTCTTGACCTTGATAGGGCTCTGGATCCCTTAAATAGTCTTCATATTTTTTATGAGACTTATCATTAATACAACAATCATTACAACAATATTTTTGTGTTTTTTGCTTTGGAGTAAATTCTTTACCACAATTTTTACAAATAAATTTTTCCTTTTTAGAAATTCCTTTATTAAAAGTTTCACTAGAATTTATATCTCTTTTCTTAGGAAGCTCTATACCTAACTTTTTGGCTCTCTTTTTAATAGCACCTCCTGAGACTTCATACATTCTACCTATCTCTTCATAAGATAGCTTTTCTTCAAAGATTAACTTTTTTAATTCTTCCTTTGTTACATTACTTAACTTACCTTCGTTCATTTTGTGAATTCTAGGTTACATCCAATGAATCATAAACAACATCTTATTAATTCTCAGATTTTTATTAAGAGTAGGATCCCCGTCGAGACCCTAACTCATGTTTTCACAAAATGAATTAATAAGGAATCGATTCACATCGTTAACCTATCGTTCCTATACTACAATTGAATGTAAAATCTCATATTTCAAGATTAGTATAGGAAAATATTTTTATTCTATTCCATGTTCTTTTTGGAATAATCTCATAAAATCTGCCACTATTTTTTTTGATTCTTCACTCTCCATTTCATGATTTCCAGTCTCTTCTGCAATTTTTTTCAACTCAAGATCAGAGCCTTTAACGATTATTTGATTTTTCATATCTTCTAATTGTTGAATAAATTGCATAATCTTTTCCACAGCAATAAATGAATCTTGTAAAGTCATTTGTGAACTATCAAAGAGTCTCATTGGATCGAGTATATAATCAATACAAAGACAAAGTTTAGAAATCATATTGAGAATTAGAATAGGTCTTATACTCTGAAATACCTCAGAAACATATAATTCTAATATATGTCTAGACTTTGGATCTGCCACATTAACTAAAGTATTTGAGAGGCTTCCGAAATCAACATGAAGATCTATATTATATTCTTTATTATAACTAGTAAAGACTTCATTCAATTTATGAGTTAATTCTAGTGCTTTTTGTTCTTTTTGATTACTCGCAATAGCACTAGCATCCATAATAATATTGCGAGCCGTTTTAGGGAGTACTGGAGCTGACCCTATAATATTTTTTAGGTTTTTAGATACATCCTCTTCCGGCTGCAAAATCTCATAATCTCCCGGGTCATCAACAGCTCTCCCTTCTTTCCCTAAAATTTGTTTCTTAAATTCAGGGTCACTAAATGGGTTAACTGTTCCTATCATACATTTATTATTTTATAGTTCTCGCGCTTTACAACTATCAACCGTTTACTTTTTGCACCTAGTGCGATTAATCTTCGGTTGTAAAAATCTAGCGCGTTTGTTCTATAGAGGAGATTGATTACACTACCTCTATAGATTATTTCTTTTACTTCTTAGATCTCCATTTTTTAGCAAATTCTTCTTTTGTCATTTTTCCATCTGCTACTTTTACTCGATCTACTGCTAATTTTGTTTTAGTATCAAGACTACCACTATGTTTTCTAGCAAGCTTATTAAGTGCAACACCTGCTCTAGTACCAGCATAAGATCCTGCTGCACCTGAAACAGCGCCAATTCCGGCTCCAATAGCTGCACCCTTTTTACCACCAGCTACAGCACCTAATATACCGCCACCTATACCACTACCAATTGCTGCATACTTAGCTGCCTGTTTTCCGTATTTATGAGATTTTCCATCTTCATAAGCTTCAACAAATGCTTCGCGATCCTTCTTAGTAGTCAGAGCTTTATTCAACTTAATATTAATCTTATCACTAGTTGTAAGTTTTGGCTCATCATCTTCCTCTTTTTTTTTATCAGAGAAATCCTTTTCTTCCAAACTTTCTGCATCTTCTGCAACACTAAAGGTTCTCTCTTCCTCATTTTCCAGTGTTACATCAGTAGTAGAGAAGTATCTCTCTTCTCCTGTCTCATCTTGTAGTAATGAGAATACTTTACGTCTAATATACATACTTAATTACTGTTTTTATTTGATTTATATTTAAAATATTTTTTAAGAGGTTTTATTACCTTCTTAATTCTATCACTCTTTCGTTTAGTTACCCCAAGTTTATCTGTTTCTTCTAAGGTATCTACACTAGAATCAAGAGGATCAAGAATATATCTTGTAATTACCTGACTTGATTTTTGATAAGTTACACCTTCAGGGGCAGCTTCTGAATAACCGGAAAATCTTTTAATTTTCATTTTATATACGGTCTTAGTGGATCAAATCCTTTCTCTTCTTGTTCTTTAGAATCTTCCACTCCTTCTGTAAATGTCTTTTCTTTAATCATAATCTTACAAGTTTGTTTTCATTGATACTGTTGGCGTAGGCTTTGATTTTGTTTTGTACAATCCTATATTATTTACTTCCTGCCTACTATTCTGAGCGTCAATTTTCTTTACTTTTAATTGATTATCTTTTTGAGCTTCATCCTTTTTCTGTTCTAGTTTCTGAGTTTGATTGACTTGCTTCATTTCTTGCATTCTTTCCTCAGCTTGCATTCTCTGTCGCATTCTCTGAGTTTCTAGGATTTGACGTTGAAGTCTCATTTGTTCTATTTGCAAGTCCTTAGAAGTCATTTCTTGTTTAGCTAGACCAATTTCTGGAGACTGTTCTGGAGTGGGATCATTAGAAGCAAATAATTTACGTTTAATTATCATCTTCTTTGAATAATTTTAACTGAGTCCAAGCTGTTCTCGTTGTGCCTGAAGTTTTTGATTAAGAAATTCTATATACTGCTTAATCGTATCTTCATTTATTAGAGATTCTGTACTTGGGTCAATATCTTTAAGTAAGTTTTGAATATAACTTAAATATGATTCTGGTTCAATTAATGGAGTTGCTTGTTCTAAAGTTTGGAGTGCATTAGATAAAACTCCAGAGATACCTTGAACTAAACCACTAACTGATTCAGCTTCATTTATCTGATTGTTATACTCTACAGTTGTTTTCTGGAATATATGAATTTGAACTAAACTTGGATCTAAATCTTCATTATATATTACCTTATAAATACTACAAACAAGATTTACTATTGAATCTTTTATTCCTGAAATTAATGATGTTACTCTTGAATTAGCTCTTTCTGACTGTTGAAGTACTGCAATGATATCTCTATAATCTTTTTATTATAGTTTAGAATATAAATTCAACTTTTTATAAGTTGGTAAGTCTTTATTCGTTATACCTTAATTAGATTAATCTAAGGCTTGGTATTACTAGTATTAATAGTTTCACCAAATTTACTTACTAATAATCTAAAGAATTGCTTCTCTAGACGGCCAATTTATTAACCACTTACTGCCAGATGTTCCATCTAATATAGTAGATGGTAATCCAAGAGGAGAAAGAACACTATTTCTTACATAATCAAGATTCTGTATAAGATCTAAAAGTTTGTCTGTTAATTTATCAAGTGGGAGTAGTGAAGTCCTTGAGGTAATGGTACTATTATAGTCAGGAAAAACCTTAACATTTTGAGTTAATGCAGACTCAATGAACGAGGTGACATCGAACTGAGATGTGATGAATGAAGACAACTCATTCGTATTGTTTGCAAGTTTCTGTAATCGAGCGCATAATTCGTTCATTGTCTCTAGAGGGACACTTTTCGAATATTAACAATTATTTAGTTAAACTAGACTATATCTTTAAGAATTTATATATAAACTCTCTCTTTGTATCTAGTCGTTGAGAAGGTAGTTTTTACTATCTTTTGCTGATTTATCTTTACTTGATCTTCCAGCAATTTACAAAGTTCCATTAGATTTTATTTATCTAATCCGACAAATTTTAATCGGTATTTAATCCCAATAATTGAGGCGATGAAAGATCTCTTAACGAAATAAGAGATATCAAAAGCTCTTTTATAACTAATTCTTTTATCTTCAAAATACTTGAATAAAATAACGGTTCAGAAGTCATAAATGATTCTTTCCTAAGAACTTTATTTCTATTTTCTGATCCCTTATTTCTTCCTAATTTTGGCTTTTCTGGTTTAGACTTTTCTTTCCATCCTTCTTCGAGATCATTTGTAAGTCGAAGTTTAGGATTACTTATATATATTACCTCAGTACTAGGAATTTCATATAGATTTCCATCATCTCCGATTGCTAAAAATATATCTTCTATATTTCCATCCTCGTTCTTTTTCTTCTTTATAACTACTGCATTTGGATTATTAAGTTCTTCTGTTCTAAATACAAGATGACCTTTTTCATCTCTTTGAGTTTGAAGCATACTATAATAACCTCCATAAAATACATAGTCATTTATATGGTCTCGTATATAATCAATTATTTTAATATCTTTTAAAAGAATCTCATTTAATCGAGTAGTTACAGCTTCATTATTTGTAGAATCTTCAGGATTTAATACAGAAACTATTTGTTGGGTATCTTGAGATATAAAATTAACTACATAATCTGAAAAGAAATTTGTAGCCATCTTTGTAATATCTAAAAGATAATATGACCTAAGCTCTGCCATTCTATCAAGATAACCGGATAACCTAGAAGAAGGCTGTGAATTACCAAGTAAGGGCGAATTTCTTTCATTATCTAAGAATCTTCCATTTCCAGTTCCTCCAATAACAGAATACCCTCTTCCCCCACCTTTACTAAATACATTTGAACGTACAATTTATTTTAATATATTTTATTAAATTTAGACTATATTATCTAAGTACCTACTATAGTCGTTGAACTCTATTTTTAATCGATAAATAGAGATGCTGATCTATATTTTATATTTTCCAGCATTTTAAGGTATTTTCTTAAGATTTTATTCTATCTTAAGCCTCTACTACATAATTAAAGGTATACGTGAATTTCCAAAACTAATTCCTGAAAATAACTTTTGAAATATTGTTTCTGATTTTTTCATATTTTATATAATTTTGAATAATCTATAATAGAGTTTATATCCTCTCCATTTAAAATTACTCGATTTAATAATTGTTCTACTTTTTCATAAGTGTTATATGTATACGGAATTTCTATAAGGATGATATTATTCTCTTTACAATATTTTCTAACTTCATTATCTCTATTTAATTGTTTAAGAAAACCTTCATCTGTTTTATGAAAATAATCTACTTTCTTATAATGTTGTAGTCCATTATACTCTATCCACAAACAACAATTATTATAATTAAAAACATAATCTATTCTAATGTTCCTATTATTTAATTTTATAGAATATTCCCTTGTATAATCAATTTGATTTGTTTCTAACCACTTTAATACATTTAATGCGCTTTTTCCTCCTAATTTATTACAATCAGGACATCCAGATCCATAAACATGATCATAGGCTGTTTGTTTAAAAAACTTTCCACACCTATTACAATAGATGTCTAATTTTTCATGAGATTTAATTCCCTTAAATTGATTTTCTGAAATTATTTTATCATAATTATATAAATCCCCGTGCTTCTCTTTTGCTCTTTCTAAAAAATCATTAATAGATGATTTAGGAGTTCTTCTATTAATATTATCACATTTATTACATCCTCCAAACTTACTATACAAATGATTAAATGGAGTTACTTTAAATATATTTCCACAAATATTGCACTTTAAAACTATCTCTTTATACAAATTTGTATACTCTGTCAAGTATGTAAATCTATCTTCTCCAAATTTCTCTTTAGATTTATTAATAAATTCTTGATTACTCATTTTAGTAGAATCACTGAGTTTTGTTGAGTTAGATAATTTACAATAATCATGTTTTAAAGTAATAAATTTTTCAAATGAGGTTTTATATTCTCCATAATATTTCCCAGTTTTTGGATTGATTTCTAAAACGTCAATTATCACTTTCTCAGTTCTAGAATTTATAATTTTTGGTAATTTATCAAAACTATAATTAAATTTATACTTAGATCCAATTCTAGAAATTTCGTACTGTTCAATAAAATCTTCTTTTAATATTATTGAAGATTTACATTTAAAAGAGGGATCTCTCTTTAAGTTATCTATTAAATACTCTTTAGTATATCTAAATACTATAGGATATTCTAATTTTAATTTTAAATCAATCCAGTCATCTTCTCCATAATCTACAATTGTTTTATATAACCATCTACCCTTCCAAACTATTAGATCTATTTTTCGTAATTTTAAGAATCTCAGTAAATTACATTCTAAAATCCACTTTCCTTCTTCTGGAATATAAATTAATTTACTAAATGGTTTGTTACTTGGAGAAATTTCCATTACAACCGGATAGGTGTACTTTAATGGTACAGGTAATAATTTATCATTTTTAGACATGTTATTTAATTATCACTTCGCGAGATATCAATTATTACGTAACCTTACTTAGATTTAAAGTGAGAGGATAGAGTAGCTAATTCTATCCTTTTCACTATTAACATGTCTAAATAAGTCTTTGCGATATCTCATCGTTGACTTTTGTAGTCCTAAGGAGAATCGAACTCCTCTTTCGAGAATGAAAATCTCGCGTCCTAACCGATAGACGATAGGACCACATTTTTAATAAGACTTCAAAGCCTTATATATGTTAATATAAGAATTTAATCTTCACAATCTGTGTTGATTAAATTTGCTACGCAGAGATACATGGTTCGTGAGAATAGTGTATCTCATTTTTTATCATTAAGGTATGTAGTAGAATAAATCAGTATAAGTTTTTTACTACAATAAAACTTGGAACTTATACTAATTACCTATGTAAGGTAATTTTATTATTATTATTTGTCGTAAAAGGCAGTACAGTTTGTGAAAATAAGACAGTATTATTTTTATCACTTCAAAGCCTTATATATGATTTAAAAAATTAATTCTCATTTTTTATGAGGATTAAACTTGCTACATTAATTTTTGTAGTAACTTGCCAAGAGATACATAGTTCGTGAGAATAGTGTATCTCATTTTTTATTATTAGAAATATATAATAAACTGAATATCATTCCTTACTACATCCTTAAAATGGAATAGGTATTCAATTATAGTAAAAGTAATTTAAAATTAAAGATAGTTTACTTCTTTTTCATAAATGTAGTATAAGCATTCTTACCATACTTAGACTCGTAATCCTTTACTATATTTTCAGCACGTTTCTTTGCTTTATTTCTATTATATAATCCAGATATAGTTGATCCAATCACAGCCCCTGTAGCAGCTGTTTTTAAATTACCCATTGCTAATCCAGGCAAACTCCCAACAAAACCACCAATAACTGCTCCTGCGGCTCCAATCTTATTATGAATGTTTTTATCGAATTTTGAAATTTGATATAATTTAGAATCCTGCATAAATTTATTAACACCATTCATAATAACCCATTCACCATCTTTATACAAATAAAGATAATCTCCAGATTTTGCTTTATAAAGAGTACTTCCATCTTCCAGATTGCTACCTGAGTTTGGATTTATATTGTTTTTATGCCACTCTATATCTGGTTGAGTTTGAGAAAATCTTTTAACTTTCATCATAATATTATTAAATCATCTAAAGCAAATCTTTTTATTCTTCTCTTATTTCTCCAGTCATTACATCAACACTATTACCTCCTCGCCGAACATCACCAAATATATAAACAGGACGAGTATAAGATGGATGTAATGGATGTCTGAGAACTACATTTCTAGATTTAATAATCTTTTCTGCTTTAACTAATTCTTGAAAAGCATCTTCTAGAGTCATACCTACATAAGGAGTTATAGATCTATCTTCAAGCCAGTTTTCATTGATTAGTTTAAATTCATAGGCTTCTTCCGACTCGGCCGCAACATTTACAAGAAGCGTTTTTCCAAGAGGTAATGAATAAACAATTACCATTCCAGAAACTTCAGGGATAAAATTATTATTTTCTTCAATTAGTATACCTTGCGCTTCATAGAATCTAGCGGCCGGATAAGAAGCCATAACCATAATATTTACAGCTTCAAGAGTTTTATTAAATTTCATATTTTATAATATTTATATTAAGTTCTATAGAGGAGATTGATTACACTACCTCTATAGATTATCTTTTTTATTTCTTTTTATGATCATATAACTTTTTAGCCCCGATCATCGCACCACTAGCTAAAGCAACTCCTCCAGCTATTTTACCAGCTTTTGTGTTCATTAATTTTTTAGCCCCATTCAGAATCTTCTTTGAGTCTTTTGTTGTTTTTTGAGCTACTTCTGCAACTTTTTGAGTTTTCTCAGCGGATTTCTTTACTGCCTCTGTAGAAACTTTCTTAGAACCTTTGGATGTCATCTTATCAACTACAACATCAGGCTTAGTTGACGTTGTTCTTACAGTAGTTGTTGTCTGACCACTTTTCTTAGAAGCAATCTTATGAGCAGTTACATTACCACCTTCTTTCTTAACAGTTATATCTCCTGCACCTTGATTTTTAATTTCAAGACCTCCCGGATTTGTCGCAACTGACTTTCTGGTTTTTGAGATATTCTTTACTTGTTGAGAAGCTTGATCTGCATTACGATTAGAAGATTCAACTGCTTTTTGTGCTTTCTTAGTAAGTTTCTGAGCTTCTTCCATTTTCTTCTCATCAACTAAATTAGCTGGATTAGAAACTATTTTAGCTGCTTTTTCTTGTGCCTTAGCTGCTTTATTTGCTTGCATCTCGGCATTGTGAATAGATCTAGCTAGTTTTCTATTCTGTTTTCTCTGTCTAGCACCGAATTCTCTTTGTTCTAATTCTTCTTCAGTTGGAATTGAAATACTAAAAATTCTTTCTTCAAGATTATCCAAAGTTACATCGGTCGTAGAAAAATACTTCTCTTCTCCTGTCTCACCGTCTTGTAGTAGTGAGAATACTTTTCTTCTTATGTACATAATAATTGTTTAAAGTGTTAATTATTTTACCTCCCCCCCCTTGTTTAGAGAGAATTATTAAGAGGAAAAGAGGTTATTATAGATATTAGACGTTTTTATTTTTACTACAATAATTATCTGTTTGAGCATGACAATTAGGACAAAGTATTTGAAGATTTTCTAAAGAATTATTAGTATTATCTCCATCTATATGATGAAGTTGTAATGGTGCAGGCTTTCCATTCCATTCAGTTATACCGCAACATTCACACTTTCGTTCTTTTACACCTTCATTAAATAGCTTTTTCCTTAAAGAATTAGTACATTTATATGATGAGTTTTTTACTAAAACTTCACTTAATGGAAATCCTTTATCTATTTTTCTAAATCTATCTCCTACATTCCATGCACCTCCTGTAAAATGAGATGTATCTAACTTTAAAGAATCGATTCTTTTATGAATTTCTCTATAAACGCTAGTATTAATTTTATTATTATCTATTCCAATTGATCTAGCGACTTCTGCTATTGATAAACTATCCTTTACATAATCTGAAAAAACACTATCATCTACAGAATTTATTATAATTTTAGGTTTATTCAAATTTTTTGACTCTTTTTTCTTAGGAGATTTTTTCTTAGGTGATAATCCAAAACTTTTAACTGCCCTATATATAGATGATGAAGATACTCCATAAATATTTCCAATCTCTTTATAACTCTTTCCTTCACCTAAATACTTCTCTAAATCTTTCTTATTATACTTAAAAGAGTATCCTTTATTAAAAGTTTCATTAAAATTTATATCTCTTTTCTTAGGAAGTTCTATACCTAATTTTTTAGCCTTCTTTTTAATAGCACTTCCAGAAACTTCATATCTCCTACCTATTTCTTCATAGGATAATTTTTCTCCAAAGATTAGTTTTTCTAATTCTTCTTTTGTTACATTACTTAATTTACTTTCATTCATTTATATAAAATCTAAGTTACATCCCATGAATCATAAACAACATCTTATTAATTCTATTTAAAGAGAGCCCCGTCGAGCTCTCTATATTTTATATAAATGAATTAATAAGGAATCGATTCACATCGTTAACTTATCGTACGGGAAGAGGGTCTCGAACCCTCATGCTAAATTAGCATAACTTTCTAAGAGTTACTTGTCTACCGATTCCAACATTCCCGTAAAAGCGTTAAAAACCTAACACTATAACTACTCAATTTCCTTTATTCTGAGATAAAAGTACTAGTGTAAAAATTTTCAAAATATCCGATTTTCATCGCTTCTAAAATTAATCTCTTAATGTTTATTTGCATGATAAGCGGCTAGAGCTTTTTCAGCATCTTCACGAGTATCATAGTGTGCATCCCAATATTCGGCCGGAGAAGTTTTCAGGCTAATAATTCTCCAGACACCATTTGAATCTTTTTGAACTACTCCAGATTTTCGTGCCTTCTCTGCTATAGCCTGAGGTACTTTTTCTCGGCCGGAATAATTCTTTTGCCTGAGGATAATCATAATTAATGGATGTTACCTAAAAAATCATTAAGAGTTTTTAATGCATCATTTCTAGAGTCCAAGTTAGAGTCTCCAGCTTCACGTGCTTCTGTTTCGATTGCTTCTTCAGCTGCTTCAGGAACTATTTCTACTTCTTCTACTGTTTTATCAATTTCCTGAGATGCTTTTTCATAACCTTCTTGAACTGCTGATGCTTCTTGAGCCGGTTTCTTTTCTATTTCGGCTCTTTCATGGCTATACTCTGGACTTCCAGGAGCTGCCGCAATATTCGCAATTTCTTCTTCATGCGAATAGGTTTTATTTCTAAGTATAATCATAATCTTTTTATGTATATATGGTTAATTTTTATTTTTCTTCCAACTTCCTAGTTTTATATAGGACCACCAAGAATAATGTTTTCTGGTTTTTAAGTATTCCAGGTCTTTATCATTTAAGTGTGCTTCTTCCTCAAGACTAATATCATGATAAGCATAACCAAAGCTAAATCCTGAAACTAGGAGACATAATAACCACTCCAAGAAATACCATACATAAAATCCGATATAAGCCATTTCTTTCATTTGTGCTGTATGTATTTCTTCATGATTTAAGTCTTCTGGTTTTATATTAGCATTCTTCCTTACAAATAAAATTCCAAAGATATTTACTGCTTTATAGCCTGGAAAAGGAATAATATTATTTCTTACTATTTTCATAAAACTTATATTTAGTTTTAGTTGCGCCGGATAGATTTGCACTACCGATTTCCAAGTTATGAGCATGGCGAGATGACTACTTCTCTACGGCGCGATATTATATTATGTATTATTATTTTCCACCACGACGAAGGGCATATAGGAAATTCCTATATCCCATAATTTCTATTATTTTTTTTACTTTTGTTGATCTTTCCTCTTTTCATACATCATTTCATAGTACTCTTGAGGAAAAGTTCCAGTCATACAGATATAATTTCCTGTTTTAGCAGACTGAGTAAAATACCACTTAACCGCTCTTTTAAGAGGGTTAAAGATTACTTTCTTAAAAATTGTTGTCATGATTAATTTAGTTTTTATTAGTTAAATTTAGTTGTAATTTATATTTATTTGTTTCCCCTGTGTGAATCGAACACACGTTATGGGATTAGAAATCCCAGGTTCTATCCGCTGAACTAAGGGGAAATTAACTAATAATCACTAAGTTGTTCTATAAAGCTAAACCAATAACTCTATAGATTATAATTTTATTCTTTATAATGCGGAGATGTAGAGTTCCGACCTCTAATCGTAAAACACGATCGATCTGCTTAGCAGGCAGTCCCTATTCCATTATAGGTTACTATCTCCGTTCCTATTATTTATCTTTCTTTCTAAGTTTCATTCCAGCTGCTATACCTGTTCCAATTAAACCAGCAGTCGTAGCTATTTTTCCAACTCTTCCTGTTCTTTTGGCGATATTTGCATCTTTATTAGATATTAAAGTTTTCTTAAGAGCTTTAACACCTGATTTATAGGCTTCATTATTTTTAGAGGTAGCTGCTTTATATACTTGATCTGCTTTCTTGACTTTTCTTTTGTGGAAAATTAGATCTAAAGCGCTTCCTGAATTAGTTTCACCACGAGCTACTTCTGCTTTAAAATTATTAGCTTTCCTGGTTGAATCAAGTTTCTTAATATCTTCTTTAAATGCTTTTTTTGCTTTCTTTGATTCCTGACTAGTTATATACTTCTTAGCCCCACGTTTTATTAAGTCTGTTGCTCCTACAGTTCCAGCTGTTCCGACTAGTGCAGTTCCGATAGCTTCTCCGACTTTCTTTGGAGTTTCATTGTCAGAATCAGAATATGTTTTATTTCGTAGTATTTTCATATTGATTTAATTTGTTTATAGTTTCCCAGTATTTTTCCTTGTCTTCTGAGAAATATTGTTCTTTTAATAATCTAATTGATGTAAGATTAGGGAACAGATTGTAGATATTCCCTGACTCTCTATTTAAATCCTTTGTTAATATTTCTTCAGTAAACCAAAAAACATCTTCAAAGTAATCCATCATAGTTTACCTTTCTATTAATCCAATCCGCAAGTATCTCTATAATTATTGCTGTAATGATATTCTAATTCAAACACTCCATGGATATTAACATAAGAATAGTATGTTAATAAATCTTCAGTATTCTTTTTATAAAAATTCAACCCTAGAATACCTCTTACTCTATTTCCAAAATCCAAATCTAATTCATTTAATAGAGTAGAAGATATTAGTTTTCTATTAACTCTAAATTCATTTAAAACTTTATCTCTTATTAAATTTTCTTTAATAATCTTCTCTTTTAAAGAATCTAGATCTAATATTTTTAATGTTTCAGTCAGATTATTTATATTAATAAATATCTCATTATTAAAAAAATTTTCAAATGTACTTATATTATTATATAATCTTTTTAATAAATCTATATATTCCTTCTCATCTCTTATATTAGAATTATTCTCTTTTATTCTAAGTAAAAACTCTAAATTCTCTATTTCTTCTTGCAAAGGAATAATAACTTTTTCCCTCTTCTTAAAAATATTAGAAAATAAATTATTCACGTTTTCTTTGTTTTATCAGTCTCTATTAACTTACCTTTCTTCTGATATTTCCCTAAAATTTCTTCCCAACTCCAAGAATATACTCTAGATGGAGTTTGTCTAGTTCCAGTTCTATAAGTTCCAATAAGTTTTTCTCTCCCCAAGACTTTAACTGCCGCTATAAATCTGAGCCGGAGTTCTTGTAGATACCAATATTCATCAGGGAGAACTAATACCTTCGGAGATTCTATTATTCCAGGTTTTACTAGTGAATCGGCTCTTCCCATTAGCGGCTTGTATATATAATAAGTAGCTCCTTCTATGTTCGTATCCTCTCCCGGAACTGCTGATATTCCTGAAAGTGCTGATCCTACATCTGGGTACAAATTAATTTTCGGTTTTATATATTCTCCATCTAAGTCTGGTCTTGATGATATATAGAACAGATCGGAGACACTTTTTGTTTTTCTCTTTATTATCATATGAACATAGTATTTTTACAAAGAACTAAAAAGAAGAGGTCGGAGCTAAGTCCCGGGATACAAAATTAAGTAACCTACTTAACCCATCTCCGCAGCAACTTTAGCGCCGAACCTAATCCCTGAAAACAATTATTATCTTAAAAAATATAATATCGATTTCTTAGTATAAAAGGAAGAATCTGTGTCCATTTATATGTGAGAAATAAACAAATTATTAACAACTATGAAAAAGAACTTACTTAGTAGAAAACTAATCGCTATTAGTAATATATGGATATGAAAAACAAAATTACCACGTTTGGAAAGGAGGGAAGGACACAGATTCTCCTTATATTTCATGTATAAGGCTTATATTAAATTTAACCCTCAAAAGGTGGGTTATTTTTGATGTTTTTTACTACTTTTTACCCTAAAATGAGCCAAAATAACCCACTTTTATTTTTTATCTTTAAAATTGATGAAAATTCGGTAACTTATTTATGAAGACAAAGGAGCTTCCCTTATATTACACCTCTAACCGCTACCGCTAGAGGTGTCTAAGGAAGAAACTTTGAATAAGATATATAGGAATAAACTCAGAAAATGAAGATATTTATAAAGATTTTATATTATTGATTTTCGCCTCTCCAAGGAGGCGAATCTAATCTAAATACTAAATGTATACTTTTTTATTATATATTATATTATATTACTATTTCCCAAATTGATCTGAATTTAAATCTACATTTTGCTCTTCTAATAACTTCAAACTCTAATTAATGAAAAAGGGAGACTCCTATGTCTTCACTTTTATGTAACTGGATTCTGTATTAAAAGAATTTATAATAATTAGATAATAAAAAAAATTAAAATATAATTAATATGATAAAAAAATTAAATGATTACATTGTTCCTAGAGGAATAAGATTTATATCAGAATTAGGAACAAACTTTAGATTTTATAAATTCCCAGTAAAGTGTATTATAAACAAACAATTACCTGGATGTGGATTTACTGAATATTGCTTAAGAGGACCAGAGAATGTAATACTCTGTTCTCCAAGAAAGATGTTATTAGAAAATAAAAAGGATCAACACGGTAGAGATGTTTATTTAGTAGTAAATGAATTAGAAAAGGAACTAACGGTTGATAAAGATTTAAATAAAGTAGATAAAACTAGATCTCAGGTATTTATAGATACTCTTAAAGAAGTAGTACATGGAAAAGATACAGTTTATAATAGACTAATGAATGAAATAAAAGATTATCTAAATGAAAGAAAATACCTGGGAGATAAACCTTGTAAAATTCTTGTAACATATGATTCTTATAGAATTGTAAAAGATATCCTAGAAAGTTTAGGAATATTCCAATCATTCTATACTATTATAGATGAATTTCAAACTATCCTACATGATTCTAAGTTTAAGTCTAATACAGAATTAGAATTTTTAGATATTCTTAAGCAATCTCATTCAGCTCTATTTGTTAGTGCTACACCCATGTTAGAGGAATATCTTAATATGTTAGATGAGTTTGATGGTTTACCATATATTAATATGGATTGGGCTTCGCAAGATCCTACTAGAGTATTAAAACCATCTCTTAAGGTGTTAACAATGAAATCAGTAGGTACTAAATTACCAGAAATTATTCAATCATATAAAGATGGTAACTTTGAGAGAGCAGTTCGAATAGTTAATGGATATCCCAGAGAAATAATATCAGACGAAGCAGTATTCTATGTAAATTCAGTTAATCATATAGTTAGTATTATAAAGAAATGTGATCTCCAACCAGAAGAGGTTAATATTCTTTGTAGTAATACTCCTGAAAATCTCAAGAAAATACAGCGTAAATTAGGAAAGAAATTTACAATAGGAAAGATACCTCTTAAAGGAGTTAAACCTAAAATGTTTACATTCTGTACTAGAACAGTTTACTTAGGAGCTGATTTTAATAGCTTATGTGCAAGATCGTTTATATTTAGTGATAGTAATATTGATAGTTTGGCTGTAGATATTAGTGAAGATTTACCTCAGATACTGGGAAGGCAAAGATTGTTTGAAAATCCATGGAAAAATGAAGCTACTTTTTATTACAGATCTACTTGTGACTACAGAAAAATTAGTCAGGAAGAGTTTGATAAAGAACTTGAAAGAAAAAAGAAATCCACTAATAATTTATTAAGATCTTTCGAATCTGCACCAGATGATGCTAAACATGATCTTGCAGAAAGATATCAAACTTTAGCTAGAACTCAAAATTATAAAGATGATTATATAGCTGTAAATGAACATCAGAGATCAAATTTAGTCCCAGTTCTTAATAATCTAGTATTAGTAAATGAGATTAGAGCATTTAAAATTCAACAAATAGATTATAAAGATAGATTTACAGTATTTTCTACAATATATAATACATTATCTCCTGATGATATAGTGAATCAAGAAGTGTCTAGATTTTTAGAGCAATACCAAAAGTTTGGAACATTTAAATCTAAACTTAAATATCTTTGTGAATACAGTTTTAATGATGCTATGACTAATATAATATTAGACCAGATAGGAGAACATGATAATATTAAATCTTATTACTTAGCACTTGGTCCCGAAAAGCTTAGAGCTCTTGGATATAATAAAACGTATATAGAAAAGGAGTTAGGGATTGTAACATTTAGTCAAGAACTTCTAGAGTCTAATATATATTCAGAATTTAAGGTTGGGGATAAAATAACTTTAGCTGATATAAAATCCAGACTTGAGGTGTTATATAAATCTATTAATTACGATGCTACACCTAAGGCAAAAGACTTAGAAAATTACTTTAATGTAAAAGAATCTTCAGCCAGAGTAGAGATAGATGGGGTTAAGAAGGTGGTAAAGATATATAATATAATAAGTAGAAAGGAGGTGTGTTAATTATGTTTGATAAAATTAAATCAGCTATTTTTAAAGCTACTCGGAATACTTTATCAAGAAAAGATCCAGAGATAGTAAAGTGGAATAATGAGATGGCAAAATATGAAAAGAAATTCTTTAATGAGTATTTATCAGATTTTAATGAAAGTAATTATGAATTCTTAAAATTAATTTCTACAGATAATCATGATACTCAGAAATATTCTACTTCATATGAAAAATATCAAATTATTGAAGATTTTAAGAATCTCATTAAGGGAGATAAAAATGATGCTATAATCATGACGGAATTAGTTTCAGATCCTAGTAAAAGAGGTGAACAACTTATGAAAGATCTAGATAACTATAGGAAAAGATATGATGAGTTATTTAATGATTTAGAGCTCTGTGCAATGATTTATAAGGATCCTCTTTTAGGAGATAAAATAAGTAATTGTGTAGTGTTGGATATCTTTTTACATGGGCCTGAAACAGAAGAACTTGAAAATATAAAAATTAAACATAGAATTTTATTATGATCATAAGACGTAAATTATTCTCTAAAGAAGAGAAACAAGAAAGAAGCAAATCTGATATAGCTTCTGATGTAGCCGCTGGAGCAGGAATGGGTGCTTTGATAGCAGGTTCTGGGAGATTATCCTATGAAAAAGCATTTAATCCTCAAAAAGAGGTAACAGAAGATTCTATAAAGAAATTATATCGAAAGAAAAGTAACCGAGATACTGATAAATTAAAAATGAAGCATAGATATAGTAATGCTAAACAGACAGTAAAAGATATAGTTACTGGAAAGAAATCAGATCTTATTGAGAAAACTAAGAGAAATGAACATCAATCTAAGGAAATAGGTTTAAAATTTCTAGATAATAAAAAGAAATTTTTAGATAAACCCTTAGAGGAATTAAACGAGACAGTTAAATCTGGAAAGAAATTATATAAACCAGTGAAAAAAGTTGGAAAGTATGCAGCAATCGGAGCTGGGATAAGAGCTGTTTATGGTTTAGGAAATAATCTCAAGAAACAAAGAGATAAAATAGAAGATGCTGCAGGAGATAGAGCTGCAGAAGTAATTAGAGGGATGGGTAATAAAGAAAAATAATAATTTAAAAGCCTTATTAATGAATGTAAATTAAAAAGAAAATTATGGAAGAAAAAACAATTAGATTTAAGAACAGAAAAGGAAGCAGAATTGAAATCATTTATTTTGAAGATAATGGTATTTGGATTACTGCAGAAAGAAAAAAAAATTCTAAGTGGAATTGGGATGGAGAAACTATGCCAATTACTAAGGACTGTTTAGTAGCTACTTTTTGGGATTATGAAGATATCATCAAGAGAGTATTAAAATATGATAAAGTAGCTAGAAAGTGGTTTAGGAGAAATGTAAAATCTATCGTAATTGACAAAAATGGAACAACATTAGGAGATTTTATATTACCTAATGATGAAGTAAACTATAAAAAAGCAAAAGAACATGATCATATTGAGAAAATTAAATAATCTGAAAGAAAAACTATATTCTCTAGATTCTAAAGCTGCGGCAATATTAAGAATTTATGGCGGAGATGAGCCTTATGGTAGAAGAGTTTTATTAGAGTTAATGAAAGTATTAGAGATGTATGAATTTGATGATGGTAAATATGTTCCTCATTGGATTGAAAAAATATCTGCTGCAATGAAAAATATTACTGGAGGAGGATATTTTACAGCACAATCAGCATTTTCTATTTTAGATTGGAGTAAGAATGGAGAATCGGTATTAGGAAGTAATGTAATTAATGAAATAAGAAGTAAATACAGAACATTAGACAATTTTATAGAATCTTATGTAATAAAACAACTACTTACTGAAAGATCCAGTGGAGAAGTAAAGTATAGTAGAGCAATTAGTTCTAGATCAGATATTCAATATTCAATTAAAGATTTTCTATATTATTATAAGTATATTGCTTTATGTATTACAGGTCAAGTGAATATAGAGGAAGATCTTTATAATTATCAGTTAGTGAATAATACTAATATTGATTATAATAAAGTAGTATATAAAACTCCAATTGATTTTAAAATTAATCTGAAAAGTGTAATAGCTAGATGTATAGTAGCCATAAAAGGATATGAAAATTCTACTATAGGAAAGTTATTGTAGATATTTTAAGACTAGGAAAAATAAAAATCCTAGTCTTATTTTTCTTCTTTTCTAATCAATAAAAAGGTACTTCCATCCCTTGAAGTTCTTATAATTGAAAGTAAAAATACTCCTCTCAGAAACACTAAGAATCTTATAGATGTGAGAGGAATAAAATAATCTCAAAAAAAAGATCCGCGTATTATTGTGTTGCGCGGAATTATATACAAATTTTATATTATATTTTAACAAACATTTATTTTTAATTTATTATTTTATTTAAATTATGGGAAATCGAGTAGATGATTTTTTGAGTAAATTGGCAGCGCAAGCACCAAAAGCAAAAGAAAACAATTTTGAGCAGAAAAACAGATCATTAGAAAAAATTTATCTTAACTTTCCAGGAAATTTTGGTAGATATCAAGTATTTCCGTTGGATAGTGTAGTAACTGACTTTCCGTTTGTTACTTTATTCGGAACTCGTGAAATTAATATCCCTCGTAAAAACATGGCGGCGGATGGAACTGAAAACACTTATAATGCGTGGATTAAGCTCCTACCGAAAAGTGCTTATGTAATGAAAGATATGACAGGTAGATTAGTTTCTTCATTGACCGCCGCAGATGATGAATTATTATCACAAGCGCATATGATCTTTGATGAACTTTATCGAGAACTGGATGCAAAGAATAACCGCGACGAATTAACAACAAACTTAGTCCGGTTGAAGAATTATACTATCTTCCATGCATTCTGTCTTAATAAATGGGATCCGAATGAAAATCGTAACCCTAGTCGTCAGAATTTTACAGCATTGTTCGTTGCGACAGCTAAAATGTTTACATCAGTAGTTGAAGATAATATTCAAGAGAAATCTTTGATGAAGGGTGGAGATAATAGCTGGATTTCAGAAGTTTATAATCGTGATGCTACAGGACGTTCTGGATTCTTGATGTTTAGTGTCGGAAAGAAGAAAGATAATAGTGGTGGATTTGCTATTACTGCCACACATGAAGTTGGTAATGAGAACTTTAAGTCAATTCAGATTTCAGAAGAAGATATGGAATTGGCTGCAGATCCATTGCAATCATTCTTGTCTTGGCAGGCTAATAGAGATAACGATACTCCTGTTGGTCAGAAACGTTTATTCAATGCGGCGTTAATTAAAGAGTCCATTGAATATATGTCAGAAATTTTGGCAAGCATCAGACTCGCTAAATCTCAGGGAAGTGTAGATTTTAAAGAAGCTGTTACAAGAGTTAATAATGAAGTTCTTGCAAAACAGGTTCCGACAGATAAAAGTGGTTTTCGTCAGACAAATGATCCGATGTTAGCTTCTCTGTCTGGAGGTGGAAATTCTGCACCTCAAGTTGATCTGAGTAAAAACGATCAGGTTTTTCAGACTCCTCCCGTGTATCACAGTGATCCTGTAACATCCAGCCCTGTAAATCCAGGTAATGGTGGAGGATCTCCATTTGGTGGTGGACAACAGCCACAGTGGGGAGGATTTGGACAAGGTAATCAACAAGCACCTTTCCAGAAACCAAACTTCGGAGGTAATAACGACAGTGACTTGCCTTTTTAATGATCTGAAAAGGAATAATATAAAATAATAAAACTAAAAGGTAGAAGAGGTTTTAACAGATTTCCTCTACCTTTATTTGTTTAAAGTTGATAATTAACATGAAGTCTAATAAAAAGAAAAAAGAACATTTAGATGGAATAATATATAAATATACTAATAAGATAAATGGTAAGATCTATATAGGTCAAACTGTAAATGAAAAAGCTAGAATTCAACAACATAAATATTATTCTTCTTTAGAGAATAATAAGAAAGGTTTTCATGGAGCTATTAAAAAGTATGGTTGGGAGAATTTTGAATATAAAGTTTTATTTAAAATTCATTGTAATAATGAACAAGATCTGATAAATACTTTAAATTCTAAAGAGATTATTTCAATTAAATATTTTAATAGTTATAAATTTGGCTATAATATGACTCGAGGCGGAGAAGGTTGTTTAGGAGTAAAAGTAACAGAAGAAACTAAACAAAAACAATCTTTGGTAAAAAAAGGAAGGAAGTTATCTGAGGAAACAAAAAAGAAATTTTCTCTTTTAAGAAGGGGAGAAAATAATGCAATGTATGGAAAACATCATACTGAGGAAACGAGAAAAAGATTATCAGAGAAACATAAAGGAAAAGTCATTTCTAAAGAAACTAGAGAGAAAATTTCTAAGTTTCAAAAAGGGAAAATTATATCAAAAGAAACTTTATTAAAAAGATCTAAAGCTCTAAAAGGAAGAATTTTTTCAGAAGAGCATAAAAAGAAAATTTCCCAAAGAAGAAAAGGAATACCAACTTGGGGAAGAGAAGTAGTACAATTTTCTCTAGATGGAATATTCATAAAAGAATATTCTTCTCTATCTGAAGCAGAAAGACAAACAGGTACGGATAAAGAAGCTATTAGGTCTTGTTGCACTAGAGCAGATAGAGGAGTTGAAAATGCTAGGTCTACCGATTATATATGGAGGTATAAATCTGATTGGGATGGAAATAATTTAAAAATAGATAATCTAAGAAAATCATATATTATAGATGTATATACAAAAGATTCTCAATATTTAGGAACTTATTCTTCTTTTTATAAAGCAGTTAATTCTGTAGGTATAAAAAGTATTTCTGGAATATATTCAATTTATAAAAAAGAGAAGAAAAAGAATACAAATAGTGAAAAAATAGTTGTTGAGTATAAAAATTTTATTTGGAAAATTAAAGAAATATGAATAAAAGAGAGTATTTGTATGTAATTTTTGATATGTCGTTAATTTTGGCTAGATCCCTCTTCATAATAAGTAAAGGAAAAGACGTCGGAGAATATACGGCCGGGGAATTAATCAGAACCTGTATATGGACGATCAATAAAGTTCTTAGGGATTATGGTATTAGTGCTAGGAAAGTGATTCTAGTTTATGATAAGTGGGATGAATCTATAGGAGGTTATTATACATCTTATCTTTTAGGGGGACAATATAAAGACACAAGGCATTATATGGATGAAACGATTTTTGAGGGTATGAAAAATGATCCGGCCGTTTCTCCCGACGACCTAAAGAAAGCTGCATGGGAATTGTATCAAAATCAAGTAAAACAGACAGCTAAATATACAATGATCTCTGAGTTACCTAGATTTGGAATCGGAATGCTTGGGAGAAGTGGCTGGGAAGCTGATAATTGGGCTTATCTATTAAGTTGTGAGCTCTATGGAAAAACAGATCTCCTTAGTCTTTTTGTTACTAAAGACTCAGATTGGATGTATTGTTTATCACCAGCTACTCAATTATTTCGTCTCCCAGGAAAAAATGAAGAACCTAGGATAATAACCTATGATGAGATGTATTATTCAATTCCAGAATCAATTAGAAATGCTGGAATCGGATTATATCAATATCTCAGCCTTAAAGATAGTCTAGGGTATGGACATAATGATCTAAGAAAAACTGTAAAACCTAGAATGAAGTCTGAAAAAGTAATCTTAGAGGTTTTATCAGGAAATTACGAGAACTTAACAGATCTAGAACTTTTTGAAAAACAATATAAAACTTTCGATATATTCAGTTACCCAGGGATTGATGAAGCTAGGGATATGATTAATAACTATCTTCCAGTATGTGGTTCCCTTGGAGATGTTTCTGAATTTAGAATGTTTTGTAGAACTCATAATATCCCAGGAATTTCAGATAGTTATTATTCAGAGTTCATTGGGAGATTAGATCAAAAATTATATTGTGAATAAAATGAAAGACATTGTAACCCTACGTGGAATAAAATATAGCTATGATGAAAGAACTGGCCGAATATTTAAGGAAGGCCAAGTTTTAACATCATCACAAGCAGAACCGGTTTATAGTTACCTTGGAGATAGTTCAGGGGAGCCGGTTTTTGGAGGGATATTACTTAAAGATATAGGTTCAATCTTAACTCTTAATGGTAAAATTTCTCCAGTAACAGATCCTAATACAATAAGTTAAAAAAGAATTATGGCAGGATTATTAGGAGGAATTCTTGGAAAATTGACTGGAAAACAACTCTCAATCCAAGAAATTATGAACATCGACCAAGGAAGAAAAGATAAAGCTTCTGAATGTGTAGTAAGATTGACAAAAGTATATCATGTTCTCAAAGAAGAATCGATCATGGATAAACTAAGATCCGTATTTTTTGGGAAGACTATACTTAAGATTTATTATTTAGTTTTTAAATTTGAAGTAACGTCTAAAACAGGTAATACTTATAATGTCATAATTCAAACTTCCCCAGATTATGATATATGTGGGTGGAAGAATTCAAAGTGTAAAGTTTATTGTGAGTGTAAAGATTTTCAATTTAGATCGGCGTATCTTTTGGGCAAGAATAATACGCTGTTTTTGTCGGATCGTATAAAAATAAAACTTGGTCCAGCATTAACTCAAGCGCCCAAAGATAAAACGCCGACAACTCTACTTTGTAAACACTCTATGGCAGCTTTACAATATCTAGTGAATAATTACCAAAATATAATGAAAACTATATAAAACTAATGATAGAATTAAAACCTCATTATAGTTTGTTGTTTATAGATAATAGAGATACAGAAGTAATATTAGCAAAATATACTGGTTCATTTAAATTACCATCTAATATTACATTTACTAGATTAAAGAATCACTTAGTTATTTCGATTAATATCAAGTGTCATAGTTCAGAATCTGATGAACTCAAAGCAACATTACTTGAAAATAGATTTAATATTCAAAGTTTTATTGGTTATAAGATTAATAATGACTATTGGAATATTATTTATAAATATGGTTATTATAAGAGTTATCAGTTTTATGTAAATAGCGAATTTATTGTAGAATATAATATGATTAATTATTTTTGAAGAGATGAGTAAAATATTAGCAATTTCGGATATTCACATTTTTGATTATCCACAAAGAAATTCTTACGATAAGCAACGTTTAACTCAAGCAAGAACAGTAGCACAAAATATTATAAAAGCTGCTACTATTGAAGGAGCAGAAAGAGTTGTAATCGCAGGAGATGTTATTGAAAAATCAGTTCTCCGACCCTATGTTCAAGCAGAAGTTAAGTTATTCCTTGACACTTTAATGAGTTTCTTTAAGGAGGGTTATATAATTTGGGGGAATCATGATCAAGATAATAAGTCGATAGATTCTGAACTTATTGATTCATGTCTTGCTGTAATGTTACCTCCTAATCTATATTATGCTGATCAGAAAGAATTAATAATTGATAATTCTAGAATAGCATTTAGTAACTGGAGACCTGAATTTGATCTTTCATGGATCTCTGGACAAGTAGATGTTTTGTTTACACATGCTACTATTAATTATGGTGGATCAGATAAAATACAATCTCAAGTTCTGGATGAGTCTAAATTTGGATTAGCTATTTGTGGTGATATTCATAGACCAGCTCAGATTGGAAAATATGTTAGTATAGGTATTCCACAGAAATGTAAAATGTCTGACTATGATAAATCAACCGGAGTTGTATATGATTGTGTATCTAAACAATTTAAATGGGTAGATCTAAATCCAGACGATAACCTTATGAAGTTTGTTTATACACCTATCAGAGAAGATGAAGGTTGGAATCAAGGAACTGGAACTTGGAGTGTGTATAAACCGGAAAACTTGAGTATTGCTGGGGGAGTAAGAGATATTAAAATTCCAGCATGGGAAGAGATCGGAAACTTAATTGATAATATTATAATAGAAAACAATCTTCAAGGAATTCACTCTGAAGTTCTTCGAAATCTTAGAGACGTAGATTCTGAGGAAGTTGATTTTGGATTCACTCTTCTCAGATTATATTGTAAAAATTGGAGAAGTATAGACGAAGCTGATATTTACTTCGAAGATGGTGATAAGATCTTGATAACCGGAAAAAATGGTTCTGGAAAAAGTTCTTTGCTTAGTGCTCTTAAATATGCTTTCTTAGAGTGTAGAAATATTAAGGATTATCTACAGTTCGGAGAAAAAGAGTGTATCTTAGCAGTAGAGTTTATGTATCAAGGAAAGAAGTGTAAAATTCAGAGAGGAAATAAAAAACATGGATGCTGGATTGATGATGAACCTCTTAAATATAATAATAAGAAAGAATTCGAGGAAGATATGTATCGTAGATTTCCATTTATTGGATATATGGATATTTTCTTATTTGATTCAGACCATCATAAACTGATTGGAAATATTACCCCTGAAAGAAAGTCGGAGATAATTAGTAAGTTCTATAAGATGGATAGAATTGATGCTTATAATAAAGAAGCTGGAATTCTATTAGATCAAGTTACAAAATCTTCGAGTGTATGGAATGAAGCAATTAAAAAATCAGAAGAAATCCTTAGGTATATAGATACTAATCTTTCTAATATCCAACTTCCAGGACAAACAAAAACAGAACTCACCCAACTAAAATCGGAAGGCTTAGAATTACAAAGAAAAAATAAAGAATGGATGAGTTACTTAGCTGATTCTGGAAAACTTCAAGCACAGGTTTCTCTTTATACTGAAACTCTAGAAAGATTAATTAAAGAACAATCTACCTATAGACATCTTCAAGAAATAGATTCAGAGATTGCATATCTTCAGTCCGAGGTAGATAATGAAAATCAAGAAATATCACAACTTCGAACAATAGAGTCTGAATATTCTTTAAAGTTAGATAGATATAATCAGGTGTGTGTAGAAGGAAAGAAAACAACCGCCGAATTAGAACGCCTCGAAAAAAGTAAAGTATGTCCTAGTTGTGGTCAGACTTTGAAGAATACAGAATCTCTAGATCGTCATAAACAAGAAATCTTAGGGAAACTTGAAGAACTTAGATCCGAGGCTATAAAGATCGGCGATGAACTTAGAGGAATGTCTGAGAAAAAACAACAGGCTGATTCGTTAATTTCAATTGCCTCTGAAAAAGTTAAAACCTTAGGGAATCAAATATTTATGTTGATGTCTGAAAAACAAAAAATTACTAAGACAGCTAAAGATATAGAAAATACAAAGTCTCTCTTAGAAAATTATAAGACTCAATTAAATAACTTAGGAACACCAGAAAAAGTAGAACTTCCTGATAACTTTATGGAAATTATGAGTTCGATCGATTCTGGAATAAAAGCTTGGACGGATCATGAAAGATTAATCCAAGATAGAGCTGTAGAAGAAGCAAATATCTTAAAGGCACAATCTGAGTTAGGATTAATTCAGAATGCTTTAGTAGATCTTAAAGAGTATATTAAGCTTACAGGACCTACAGGAAAGATTTATGAAGAAATTATGACAAGATTAGCTGAACAATTTACAGATAATCAAGTTAAATATTCAGTAGATACATATAATTTCAGAAAGAAGGATCATCTTGACCTTACTAGTAGGTTTAATAATAATGGAAATTATGTCTCTTATGATGCATGTAGTTCAGGTCAACAAACAGTTTTAGATATCAATTTTCTTAGTAAGATAGTAACTAGAATGGGACTGCTTATTATGGATGAATTCTTAAAACACCTAGACCCAGAAAATCATGATAATTGTATAGATATGATTAGTAGTATGAATATTGGATGTATTATGATTTCTAGTCATATGGAATCTATTACTTCATTTAATAATAAAACTTGTAGACTTGAATTAAATGATTCAGGAGTTACAAATATTACAATAAAATAATTAATACGATGAGTGAAGAAAAATTAAAAGAATATTTCTTAGAAGAAGAGAGATTTAACGAATTTAGTGATTTCTTTGGATATAGAGTTTTAGGAACATTTCAATCTTTTCCAAAATATGGTACTTCTATTTCTAGTGGAATAAGAATTTTTAAAACTGAACCCATTGCTTGGGTAGAAGAATTTAAAATAGGTATCGTTCAGGATGTAGGAGATTATTTGGTTATGGTTTCTCCTGAATGTCCTGAGGTATACTTTACAATGCCAGAGGAAATCATAGATAAGATTAAAGATATTTATAATGCTGAAAACTATATTAACATAGACAACGAAACATTACAAAAACTTATGGAAGAACTGAATGATGCAAATAGAAAGTGGACAACTAATCCAATTATGACAGATTCTGGAAGAATATGGTATGATAGTTCTTCAGCTAACCCATTCGTTCCATATTCTCATCAGACAACTACATCTACATGTTCTTCAGATTATGTTGTATCTTCTGCATCAGGAATATCAACTAATATAAATCCCAATAATACTAATACTTATGTTACAGGATATAACATATAATATGTTAGAGTTTGCAGATGTAAAGAATCCTACAGACTTTTTTAAAACAGGGGATCCGAAAGAAATGATACCTCTACGAACTCTTTATAATAATGCAAGACTTCTTTGGGGACTTGGAGCAGATCAGATTCTTTTAAGTATAGCACAAGGTCAAGCAATTTATAAGCTCGCCTTGTTGGTGAAAAATAAAAGAAGTATTTTTGGATGTTTAGTATATATTCCAGGTCAGAAAAGACTTGACTTATATACATCTGAATCTCCAGAGATACCACTAATTCAATGGAAAAGACAGAAGGTAGTGAATAAAACTTATCCATTACTTCTCGATCTTGCTGGAATTGAAAAAATGTTCTCTAGGTTAATTACTATCTTATGATATTTAAAGTAGTTCGATCTAAGTATTCATTAAAAGTATGTAAACTAATAAAAGTCTATAAAGGAGCTTTTAGACTAGAGAATTCATTAGATGTAAATATATTCGATTATAATAAATCTTGGGATAATCTAGTAGGAGATGATAAAGTAATTACAGTTGCTGAATTAATCCTTGCTAAATTTCCATTAAGTATTTGTAAAAAACTTACTAAAAATTTTATATTACTTAATAGAAATAACTTTGATGGATATTCGGGTTATGATGACTTTGTTGATAAAAAACAATCTAAATATGAAGTACATAATGCTTATGAATCTAATCCAAAAGCTTTACAATTCATAGATATTCCTTTAGAAGATTTACTATATGATGTAAAAGATCTAACCAGAAATAATTATATTGTTCAAAAATCATTATTAGAATTGAATAAATAAAAATAAGAGAAAGACTAGGAAATTAATCCTGGCCTTTCTTTTTTATTCACAAGAAAAAATAAGTTCCGATCTTCACAGACTAGAACCTATATAATTCATGAGTTTAAAAATTTGTTGTGTTTCTATTTTACATTCACATATAAGGTTTTCAAGCGTTTTCTTTGTTTTACTTTTTCAGTAGTTTCTAGAATCCAACATAACACTTCTTTTTCTAGGGATTCTTGATTTGTAACCTGTTTGTGTTGAGTATATACAGATTTATCTTCTAAAGTAATAAATGTTAACTCTACTCCATAGAATTTTTCATATAAGATAATCTGTTCAATAGCTGCTCCAAGAAAATGAATTATATATATTTCATTCGTTGAACCTTCTGTTATTCTAACTCCTGAATCTGAATTTTCGGTTAAGTAATCTAAAAATTTCTTAATAGATTCTTTGGTTATTTTTCCCATTTCTCATCTGATTTTAAAACTTTTATTACTTTTCCGTAAATATTTTTAGTCCAACCATTTATATGTCCGTGATTATTTCCTATCTGAGCACCTTTAACTGGATCTATTGTTTTAACTAGATGTGTAAAAAATCTTCCATGAACTTTACAATAAACTATATCTCCAACTTTTATTGAATCTATTCCAGAGACAGGTTCTAAGACATGTTTTTGACCAGACATAATAAGAGGAGTCATTGAATTTCCTTTTTCAGAAGTTACAAATGTTTCTCCTGCCTCTAGACGTTCTTGTTTAGTTCTCGGCTTTTTTATTTCTTCTTTTCCAAGCGTTATGTTTTCTAGTGGCGTCTTTTTTATTTTTTGCTTTGACTTCATAACCATCATTAAATTTGAAATTATTAAATAAACCTTTTGTCGGATCATAAGATTTTTGTTTCTTAAGTTCCTCCAATATTTTATTATCTACATGTTTAGTATAATTATCTACTGGATCTTCTTTTTTAGAGATCATTACTTCTTTTCCTTCATATGTAATTTTATAATCTTCATACCCTACAGGAGGTTCTTTGAAGTATTCCCACTTAGGAGGTCCGAAGTCTGTTGATTTTCCGGCAAGGATTAAAGTTTTAGATTCTTTATCAACTCTCCAAAAACCTCCTCCCCAACATCCAATAGAATAATTTTTTCCAAGTAATTCAAAGTGAAACTCTACATTACCTAAAATTAATTCTCCTTCTTTACTAATTATAAATTTTTGCATAATCATTTATTTTATTATCATATATAAGGATCTTAAGAACCATTGAATTCCTTATAGGTGTAAAAACAAATAAAACTTAAAAGTTATGAAAGAAATAACGGTAAGTAAAGTACTAGAAAAACAAGATGAAGATAGTGTGAGGATGATTAAAAGTTTATTAAGACTTAAAGAAAAAATTATGACAATCGGAAAAAAGAAAGAATTAACAGCAGATCAGGCTAATATTATTAGTAGATTTAATCTTCAAGGATATTCAAGCTTAGAAGAGATTGCTAAGAAAAAGATCGAGGAGATTGAAGGACAAATAACAAGTAAACTTCAATTCAGTCATAAAGAAAGATTACTAGCATTGATTGTTCCAGATGATCAGAGAGATCTTTACGACTTAATAAAAACTCACTATACAGAAAAAGGATTTAAAACTTTTTATCTTGACAAAGAAAGAGTTCCAGAATTTAAGAATAGTACATATTTATTTATTTCTTGGGACATTGAGATAAAGAAGTAATATAAGATAAACCTTAGGGAAGAGAAATTTCCTTAAGGTTATTTACTTTTTACTCTCCTCATACCTTAATTGCTTTATATGTGAAACCAAATTATATAAAAATTATGTTAGAAAATAAACCAACTATTTTGTATTCACTTGAAGAGATAACAATCATTCCAGAAGTAGTAACAAAAATAAATAGTAGATCTCAATGTATTCCATGGGTTCCTAGAATAGATGGTAAGAAAGATAGTGAATTCCTTCCAGTTATTGCAGCACCTATGGCATCTGTGGTTAGTCCTGAAAATTATAAGACTTTCCATGATAATCTAATTTCATGTATTATCCCTAGAAATATACCTCTCTCTGAAAGACTTAAATTATGTTCTGAAGTTTTTTGTGCTTTTTCTATGAAAGAGATTGAAGAAAATTTTATAGAACAACACCAACAAAGTACAGGATCTGAATTATATGTTTTAATTGATATAGCTAATGGACATATGAAAAGTCAGATAGAACTTGGTCGGGCTCTTAAGGAATTATATGGATTCTCAATAAAAATCATGGGTGGAAATATAGCTAATCCCGAGACCTATAAGTTATATGATAAAGCTGGATTTGATTATCTTAGAGTAGGTATAGGTGGTGGAGCTGGTTGTATTACTTCTACTCAGACTGGTATTCATTATCCTATGGGTTCTTTAATTAATGATACTTTTCAGGTTAAGAGAGAATGTTCAGGAAATACTAAAATTATCGCCGATGGAGGAATTAGCACTTTTTCGGCCATGATTAAATGTTTAGCACTTGGAGCAGATTATGTTATGATGGGAAGTACGTTTGGAAAGGCATTAGAGGCGGCCGGTCCAGTGCTAAGAGAATATTACGGCGAATATTACGAATCTCTTCCAGAAAGTGTAGATATAACCAGAGGAGAAAAGTTTTATCGAGAGTATTATGGAATGTCAACTAAACGAGCACAAGCAGAAATCTTAGGAAAATCAATAGAAACTGTAGACAGAGAAAAATTAAAAACTTCAGAAGGAAAAAGCGTGGTCTTAGAAATTGAATATACATTAGCAGGGTGGGCAAAAAACATGGATTCCTACCTTAGATCAGCAATGTCATATACAGATTCCTATAACCTAGAAGACTTTAAATATTCTAGATGTCAGGTTGTATCCGAGATATCTAGTGTTGGTATTAATAAAAAATAATTAAACTCTATGGCTAAAAAGAAAGCTGTTACTAAATCAAGTGTAGATGAAGAACTTGATCTAATTCGAAAAGAAAGAGATAATATCTTGAATTTTAAAATTAATTTTAAATGCAAAACTAAGCATCAAAAAGAATTTCTTAAATCTATTTATGATCACGAAATTACAATAGTTAAAGGGCCAGCAGGTCAATATAGGGCCGTCTAGAGGAGTAATTCTTTAGATTATTAGTAAGTAAATTCGGTGAAAGGATAATCCCAATACCGAGTCAAGGATCTTAGATAAATCTAAGTAATCTTTAATGTAACGAATAAAGACTTACCAAGATAATAAAATATCTTGAAATTATATTCTAGTTTACTATAATAATTAGTAATAACACTGTCTGGGAAATCATATGTTTCAGTTTATGCTGCCCTCGATCTACTTAAGAATAGTGCTGATAATGGATATGAAAAAATAATATTCATATATCCAGTAGCTACAAATCCTGATGAAAATATTGGATATTTAAAAGGCGATCTTCAACAAAAACTTGAGCCGTACAAAGAAGCAGATTTCTATACAATGGAAAAAATATTTAATGCTTCTGGAAAAAATGGAAAGGAAGTTGTTCAAAAATTAGTAGATGCTGGTAAAATAGAAGTGAAAAGTAGTCAATTCTTACGTGGAAATAATATTGATAATGCAATTGTAATTGTGTCGGAAGCTCAAAACTTCGGGAGGGATACTTTTCTTAAAATATTAACTAGAATAGGTACTAACTCTCGTTATATCTTTAATTCTGATGAGCTACAACTCGATTCTATTTCTTTAAAATCAGGAAAAAATCAAAAAGGCTTACAATATGCTATAGAAAAGTTATCAGATATGGATGAAATAGGGATTGTTGAGTTTGGTCTTGAAGATATTGTAAGAAATGACTTAATTCCTGGTATTCTTAAAAGATGGCTTCCTGAAGTTTATGGAGATTTGGATGAGGAAGAGATATCTAAGAAGTCTAAGCAAGAAAGATTAGATGAATAAAAAATAAGATATCTCAGAAACCTTCAAATTCTTATATATGTAGTAAAGATCAGATGAAAATATGGTACTGATCGGAGACTACTTATTAATATAATAATAAATAATTGAATTTTATTTGGATATAACTGGCTTATGTTATTAGTTACTTCTAATTATAATTATGAGTATAAATTAATTGATCACTGTAACAATTTCCAGAGTATCAAGATCGAGAAGTATAATCTTCTCGAGGTAAACAGGTAAAGTTCACTAGGGAATATAAAATCAAATAGACTTTAATAAATTTTTAATTAAATACGTTAGTGCGCATATATGTATTTATGATAGAATAGCAAAAATTTATTAACTAAATATAATATATAATTTAGAGTTTGATTTTATATATCCCTAGTATTTTTCTTCTACGAAACTACTACCTCTTCGCGGTGTAGAAGACAACTAGCACTAAAGTTGTGAAACTAAATGTAGCAATGAGAGATGAGCGTTCCTATATGTTATGCTTTCTCTCGGAGTAGGGTGCCACTATGATTTATTATCTATAGTGTCAGAAAAACCTTAAGACAATAACAAAAGAATTATGACAAAGAAAAATAAATTAAATGAAAAATTTGAATTAACATTTAGTATAAGAAGTATTGCTTATTACTTTTTATGTATCTACTTAATTTACGTGTTCAAAGTTACCTCCCCAGGAAATATGACACACCTAGGAATATACATGGCATCTTGTTTTATTGGAGCATTTTTATTAGGAATAGAAAAAATGCTCTGGACTTATAAGTATGGTCAAGATGTGATGTTTAATCTAGGAAAACTATGGGGAATAAAGAATGAAAATTTTCTTTGGGTAGTTAAATTATTCAATACAGGATTATTATTTTGTAAGTATATATCACCAATCTTAGGAAGTTTTATTGGATTGGCATTATTTATAAAATATGTACCTGAATTTAATAATATAGAAATTTTATCAAGATTATCAGCAATTATTATAGTATATCTATATTCTATATATAAATTGTTTAACTACTTAAAAAGGATTTGAACTATGAGACTCAAGAGTTTAACAGAAGTCCTTGGGTGGATAATAGGAATCTGTCCAAGTGAGTCCTTGAAATCTAGTGAGAAAACTGGTAAGGAAAATGAAAGGAAAGGAGAAGAAAAAAGATCCCAGTTATCTTTGGATTCAAGTAGAACAAAAATCGTGAATGATGTTGAGCCTATTAAGGAAATTATTGTAGATATTCTGGATGATTGTTTAAAAGATCCAGATATTAAAAAGCCAGATGAATTTTTCCAATCCTTTGCTTGGAGATTGATAACTAATATAGTAAATTATAATTGGTTATCTAAAGCTCCAAAGAATAGAAGAGAAATGGAAATATTAATAAGAGAATATGGATACTGGGGCAGGTATTACAAAAAGATGAACAGAAGCACAATGTTCTATAATATTACCACTCCTAATATTAGTAATAGAAAAGGAGTTAAAGTAATACCTGAATACTAATAAGCAACTATAGAAAGGGAAATATAATCCCTTTCTTTATTTTTCTCCTCTTTCAACCTCTAATCCTTATACATGTAAATTATATAAAACTTAGAATATGAAAAAGAATTTAGAAAATCTGACAATTCCTAAAACAAAAGAGCTTCGTCAAGAGAAATTAGATGAAGCTGTAGCAATATTGAAATCAGAGTTTGTAGGATTAGATGATATTATAGATAGTATAAAAAAGTCTATAATTCCTTGGTACATAACTCCAGAAATAATAGAGAGACCAGTTGTTATTTCATTGTGGGGATTAACTGGAACTGGAAAAACAAGTGTAGTTAGACGATTAACATCTCTCTTAGGATTATCGGGGAAAACAGTATTCTTTGATTGTGGACTTGAAGCAAATGAATCATCTTCAGGAAGTATTGCAGATAAAATTGAAGAAGTTTTTGATTGTGATGACGACTGCGATTCGATCTCTTCAGGGTATGAAAAGTTCGGAAATGCAGTATTTGTATTTGATGAATTTCAGTATGCAAGAACTTTAGATGAGAACGGTCATGAACTTCTTAAATCACCTCTTCGACCTATCTGGACTATTATTGATAGTGGAAAGGTTAGTGTTTCTGAATATAGATATGATATTTCTCGTTTTAGTAACTTCGTAGAAGATTTTTCTGAATTTGCAAAAGAATATCCTGATATACACGTAGATAATGGGAAAGTACTGGACCGTGAAGAAGTTAAGATAGTTCTTGAGAATTTAGGATTATTTTACTATGGAAGAGATGTTAGTAGTCTTCTAGGAGGTGAAAAAAATTCTTATGCTCCGAAAGTAATAAGTAGTGATAGAGAAGATGAAGAAGATGATATTTTTAAACCACTTAGCTTAATTGGAGAAGATAATCTACGAACTATGGTAAAAAGATTAAATTCTTTTAAAGCTAGACTTGGATTTGAAATGATAATTGAGTTGAACAATGTTACTACTTTAATTGAATATAGTAAAATTCTAGAGGATGCAGCTAGAATAATTACTAAACCAAAAGAATTAGATTGTTCAAGATCATTAGTATTTATTCTTGGAAACTTAGATGAAGCCTTTAAAGTAGAATCCGATTTAGATCCTGATATGGATGCAGATACTTTCTATGATAAAACAAGTAAAGTATCAATTTCAGATATTAAAGAGGCTCTCAAACAAAGATTCAGAGCAGAACAAATAGCTAGACTTGGAAATAATTTAATAAAATATCCAACATTAAAGAAAGAACATTTTATTAAGATTATTAAAAAAGAATTATCTAGAATAGCAGATAAATTTTTAGAAACTGAAGGAATAAAGATTAATTATGCTGAAAATATAGTTGATCTTATGTATTCAGAGGGGGTGTTTCCTGTACAAGGTGTAAGACCTATTTATACTACTATCGGAACTTTATTAACTCCTCTTCTAAGTGATATTCTAATCAATCGTACTGCCGAAGACAAAGAAGTGACGATAACTCTTACTAGAGAAACAGATCTCACAGAAAAGAAATTAAAAATAGATAAAACGTCACTAAGTATTATCTTCGGCAAACCAGAAAAAGTAGTAGATATAGAAATTCCTTTACAACTTGGGGAATTAAGAAATCCGGAGAGAAGGTTAACAAGATTTATAAATTCTGTACATGAAGCTGGACATGCGATAGTAGCTTTGTATGAAACTGGAATTTATCCTGTTAATATAGTTTCTGTTTCTACAGGAGATGGAGGATTTTGTAATACTTATGATCCAAAAAAAGAAGGAGAAATTGATAGTCGAGAAGATGTTGATTCAGATGTTAGAATATGTCTTGCTGGTTATGAAGCTGAGAAGTTAGTTTATGGAAAATATCCAGAAAAGTGTTTAATGGGTTCTGGAAGTGATATTGAAAACGCATGGGATTTTTTCTCTGAGATGGCTTACAGATGTGGGTATTTTGAACCTTACTCATATACAAATCATCTAACAGAAGAAAATTCGAGTGGTATACCTTCTGGATTTTTAGATAATGAAGGTTTATTTGTCAAACATCCTTATAAAGCTAGCAGTGGATACCTAAGAGATATGGTAGCTCTTAGATTTTCAGAGCTTAGACAAGATGTAGTGAATATTCTTAAAGAGGAGAGAAAATTACTAAAAGTAGTTGCATTATATCTTGGAGAAAATGGATCTATGAATTCTGATGAGTTTAGAGATTTTGTTATTAAGTACGGAAATAAACTAACTGATAAGTATGTATCATCTAAACTTGAAGAAGATAAGAATTGGTATGAAAAAATATTAAATAAGTTTTAAAAAAAAAATTAAAGGAGCTTTTACGCTCCTTTTTTATTATTCTTTTTTTAGAAGAAAAATAAACCTACCCATTCATCACGAACAAGTAGGTTTTCATAAAAATTAACACCGTTTATAAAAAACTATATTTTTCTTCAATTATAAGGCTTTTGGGGTGTATAGAATGACTCTAAAACTCCAATAATTTCGTATTCTATTAAAGTCTCTGAGCCATCAAAAATCGGAGGAAAACCAGGGGATTCCGCTGTACAATAAGCTATTCTCTTTTCTTTTCTTCGATTTTGTAGGATAATGTATTTCTTTTTTATCGACTGTCCGATATATTTTCTGAAGATTAGAATATCATCTTTCTTCCATTTACCTTCTTTACTATCATCTATCGGTTTTACTAAAATAATACTTCTATCCCAATTTCTCTCTGTTTTTCTAGTACCTGGATCAGAGAGAAATATTTTTTCTATTTTTATTATTCTCTCTGGGGTATACTGAGAAGTTCCTATTATAAAACCTTTTGCATCAATATCAGGTTTTATTATATAGTATAATATTATTAATACTATAATTCCAATATAAAACGCTATCATAAATCAAGTTCTTTTAAGATTGGTTCAACGAATTCTTTATACTGTGGATAATATTTCTCGAGAGTTTGTCTAGCATTGAGTGGTTTGTCAGGTTTTGTTATTCTTGCACATTCCCAATCAATTACAGCTTCTACCCAATCTATTTCTCTTGGAGATTTTAATTGTTTTATCCAATCCTTTCCGGTAGTATATGTAGGATGGTGTTTATTTATCCTCTGATGAAATTGATTTATAATTCTTTCGCCTAGGAATGGAAAGAATATAAATAGTGTCAATTTATCCCAATCATGAAACCAGTGTGAATGATATCCAAGAAGTTTTTTCTCTGTTTTCATAAATGCAATCCAATGTTTCCAAGTATAGGGGATATGGTTATAACAATCTCTAACGTTTTTAATTATCTGTTTCATATAATTCATGTTTTTTATAATAAGCCCGTTTAAGTTCTCCAACTACATATATATTAGGGGAGACACATTTATTTTCCGGCCGAGTACAAGATTCATCATAAATCTCAGGGTACATATCAAGAATAAATCTAACTACTCCCTGAGATCTTGATTTTCCAGCTTTACAATGAACATATATGTCTTTTCCTAGATTCGACTCTATAAAATCTACTACTTCGGCTGCCTGTTCTTGAGTTATTCCTAAAAATTTATGACCTTTCCATTCTATTTCTTGAGAAGGTATATCATCAAACTCTAGATTTAATACAACCGAGGGATTATCTTTCTTAAACCAATGTAATTCATCCTCTTCTAAATAATATTTTTGACATTCAGGAGTCCCAATGATAGATATAAAACAACTATTACCCGGAAGATTATCATCATTCCACCCACAAGAACTGCACATCATATCAAATTCTGTATGACTGTAACAATATAGTTTTGGTTTTTTCATTTTTTAATAGGAAGATAAATAATAAGATCTGATCTAACTAAGGACTTTCCAGAGGTTATTGCTTCTTGAGAAAGAACTTTTTGAAGGGATTCTGAATAATATCCAGATATTGTCTTATAAAATATATAAGTCTTAGGAATTTCTTCCGAATTTTTTAAATTCTCACCTAAATTAATCCAATCTTCTTCTGTAGCTTCTGGATATACTGTTTTATTCAATGGAACTGTTCTAAATCCATAATAATTCCAATATTCATTAAAGATTTTTCCCAAGTCTAAAATTTTTTCAGAAACTTTTATATTACCACCAGAAAAATCAAACTTATAAGATAAATATTTGTCTGAAATATTCTTTGTCCTGATATAACTACTATAGGTATATCCTGAATTATCATTGTAGTATTGAATATATGATTTATAGAAATTAATAGTTTTTCCAAGATCATCTATATAAACATGACATTTCTTCTCAGCAGCTTCATGATCATTCTTTAATCGACTCTCTAAGGCTGAATCTTGACGATAAAATTCTTCAATAAATCCTATAGGGCTATTCCAGAATTTCCAAGAATAAGCTGTCATTTCAAAACGATCCATGATTTCTTTAATCTCTCCATCTGATAATACCCTAGGACAAACTTCGAATTCTACACTTTTAATACTTTCAGTGAATACAAAATCCTCTTTTTCTATACTCCCTGGATCATAAAATAAAAGTTTAGTTTCATATTTCTTCCCTAGTTCTTTTCCAAACTTAGCTTCTCCAATAAATATTGCTTTCCTTTCTTCATAGTTTTTAGAAATTCCTGAATATTTCCAAGGTAGTTTTTTAAGTTTGTATAAAGATCCAGGTTTAAGTTCGGCGGGTTTAAGATCTTTTGTTATTACTTCTCGTTTCTTCATTATCTCAGAAGAAATTCTATATTCCTCTGTATTAATCGGAAGGAGAACTAATTCTGTTCCTATCCAAGAATAAACACATTTTCCGATTATTTTCTTTCCAGCCAAGCTATCACAATAATCTAATATCCATAAGAAATTATCAATTCCTATTTCAATCTCAAACCCCCTTGGATCCCAAATTCTACAATAAGCTTGTCTATAATTCCAACCTACTTTTCCACCACCAACAGAACGATTCACTATAAAACCTTCCATCGGAACATTCTCAAATTCATCATCTTTGATTTTATGATCTCTCCAAGAATTCCAAGATTTTTCTTTTTTCAAAATCCCTGTCGAAGAGTCTGTGTAAGTAATGAATCCAAGTTTTTTAGTATAACAGTCAGATCTCTCTTGATATCCGACGTTAATTTTCTTTGGAATAATAAAATTTTCGCTATTTACCATAATATATAAAATTAAATTTTCATTGCAAATATAAGGGATTGACAACCTTATTTATGTAAAACTAAAATTTAAATAGAAAATTATGAAAAAGAAAATTAGAGAAATCGTAAGAGAAGAAATAAAAGCAACAATATTATTTTATTTAATTCCAGTTGATTTAGTTGCTTTCTTTTCATTAAATAGTGAAATAAAAAATATAAAGATTACTCTTGCTATCTTAATAGTATTTTCTTTAGCGGTATTGACTTATTATGTTCTTTGGAGAGTTATAGAATATCTCGAAGAGAAGGAAAAAGAGAACCCTGAAAGCCTTATAAATGATAATAAATAATAAATGAATGAAAAAGAAAACAAAAGATAGATTGATTTTTGGATTAAAAATCATAACAGTATTATCTCTTGGTGTTGCAGCAGGATATGCAATATACCGAAGAAGAGATAAAGCTTATAATTCACTCCCAGACAGTAAATTTGTTGGGAATATGATGAAAGGCAAGAGAACTGAACTAAATGTACCAGTTCCAGGTGTCTATGAATTCAAAAATGAAAATCATAATAAAGGTTACTATAATGTATTTAAGAATGGACCTTGGAATGTAGTAGCGCCAGGGTATCAGAAAAAAGACCTTGTGACTCCCGCGCCGAATCAACCTAAGAAAGTAAGAGTTAGTTCGGGAGGAGGTAGCACATATTTTCACGTAACACAAAAGCTATCCAGATCGGGAGCTAAATTGTACGGCGCGAAATCTATAAGAGGTTATTATATTCTTAAATATGAAAGTTAATATATACTATACATTAAGAGATTGGAGAAAATCCAGTCTCTTTTTTATCTTTCCTCCAAATCGATGAAAAGTGATCTCTCGACCCGTGACTTCCTTATTTATGCAAAGGGGATTCGTGTTGTGTGGGTTCCCAATTTATTTCTAAAACAAATAGTAAATATGGAAAAAATAGTAGAATATGAAGGTACTAAGAATCATTATATAGTACTTCAAGAAAATGCGATAATGAAAAATCCAGAAACAAGAGAATGGGAAAACTGTATTATCTATCAAGAGTATAAACACTGTACTCCTGAAGGTTATGTAGAAGTTCCTGAGAGTGAAAGAAAAATATTTGTAAGAGAAAAGAAAGATTTTTTAAGAAAATTTACGTTATGTTTAGATTTATAACTATGTATTATGGATGTTCTGGTACATTTAAAGCAACAACCATAGAATCAATATTAACAAGATGCCCTGGACTGTATAATGTTATGTGGTCTGATATTAAACCTTGGAAACGTTGGGAAAATATCTTAGGAACACAGCAAGATGATCGAAATTATGCTATTCTTCATCTTTGTAACTTGAGGAATGCTATAAAAAATAACTGGCCTCCTGGAGTGAATAACCTCTTAGTAGAAAGGGGAGTATCCGATATGCTTTATTATTACTACAAGAATAATAGAGAAATCGGTGAAAATTCGAAATGGATTAAGGATGTAGTTCATGAAGAAGATATCTTATGTGAGCAAAATTCGTACTATACACCAAGGAGAATATTATTAGTTCAGAAAGATTTTGATTTTGTTAGAGATGTTATTCTTAGAGAACCTACCCGAGCAAAAGAATTTCCAGGAGGGGTTCAAGAATATATGGAACATCAAGATGCATATGTTGAATTTACACAAAAGTATAATAAAATTGATGAAGTTATTAATATTAAAGATGCAGAAAAATATGTAAATGACTTGGGATTTGAATTTGATCCTAATAAATTTTAATAATAACAAAAAACAATATAACAAATGGAAAATAAAGTATTAAATTACTTCAATGGAGATGAATTAGCTGCGTCAACATGGAAAAACAAATATGCAGCAATAGGAGAAGAAACACCAGAAGATACTCATAAACGACTAGCTCGTGAATTTGCCAGGATAGAAGAGAAATTTGATTGGAAAAAAGACTCTGATTCAAGTTTAAAATTATCTATGTATGGGTATTCTAGAGAGCCATTGACAGAAGATAAAATCATGGAATTATTTCGAAATTATAAATATATAATTCCTGGAGGCTCTGTAATGTCTGGTGCTGGAACGGATGGATTAGTTAGTCTTAGTAATTGTTTTGTTATAGGTTCACCAAGTGATTCCTATGCAGATATCATGAGTACTAGAGCTGAACAAGCGCAACTTATGAAAAGACGTGGCGGAGTAGGATATGACTTATCAGAGCTTAGACCTAAAGGAGCTAGTGTTAAAAATGCTGCTAGGAGTTCAACAGGTGCAGCAAGTTTTATGGATGTATGTTCAGATGTTACAAATGAAGTAGCACAAAATGGTCGTAGAGGAGCACTTATGCTATCAATGAATATCAATCATCCAGATATTGAAGAATTTATTACAAAGAAACAAGATCTTACAAAAGTTACAGGGGCTAATATTAGTGTAAAAGTAACTGATGAATTTATGAAAGCTATGGAGAGTGAAAAAGATTACTTACTCCGCTTTCCAATAACTTATGATACAAAAGATCTTAATCTTGATGATTATAATATTGGAGAATTAGTAGAAATAAAAGATCCAAATTATCCCAGAGTTTATGTAAAAAAAGTAAATGCAATGAAACTCTGGAAACTCCTTATGCACTGTGCTTGGAACACGGCAGAACCTCGACGGGGTTAATATAGTTTAGATATAAATTATATTTAAAATCGTAAGCAATTGCTAGAACTATTTAGTATAAAACTAGCAGAATTATAATAAGTTATAAAATATATGTTAAGAGATATTAAAGGTTTTGAAAATTATTATAGTGTCAGTGATGACGGAAAAGTATATTCGAAAATAAGAAAGAAATACTTAAAACTGAATTATAAAAAGAATGGATATGTTTATGTTTCTCTTCAAGTAAATAATATAAAGATTACTAAAAGAGTTCATAGGTTAGTAGCAGAGGCATTTATTCAGAATCCAGATAATAAACCTTTCGTTAATCATATAGATGGAAATAAATCAAATAATAATGTTAAAAATCTTGAATGGGTGACTGGAAAGGAAAATAATATCCATGCTATTAATATTGGATTATTCGATCCTAAAAAACAATGTCACACATATGAATTGATAGATGTATCAGGGAATATGGTATATAGATCTAAAGGATTTCAGGATTTTATTAATTATATTGGATTAAAAAAGTCTAGTATATTTAGTTATATTCGAAATAATGAAGGGATTATAAAAACCGGAAAATATAAAGGGTATAAGATTATAACTTATAAATAATTTTCAACGACTATGTATTATGACATTAATTTAATAATGAAGATATAGTCTGAACTTATATAAATAATATAAGAAAACATATTTGGGCATTATGTTCGAAAGTACTATGCATAATTATTCACCAGATGGAGTTTATCCAAATTTTAAAATGGTGTCGACTAATCCTTGCGGTGAAATTCCTATGGGACCTTATGATAGCTGTCGTCTTATTCATTTGAATTTGAAAAGTTTTATTGAGGAACCATTTACAGAAAAAGCACATCTAAACGAAGAATTACTTTATGAAACTGCATATGAAGCAATGAGACTAGCGGATGATTTAGTTGAGCTAGAAATTGAAGCAGTTTCTAAAATAATTGATGTAGTTAAAGATGAAGAAAATAAATTAGAATATGAATTGTGGAATAAGATAAATAATACTGCAATTCAAGGACGTCGTGCAGGTTTGGGATTCACTTCTCTTGCTGATGCTATTGCTATGTTAGGGTTAAAATATGATTCTGATGAAGGTTTAAAAATGGTAGATCAAATTATGAAAATTATTTTCTTAGGGGAACTTGATTCAGATATAGATATGGCAATTGAGAGAGGAACATTCCCTATTTATGATGGTTATAGAGATTGGCATTTAAGAGAAAATGACACTGCAAAAGAAGGCAATAATGATTGGTATGAATTTATTCGTATTAATTATCCAGAGAGAGCAAATAGGATGAGTAAATATGGAAGACGTAATTTATCATTTTCAACAGTTGCTCCTACAGGAACAGTTAGTTTAATGGCTAGATGCTCTTCTGGTATTGAACCAATTTTTATGCCATATTACCAAAGAAAAAGAAAATGTATGTCTCCTGGAGATAGAGTAGATTATACCGATATTAAGGGAGAAAAATATACATTATTTGTAGTTGTTCATCCAGGACTTATGGAATGGGCTTCTATGAAGTATGGAAAAACAGAAAAAGAATTAAATGATGAATGGACAATTAAAGAATGGGAAGAAGCATTTAAAGAAAGTCCGTATTATGGTTCCACAGCACCTGAGATTGATTGGCATCAAAGAGTCAAACTTCAGGGAATAGTTCAGAAGTATATTACACATAGTATTTCTAGTACTGTAAATTTAGATAATAAAACTACAGAAGAAGAAATCGCAAATATCTACATCGAATCTTGGAAAGAGGGATTGAAAGGAATAACCATCTATAGAGATGGATGTAGAGAAGGTGTATTAACAGGTTTGAGTAAGAAAGAAGAAAGGCCTACTACTATTGAAACTAGAAAAGCTCCTAAACGCCCAAAAGAATTAGAAGCTGACTATTACCAAGTTAAAGTTAAGGGTGAACAGTTTATTATTGTAGTTGGTCTAATTGAAACAAGACCTTACGAAATCTTTGTATTTAGACCTACTGAAATGGCTGTTAATTTTCCAAATCACAAAGGAAAGATAACTAAGATTAAAAAAATGAAATATTCTTTTGAATCTGATAAGGTTACAATTCCAGATCTCAAAGTTTTAACCACAGATATTGAAGAGAAAGCTGCTACACTATATACATCAATGTTGCTTCGTCATGGAGTAGATATTGAATATATTATAAAAACAGCTAAAAAAGTAAATGATAATATTTCGAGTTTTTCTTCTGCAATGTGTAGAGTTTTAAGTAAATATATTGAAACAAAAGAAGTAAAGGGTGAAGTATGCCCTGATTGTGGTGGAAAACTAATTAGAGATGGTGGTTGTATAAAATGTCTTGATTGTGGATATTCTAAATGTCTCTAATAGATAATAAAAAGACCTTAGGGAGAAAATCCTTAGGGTCTTTATTTTACTCTTTTACAGACCTTCTTTCCTTATTATTGAATAATAAAATAATTAATTGAGATGAGTAAAATAATAATTGTTCCAGATGTTCATGGTAGGACATTCTGGAAGTTAGCAAAAGAAAAGATTAATGAAGTAGATCGAATTGTATTCTTAGGAGATTATTTAGACCCATATCCATTTGAAAGAATTTCTTCGAGAGAAGCTATAGAGGAATTGAAAGAAATAATAGATCTTAAGAAGAAATTCCCAGAAAAGGTTATTCTTTTAATAGGGAATCACGATCTTAACTATATGGATTTATCAGAAAATATATTTCCTTGTAGTAGATACGATGATAGAAATGCTCCTGAGATTAAAAAAATATTTGAAGAAAATAAAGAACTATTTCAATTATTATATAAAGAAGATAGATATTTATTTTCTCATGCAGGTGTTGTAGAAGATTGGATGAAAGAGTTATGTAAGTGTGAAAATTTAGATGAACTCTTAGGTAATCAATCTTTAGCATATGATTATTTATGGTGTGTTTCTGGTATTAGAGGAGGGTATGGAAAATATGGATCTTGTGTATGGTCGGATGTAAGAGAATTTGATAATACATTCTCAGGAGTATTTCAGATTTTTGGTCATACTCAATTGGCTAAAGAATTTTTTGGACCATCACCAGGAATAAAAGAAACATTTGCATGTCTGGATTGTAGAGAATGTTTTATATTAAATACTGAAGAACAAACAATAGAAAAGTTATGAAAATTGGAATTGATTTTGACGGAACCTGTGTTACTCATGAATATCCTAAAATCGGAAAGGATATTGGTGCAGTACCTGTTCTTAAAGAGCTAGTAGAAAAAGGTCATAAGTTAATCCTTAATACTATGAGATCAGGGAAAGAACTTGAAGATGCAGTTGAATGGTTTAAAGAGAATGATATCCCTTTGTATGGAGTTAATCAAGATCCTGGACAAAGAAGATGGACTAGTTCTCCAAAAGTACATGCAGATCTTTATATAGATGATGCTGCTCTTGGATGTCCTCTTATATATAATCCAGATTTTAGTGATAGACCTTATGTAGATTGGGAAAAAGTTAGACAAGTATTTTATGATTAAGAAACCAACAAAAGAAGAGATGTACGTAGTTAATCAGCCACGTCATCTTATGATATCAATTATATTAATGGATTATGATTACTATCCTCTTCCAGATAATATACATACTGGATTATGTAAACTTTCTGAGATTAGTGATATAGTATTCATATTCTCTGATTCCCATTTCGACAATTCTAAGATTAGTAAAGAAAAGATAACAACTCTTTATCAGGCTTGTGCTTTTATAGATAGTTCTGGAAATTTACCGAGAACTATTTTTAAGGCTCTACAATATGATAAAGAAATATTTGGGAAGCACATCGGAATAACAATATCTAGATGTCAGGATTTACAAGAATCTACACCTAAACTTTTTGAAAACCTAGAAAAAATAAATCAGTCTAGAATTATTAAGCCAGTGTTTAAGATTCGTAGATTATCATCAACAGAACTATATAACTTCTACTATACACCGTCTGAAGAAAAAAGAAAGAAGAAATGGAAATGTATTTTTGATGAATATTTATATTTTTATCATAGACATATTCTGAAGTCTGTTATTTTTCCATGGACTAGAGTAGATGTTCCTGATCCTGCCGATTATATAGATTGTAGATATTGTACTTGGGGATCTAACTCTTCAGTACTTTATTTCAGAAACACAACAATCGGAATATTCTTGGAAAAAGTAGATAAAGAATTTATTGATACTTTTACTGATCCGGATCCTAGATATCTTTTTGCTGGATTAGTTAAGAAAAATGGAATAGATTGTTTAGATTATAATATAGAGGATTTAGATATTGGAAAATTATGACTAAAAGATATAAACAATCAGGAAGAAACTCAGCTTATCCAGAATACATAGAAGTTTGGGAGTATGGAGTTGGATCTGTACCTGATTGGATTTCAGATAAGAGCAAAGTTACGTTTATAGATGGTCTTGGAAATGTAACTTTAGAAACTCATGATACTAGTACAGGTGGAGTAGAGATTATAGACTCTACAGGTACATCTCCTCTTATTAGGTTAGGTTCAAAAAAAGACTTAATATGTAGAGAGGTAGAAAATGAAACAAAAGTATTTGTATTGACTAGAATACAATTAGATTTATTATATAAATTAGAATTATGAAAGAATTAAAAGACAGTGAAAGAAACCTGATTAATGAAGGACTTGTAATGGTAGACTATTCTGCTGAATGGTGTGGTGGTTGCCAAGTAATTAAACCAATTGTTGAAAAATTAGCAACCGAATATGAAGGAAAAGTTAATATTTATGGATGTGATGTTGATGAATGTGCAGAACTTACATCAGAATTTTGTATAAGAAACATTCCAACACTACTATTCTTTAAAGATGGAGTACTTCAGAATCGATTAGTAGGTTCACATCCAGAGAAAACAATTAGAGAAAATCTAGATTTACTAATATCAGAATCAGGAAATGAATAAATTTGTACTTAACACATTAATTTTAGGAGATGATGACCTACATTGTAAGACAGGTGAAGTAACTTTGTCTATGATGAACCTGAGTCATACAAATTTTACTGGACCGGATCTTGATAAATTCGATTTAATTGTTTATCATGGAGAGAAAGGTTGTAAAATTTTAAAGTCCAGAGCATTTAGAACTGGAAAAGTAGGATAAAAATAAAGAGAGGATACCATTCAAATAGGTTCCTCTCAATTTTTTTACATCTCTCCGTCGTATTTTTTATCGTCTTGAAGAGTTGATCTTTTTCTTACTAATAGAGCAATTTCTACAATTAATTCTTTTAAAGACATTCCACCTTCATATGGGAAAGCCTCATCACACCATTGTTTACTAGAATAATCCTCTTCTTCTGGTGTAACTTCATAATCTCTACAAAGTTCTGCTACTCTTTGTTGAACATACTCTTTAGTTAAGATTCTAGATTCTGGAATAAAATATGCACTACTTCCAGTCTGATCTTCATGTCCCAAAGCTAAAATTGCTTCATCTCTAAACCAATCACATTCCATAAATTCTTGTGATTCTGGCCATCTTACTAATACATAGTTTTCATTCATATTCTTTAATTTTTATTACATCTATAAGAGTTTTACCTTCAAAGCCTTATTATTGAGAAAAACAAGAAATTATGAAAAGAATAGACTGTTCATTTATGGGAATTAGTGGAGAATGTTTTATCCACATCACCCTAGAATTTGAAAACATCCCAAGAAAAGGGGATAAGGTAGTACTCAGCAGAAACATTGCAGAGTATGTAAGAGAAAATATGACAAATGATGTGGAGAATGCAGAAGAATATGCAGATATTATATCCATGTCATTAGACAAAAACTCAGGGACTATGTACTTTTATGCAGTAGAAGTAATTCATTATCCAAGAATTGATAGAGATGTAGATGATGAAGCGATTACTAGAGTCATACTTAGTAGTAATAGTCTAGATTAAAAAAAAATAAAGAGAGGCCTTAATAGGTTTCTCTCTTTTTATTTTCTTCTTAGAGTTCAAGTATTCTTTTAAGTCGTTGTAAACTTCCAGGAATATCATTTCTATCTAAGTGTGATTCATTATTTTTTACTTTTAATTCATCCCTTTGTTGTATGAATTTATTATAAGCTATTTCAAAAATTTCTAGATCATAATCATGTAGTTGTCCATAAGTTTTTATATTTTCTGGAAGGTATTTATCTTGCCCACCTTTAAAGTTTCTTATTGCATAAGTTGTTTTAAAGAGATCTATATAAGCATTTTTAAGAACATCTACTTCTTCTGGTGTAAACTTATCTATAACATTCATTAATTTATAAGTACCATCACCACAATCAGGCAAACTCTCTAAATAATCATCTTCTATATTTACCCACCTGTTTATACTTACAACAAATCCAATAGGTGTTCCAGAATCTAATGTTAATATCTTATTAGGATAGTAACCTTGAGGAGAGTCACATAATCCTAGAACTTGAAAATTTACATCAATAGATCTCATAGTTTTTGCAATTTTCTTAGATTTATCAAATAACTGTAAGAACTCGTCGGAAAATACATACTTTCTATAAAGTTCAACTACTAATTCTTTAATTAGTTTTTCTAATCTTGCTAATTTTTTCTTAAGACCTGAGTTATCTAAAAGTTCTTTATAAGTTGATAATAAGATATCTCTCGAAATTAATTTACTTTTGTCTTTATCTAGAATCATGATTTTAATATATTATAAAGTTCTATAAAATTAGTTTTCAAAGCAGTTAGAGTTAAGTTTTTATTTTCCAAAGTTTCTTCTAACTCGAATAACTTATTACATGCTCTTTTAGAAACTACTACATATTCTCTAAGTTTTTCCAAAGCTTCTTTATATAATTCAGGACTTTGATGTTTAAAACTACTCCACTCATTACCTTTAAATAGACTAGGAGCAGAAATCAAATTCCCATCTATTCGTTTTTCAATTCTTATTCCTTTAGAAAAATAATAAAGATTATCCCCCCAATTTAAACAGTTTATATTTTCTTCAGGAAATTTTTTTTTTAATACTCCATCTCCTGTAAAATCAAATACTTGAACACTATTTAAATAATCCTGATACTTCATTGTAAATTCTTTTTCTTCTGGAGTTAAACATTCCAAGATCGCATCAAAAATAAAATCTACTAGTTCATTACGTAGGTTCTTACTCTCATCGAACTCTTTGATATACAATTTTTTAACTTCATTAATTATCTTATCTCTCTGATTTCTAGTTAATGCCATAATCGTTTTACTTTTTTACATTACTTACATTAATAAGGATTTTGCCATTATAAAAGGTCCTAAATCTTAATTATGTAAAACTAAAATTATACTAATATGAAAGATATTGAAAAAAGAATAGCTGAGAATATCCAAGTTCCTGAGGATATGTACTTAGAAGGATTACTTGATATAACTGGATTTTTATTTAGTGAGTTAACACAATTTCTAGAAAATGAACATCGATATATAGGTATTACTAAATCCTATATTCATACTGTTAAGTTAACTATTGAAAGGATAGATCAATCTGTTCGACCTGAAGATATAGAAATTTATGGAAGAATATTATACCTTTATAAACCATTTCTTAAGAAAGAATTCAAAAGACTTAGAAATAAAAAGTTAACTGCAGGAGATTCTGTTATAGTAATTATTAATAAAATCATAGAAATAATAGTCCAAGAGAAGAAACAAGATTTTAGATTTCATAAAGAAGTAAGAACTCTAAGGAAAATTATATCTAAATTTTTTGAAAATATTAGGAACAAAAAGAAAAAAGATCCGCTTTATTCTTTAAGTAATGCTATTAAAGAGTATAAAGATAGCGGATCTGTTGGAAAATATCCTCTTGATGTATTCTCTTTTATAGATAATCAGTATACGAAAGAGGAATTGAAAGATCCAGGGGAAAGACTAAAAGAAGAAAGTGATAGCAAAATAAATGAAATTTCTTTTGATAATTGATTTTCTTAGCTATAAAATAAAAAACTAGATAGAGTAAAATTCTATCTAGTTTAATTTTTTGTTTTAATTTTTCTTCTTCTCATCTTCGGCTTTTTCTTCCAGGGACTTTTCTTCTCCAAGTTCATATTCCATGGATTCAATATCTATCTTTCGATTTGCAAAGTCCTTCTTATCCTCATCTTCTATATCTACCGTATAATAAAGCATGATGTCAAATCCAAGATCTTTATACATTGGATTTACATCTCTTGCCTGAAACATTATGTGATTATATTCTGTTGAGTATGTTCCATATAAATTACTCCTTTTCTTGTAGATTGTCAAGTTTTCAGGAATAGTTACATAATGAAGCATATCAAGAGCTGTATATAAATCTACTCCAGGTTCATCATCTATTTCATCCTTCATCGGAAATCTTAGTTTATATCCTAAGAATGTAGATGCTATTTTCACATCATATACATCATCTTGAGTTTTCCCAAGATCATTTAATTCCTTACTGAAAAATGCAATATTCTCGAAAATATGACCTGTAAGTTTTTTACTTAAACTCTTACGTCCATTTGTATAATCGAATAAGTCCTGCATAAACTCTGAAAAACCATTATACTTAAGTCTTCCATCAGGCCAAAAAACATTATAAGATTCATAATCTCTTTTCGGAATCTCTACTGCTGCTTGAAATACTTTTTCATAAGTACGAGTTTCACCATTTACTTCCTTCGTATAGGTTACTCCCTTTATTTTATAAGAAAGTATATAATATCCAATAAAGAAACGATCAATATTTTCATCCTCCGTACCTATAAATTCTCGATTTAAGGTATCTCCTAATTCATTGAGCGTATCTTTATAATCATTTATTTTTGGATAACCAGATAGATTCCTGTTATAAGCGGTTGTTGGAATTTCGAAAATAAATTCTAATTTCCTTTTTCCAAACCTAGTGTCAGATTGACTTACGTGAATGATGTTCTCGCAATCCAATAATCCGCGCTTAATTATCGATTTATTACCCCATCTATCTTCATCTACTATATTACGAATGCGAATAAGATCTAGGTCCCACGGATTGATCTTTCCCTTTCTATCGCCGAATTGGATAACATTATACATTGCTAGTACTAAGTTATCACTTTCGTCATTTTCTTCGTCGACTTCGTCACTATCATTTTCGAAGGAATTGACAATTTCATTAGACTTTTCTCTTAATATGTCTGAAGAAATTCCAAGACCTTCTAGTGCATCATCGATCTGTTTCTTTTGTTTTTCTAATTTTTTTATTTCTTTTTTTGTTTCTCTGGCTAGCAGATAACCACCAAGGGCTAATCCTAAACCAATTAGTATTAGTTTTTTATATTTCATTTTTCTTTTCTTTTAAGTTTGTTTCTTCTTTTTATTTTTATAATATTCCCCTTTGTTCACTGCTAATCCCACGAACCATTCCTCCTTTTTTGGGGGGTCTATTATTTCCCATCCCTTTTTGAGGTTTACTGATAGATCCGTTCTTAGAAAATAATGATTTTCCTACACCATATAACATTATTCCCGCTAAAGAAAACATTGCAACTGCTATAATTGGTTTAGAACCTTTATCTAAATATTCAGATGTTATTGTTCTATCATTGCAATTATCTTTTAAAAATGTAGTACTTGTTTTCTGTACACCAAGTAACGAACCAATATTTATCATATCTTTTTATTTTTTGAATTAATTTTTCTAATCTTCTTTATTTGATAGTCTCCTGCAAGTGAAGCTCCGCACCCTATTGCAAATACAAGAGCTAAAACTTTACAACCTAATCCTATAGTACGGAGACATACATTAGCTACTGAGTAACTTCTCGTTGCTATTTTTTCTCTTTTTCTAATGTCCATTTTTTCTTTTAAGTTTATAATTCTTTATTTAACGCAGTCAGCTTAATATGCTATTTATAGATGCTGACTCATCTATCTTGTTTAATATCTCTTTATAAGAAGGGAACTGGATGGACTCCAGAACCCTCCCCTGAGATAACAATAAACAAGAATTATGTTTTTGTTCTATTTCTACTTCTTTTTCTTCATCATCTTCTACTTTCATCATTGTGTTTTTCATAACCTAAATAAAGAAAAAAGAGTATAGAAGCACTTAATACCTCTATACTCTAAACTTAAAAGAAGGAAAATTTAGTTCTTCTCTTCAGCAGGAATTTCTTTGACTTCTTCAATACCGTCACCTGTGATCTTCTTTTTGACATTTCCAATCAATTTTTCACAGTAACCGTATTTCTGTTCTAATTTAATTGCTGCTATTCCAGCTCCAAATCCTGCTACAAAATATAATAAATTTTTCATTTTCTTATTCTCCTTCCTATAAGTTAACATTATTTACTCTTTGGTGGCTGTTGAGACTTCTGTAACCACCGTTCTTGTAACCACCATTGCCTCCATTTGTAGGGGCTGATGTTATTTCCGGCTTTACTTCAGGAATCATATCCGATTCTCCTATACCGGTAACTGTTGTTGCAACTGATTTCTTTCTCTTTAAAAGACCTATAGCTGCATTTCCTATACCCTTGCCAGTGGATATTATTGGTTTGTGGTATTTAACTATTATTCCACCAAGTACCATTCCAACGGCAACTCCTCCGATTGTGTATTTATTTCTACTAAACCAACCAGATTTTTTTTCTTTTTTAGTTTCTTCTTTTTCCATAATTCTTGTTCTTTAGAAAAATAATTTGTTAATATTTTTGTTATCTTATCTCTTATAAGGCTTTTACCGTTTTCTAAACCATTCGATTTTTAACGGCGAAAAATTAATGATCAAAATTCATTATTTTCTTTGTTTTTGTATAGTTGTATTTGTGTATGAATTTTGATCTTAAAGAATTTATTTTCTCATATATAAGAATTTAACGTCTTTTCAAACCCATCGTTTTTCTACCCTACAAAGAACTTATCTACTCCATGTTTATCTATAACCTTTAATATTATAGTTATAATAAGTTTATCAGTTATAGATCTAGTTTCGAATTCTGCTCTGGAAATATCACTACGATAATCTCTCATTATATCTGCATTCTTGAGGTTATATTTTCCGATGTGATATTCTTTTTTAGAGAGACTTTCAATAGTCATAGGATTATCAACTGTAGTAATATCAAGACCACGTTTATCTAGAAATTTATCATACAATAGATCTGATAATCGTTTAATTCCTATCTTCTTACAAGCTATATCAGGAAGTTTATTATTCTGAACAAATAGTACTCTATCTCTATCAGAACACTTCCAAGTCTTATCTGATAAACTAAGATAATATCCTTGAGCTAACCAATCCCTCTCTTCTATATATTTCATGGTTGTCTGTAAATCTCCTGCTAATTCTACTACATTTCTAAAAGGCAATGCAATCGGAATTAGGATATCAATAACTCCAGGAAGATGACTAGATAATATTACTTTCATAGTTCAATATCTAAGAAATACTTATAATCATTTCCAATCTTAACAAATAATCCTGAAACTAACTCTGGAAATCTAGTTTGAAGAGTTCTCAAGATACACATATAAGTTTCGGCCGTTTCATTGTAGAGTATTTTCTTTGTACCATCTTCAAAAGCAACGTATAAGTGAGAAACCTTAAAAACATTTCTCGTTGCTTTATCAATCTGGTACATAACGTTTATCTCTACATCTTCGGCCGTTATAGAATCTTTCATAATACTTCTAATATGATATAAATCCTCTCCATATTTTGTAACATCCGGATTTTCTTCTAGTTTGTAAAGTTTATTTCGTCCTCCTGTTGTTACTATGTAAGGAATATGCTCTACCGTACTAACTTCATATTGAACTGACTGAATCCATAATCTCTCTGTAAATTCAAAAGTAAGTTCCGTAATCTTGCTCTGCTTAATAAAAAAGCTATTTATTATATTCTCCATAATTATTTATTTTTTATTCATTTATTAGAGTTTTAAGTGAAAAATAATTGAATATTTTTATATATTTCATTAATTAATTATTCTTTCTTTTTAATAATCTCTAATCCATTAACCCTCTTATCGGGAAAATTAATCGTACACTTCTTAACCTCAAAATAATTCTCTAAATCTGTTGCTTTAGCTTTTCTATCATAACTAATAGAATCATAAATATTTGTTAACTTTGTCTTTATATCAACTAATGATAACTTATCACCTTCTTTAAATTCTAAATACATAGATTTTTCTAGTAAATCCTGACTAAATGTTACTATATTCAATTCTTTTTTAATAAAAGTTTTACTATAACTTAATGCTCTCAATCTATCTGGACCTAGAGTGGTGTAATAAGACTTAATTTCATCAGAATCAGCTATTTGTCCAAGAACTATATCAATTGCATCACTAGATAATCCATATTCACATAATAACTTAAGCTTATCTTTCATTGTATTTAAACTAATATATATTCTAAGAAATTCTGATACCTCTTGATTTACTATATCGTTATCCTCACAATATATACCAGTCTCTCTACACCTTAATACCTCAAAATACTTATCTACCCTCTCATTCCCCACATTAGGATCCTTCCTAAGATACTCTATTACATAGTCTTTAGATAATTGATCTTTTACCTCAGATATTATATTCTCTAAATACTCCTCTGTATTCCTAGTATTGAAGAAATAGGATAATACCTCCCTACATTCATTCTTAATCTTTTTAAACTCTTTACTGCCTCTAATTGGATTCTTTGGAAGAGATTCCAAGTCTACTTTATCTATATCCCTAAAGAAATTTATTATATCATCACTATAATAAAACCACTCTCTACCATACTCTGAATATAATAAATCCCTAAACTTATATTGGACTCTCTTTTCTATATCCTCTGAAAGATTGGGAACTTCATATAAAATTTTACAAGTAGGATTATGAAGTTTGTAAGCCATAAATCTAATATCTTTTCTAGAATCTTCTGTATAACCTATTTTGAGAAGATGAATTAAATTTTCATTCTCATCATAACCTGCACTCTTAATCAAATATATCATAATTAATTATCCTTTCTTTTTAACAATTCATAACCTCTTACTCTCTTCTTTTTTCCATCTACAACCTCAGTAGTCATATACTCTTTTACTTCAAAATAATTAAGAATATCATTAGCTTTTGGTACTGCAGTATAAGAAATACTAGAATATAAGTCTCCTAATTTAACCTTGAGATTAGATAAACTATATTTCTCCCCTGGATTAAAATTTTGATGAATAGTATTAACTAAAAGTTCAGGACTAAATGTTACTATTCCAAGATATTTTTTAATATTAGTACTATTATAATATAAATTTTTTAATTTTTCTGGTTTTAAAATTGTATAATAAGATTTAACTTCATCGCTATCATTCAACTGTCCCAAAACAATATCAATCTCCACTTCAGATAATCCATATTCGCATAGCATTTTAAGTTTATCATATATTGTTTTTAAATTTTTATATATTCTTAAAAACTCTACAACTTTTTGATTTGATATATCATCAGGAGTCAATTTATTATGAACTGTGCTAAATACAGAACATCTATCTGCATAATCATATTGTTGAATCTGAAAAGCTCTAATCTCATTTACTAATACTAAATTATTAAGTACAGGTATTAAAACTCCTCCTTGATACTCATTCACAGCTACATAATCATCTTTATAATTTTGAGTTTTTGCAAGTGTTTGATATCTTTCTGCTAACGTTAATTTATCTTCATCCAAAGAAGTTGAGTATGATCTTAATAAGCTTTCAGTTTCACGTTTTTTTCTTTCAATTTCTTTATCAAACTCCTCCTGACTAACTTTTCTATAATCACAAATAGAACGATAATAAAAATTAGCTGAATTTTTCCATGGATTTTCGAATAATCTTTGCCTTCCTAGGATTTGAGGTAAATCTTCACTAATATCAACTGCAAGACTATCAATATTACTATCACTAAAGATAAAAGATCTAGCACATAGTGAATAGAAATCAGCACCTAGGTAAACCGTTCTGGTACAAAACGTAAACATCTTAGGTTTTACCCCTTTTAATGGCACCTTTCCTATAACAAACTTCTTCCCTAATCTTTTTTGAATTTTTTTAAGATTATCAGGAGTATCACTACATAATATATTACATTGTTCAGAAGTAAGATTATTTTTCTTTATAATAGATGTAATGTGATTAACTGAATTTACATAAAATACTGCCTCATCTGATATTACTCTAGTAGGTATACCATTTCTAAGAACTACTATCTCTTCGAAATCATTATTTAGATATTTTTGAATAATTTCAGATGCTTTTTCACCAACTGTCCTCATTACATATGAATTAAGATCGGGTTTTATAAGTCTAGATGGATCTTCTGTTTCCCAATCTAATTCATAATAAGGGAGATCTTTAAATTCATCTAACATTTCTAAGTACTCATCCATCATAGGAGTAGCTGATACAAAGTATGCAGTAGGTGATTGTTTAAGATACTCTAGGAAACTTAATTCAGTATCTGATTTAAATCTAGAATCATGTAAAATACTTTGAAACTCATCTATAATAGTATAAAAATATTGAAAACGTTCCAATTTCTCAAGAATTTCTTTAACAATTCTATATGAATCATAGGTTACTAATATTTTACAAGGTAAACCATTAACAGATCTAAATATACAATATTCTTCTATCTCATGATATATTTTCTTATAAATATTTTTATTTTTCTCCTCTGAAGTTTCTATAGTGTCTTTTATTATTGTTTTATCTACTTTGGAAAGATCTTTATCAATATTGACTTCTTTCTCTAACTCATTTACCACTAAATAGACTTCAAATTCATGTTGATCCTTTTTATTTTTAAGTAACATCTTTCTAGGACTACATAGAATAATATTTTCATTACTTCTAATACAGTATTCAGTAAATCCACAACCAGGTAATTGTTTATTTATTATACATTTACTTGGAAATTTACTAAAATTAAATTCATTCCATTCTGAAATATATCTAATTCCAGACGGTACTTTAATCTTTTCTTTTTGCATATTATTTAATTTTTAATTTATTATCTAATTAATAATAGATTCTTTTTAATACAGAATCCAGTTACATAAAATCGAAGACTAAGGATACCTTAACTTCATTAATTAGAGTTTGAAAGGATAAGAAGAGCAAAATAGCAATTTAAATTTATAAATAAACATACATACACTATATATATTATTCTATTAAAAAAAATTGCATAGTAGTGGTTCTTCTATAAGAGCGAACATAGTGAGAGGCTTCGCCTCCCGCTAGGGAAAGGCGTAAAAGCCGTCTCTTATAGGAGGTTCACGATAGATTAAAATTTAAACCTAATACTATATTATTCATACTTATCGTGAACCTTAAAAAGATATCGTCCATAACGCTCTTTACCTCGTTTACACTCGGAAGAGCTAGGACTAGATACTTTTTAAGAACCACTATCTTTTCTTTCAATCCTTCTTAAAAAATCCTAATATCTCTTTATTCAATCCTTATTTTATTTTTTCTATTTATACTTCCTATAGGTTTTCTCAATATATTCTCTTGTTCAATCCAGGTTCCTTAGTCCTCAAGAGAATATTTCGAACCCTATAATCCTTATTAATGATCAAGAATTTTTATTGTGTAGTTCTTGATCTCATTATAAAAGAAATATTAATTTATTATAAGAAAAAATTATTATGAGTAAGTATTATTTTTTAGAGACAGTATTAGTTAAAGGAAATTTGAAAGTAAAAGCACTCCCTGGACAAAAATTGAAGGATGGTTCTAGTGTATCTACAAGTCTTTATGTACAATGCCCTAAGAAAATAAGAGAAGTTTATTCAGAAGGTACAATATTTATCTCAACTTCTCTTAATCTTAGTCCTTCAGGTGGAAAATTTTATACACAAAAGGGATTTCAAAGATTAACATACAAAGATGAAGAAGCTAAAAAAGAATATAAAACTCTGACTGGAATTGATTTCGTAGATCCCTTAAAGAAAGATACGATTCTCGAAACAATTCTTAAAGATGCATCACTAATTTCTCCAAGTTCTACAAAGGATGGATTTTATATGACCCCTGATAATTGGAGAATTTTAGTAAGAAATATAAAAAAACATGTTAATACGATGATTATAGGGCCTACAGGTTCTGGAAAGACAAGTTGCGTAAAAGAAGTTTGTTCTAGAATGGGTATACCTCTTCATGTGTTTGATATGGGTTCTATGATTGATCCTATTTCAAATTTACTTGGAGTTCATCGCTTAGAAGATGGAAAAAGTATATTTGATTATGCTAAGTTCACTAAAGTAATTCAAGAACCGTGTGTAATTCTCTTAGATGAGTTAAATCGTTCTTCTCTTGGGGCTAATAATGTATTGTTTCCTTGTTTAGATGATAGACGGGAATTGAATGTTGAAATAGCTTGTGGGAAAGGAGTTAGAAGTATTAAAATTCATCCAGAGGTAACATTTATTGCAACAGCTAATATAGGTTCTGAATATACTGGAACTAATATGATAGACCGAGCACTTCTTAATCGATTTTTTCCTCTTGAACTTAATATTATACCAGATACAGAAGAAGTAAATGTTTTGGTTAATAGAACGGGAATTGATGAAGAAGTAGCTAGATCAATTGTGAAGATAGCGAATAATATTAGATCACTCTCAAAGAAACAGGAGATCTCAACTTCTATATCAATTCGAGAAACACTAATGATCTCAGAGTTAGTATCAGATGGTTGGAGTGTGAAAAGTGCTATGGAAATGGTATATCTTCCAATCTATGAAGGAACTAATTTGGAAGGAGAAAGAAGTACAGTATATAAAACAATATTATCTTATTAATAGACTATGAGTAAACATTTTTCAACCTCATATTATCCTTGGTGGAAAAGAAAGGATTATGATGATTACTATGATGACGAAGATGATGGTAGATGGGGTAGGAGTATATTTAGAAAATCCTATAAATCATCTGTCGGAAATTCTGGAGAGCTAAGTAGAACTATAAATAGAAGCTCTTGGTATGGAGAAAGTTATTATTCATATTCATCTGTTGGAAAGGAAGAGGATGCACAATTATCTAAGTTAATTGAAAAGGCTTATAGTTCTGTAAAAGATATGATAACTATAATGGATTTTCCTTTCCTGATTAGAGTAAATTTGAATGAGGGTAGTGATGAAAGTAGTTCGTATTCAGATTATTTTTCAGAAGAGAAGAGAGATAATTCCGAAAGAAGAATAGCAGTCCCTTCTAAGATATTTGACTCCACCGAAGATAATGAAACAAAAATAAATGCCTTCTGTGGATTTGGTCTTCATGAGGCTGCACACTTAAGATATACCTACTTAAGAGTTTATTTGAATTTTCTTAGTTTTATAAGTGGAAAATATACTTTTGAAGAAGGAGAGATTATTAAAATTTTCATAAATCTTCTTGAGGATAATAGAGTTGAGGATTTATTACTAACAGAACGACCGGGATTTCAAGATTTTATTGATTGTGCAAAAAGTTATAATTCCAAGACTCTAGAGGAAAAACTTAATATAATGAGGGAGAGGAAGTTGATTCTTTTCTTTAAAACATTAATAGGAATACTTAGATTTCCTGGATTAATAGAAGAGGAGGTTCTTGAGGAGTATTCTGAGGTATACAAAGAAGTTCAAGAAAAGATAACTCCATATCCAGAAAATCTTAAAGATATTTGTAGTGTTTCTGAAAGTATATTTAAGATAATTAAGGAGAAGAAATTATCTGATATAGATCCGGCGGAATTAAAAAAAATATTATTCTTAATTAATGATACTGAATCTATAACTAGTATAATGTATGGAGTTGACTTAGATTCTGGAAGAAAGATAGATAAGTCTAAAGTATCTAGGCTATTATCATCAAAGGATAGTCTAACAATGAAAATCTTAGAGGGAACAGTAGAACGTGGTGATTCTGATAAGGTATTCTTTGAAAAACCAAAAGGGGATAGGAATGATTATTTACGTGATGTGAGAGCAGTTCAAAAATATGTTCCTAGATTAAAAAAGATATTGACAGGAACAGATAAGAACTATGATTTTAATATCCAAGGTTGTAGGTCTGGAATTTTAGATACGACAAAACTTGCAGAAGCGTATCAAGGAGTTCCACAAGTTTACCTAAGACAGGGACATGTTAGAACCAATAAATCAACTATATGTGTTCTTATTGATGAGTCTGGATCTATGGGTGGAAAAAAGGAAATCCTAGCAAGACAGGCTGCAATACTTCTAAATGAAACCTTCGGAAAAAGTTTGGGAGTTGATTTATATATTTATGGACATACTGCAGATATTGGTTCAGTCGGATATATAAATCTGAGTGTGTATCGAGAAGGAAATCATTATAATCCTAAGTTTTCATTATCTAAGAGTTATGCAAAATCCCAAAATCGAGATGGAGATGCAATTCTAGAAGTAGCAAAGAGAGTTAGAAAGTTCACAAAAGAAGATTGTATTATGTTTGTGATATCTGATGGTAGTCCTTGTGCAAGTGGGTATGGAGGAATTTCAGCAATAAAAGATACTGCCGCAAAAGTAAAGGAAGCAGAAAAACTTGGATTCGGAATAATTCAGATTAGTATAGATGCTGTTTACAGTGTTGAAGATATGTTTGATACTTATATAGATATCGGATATAACTTAGAGGAAATGCCGAAACTTCTTAATGAAATAGTGAAAACTAAAGTAATAAAAACAAAACATACTACAGTAAGTTAAGATGGATTATGAAGATAAGGTAATATATAATACTATAAGTCTAAGAGGTTTAGTTCTTCATACATTTATAGCATTTACTTCGAAACTTCCTATAGATAATTTATCAAACTTTGTAATTTCTTATTATATCCCAGAAGTAGTTGATTTTATTAATAACTCTGGAATAAAAAGAGGAACTATGACTGTTGATAAGTTTAAAGATTTATATGGAATTAAGATCGATTATATAAGTATCTTCACTTTTAGAGATATACTTAGATTTCAACTTCAGGAAACTCGTACTCGGCTTGATCTGATCTATTATTTAGTTCAGATTCAAGAGAATATAGAAGCTGACTTAAGTAGATTTAATTTAGCTGATGAACTATATATTTATTTGTATAGTCGTTTTCAGAGAGCTTTAAAGCCTTATACATGAGAGAAAATAAATAATGTAAAACAATACTCCTTAAGCAATAATAAAAAGCTTAAGGAGTTTAAATTTTTAAGAATATGAAAATAAGTAAATTAAAACATGATTCTTATAGAGTAGAAATTAATTTTGGAATTGGAACACAGAAAGAAATGACGAGGTGGTTTACTACTAAGTTTGTAAAGAATCATAAAATGGAAATTCCGGTAAAGAAAAATTCAAGAGCAGAAGAACTTATAGAAACAATAAGTTCAACATCCGGAACATCTACTTATAGAATTATTAATAAAACAACAGGATTCGATCAAGTAGTAGTAATAGTAAACATTGACTCTAGAAGAAATAGACCTTTTATTGCCAAAAAGGATTATAAAAGTTTGGTTAAGAATATCAAAACTACATTTTATCACAAAACAAGACATGCCGTAGATCAGATAGTTAAGTTAAGAAATCTGAGTTATGAAGATTTTGAAAATACAGCTATGTTACAGGCTTGGATAAATGTAGAATTCGAAGAAACTTTAATGGATTATATTACAGAAGGTGAATTAGAAGAGGTTATTTCGGAGAGTGTGAAAAAGAGATAGGAAATAAAATCCTATCTCTTATTTTTCTTTTACTTTAAACGTTCGTTTAAGTCAGAGTGGTAATTATACTTCTTGGACTTTAGGACTAGGTGATATAAATATTACACATTTTGATAGTATTCGTGGAGGTATTACAGGGAGAGTAGGGACTGTAACATCATCTGCAACTGATTATGTTATTAATGAACCAACAGATCTTATATATGAATTTAATTCATTGAATAATACTAGCAAATTTCCTATTCAATTAGTTAGAGTATTTGATAAAAGACTTTTCGAAGTTTCTTTTAGTACTAGCTGGGAAAATGAAAATTATAATTTATATATAAATGAGAATATTAGTTTTATTTCCATAATGTGGAAAATAAATTCTACAGTAAGAAATGCTAAATTAATAATAACTCCACAAGATAGAAATAGAGCTCCTGTAACAATAACTTTTACAGCTTATCAGAAATAATTAATAAGGCACATCAATATATATAGTAATAATTTGATCTTTATTTATAGTTCCTGTAGATGGAACAAATGATATAGGTCTATAAGGTTCATTGTAAAGATAACCTGATAAAGAATATCCTCCAGGTTTAACTGGATTATTACTACTTTGCTGTCCCACAAATACACCACTCATAGAAGTTACACTAACATTATTATTATAAATATCTATATCATATCTTGAAGGAGAGGTAACGCTTCTTATTTGAAATCTTAAATATCCATAATCTTCTTTCTTACCATCTTGATATAAACGAACATATAGAAATTAATAAAAAAAGAGATAGATATTACTCTATTTCTTTAAATTTTATAAAAAATATAATTGTTCCTTTAAGTCAGAGTGGAGAAGTGAAATATTATAGTATTACAGTAAGAATATCGCAATCCATTACTGGTAATGTATCAATATATCCTTTTGTAAATACTAATTTACCCAATTATTCAGATTATACTAGAAGATACTCTGTAAGCGGGGGAGTTGCGGTAATTGAATGGAATAGTAATATAGGAGGAGTAGAATGTAATATTCCGAATGATAGAACTACAACTACAATAGTTCGACCTGGTAGTAATATATGTTTTAGATATTATTATAATAACTCATGGAGTACTTATTCTAGAGAATTAACTCTAAAATTAGAAAATCAAAGTTTTACTATTTAAACAGATTTACATCTGATTTAATGAAAATACAATACTATCTCCATTATTATAATATCCAAAAGATGGTATTATTGAAACTTGAGGAGTACTAACTATATTCCAAATTACAGTACCTTTGGAAATTATTGCATGACCACCTCTTTGTTCATTAATACCTATTGTAGATGCAGTAAAGATTGTTCCTCTTTCTGTTCCTATACTATAACCTAGTTGAACTCCATTTAAATACCTTCCAGAATTATTGATTACAGTATAAATTATATCTACTGTATTATCTTCACCATCTTGACTTAAAGGAACGTTTAAAGTAAGAGAAAAATAAAGAGAAGGATTTTATTTTCCTTCTCTTTTTATTATTTAAGTATAAT